CAGACACGAGTCTGGTGGAGCTGATGAAATAGATGGTTATAATATTGCTCTAACATACTCTCCAAGTAACTACAATGCTCCAATTAACAATTTGATAGGGGAACACCTCTATCAAATTGATGAAGTATTAGGAAATTTAGGTTCTGTAGGTTCTGTATTTGGTAGGACTGGAATTGTAACAGCTCAACCTGGAGATTATGATTCTGATGAAATAACAAATGTATCTGCTATTTCTGGAGCAACTGTTTCTGATGCTCTTGAGACATTGAATTCTCTTATTGTTGGAGGAGGAGGAGGAGGAGGAACAGTCTTAGGTCCTGGATCTACTACAGATAATGCTATAGTTCGTTGGGATGGGACTGATGGTTATACAATACAAAATTCTGTAGTTACAATTTCTAACTCTGGTGATTTGGCAGGATTGAACACTGCCGTTTTCGGGGCCGAAGGCGATGCGGGAAATTCGGGAACATCCATTACTATAGATTTTTCGACCTTAGGTCAGAAAGTTAAAGTAACACTAACAGATAACACTACATTTTCGTTTACCTTCCCAGGAGTTGGTAACTATATTTTGAAACTATTCCAGGATGGTACTGGTGGCAGAACTGTAACAATGCCAAGCTCTTCTAGAGCTGCTGGCGGAACATTAGGATTAGCTGGTGCAGCTAATTCAGTAACGGTTTGGGCGATATATTATGATGGTACCAATTCTTATTTATCATCAATGCCTGGAACAGGTTCTTCTGCTCCAACGGTCACTTTGGTTTAATTATGATTCTTCCTGGATTAAAACAAACTATAGCTCAACGAGTAATATCTAATGGAACAAATGACAGTGCTAATTTTGGCGCTACTCCATCTAGCTCCTCGATAGTGATTGTGGCTATGACCTGTTTTCCAGCTAGTAATATTCCAACTGTTACAGTCGGCGGAATAACAGCATCACAAACTGGTACCAATCCTATAAACTCAATATCTGGTAGATTTTTTTACGCTTATGGATCTTTTTCTAGTGCAACTGTATCTATTACAATGGGGGCTGGTAGCTATTATTGGTGGGCTGCGGAGGAATGGTCTAATCTAGCTCTACAGGCTCCTGCCCAATTTATTCTCGGTGCTGGTTCCACGTCTCCCACTCACTGCACAGTAAGCACGGCAGCTCTTACAGTAGCTCCAGCGGTGGTTTTTGGACTTGCCATTAACGGAGCGACTCAAGCCACATCAGGATGGAGCCCTCCTACAAATTACTATATAGGGGCTCTAAATAAACAGGATTGGAATAATACAACAAGTGGTTGTCTTGTTCGTCGAGTTACTACAGATACTTCAGCTCAAACGTTAACCATGACGGGAGCTGGGACTTTAAATTATGGACGTATTAGCGCAATTGAATTCTCTGGACTCAATCGACCGATCTCTCCAATTATGTTTGGTTCAAATTCTTAAATTTAAGAAGGGAAGTAAGTGACTTTATTTTTAGATTCCAATGCTCATCTTCCAATGCACCCAAAAGCCGTTGAGGCATTTGTTAGCTTCAACAAATCGCTTGCTGGGCATGGTCATCCTATGTCTCTATCCTCACCAGGAAGGGCGTCAAAACAAATTATAGAAGAGTCCAGGGCTAAAATAGCCAAATTTATTGGAGCTAAGAAAGAAAGTCAGATTGTATTTACATCAACATGCACACAAGCCTGTGAATGGGGTCTTGAAATTTTGACGGCACAGAAATTTGATAAAGTGTTCACATCAACAATAGAACACAAATCTGTGGCACAAAAATCAAGAACACTCTTTGGTAATAATGATTTGTTTGTAAGTAAAAGCGGTATTGTTTCTTGTGAATATAGTCCTGCTAAAAATTCAGCTTTTGTATGTATTCATGTCCAGAACGAAATTGGAACCATACAACCAATTGAGAAAATTCAAGTACCATTTTTTTCTGACATGTCTCAATCATTAGGAAAGATACCTATTGATGTTTCTTCAATTCCCAACCTCAAGGTTGCTGCGTTTGGTGCTCATAAATTTGGCGGACCGGCTGGAGTTGGTTTTATCTATATTCAAGATCCAAAATGGTGGAAGGAATTTGGAATTGGATCTAGATATCATTTTGATAGACCAGGAACACCAGACGTTGCAATGATTTATGCCGCAGCAATTGCTCTTGAAGAGGCAATAAACACATTGAGCACAAGATATGAAAAAGCTCTAATATTTAGATCTATCCTTGAAAAATCAGTCCAAGAAATGGGTCTTGAGGTTATTGGCTATAATGCATCTAGAATACCACACGTAACCCTTATTAATATTGGAAGCCGAATGGCATCCCATGTTGTTCATCATTTGGAAAGTGAAGGTATTTATATAGGTAGAGGATCTGCTTGTGACTCTTTGAGAGCTTCATCAAATCCAATTATGACAGCTCTTGGATATGGTGGGCATGCGGAAGATTACATTCGTATTTCTCAATGGGGTGACTACGGCCCAGCCGAGGCAAAAGAACTCGTTAGAGGTCTTTTAAAGTACTGTCCTAGGGCTGATATATAGTCCAATATGGTTCGAGGGAAAAAGAGATTAGTACCGATTCTTTGCGAGATTTGTCAAGAAGATGATAAGGCAACTCTTCATAAACATCATATTATTGAAAGAACAGATCCTAATACATCTCATGATGATATGAACTTAGCAATTGTGTGTTCTAATTGCCACAATAAAATTCACCATGGAGACATTGAGGTAGTTGGTGTTTTTCCATCTACAAAACTACCTTACGGTAGAACTCTTGTATACAAAATAGATGGTGTTTGTAACATTTCAGGACTTGAAGAACCGTATTACAAACCAAAGGCTAAATCAACGAGGTTACAGTGGGCAAACAAAAAGTAATGAATGAGAAGCAAACTATAGAATCTATTCTCTCCTTAGCTCGTAAACAAGGAGTTGAGGAGAAGGTAAAGGGTATTATTCAAAAATACCAGGATGCTGTAAAAGGTGCAAGAACAGAATATGAGAGAAAGCATATTGCTGCAATGGGTTTGGCAGAGCTTCACAAAACTATTGGTTGTGTAGATAGGTTGATAGTAGATGGGAGAGAGATTTTACCTCCAGATCTTGGATACCAAGATGATATTAATTGGCATAAAGGTTTGGTAAAGCTAGATTGATAACAGTGCATAATCCTTCATAAATTAAGGTAAGACTTAAGGAAGGTTTATGAAAGCAGAGAAATACATAGGCACTGTTGTTTGGTTTGATGCAAAACTTGGTTATGGTTTTTTGACTAGAGCAAATGAGAAAGATTTATTTATACATTGGTCAGATATTATAACTGAGGGCTTTAAGACTTTGAAAAAAGGTCAACAGGTAGCTTATTCAGTTGGTTTGAATCTTAGAAAACAGCCAAAAGCAATTGATGTTGTGGTTCTTGGTGAGGAAAGTGTTCAAGAAGGATGAAGAGCTTTGGATAACGAATATCTCTAGAACTCGTGATGTTAGTATCACAGACCTTAGAATTACTATTCGTAAAGGACAAAGTAAAAATCTTTTAGCAAAAGATAAGAAAGGTCGATTGAGATTTAACTTTACCAAAGAGCAGATTGAGAAATCAATCAAGTCTGGAAGTATTGCTCAAAAAGGAGACGTTCTCAAAGTAAGAAAGGTTGCTCCAGTTGTGTTCAACCATAGAGTTGATATTGCCGAAACACTGAGCCGATCTCAAACACGCCTCAAGAGAAAACCGAATGAGATTGAAGTTCCTGATTTTCCTGATTTGGATTTTGATGAAATTTCGCCGGAGCAATACGCAGAAGAAAATGCAGATATGGACTTTGAAGATCGGGCTCCAGCTTTGGCTGTTGATCCAAAGTTTAAAAACATATCCTCTGACGATGAATAACCATGTATAAGAGCATGGGTGCAGCAATCTACATTTCAGCAAATACTGGTCAACTTGTACGTTTAGTTGTACAAACAATAGATGGTTACGGCCAACGCTCTGATGGTTATGTACCTATGGTTCAAAGTATTCAGTATCCAGATCTTAGTTATGAGATGGGGTATCCTCGCAGTATGACCAGACTGAGTACTGGACTTTATGCTCATGGTTTGCTTCTTCCAACCGGAGCTGATGCTCTTGGAACTTACATAGCAAGTGTATATTGGGAAGAGAATGGAAATCCCAAATGGGAAACTTTCGCAATTAATGTTGCCCGCCCATTTGGTGTATCAGCAATATCTCCCGTGTAATTACCGGGCTCTACATACGCTTTCTATCTGAGAGCATTCTTCTATACTCATCCAGCATTTAAGCCCGAGCCCACGACCTTCTTTTACGAATGCTTCACAGACCATTTCGCATGTCTCTGTGCAATTTCCGTTTTTACAAATTCCATCTTGGCAGTCAAGATCTTTAGAACACTCGTTTGGATAGATAAGGTCTTGTCTTTCATCACACTCAAGCTCACGAGCGCGCTCGCAGGCTTTTGTACAATCACCCTTATCGTCTTTGATTACAACATTTGGTTTTGGAGTGTTAGGGTTATTACAGGTTGGTGATAGTAATACCGCTGCTAGAATTATTGATATTGATTTCATTTTTGTATCTCCGTCCAAGCCTCTGAACCATCTACGATAACCCAGATATCTCTTGTTGATGGGTGTATAAAAACATCTGGTGATACATAAGCAAAGCCATCTTCACCCCAAGAATTACCCCAAGAGTTTTCTACAATGAAAACTCCATTTACAAATCCAACGACACAATTATGAGTAATAATGTTATTTGCAATATATTCATGACATTTATCAACTTCTAAATTATAAACCATACCACTGTATTCTTTTTTTGATATAGAAGTTATTCTAGTATAAATATTATTACCGTCGTAATACATTCTATCTTTTGATTTTGGAGAGTGAAAGTCAATATAATATCCGCCAATACATTTATATGATTTACCACGGATAATATTTTCATATGGATTGCGTTTTGTTATTCCATAAGTCAATCTACATCTTTGCAGCATAATAACTAAAGAATCTGCTAGTTTTTTACTTGCTGTAAAAATTTTAGAATTATCTAGCCATTTGAAACAACCATCAGTTTTATACCAACCTTTAATTATTTCAAGTTGTAATTTTGGATCAAGATGTATTAATTTTGAAATTTCTTTTTCTTTTGGTCCGCCACAAAGATCAAGAATTTTACATCCAAGTTCTGTATTATAAAATGATATAATATTTGTTTTACTGTTTTTATCTTCATAGATAGAATGATTTGTTCCAGGGTATTCTTTATTGATAATTTTTATTAAATCATCTATAATTTCTTTTTTATCATTCCTATGATATGTAAGTCTAAATTTTATAGATTTTATCTTTGAACCATCTTTATTTTTTTCAATTTGAAGATTACCATCTCCAATATAATATCCAAGTAATCTTGCAAAATCGGTAGAAATATTTAAATCTTCTATATTTTCATCAATTACAGTTTGTACATACCAACCTTTTTTTATTTCATTAGCATTAACAAAATCAAATTTAGTCATATCTGTACGTGATACACGATCCCATTTTCTAGCCTTTTTAACTAGAATAGGATGCTCACCAGTAACATATAAAGGCTCAATTGATAATTGAGAGTTGATCTTATATATATGTTCAGAAACAAATCTTTCTGTTGTTGCAGTTACAGGAAACCAACCTTCTCTTGTAAGTACTAAAGTACCAAGTTCAATGTTTTGAATTTCTTCTTGACCATCTTTGGTAATTATAGTTGTACCAGGAAGACAACACATTGCATGTCCACCTTTTGGATCTTTTTCTATGCCAAGAGGATTTTTTCCACCTACGTAGCGAAACCAATTTGTACCTACTTGAGTTCCAAATACGACTGGGTTGCCAGCTTTGAGATTGAATATCATATCATCGATACGATCATTTCCCTGTGTTTTGATTTTGAAGTGTCCTTCAATTCTATTGATACGACCTTCTCTAGAAGCCATGACAGGCGGCGCTTTGTAGAGGTTTTGCGTCTTGAACGGATGCATATCCTCTCTACAAACTCCAAACTTACGAAGAACGTCACAAGCAAGTGAAATATATGTTCCACCATCTTTGTTTGTTTGTGGTGGTAGCATTCGTTCACGAGCACCCCAGTACAAATCAAGTACGGACAAATCAACGTGCTCTTTGTGTCCGTGTTTCATAATTCTCTTTATCTCAAGAGCTTTTACTGTGCTTTGAGCAACACACGTTGAGGTGGAGAGTTGGTTGTGACGTGGTGATGTGTAAGGACGTAAATCTATATCACTACCACTCTGATATTGGTTTGGGCTTTTACCTAAAGCCAAACTATCTCTTTCAAATTTAAGATATATTTTACTTGCCGGATCGGGCTGCCAACCACCTAGCTTTGGTCTAAATAGTAGTTTTCTTTTTGGATTTTTGAATATTGTGAACATATCACCTCCACACCTAAATGTATCGCTATTGGTGTATGTTTTAATTGAATCAATATTTAAGTATATTAGTATAGGAGATAATAATGGCTACTGTTCCAAGATCAGAAATTGTACAACCTGGAGATATTGTATCTTTAAGAGCTAGGTTTACTGGACCTGAGGGTTTGGAAGTTGATTTAGATTCTTTTCCAACAATAACAATTATACAACCATCTGGCGGTGTAGCAGTTGGACCAACAAGCGCTGGAGTTATGAGAATTGATGTTGGTATTTATCAATTTAATTATTCTGTAGGTTTGTATCCTCCAATTGGAACATGGAATGATGTTTGGAAGGGTTTTTTTGGTGGTTATCAAATAATAGATGGTTTTAATTTTACTGTATTTTCATCTCAGCTTCCAGGCCTTAATACTGATGGTTATAAAAAACTTGGTGATGATCCTGGATTTAACTTCAGTCAAAATGCTATTTGCAACATAAATAATCTTTTGAAGTATTTAAGAAGAAGACTTAAGTCTTCTGGAAAAGCTAGAAGAAAAGATGAGTATGGAAATGGTATTTACAAAGATTGTGATGTTTTCTTAGTTGATGAACTTGTAACATTCCTCTGTGAATCACTATCAATGTTCAATGAGATTCCTCACTTTACATTCTTCACATGGGAAGATACACCTATCATCGAGCAGTTCCATGATATTTTGGTTCAAGGTGCTTTGTATCTAGCGCTAGGAGCACAGGCCCTTATTGAGCGTGGACGTGAGTTCCAGGTCAATGACAATGGTATTGGATTTACTCCACCAACCATTTCTGAGCTTCTCAACACTCAGTACTCTAAGGAAATGGATGCTTGGTATGATAAGGCTAAGATGATAAAAGCCAACATGAAGCCCTCGCCCTTGGGATTAGGGGTTATGTCTTATACGGCCGGCGCAAGTCCACAGATTCGGCGTTTGCGCCATTTGAGAGCAAGACAAATATATTAAATAAAATAAGAAAAGTCGAGAGGTCTGGGTATATTGCATCATTACTTAGGAGGTGTGATATGCGCTATATGATTGATCATTTCAAAAAACTTGCAAAAGAAAAACATGGTGAATGTCTTTCTGATGAGTATAAAAACTGTAGAACAAAAATAGAGTTTAAATGTTCTTGTGGAAATTGTTGGTTTGCTGAACCAAGACATATTATTGAGGGAAGATGGTGTCCAGAATGTGGACATCAAAAAGGAAGAAAGTATGATGTAAATCATCATTTCTTTTCTTATGAAACTGAAGCAACCTTTTATGTTGCTGGGTTTTTGGCTGCTGATGGGTGGAAAACAAAAGCAGCTAATGGTGCTTATAATATAGGACTACAACTAGCGGCAAAAGACGAAGATCAGCTTAAATTAATTAGAAAATTAATGAGCTGTAATTCGAGAATTGATTTTAGAAAAAGAAAAAATAAATCTGGAAGTACTTCTTTTTCTTACACTTTCGTTGCTAATTCTAAACAATTATATAATGATCTAGAAAAGTTCAATATAACAGAAAGAAAAACATATACATATCATATTAATGATTTGATGATAAATCATAATCTAATTAGGCACTTCATGCGTGGTTATGTTGATGGTGATGGTTGTTTTACAGAAGTTTTAAATGATGGAAACCCCAGAGTACATTTTAGTATGCGTGGAACAAAAGTTTTCTTAGAACAGTTCCATCAAATTCTTAAAATAAATAGAGTTGTTTCTGATGATCGAGTTGTAATTGCTAATGCTGGAAAGAAAGAAAAAGTTTTTGGTAAATTACAATACGGTGGAAATGGTATAATTTCTAAACTTTATTATTTTCTATATGATGATGCTGAGTATTTTTTACAAAGGAAAAAAGTTATTGCTGCAAAAGCTATTGAGTATGCTGTGCATGGAGACGGCTTGCTCGCAAAGAAAACAAAATGTACAGCTTTGCCAATTACAAAAGAGATTCTTCTTGAAAAAGCTCAGGAACTGAAATCTGGTCAGGCCATAGCAAAATATTTCAAATGTACACCGGCTAATATTTCTTGGTGGGTAAAGAAACTGAACATCCAAGATGAATATAGAAAAGCTCTTGGTAAATTAGATTATGATTTAGTATTCAAAAAATATACAGAATTAAGAAATTACTCGGCTGTGGCTAAAGAGTTCGATGTTACGAAACAGAGAATACAGCAAATATGTAAAAGTTATATGAATAACTGACTATTCAGTTATGAGATATCTATTTATTTCCACAATTTTAGCAGTTGCCATTTTCTTTAACGCCACAGTTCAGGCTCAAACCAAGACCACTCAAGAAAAGGGTGGTTATGGATATGAGTTTGAAGATGATCCTCTTGCGGCTGGTGGTTTCGGCCCTAACGATTCTAGGATTCGTGTTCGTCGAGGTGCTCAACGTACAACACTTATCAAGCCAAGGACTCAATTTATTACAGAATTGCTAAAGTCTGTAGATGATATATAAAAAGAGCGTCAGGGGTTTAGCGCTGCATGCGAGGTATTTGTGCCAGAAGAGATTATTACCAAGGGTATTGATCATAAAAAACTTGCTCCGCTGCTTGAGAAAATCAAGCGTCGTGTGTTTAAGCATGATGTGATTGGCGACATGCTCAAGAAATACAAGATTGATAGGGAAGAGCTTGACCTTATTCCTATGTGTTTTGCCAAACTGCCAGTGTCTGCTCGCACAGATCATGGTGTCATTTACATAAATGTAGATTTGGCAAAGGATGGTGATTTTGAGGATGAATAAAGAATATTTACAAACTAAATACAATGAGTTTGGTAATATAAAAAAATTTGCTACCGCTATCGGTTATTCTCCTGAAGGCGCTAGAAAATTGTTATTAAAAAATAATATTGAATACAATAAAAAACTCAGATACAATTATAAGAAAAATTCTTTTAGTGTTGTATCTGAGCATTCGTTTTATTGGGCTGGATTTATTGCAGCTGATGGTAATGTTTCAAATCATGGTGATTTTAGTTTTGGGTTGCAAAAACAAGACGAAAAATCTGTTTTTAAATTGAGAGAATTTCTTGGATCTAATTGTAAAATTATATACAGAAAAAACTTTACTCAAATTAGATTTAGGGCAAGAGAAATTGTTGATGATTTATGCATAAATTTTGGTATAGTTCCAAATAAATCTCTTATATATAAAATACCACAAAATATTATAGATAATGATAACTTTAAGCATTTCATAAGGGGTTATTTTGATGGTGATGGTTCATTTAGTATAATTAATAACAGATCCAGATGGGGGTTTGCTGGAACCAGATCAACTTGTATGGATATTTCTAGTTATTTACATAATAATTTACATTTAAGTTCACAAGGATCTATTGTATGTAGAGGAAATTACTACGTTTTAACGTTTTATAGACAATTTGATGTATATAAGATATGTAGTTATTTATATGATAATTCTACGATATGTTTAGATAGGAAGAAAAATATCTGTTTACAATCTAAAAGAACACTAGATGACACTAATATATTTTCAATATCAAAAGATGAGTTGCAATGTCTTTATAACAAATACAAATCTCGTCGGCTAGTTGCAAAAAATATTGGGTGCAGTACTAGTGTTGTTGGTAAATATATTAATTTATATGATATAAGGATTGTGTGAAAAATAATAAATTATATGATGATATTTCTCATTATGTGGTACATGAAGTTACTCATTGGTTTCAGCAAACCACCGGTAACAAACCTACTCCAGGATCTACATCAGACAGCTATCTCGACAACCCAGTTGAGCAAGAAGGGTTTAGAAATCAAACCAAATATATTGCCGATACTAAAGGCGAAGAAGAGGCTGAGAAATATATTGAGAAAGTTCTCGATCATCATTCGAACGATGCTAAAGATAAAGACAAGAGAGAGGATAGAAAAGATAAACTATTAGCGATAGCTCGTGAGTTCGGTATCGATATAGCTGGATAATCTGGCATCTAATCGATATGGTTTTTTGCAGTCCTCCATTTGAATTAAAATCATTTGATCGTTCTTTGAGAGGCCTACGTACGGTTGCCTCTCTAGGAGATGGTCAAACTGTGGCTTTGGATTGGCATAAGTCATTTGTCAATCCGCCAAACATGTGGGATTTGGTTTACAACATCTATTACTCAACAGATAAAAAAGATGTTTTTACTGATGGTGTAAAGTTCGTTGTTACTGATGGAGCTACCACAACAAACATCCAAGCAAATTGGAAGCTTGGAGATATTTACTATTTTGCTGTACGAGCTTCTGTTCATGAGGTTGGTACTCTTGATATTGCAGCTCTACCCTATATTAATGGTCTTGCTATGTATCCGGAAGCTGGTCTTCGACAGGATATGACAGCAACAGATATGATTGTACCATTAGATGACGCATCTCTTTTCCCACCAACAGGTATTGTCCTTATCGGGGCTGAGCCAATCTCTTATTCGTCCGTTGACTTAGTAACAAATGATTTGATTGTTTCACAAAGAGGAGTGTATGGGTATCAGCCAAGATTTCATACCGTAGACGGTTATGATGGTTATCATTACTTTGACAATCCATTTGTAACGTTATGGCATGGGTTTGAAGATCAGAACAACGCAGTAGGTCTTGAAGAAATCAAGTTTGAAAAGGCTTATCCAAGAACTAATACTGATGGTTACCGAGGTCAGAAAGACATCATCACTGGTTCTAAAAATCTAGATGTTGTTGATAATGAAAATGCTGGTTTTCCCGCATATGATCAAGCGGGATACGACAGAACACACATGGCTGATTACTTGTCTGGAAAGTGTGTTGGTACGTATTTCGGTGGAGAGTATGGTTGTGCAGATGGATACGACGGAGAGGGGCCCGTCAGGGGCTTGTCTGTTCAAGACCATCTCAATATGCGTGAAGAGTATTTGCTTGAATTGTCTGGTGAGCCGGTGATGCTTTTTAGGAGACAGTGGGAGGGAAAAAACTCTTATCATTATGACTCTTCCAAGGAGAACACCGCTTATCGTGGTCTGGATACATACGGAACAAATATTGTTTCAGGGTACGAGCAGTTTTATAACCCTAGACGTTCTGATGGAAAGATTTTTGTTCGATTCGGACCAACAAAAGAAGATTACAAGAGAGAGGAGTCGGGCATTGAAAATGTGTTCATTCCAAATTGCTGGACTCTTGTAACCCCATCAGTCAGAGATGGTGATTTTATTATTAGGTTCAATCAAGATGGAACTGAAGAATGGCGTTATGAGATTATAGATGTTGAGCGTAACAGAACTCTTCTCGAAGAGTCTGGTGCGCAGAAGTTTACGGCTGTTCGAGTACGCAAGACAGATCCTATTTATCAAGTGCGAGCTTTTAGAGATACAGCTATGTTTCCACAAGAACTTCTTACTGGTGTTGGTTCTGTTCCAGGCCCAGGAGGAATTCCTCCGCACATGCATAGAATTGTAACATCACCTGGCCAACCAATTTCACAAATGACATCTGTAGTTCAAGGACACAATCATCCAGTTATGCCAGATGGAACGATAGTTGAAGTATTGGGGCATTCCCACAGCCTAATTATTATCTAAACTACGCATAATTTACCATTTGAGTATGTTCTACATATACAAGATTACAAACACAAAAAATGGAAAATTTTATATAGGTAAATCTGGAAATTTAGATAAAAGATGGTATCAGCATATTTATGACTCTAAGGTAAAACCAACATATTTTGGTCGTGCAATTTGCAAATACGGCGAAGACGCTTTTGATTTAGAAATAATTGATTCACATGAAGATGAGAGTGTTGCATATTCTCTGGAAACATATTGGATAAACAAGCTTAGGTCCAGAGATCCAGATATTGGTTATAATTTGGCCGAAGGTGGTAAGGGTGGTTTTTGTGGTGTTGTTCTAAATGAAGAAACGCGCAAAAAAATATCTACATTTCACAAAAGTAGACCGCGCAAACCAATGGGAGAAGAAACAAAAAGTAAGATAAAAGAAGCTAGGTCAAAACAAAACAGAAAAATACTTGATATTGATTTTAAAAATCAGATATTACAAATGTATAGAACTAATAACTATACTAAACAGCAGGTAGCTGATAGGTTTGAAATTGAGTTAAAAACGGTCAAAAGTGTCATTCGTCAAGGGGTTGGTTTAGATAAATTCGAACCATACAAAATGCCAGAAGAAAGGAAAAAGAAAATCTCTGAAACCAATCTGGGTAGACAAGTTAGTAATGAGACCCGCAAAAAATTGAGCCTTGCTCTTTCTGGTAGAAAAACAGGATCAATGTCTAAAGAGCACAAAGAAAAAATAAAAACATCTCTAAATAATAGATATTCTATTTCAGAAGACCTAAAAAACAATATAATTAAAGATTTTAAAAATCTATTAGTTAGAAAAGAAATTGCTAGAAGAAACGAAGTTTCTATTGATTGTGTTGATAAGATTACCAAAGGTATGGTCAGGGATTTTCCAAGGTCTGATCATAAACTTTCTAAAGAACAAAAGTTAAAGATATCTAAAGCAAACGCTGGAAGGTGTGTAAGTGAAGAGTCCAGAAAAAAAATTTCAATAGCAAATTCTGGAAATGGTAATGGTATGTTTGGTAGAACGCATTCAAATGAAGCAAAAATGCAAATGTCTAAAAAACAACGCGAACGGAATAGACCTCCTATTTCTGATGATCAAAAGGAAAAACTCAGTGTTTTATTTAAGGGAAAGCCAAGACCACCACTTATTTTAGAGCCTATAAAAAATGATGTTCGAAATGATTACTCTTCTGGTAATTTTACAAAGAGGCAATTATCTGAAAAATATAATATAAAATATGGTTCAATTGTCAATATCTTACGCAATAAATTATAAAGACCAATATTGGAGTATTAAGTTATGGTAAAAACTAGATATGTAGGTTCAACCAGAGAAAGAGAGGGTGGATATTCTGCAACACACAAGCGTGACTTCAATGCTCATATTGAGGGTGGAGATTGGTTCCATGGTGCTTCGGATATTCAAATGGAACCGTCGATCACATCTGGTTCCGGATCTTTCTTCGGAGCTACCGTTCAAGATACTTTAGAAGCAATTACAAATACATATATATCTGGCGGGCAAGGATTTGTTACTATTGGTGATGGATATGATAATTGTGCCCAAGATTTATCATTAGCTTTCACTGGTGCTTTTACAGATCCGAGACTTGCAAACGGTGGTATCATTCTTGTCAAAGCTGGAACCTACTGTATTCAAAATACCGTAATCGTACCTACTGGAATTACAGTTATAGGCGAGAAAGCAGGGTCTGTTATTATTGCAGAAACATCAGAACAGCCAATGTTTAGTATACAATCTGCAACATCTCAGCCTCAGACTGGTACGCCAATGTCCGAAGCGCAAGATAAGAACAACCTAGTTGGTTTGGTTTTTTATGATAACCTAAACCAATCTACATCAACTCTTATCACAACAGCAATGATTAGATGTAATAGAGGATCTGATCTTAATATAGACGGATGCTATTTCATTGGTAAAGCTGTTAATACTACAAATATTACAAATAGAATTGTTGACTATAATACAGGATCAACAACAAAAAGCACAATTCTTACAATGAGAAACAGCTATGTTGATAATGTTGCTTCTGTAATTGAGTTTAGTGCACAACTCGGAGCAAAAGACTTCCTTACTGTAGAGAATAATAGGTTCTATACTTACGGTACTGGTGTTGGAGCAAGCGCGCTCGATACCTGTGCAATCTCAAGCTCAAACTGTAATATTACAGTTTCCAACAACTATCACCGTGGTGTGTATGCTACATGGGGAGCAAAGTACTTCATTCATGTAACGACAGATTTTGTTTCGGATACAGCAACCAGTATTAGTATTTTGGGTAACTCTGGCGGTGTAACTGGAGGAACACCAGTGTTCATTGATAACGACCCAAGTACTTCATCAATTTTTAAATTAAATTCTTGGGGATCTAGTTCTGTTTTAGAAATTAATAGAAAAATAGTAACGGGAAATTCAAGAGTTGTTCAAAATTCTGATTTTGGAAATATACTTTCTTTTACTGGTTCGAGAATTGTTCTTGATTGTAGAAACATAACTGCATTTGGATCTATTGAGTTTGAACTTGATTATTTACCATCAGATGGTGAGGATTTAAATATTTGTATAATAAATCATGAAACAAGAACGCCATCAATATCAAGATTTATATTCAATACATCTAGCAGTTTAAAGGCTAAATTTTTTCCAAACATAACAATTTCAGATTATCACGTTCCAGATCCAAGACCAGGAGCTGTTACAGAGTATAAATTTGTATACACATCTGCTGTTGGTGTTTTTACATTAATATCAAAAAATGTTTCTGTTTACTCAACGACATTTACAGGATCTTATGATTTTACAACACTGGGGGCAACGGACAATTCTACCACTCAACCTCAAAGGTCTCATTCTGTAATTAAGAGTATTACAACTCCCGGTTTTTCTACGTTTAGGAATTTGATAAATGATTTTGCAATATATACAAATCCTGTTTTTGGTAGAAATAATCAATGCTGCTTTGCAATGGGTCCATTGGGTTATCTTTGGTCAGATGATGGTTCTCAATGGACAGAGTTATCTGGTGGTTCATCTGCTATAGTTGGTGCCGTAGGAAAGATGGCGGCAGGAGATGAAAGTTTTTACACTCATTTATTTACAATATCAACAATATCAACCAGTGCAAGGTATATTAGAGCTTCAAGACCTAATACATATTCACCAACTGGTAGTGCTGCTGGTTCTGTAACACTTACAGGTACAGCTAGCTCTGTGCTTTATCAAGGTCCAGGATCTGGAAGGTTTATTGTAGGAACATCTTCTGGTATAGATTTAATATCATCACCATATACAGCCGTTTCTTCAAACGTACTTGGTGGTGTCGCTATAACCGATTTGGCAAGAGCGCCAAATGGGAAAATCATGGCAGTTTCTTCTGGTGGAAATGTTTATTTATCAGACACAGGACTTACATTAACGCCATCCTTTTCTTTGGTTTCTAGTGGAAATGATTTTTCTCACATATCTTATAATAGAGTTTTAAATTTATGGGTTGGAATAGATAGCTCTAATGTGGTTAGTTATTCTGATGATGATGGAGTAAGCTGGACATCTGTGTTTTCTATTAGTGGCTCTGCCGGATCTGTTAATAGACTTCAAATGGTCGGAAATGCCACAGTTATTTGCTTGGGGGATGCTGGTTCTGGGTTTGGATCTGTAATGTTTGCGATTGATCCAAGAGACACTGTTGGTTGGACATCAATAAATGGTGGAGATACTACCGCAGTTTCAGCGGGAACTGGTGGTTTAGGCCCTGAGCCAGGGCTTATCCCAGGTTACTGGGGAATTACTTGGGTTCATGGTAGATTGGTAGCCACCAGGAAATTTAACACATCAACTAATGGCTTTTCTCAATACGAAGGATGTTCTTTGTCAACATTATCTTCAAAAGAGGTTGGAATCTATTCTTTATTAGATTTTGATAAATAAATGTCTCACTGAATAATTACGTATAAGGATGTATTTATGGAAAACGTATTAACAGATTTATTCTCGCTTCAGACTCTTATATTTATAGTCATTATTTATTTAGCTACAGCTACTTTTCGTAAGGTTATTGAACAGGGGTTGGCACCAAAGGTTGCTAAGTTCTTTCCAGATAAGTGGGAACCTTGGTGGATTGATTTTTGGAGGGAATGGGTACTTCTTTCTGCACCATCTGTAATTGGTGGTTTGATTGCTTTTTTTGTGGATTCTTATCCATATCCCGAGATATTTGCAGGATCTGTACCCGGAAAAGTTTTCTTTGGAATAGTAGCTGGTCTTGTCTGCAATAACACGTACAAGTTTTTGAAGAAGAAGATACAACAGCTTATGCCTCAAAGAGTAAAAGAAGAAGAAGAAAAGCTTACGGAATAACTTAAAGTTGGACTAAATGACAATCTATCCTGGCCAAATTGATGATGACAGAACTATAATTCGCATTGATGATAACCTTTCGGAATTGGGCACTGAAGCTATAAATCAACTCCGAGCGGCCGTCTTTGCTATTGAAAGGACTCTTGGCATCAATCCACAGGGTTCAAAGTCAAGCGTCAACGAACGCATCTCTGTTCTTATTTCTTCTGATGGAAATATTAACACCAATGTTCTTCTTGATAATCTTTCAGCTCTAAAGATTCATGACAATCAGGTTGCCTTTGATGCTGGTATTCAAGAATCTAAATTAGACTTGGCAATTTTTCCACTTACAACAGCAGATTTAAAGTCCAATATAGACGCATTGGATGCTCTAGTTGATAATACTATTGACTTGGCAACAGTTACCAGCGCGAATCTTCTTATTCATATTTCTGGCGGTCAATATCTAGCGGACAACGCAACTCCGGCAAGACATGTTGCTTCTCAAATTGATATCAATGCCAATCCAATAGATTCTAGAGATATTGGCTACAATTGGACTGGTCTTCTTGATGTAAACGGTAATCTAAGATCGGCAACGCAAGTTGCTGAGGCTTTGTTGCAAATCAATGATGAGCTTGTTGCACACGAGACTTCTACTGGTAATGCTCACGTTGCTGTAGCTATTACATTAGATACAACAAACTTTACAGAGCTTCCCACAACTCTTGCAAATGTTCAAGAAGCTTTCGATTACATCGATGATCAAGAGACTGTATCTACAGGTCTTGATAGAGCAACGCTGCACTCTAATGGAATTATTCGTGATGTACGGGTAGAAGATCCTCGTATTGGAATTGATGGGTACAATATAAATGTTGTACCTCCGACAAAAATTACAGCCTACCTAGCGTATCCTAGTCAAAGCGAACCTGTTGATGACATCAACAATGGCGATGACATAATTAAGTTTTTCCCATCTGACAATTCTACGTTTGAATTCGATGCACAATTCGCCCGGGTTCGAGTTGGTGATTCTGTAAGAGTTAATTACGGATACGGAATTGAAACAATCTTCCCTGTAAAATCTATACGTTTCATTCCCGGTGTTGAGTGGGTTATACGTATTAACTCATACAACCTCAGAAATCTTGATGGGTATGATGGGTATGATGGATACGATGGGTATGCAAGAATTGACAGAGCCCTCTTCGATAGAGATACCTGGGGTGTTCTTGCGGTGGCTGGTGCAGTTCCAAATACACAACCAATACCCTCCGTACCATTTACAGAAAGCATAATTGTCGCATCTCCTCGCGGAGGAGCAGCTTTGGGTATAGGGTTTGATCCGGCAAAGCTAGATCAGAATCATTACAATTTGTATTTGAGACTTTACCCAAGCGGAGATAAAGATGTATTTACAGATCTTCCTGCAATAGATGTTACGGGTAATACGGGAACTACACCGGGAGTTTATTCTATAGATTCTGTAGTTGAAGCAACAAACGAACAGTTTAGACAATCAGGATACAACTATAGATTTATTGCTTTCAATTACAAAGGTGAGTTTGGAGTTATATTATCAGACCATTACAATAATGTTGCGTTCTCAATTATTTCAGGGCAGGTAGATGGAGCATCTATTGTTGAGGGCTCGTTTACAAAGAATGTTATTGGTGATGCAACTGATGGTTATGACGCCCTAGGTTTAGGAGCTACTAGAGCTGCATACGCAACACCTGTGCTTGGAGTAGGTGAAACATTTACAGACGCACAAACAGCCCTAAGTTATAATACTTTGGTAATTCCTTCCGTCACTGGAAGAAACTCTTTGGTTGACGGTGCGAGAAGAGATGATCTTGCTAAAGCTGGAATGACATATCCGGATGGATATTGGCTTGCTACAATCACAAGTGTAACTCTCAACGTTCCAAATCAAACAAAGACAGTTGCATATACAGTAGAGCTTGATCTTAAATCTCAGGAATTAAAGGCTGGTAAGACAATTGTTGTTCAACCAACAGATCCTTCAAATTCAAGCATTACAGGATATGGACGTTTCATTATAGGAAGGGTTGAGTACAGTAATTGTGATTGTGATTCTGTTGTACAAACAACAATCACAGTTATCAATGCTATTCATGGAACCGGCGATCCTCTTGGAGCTACCCTTCCTGTCAATACACAAGTAAAGATTTTCTTCTCCGAAGACTCTGTAAGTTTTAGCGATGACAATATTAATGGAGATACCGTTGATGGATCTCCTGCTTCATTCCATAGATACAATGAAATTTTTGCAACGAACATAAGAGAAACATTCTCCGTTGAGCGTGCAAGAATGCCTAAACAGCAAGACATCGGAGATCTTCTGTTTACAGATTCTGATTCATGGAGAATCAGAAGAGTATCGCCAAAACTCAAGGGTATTAGAGTTGATGATACTATTAGATATTACAAATCTTTTGTTGTGTCTGATTACAACGCAACAACAGGTGAGTTTGATGGTTACTTAGGAGATCCTGATGGAACCGGTAATGTTATCAATCCCGGACCAACAACTAGAGGGAAGAAGAATCATCCAGTTAGATTCTATGATTCTAATCATGTTGACTTTATAGATATTGAGTTCCGTGAGCTTGGTATTGATCCTGGTACTGAAATTACAAATGGAGTTGCAAGGCAAGTTACTATTGAAATTTTCGATACTCTAAGAGAACACGATCAGTTCTTTGCTTTAGCTGGCGTTAGTCACAATGACTTGAGCTTCAGGTCTGTGACAGATCTGCGTGAGTTTGGAACACTCTCTGAAGAGAACTTCACTGAATCTGCAATTAAATTCATTCAGGCTGGAGAGCGAATTCTTCATGCGAATGGTGTGGTTCGAGGATTTAAATACATAGGGGTTGGAGACACTGGTTCAATTCTACAATTTACAGGTGGTACTGCCCTTGTAAACGGAGCGTTTGTTTCTCTTGATTCTTTTGATGTAAAACTTCCAGAAGTTAAAACATCATCATCTGACACTGTAGATTTCTTTATCTGTGTTACCCAGACAGGTCAGTTACATGCTGTTATCAAAGATACTGGTTCTCAATTTTTCGAAGTGGATGATAACTACTTTGTTGAATCTCTTGGATTCAAAGAAATTGTAGATAAGAGAAAAGATCTTTGTATCGTGGCAAAAGTATCTGCACAAATTGCAGATCAGGATGGCGGACCCACAACATATAGCCTTGAGTCTGTTCTTGATGCTAGAAGATTTGTATTCAATCAAGATATCAATGAGTGGACTGTTGCTCTTCAAGAAGATGGATACTTTACAACATTTAGATCTGCTAGCGCAATGAAATGTTGGGCTATTGAGTATGGAATTAAAGAGTTCCTTTTTGTACATGAAAATATAGATTCTGAAATTGATCTTACAGGTATTTCTTCTGATGTAACAATCAAATCAAAAAAACCAGTTACAGTAACTTCTGAGGTTGGTTTCCGAGCCGGATCTAATATTCACTTTTATGATTTTGATTTTATCTACAACGCTCCATTTGCTAGCCTTCCAACAGGTTTTCCTGGTGTTAATTATAATGATACAGCTAATGTAAATCTTGATGCAGCTTGTATTCTTTTTGATCCTGTGTCTTCTGATATGTCAAACATATCAGTAAAGAAATGTTCGTTTACAAGAACAGTATCAGGTCAAAGAGCACCATTCGTCATGGCTACAATTGGAGATGATGGGTATCTATCAGATGTTGAATTCTCTAAGAATATATTTGTACCAATGGCCGCTGGTGCAAGTTCAAATGACTATGCAAACTGCGCGATTGCGGTCATCAGCACAGCGTCGACCTTGGCAGGGTATGCTCAGAACGTAAATATTGAAAAAAACCAAGTTGAAGGGAAAAACTGCATTCTTGTTTCTTCAATAAATCCAAGTGCTGGTCTTTCTGCAAGAGGTATTTACATAAATAAGAATATCGTTTCACTTGGAATGATTGGCTATGCTATTATAGGATCTAACGCAAATAATATGAATTCAAGTGAGTGTTTGAGAGTTTCAAATAACACAACAATTGCTATTATTTGGGCTAATAGCGAGGGTCGTTATACAACATCAAGTGGAACAGATCATAATAATCTTGGAAATGGAAATATTATTATAGATAAAAACACAGCGGTGTTTATTAGAGGTGTGGCTCTTGGTAATACATCTAAGATAAAATCTGTACTTAAGATTTTACATAACACATTAATAATGTCTCAATCTATATCTTATACGGCGGCTTGGCTTATTACATCTCCAATGGCTATTATTTGTTCTGGACAAGTCTCAGCACTTAATTCAACACATGTAAATATTGAAGGAAACACAATAAATTCCCCATTATCTATTCCAGATATATATTCATGGGGAATTTATTGTGATCCACAAGGAACAATTAGAGGAAACTTTATAGATGGATTTTCAACTAGAGGTATTGAAGCTGGATTTTCTTCAAAAGTTATTATTTCTCAAAATACTATCAATAGAAACGGTCAATCGATAGATTGTTACATCAAAAGTAATGGTGATATCGTTGTTGATAATATATTTGATTCAAGAACGATAGATGGAACCGATACGCAAACAATAGATTCATCATCTACATGTGTTGTAGATAGAAACGTAAATCACTTAGTTACTACGAACGCAAATCTATACAACACTCTTCAACCTTGGGGTTCTTCGACATCGAGCTTTGAATATAATTCAGATGGTTCAAATATATGGATACAAAATTCATCACCTCCTGAGAATCTTAGAGAGATTCATTCTTATGGAGATGGTTATGGTGTATTTGCAACGTTCGCAACTACAGGATCTTTGTCAGATGTAGTTGCGCTTATCAATCCAGCTGCATTTATTCCACCTGGTGCAAAACTTGTTCAAGCCTGGGTAAGAGTTAATTCAACAAACTCAGATTGGGATGGTGGAAATTTTGTACTGCAAATCCATACAAAGCCAAGCACTTTAATCGGATCCAGCAGTATTAACCTTAATGCTATTGTCAGCTCTCAAACTATTTATGTTACGCCATCATCAGAACAAAGAGCCGATAATCTATTTGTGAAACTCTTTATCAATAACCCAGATCCAAATACTGCAAGTAAAACTGTATTTGTTGATGCTTTACATTTTTTGTATACTTGGTAATAAAAAAGCCCGGTGAAATCACCGGGCTTTGTATTTTGAAGTGGAATTCTTATTCGCAGCAGAATCCTTGAAGTACACCTGATGCATAATCTACTGACACTGTGCAGTTCTTTCCAATTATTTCTGATGCTAAGGAAGTATCATTCCCCACTTCTAAATATTGAGCTGAACACGAATATAGCTGAGGCCCCTCTTCTCCAAGATCAGTACCACAAGCACTTAATGTCAAGGTATATGGAGTTATAAGAATACATCCACCACCACAAATGTTTGGTTGTCCTTCGGTACTTTGTGGAATTTGATTTTCGGAATTTATAGGAACTCCCATTCCACAATCTCCCTGAGCATTAATACAATTACATTCAAGTTCACCACCACAACCATCGTCAAAAAATCCACAGGCTGTACCAATATCTCCTTGAGCAACCGTTGTATCACCATTAAGTTCGATGGTCATGTCTTCACAGGTTTTAGGAATACAGGAACCTCCCATACCACCAGTTCCAGAATCAGCTCCACCTGAATTTGTGCCGCCGGTATCACCACCCATTCCACCGGACGAATCACCACCTGTTCCAGTTTCATTTCCGCCAGCAGAAGTGCCACCAGTGTTTTGATTACTTCCACCGGTTCCTGAATCTGAACCGCCAGTGTTGTCAGGATTTCCTCCGGTATCGCCGTCACCGTCCCCATCACCGTCACCGGTTTCACTACCGCCAGTTCCAGTGTTGCAAATACACTCTCCCCAGAATTTATCTTCGTTGCAGGTTTGAATACCTGAACATTCATCTGTGGAGCATGGGGATTCCTCACCCGCTTTATCGCATTCGGTTCCTTCTGAATCTTTCGTTGTGAAGGAGGAGCTGGATCCGCAAGCGGCCAGAGTAATCGCAAGAAGAAATGGAATGAGCTTTTTCATACTTTATAGAATATTTGGGTTTGAAGTTTTATCCCCGGTGTTCCGAGGATGATTCGAAGTTACTCCAGCTGAATCTTCATGTCAAGAAAAAAGAACATGAAGTCTTTGTCTGAGCATTTTCCAGTGTAAGTATTCCTGGCTGGATGTAAGGCTGGGTGATCCGGTTGTAATGAGCTGGGTATATCCATTTGCATGGAAACCCCCACAACCAAATGCTCGGTCTGCGGCGATACCCTGCCGCAAGACGAAAACCATTTTCATGTGCGCAGCAAGGAGCCCTTGATCTTCCGTAAGGATTGCAAGGTCTGCGTTGGAAAACGTGGCCTCAAATACCGTGAAGAGAATCGCGATAAGGTTCTGAAGGCCAAGAAAGAATATTACCAAAGGAATCATGACAAGGTTCTTAAATACTCGCGCGAATACAACGCCCGTCCAGAGGTGAAGGCTCATCAAAAAGAATATCGTAAAGAGTATCTCAAAACAGAGAAGGGAAAGAAAAATCGTTTTGAAAGAAACAAAAGATACACCTCGAAACCAAAAGTAAAAGCCAAAATAGCCGCCCGTAGGAAAGAACGATATCACGCAAATATTGAGAAAAGCCGCGCAGAACTTAGGGAGTACAAAAAACGTCCAGAGGTTAGGGCTAAAGCTCGTGCATTTTATCACGCAACTAATACGCCAGAAAAGCGATTACGCAATGCTGTACGTACCTCAATCATCTACCACATGAAGCGATTGGGATTTACCAAGGATGATTCTTTGGTGAAACACCTCGGGTATTCTCTGAACGATCTCAAAGCGCATCTAGAGGGCCTTTGGGAGCCATGGATGAATTGGGAGAATTGGGGACCATATTGTGCAGATACCTGGAACGATGGGGATCCTAGTACATGGACGTGGCATGTTGACCACATTAAGCGGCACAGAGAGTTCAAATACTCCTCAGTAAAAGACCCAGAATTCAAGGAATGTTGGGCACTTTCGAACCTTAGACCGCTGTCCGCAAAGGAAAATGTGATCCGTCAATAAGTTCGTATCCTGGTATGACTACGCCAGGTACTGGGAATTTAGTTCGTACAGATTTGTACAAAATTCACCATGTAGTTCAAAATACATTATTGAGCTATCCAAAAGAATTGGTAATAGGAATTTTGAGAGATGAATTTAGTAAAGATTCTTTCTATCATTTCGTTTCGGATCAATGGGGTTACCCCAAAACCCCAGACCTCACTGATGTGCCATTGGGCGCGGGATACGATGATGACGTAACCACCCGAATCTTCATCGGTGAAAGTTTCCGCCAAGATGCCATTTTCTATCCAGCCCTTTTGGTAAAAATGACATCCGCCAAATACGTTCCTATTGCGATGAATCGCAATAAGGATGTTGTGGAGTATGAAAAACTTCTCGTTGTTGATGATTTAGGTAATGAAAAAGAGTTCTTTAATCCTAAGCATTTTGATTTAGCAGGTGCTTGGGAGGGAACTATTATCATAGATATTTTAGCAAGAGACATCACATCTAGGGATAACCTAATAAGTATTGTGATGCTAATGTTCGCGGATATCAGATTTGAGAGTATGAGAAAAGCCGGTGTTCTCATAAAATCTGGACAGCCTAGCCTTGGAGGAGTTTCTGAGAGTGAAGATAGGCAACAAGATAAATTATATAAAGCCACAGTTAGTATGGAGATCCGTACAGAGTGGAGAAGATTGATTCCTATAAGTGGGATTGTAGAGCGAATCAATTTATGTGTAGATTTTGGAGTTTTGGGAGAAAATCCAGTAATAAATCCAAATATACAAATAAGTGAAAGTATTTCATTGCTTGATCAAATTGATGCAATGTAAACGCATATCTGTGTATAGATTTAGCACAAAGCTAGTGAGGTAATATCCCCACATCTTAACGAGCAACAAATTTTTAAGATGATTAATGGCAGCCAATCTCTCTCTCACGATCTTGTAAAAATTCCTATGGCTAATCATACATATAGTTGTCAAGACGATCCTGGTTTTGTATGAGGTTTGGAAGTTAGAAAATTTAAGACCTCTCAATGCTAAGGAAATATAATTCTCGGTGCAAAAATGAAAAGAATTAAAAAGATAAAAGAGGTTCAATATGGCTGCTAACGTACCCGGTGCCACAAGTATAGTTCCAGGCGTTGTTTCAGAAACAAGAACGCTTCAGCGTGGTGTCAGCGTACCAATTGGCGCTCGCCTTGCTCTTCTTATGGGTGAGGGCCTCAAAGAAGAGGTTCTCATAGGTTCTGCAAATGGCGCGGGTGATGATGGTTTCAATCCAACATACACCTCAGGAACAGGATCGGATGGTAGACACTTTCTATTAGGTAGAGGTCAGGATGTAGTAGCTCCTGTAATTTCAAACCGTTCTCGTCTTTTCAAGAATGGTATAGAGCTAAACTTATTAGAAGATACAGTTGACTCTAATCTTTTTGATGGTCGTTTTGATGCAAGACTAGATCCGGCAACTGGTCAGATTGAGCTTCAAGCTGCATATTTAGTAGATCAGGGTGGGAGTTTTTATAGAGCCGGTGGTGGTAATGTAGGTAACGGTGTTATCGCAAACCTCTCTCTCATCGATCTAAATGCGCAACCAGAGACATGGACAATTCGTTGCTCAAGTGTTCGTAGAGATGGTTACGGAAATCCAATCGATGGATATGCTCGGTTTTTTGCTCGCGGTTCTGAGAGCGGTGTCCTCTTGGATGGATATGGAAACCAAATAACATGGCAGTCAAATAGCTCTTCTGTAAATAATGGAGTTTTACAATTTGCAATCACAGAAGGATCTGTTCCTTTCCAAGAAGGTGATGTTTTTGTTATTCAGGTTCAGGGTGGTGCTCTTGTTGCTGGGGATACATTATCGGCCAGATACATTTCTCAGCTTGACTTAAATGACCCAGAGCTTTTCACAGATCTAAATCAACTTATTGCTAAACATGGTCAGCCAAGCATTACCAACAGACTTTCTCTGGGCGCTCAACTATCATTCGCTAACGGCACGCCAGGTGTTTTTGCACTACAAACAAAACCATCTTTACCAAGACGTATATCTTATACCTTGGAAGATTCTGCAAATGGTCAAAACGATCCTGAGGATTTGATCTGGGAGCTTCCTCTCAATGTTGTACCAGATGTTGATGCTAATATCAACTTCTTTGTTAGATCTCCATCTACTGGTGAAGAAGTGCAAGTTATTCCTAACAAGGTTGACTTCTTCGATCCTTCTATCAGCTCGAATCCTACGGCGTTCATTACTGGAGAGACATATTCTTACACCGTAATTCTTGATGACTCTGTTCAAAAGAAAGGTGAGGATGGTGTTCTAGTTGTAACTGGAGCAACAACAGCAACTCTTGAGAGTTCCACAATTTCTTTTGGGCTCGAAGACCTTGCTGCGACCAGATCTCTCAAAATTGAGAATTCTGCAAATGGAAATGATGGAACGTTTACAATCACGGGTATCATGAATGGTAAACTTCAACTTTCTAGCGTAACACCGTTTGGTACTAGCGAAAACGATGTAGAGTTTTTTGTACTTGATTCTGTTGCAACATCAGCGCGCATTCTTATGACTCAAGACTTAGCACTCCAGCTTGGTGAGCGTCTACGCGCAACTGTTGTTGATACAAGAGATGCCGACTTCTATGACGCTGGATGGCTTGAGGCTTATGAGGCAGCTGAAAAGATTGAAGTTGATATGGTTGTTCCACTTCCATCTCAAACGATATCAGTTATTTTCCAGAACGGAAAGATTCATGTAGAGACAATGTCTAATATTAGAAACAGACGTGAACGTTTGTTGTTTGTTGGAGCTATTCAAGGCTTGAACCCAGAAAACGTTATCGGAACCGAGGATGCGGCCGTCGAAGATATTGGTATCCTTGAAGGAATTCAGGGTGATGATGTTAGCGAAATTCTTGCAGGTAATGTTGAAGACCTTGCAAACTATGGAGTTCAGGCAGCATTTGGGGATACGTACAGAGTTGTGTACTTCTATCCTGATGAAATTGTAGTGCAGGCTGGTGCTGACAGAATTAACGTAGATGGTTTCTTCATTGGTGCCGCTGCTGCTGGATACTTCTCTGGTTCTACACAAATTACTGAGCCACTCACAAACAAGAGATTGGCAGGTTTTTCAATTCTTAGAGACAAGCTGTACCCACCACTTGTTCAAGAGAATATTGTAAACTCTGGCATTACGCTACTCACACCCGTACAGGGTGGTGGATTAGTTGTCTGGGGCAAAACAACAACTATTAGCCTAGAAGCAACAGAAGAGGAAATTAGCATAGTATTCGTAAGGGATAGGATCTCCAAGGCTATGCGTCGGGCATTCCTTCCTTACATTGGACGTGCTGAAAGCTCAACAACCAAGGCGACATTGTTTCAGGTTGCACAATCCCTAGTGCAGACATTCATTCAGCAGAGGTTGATCACTGCTTATGACGGTCTGACAGTAAATAGAGATTCTGTGGAACCACGTCAGTGGAATGTTACTGTTAATGTACAGCCTGTGTTCCCAATCAACTGGATATATATATTGATCAACGTTGGAAGACTTGACTAACTTATAAGGTGATAAATGGTGTATCCGCATACAGGTTCTATTTTAACAGATGCAGGGCGTAACGTAACACGTACAGGCGTCAGCACTCAGATTATCATTCAGGTAGATGGTAATCCAGTTGGCGCTGTTAAAAGCTTATCAATCAATGAAACACGCGACATCGCAATGATCGCAGAGGTGGGAACTGATGGTTTTATTGACTCCGTTCCGAAGTCATCAACTAAAGTTAATGGAGCTTGTAAGCGTACTCGTTTTGATAACCTTCGTATTGCATCTGCTTTCTCTCGTGGCTTCGTTCACGTAGCCGCACAACGTATTCCTTTTGATATTGTCATTCTGGATATCTTTGCAGCTGACGAAGATGATGCTGATGGTTTCAATGCTTCTGATTCTGTTATTACAACAGTAATCAAGAACGTTTGGATTTCAAAAATTGGAGTTTCCTACAACTCTGATGACTTCGTTATCGTAGAAGATTTGGATTGGCAAGCAGAGCATATTTACTCTTACCTCGGTCAGGGTCAATCCGCAGCTCCGGCTCCGTTTGCTCGTCAGATTCCAATTATTGACAATGACGCATTTGAGCGTCAAGCGGATCTTGGTCAACGCCGTGGTGCTCTTGATGCTGCCGGTCTCATAAAAGTTGTAGACTCTGTAACTGGCTGATATATATCAATATGTCTAATGAATCAAACCCTCTTTATGTAGGAGGGTTTGATCTATTAATTGGAGGCATATGGTTGGTGTACAAAGTTCTATTGGTAATTCTAGATTTTCAGAACGTGGTGCTGGAAAGAAACTCACTGTAGAAAACGCTGATGCTTTACCAGAGCGTCAAGAGTTGGATCCTAATTACGTTGCTGGTTTGCGCAGAGAGATGCAAGATAATCAGGAGCGTACTGAAAGAAAAATGTTTCAAGATGCACGTAGGCGTATTGAGATTATTACGGGTATTGGACGTAAGACCAAAGATGTTCAAATTGAAAATGCAACGTTCACCTTAAGAACGCTCAAGACGTTTGAACAAAACTGTTTGGCTCAAGTTGTTGAGAAGGCGGAGCGTATTACCCTTCATGATGGTAAAGTGGCATTTAAGCCAACATCCATGTACAACATTAAGATAGAAGCGTTGGGTCATTCTATATTTATGATAGATGGTCAGAATATTGATATTGTTTTAGGTACGACAAACGAAGATTACGAAGCTCAGTTAGAAACAAGAAAAGATCTTATTAGAGAAATGGATAACTCTCTAATAGATTATTTGTTTATCAACTACGAAGATTTAATGAAAGAATCAGTTGATGGTTACATGCCAAGAAATGCTAAGGAAGCTGAGGAGGTGGTTGATACCATTAGAAAAAGTGGTAAGAACGCCTGAGCATCAATTTATTCGACACCTAACAAAACTATTTAACAAATTACCTGATGATGTGTTCTATGAGCATATTAACCCATATTTAAAGGTGTGGTTGTATGAGTCTTGGCTTCATGACCAAGAATTAGAAATAGATAGGCTTAGGAAGCAAGCCATTCTTATTGGATCTTTCTTCAATCCAGATATGGCTCAGAAGATGATTAAAAGTGAAAATCCAGATTTCGCATCTACCGATGAAGATTTGGATGAGGCCAATAAAGCGGTTAGAGAGCAAATTCTGGAAGCTGAAAAGAAAGGTAATAAAAAGCGCAAGAAGCGCAAGGTTGTTGACTAATGGCTGACATTTCTCTTGAGGCTCTAGAAAAATTGTTTGAAGAACTAAAAGATCCATCTCTTGGAACTTTTATTGATCGTATGAAAGCCGCAGGGCAGAGTCTTACTGACTTTACCGAATTAGCTGGTAAAGTCAGTGAAACTGCTATTGAAAAGCTTCGCAATATGGCTGGAGCTACAAAAGAGATGATTGCAGCCTTTGGTGGATACAAAGAACAGGCAGAGGCTGTTCAGAACGCCGGCTCTGCTCTTTGGACACAGATGACTGAAGGTCTCTCTAAATATTCTAGAGAACAAGACTTGACGGCTGGTGGAGCTGCTGTAATGGGCACGAGATTAGCCCTTGCTCTTGAACCAGCTCTCGGTCTTCTTCCCAAGGGTGTAACTGGTATGGGTCAGCTATCTGATGCTGGTACGAGTGCCGGTTCGAAGATTACAGATGCATTCTCAAACCTGAACCCAATATTAACAAAAGCGTTAGGGCAAGACTCTATTGGGTACAGGATGTTTGAATCAATTGCTCAAGGAGCGGCGAATGTTTACAGCTTAGAAAGAGAGCTTGGTAATCTAGCAGCAACTCAAGGAAGATTCAGTACAGTTTTAGAAAGTAACACTCGTTTTGGTGAAAACCTAAATGAGATGTATATAAATCAAGTGAACCTTGCTTATGAGTCTGCTGTTGCTACGGGACAAACAGTTGCTTCAATGATGGATTTGAGTAGGGCTCTTGCTCCAATTCCAGATGCTCTTTCTGAACCTGTGACAATCGGTGTTCAAGGAATGTCTCAACTTGCAGCTGTCTCTCAGTTAGCTACAGGTTTTATGAGAGATAACGCCCAAGTAGCTAAGCTCTTGGGTGACATGTACACCAATATGGGCGTGTCTGGAAAGGAGGCTTATGTAAATGTAGCTAACTTGTATGAGAGTGCTGGAGATTCAAAACTTAGATTTGAAGCATTTACAACAACAGTTATGAATATAGCTGGTGGATTTAAGATGCTTGGCGACAACACCGCAGCCGCAACAAATGTTGTGAAGTCTTTTGATGATGCGTTCAAAAACTCAGATATCTCACCAGCGGCGATGGCAGATCTTATTGGAAGAATGTCTCAAGGTATTGAGAAGATGGATCTTGCAAAGATGGCGTTTGTATCTGGCGCAACCGGTGGCCCTGGAGGGTTGGCTGGTGGTCTGCAAACAGAACTAGCTATTCGTGAAGGCCGCATGGATGAGGTTCTTCAGAAAACCATGCAGGCTATGCAAGCTCAGTTTGGTGGACAAGTTGTTACACTTGAAGAGGCTGCTGGTAATGAGCAGCTTGCCGCAGAGTTCGTAAAGCAAAGAGAATATCTCAAGCAAGTTGCTGGTATTGCCGGAACAGATGCTGAGGCAAATAGAATTCTCGAAGCTATGAAGTCTGGCGTAATGGATGGGCTTTCTCTTGGTCGTACAGAAATGGAAACCGATGGTGATAAGTCTTTAGCCAATGCTGTAGATCGTGGAGCTGAAGAGCAACTGAGAACGAACTCTCTATTAATGAGGACAAATCAAATACTAGAGGCTGGAATGCTCATGCGTAATTACGATTACTCTGAGTTATCAACTCAGTTAGGCTCTGTAGAAGCTGATAGAATGAGAGAGGCGTTAGGGGCATCTAGAACAGCTGCTTCTATCAATCCAGAAGCAAATGAACAAAGAGCACCTCTCGATCAGGTTGCTTTTATTGAAGACAAGATATCTGGGTTTGGAGAAAATCAGATCATATCATCTATTACTGATTCAATTGGAAATATAGTTTCAAAAGCTTCTGGTTCATCACTTGGTGAAAAATTTCAAAGCATCCAAGGCCAGTTTAATAATTATAAAGAAAATAAATCAATTGTTGGTGATGGTGGTGCTGCAACAAATTATATACTACCAGCAGATAAAAGAACTTCAGAGTTTTTAGGGATAGGAAATGTTCCTCGTGAAAGAGAAACTTCAGAGTTTTTAGGGATAGGAAATGTTCCTGGTGCTGATCGTCGTGCACCACCTTCTTTTGAACAGTTAGCAAACATACCTTTTGGTAGGGGTGTGGAAGCAGAAGGGGCCCAAGCTCAAGGGGTTGAAATATCCTACCAACCACTTGAGGTAAAGGTTTCGTTTGATGAACCATTTGATCAGAAAGTTAGACTCATTGCTGATCAGCAAATTTCAAGAGCGCAGCAAGGCCAAGTCAGGGCCGCAGCTAACGGAAGGCCAAGATAACGAGGTGTAAATGGTAGATGTCTTAGATGCAATTTCTAGTAGAACAAGTGATGCTTTCCGAACAGCTCAGGGAGCGGTGCGTGGGGGTTTGCAAGGAGATCCTGCGGGGTTTTCAAACCTTGATAAACTTCCATCACCCTCTGGTAATAATGTTAGGCAAGCAAAAATTGCCAACCTGCGTGATGGTTCCGCCGTTCGAAATATGGTTCGATGGTTCTTGCCAGAGGTAGGGATTATTGAAATGTATATTAACCCCAAATCTATAAAGTACTCAGATAAGAAACATATTCCATCACCAACAAGAACTAGAGGAGGGTACTCAATCCAGTATTGGGGAGAAGAACTTGGATCTGTTTCCCTTGCCGGAACTACCGGCTCATCTGGTATTGAAGGTATCAATGTTCTTTATGATATTTATAGATCAGAACAAGTTGCTCTTGATGGTCTGGCTTTAGCCGTTCAGGCTTCAAGAGATAGGGATAACCTTGGAGGTGGATTACTTTCTGGTTTGGCTGGTAACGGAGCGGCAGCTGTTGGTAATGTTATAGGTGGGGTAACTGATACTTTATTTGATCAGGTTGATTCTCTTTTGGAAAGTGGAAATATAGATCCTGTATCTCCAAGACCAACATTAGCATCCATGGCTTTTCAAGTAGAGATGTATTGGGCAGGTGCCGTGTATAGAGGATACTTTACTCAAATGACAGTCAACGAAAGTGCTGATAATATCGGTTTGTTTGATTACAACATAGACTTCATGGTTACGCAGAAGAGAGGTTTGCGTTTGAACTTTATGCCTTGGCACCGATCTGCTGTTAATGGCCCTTCCAATTCAGATCCTGCATTTGGACCGCCTTATTCATTTGGTACTTTAAAAGATCCTTTGCCAGGAAGAACGCAGGGAGATGACCAGCAACAATTGCGAAGATTTCAAACAGTACGAACTCTAAATCAAAGTTTACAGAGTTCTCGTCCACTGTGATGATATAGGAGCCATTATGGGTTTTCTATCTTCGCTTGGCGGAATAATAAATGATCAATTTGGAATTGGAGAGAATACTTCTCACTCTCTAGATTCCATTGATGGTATGTCACGATCTCCTTATGATAGATTAGGAGATTATGCTAAAAAAATAGATCAGTCAGCAGAGCGAACATATATTGAAGATGGTTTCATTCGCAACATAAGACCACGAACGAGGGGTGTCATTTTTCAACAACCAGATATTTATGTTGTTGTAAAGAAGAGAATGTTCTCAACTCTTGTTGAGAATTCAAGATTAGATCTTTTAGAAGATAAAGAAAGAATATTAATTAAAGCTTCTAAAAGATTGTTTCAAAACAAGTGTAGAGTTATATCATCATATGAAAAACTTACAAAGATTGAACAGTTAACATATGAATCTGGAAGATTCAATACATTCCTTGGCGCACCTGTTCTTGATCTAATTAATAATATTGATGGTTTCTTTTTTAATATGTCTGGTAAGACAAAATCTGCGATAGATACTTTGCGCAAAGTTTTGGCTTATTCAGAACCAGGAGAATATACCAATTGGTCTACAAATGATAATGATGCTGTATTTGAAAGTTCAGTTGGCGAGGGTCCTGGAACATTTGAATTAACAAACGTTGCATCTATAAAGACAACCACCTCCACTAAATGGGGTGGCGGTTCAGCATCTTTAACAATAGAGGATCCATACAATCTTCTTACAATTACTGAGAGAGATATTGATCAGGCATTGACTGATGTTACAAATCCGATGCGTGTTGGTTCATCTTTCAAATTTGCTGATATTCAACTTCAGAATAGAATCGAAGAAGTAAAACGAGAACTTGCGATTGAACGGCGTGCTCGTGAAGCTTCACAAATTACTTTCAAGGTAAGCCCTGGAACTCTACTCTCTAAAAGAGTAAGGGCAATTATAGATGATGAAGGTCAAGAGGTTTTGTTTGAGTATTCAACAGCAAACCAGAACTTTCTTGACTCTCTCGAAGAATCTTCCAATGTATTTGAAGCGCACGCATCTGTTTTCAATTTGTTTTCTACAGGTTCTGTTCAAATAGATCCTCTGTTTCTATCTGGAAATCCAGCAGCAGTAATATCTGTAAACAACCAACTTACAAACTCTGAAAGAGAAAAGTTTATAGAAATCGTTGCGAATATCTATACTCTTCTTTCTCAGAGAGCAACATCTCAAAGAGATTTGAAAGCAAGGAATGCCGAGATCAACTACGCAAGAAATAGAATGCGCCAGTTTTTCAATGGTAAGTACATCATTCAGCCAATGGACACGATTACCATTTGGATGACTTCGAGAACTGATGAAGATGAGCGTATCCCTGGTGGCTTTAGATCGCAACAAAACGAAGGTGGACAGGGTGCTCTACAGAGCTTTGATAATCTAATTAAGAACATCAATAATCAGCTTACGAACCTAAAAGATCCTTCTGGTTCGTTCTCAAAAACAATGTCATTTGATGATGTTGAACGACTGAGTATTGTTGGTCCAAATATGCCAAGATGGCTTTGGAGACAGTTCCGTCAAGATATTACGGGACAGCCAACGGGCCCGTGTATTTTCAATGGTATTGTTGGAAAGGGTGGTCAGGGAGTTACGGGTTCTTGGAACGATGGTAAGTGGATTATTAATGTTACTTGTGAAGATAATACTGGATACTTTGATAAATCACAAATCAATTTCAAACCATCGGCGGACGTTTTCAACGCATCTATTTATGATCCTCTCACACCATTTGATGTGAGCTTCGATGCTGCTACTGGAGTTCCAATTAATGAAATCGGAAATGGACAGTTTCCTCCATTACTTAAAGAGAACCAAGATCTTTTACTAAGCGGCGTTCTCACGTTTAAGAGTGGTGCTAATAGGGGTAATCCGGCTAACATAAATAATTGGCAAAACCCATCTAAAGAGATTTCATTTAACAATTTTAGAGCTGTTCTGCACAATCCGGATGGTCTTGTTTATAGATGGAAGCAGGGTATTCAAACACTCACTGCATCTTCCAGGCCTGTATCTACCACATCTATAGATCAAGAGAGAACAGTACTTCTAACAAATAAACCATTTGCTGGGCAAGATGTGATGAATGTAATTTCAATACTTATCACAGCTCAGCCTTATAATTATGGAACATTTCTAAAAGCAGCTTTATCAAACGGAAACTCTCTAGGCTCAGCAGATTCGGCAACTAACATTTCAGCAGCTTCTACTTACATTCAGGGTCTTCTATCTGATATTGAAAAAACTAATTTAACATGGGGTAATTTTATTCCATACAAGAAACTAGTTATAAATCCAGCATATGATAAGTTTCTAATGGAGACGCGCACAGAAGCTATCATGTTGAATACAAAGATTCAACAGCTTCTCAATGAAAGAGCAAAAGCTGAAGATGAATTAATTCTTCAACAGGGTGGTTTCTTTGTAGATGCTGCATCTGCTTTTAGGTATGACTCTCAAGGCCGTACGATCCCAAACGATCCAGACTCTTCTTTTGATGCTGGCGGTGCGTCATCTGGGGTTCAGACAAAAATTAAAAACTTGAGCAACTCTTTGGCTCAGGCTTTAACGGAGTTTGAGCTTACAATTAACAATCCCCTTTCACCAAATCCGGATGTTGGTATTACAATGATTGGAAATGATGTTAATGCAGATCCTTCACTAACATCGATTGATAACGCGAAGGACAATCCGGGGCAGAAGCAAAGAAGCGAACTTCAGCTTAGACAGGGGTTGAAGAGATTTACGGCTCGTCGTTTCTGGCAGGTTCGTGCAAACAAAGATCAAAATCTTCTCATAGTAGATGATCAATATGACAAGAATTATGACATACAAGCATTCGAGAGAAGAATAGGATCCAAGATTGAACTTTTCAATACTCAGTATTCTACAATCTCTTCTCAGTTAGCTGGTGTTGCCGACTTGTTGGGTCTTGAGTGTTTTGCAAATACTCAAGGTCATATTGAAGTACGCCCACCTGGATACAACAAAGTTCCAAGCTCTGTATTTTTCAAGATGTTTAGAGACAGGGATGAAAATGGTACAAAAGTTTTTCCAGACTTCCTTGAGAATCTTTACTTCAATCAAATTAAAAACATATTCAATCAAATAGAGGTTGTTGAAGATGAGATAAGGCTTAGAGCTGTTGCTCTAGGAGCAAGAAATGATAATGACATAGTTTCTTTGATTATAAGTGGAAACAACCAAGCTCCAAACTCAGATTCATTTTCTTTCCTAACAACCTTTGACGGAGATGGGAGAATAGGAACACGCCCACTTCAGCAGTTATTTATTCAAACAGATCCTGATTTTAGCGAGGGTTGGACAGATCCAGCTCTTAAAGAATTAGATGAATTTGAAACAAAAATTTCAAAACTTACAAAGACAGCTCTACTCTTTACACCAAGCATTCAAGCAAATGCCATAGCGAACTTTAATCCAAATGTACAACCAAATACACAAGAGCTTATATTTGATACAATTAGATCTAGATTAAGAATCAAAACAGGCCGCGAACCAAAGAAACTCAATGACCTTTTTGGTAATAGAAACTTTCGCAGAGCCCCTGGTGGAGCTGTTAGCTCAATGGATAGAATCAATATTCTAAATCAGATATCGAATATGCTTGGTCAGAGACAGACCCTTCTCAAGTCTGTTGTAAATGCTATTCGTAATCTGCGAGAAGGTGTTGGAATCAATGCTCCTGATATTCAGAATGACAATATCTTTCAAGGCGGTTTAGGAAATATTACAAAGCCATCTGGTTCAAATAAAACGTCTCGCTCTCTAACAACTCCAAACTTGTATCGTAAAACTGAAATTCCTCAGTTCCTTGAGCATATGATTGAATACGAGGATGAGGATGATATCGGACAAAATTCTGGTAGAAGGTTTGTAATTACTGCTGATAGAATTGTATCTTTAACTATTTCAGAGAATCCACCACCATTCAATGCGATTACTGTCAAAGGAATTCTTGGGGAGGGATTTGTAGATCCACCATCTGGTTTGCAACAAACATCAGATGGTGGGAATGTTGTAACATCTGCATATGCTGTAGATTATGATTCTTGGTATCAGTATGGATTCAGAATCGGAAAAACAATTGAAGCGCCTTACCTTTCGGATCCGGATACTCAGTGCGCTCCTTTTGCGTTTGCAACATTACTTCAAGCTCGGGAAAATATCCTTCAAGGATCTTGTGAGGTTGTTGGGTACAATGAGTACTACCAACCGGGAGATGTTGTTTACATAGAAGATAGAAACCTTTTATTTTACGTTTCTGATGTTAGTCATTCTGTTAGTTATGGAAAGTTAACTACAAATCTTTCTCTTAATTATGGACACTCTCCTGGAGAGTACATACCAACCATGCTTGATGTTGTTGGAAAAATTCTTTACAATTCACAAGGTTTTAGTAATCAATTCAGATCAGTGAGGGAGCAGATGCAAGGATCTGCGCGCTCTATTGGTGCTCTTGCTTTTGTATCAAATATTTCAGGTACTGGATCTCTACTTTTTGAAAGCGTAACACCTCTTGAGCTTTTGCTTAGAGGCAGATATGGAAATAGAAATAAGCAAATACTTAGTAACATTCTTTTTGGTGTAAGTGGTTCTTTGAATCCAGTTTCATTCAGAAGACAACGTGCACGAATAAAAATTGTATACTATAAAACATCAGAATCAAATTATGGAGATATGAATCTTTTAGCATATGCTGTTAAAGATTGGTTGTTATTTCCAGAGGAGTATGGATCGGATGAGCTTCTTCCAGCAAATCTTTCAAAGGGTGAGGCTTCAAAACAAAAAGATTTTGGATTAAATGATTCTGATATTATAATTGAAGAAGTTGATTTGTCTATTCCTGAAAAACAAACAAGACAAAGAGTATTTCCAGAGGAAGAGGCAACTGAACCTGTAAAGAATGAGCAGGGGCCGTCATCAGCTGCTATTCAGGTAACAAGAGAATCTATTGCTGCTGGCGTAACACCAGGTCAATTTACTCTGTTTTTAGCTAATACTGTTTTAGATGTTTTTATAGATTATACATTCAATCAGAAACAGACGAAATCCATAGATGGTCAGAAAAATGAATCTCAAATTCGTATTGGTGAAGATATAGCTACAGCTTCTAAGAGTAGATTGGAATCAATTACTCAAACTGATGGAGAAACATGAGGTCTTATATATCGGCGCATGACATAGGATCGGTTCCTGGCGTTCCAATTCGTGGAGTTATTCGAAGTGTGAATATGGCGCTCGGCCTATCTTATGTTGAACTTCCCCTTACTCAGAGCGGCACTACATATCCCGTAAAGCTACCTCTTGGTTGGAGTGGTCCGCGAGGTCAAATCTCTGGTGGTTATCCAGAAATTGGAACAAACATATTTGTTGTTCTTGGACAGGGTAATGAGTGGATGTTTGTTAATTATGACCAGTCAAATACAAGAACATCTTTTGATTCAGATGGAACAAAGATTGTCTCCGCTGTAAATAAAATCAAGCCTGGTACATGGGGAACGCTTGTAGAGAATGATGTCAATCTTTTAGTAAGCCCAAACACTGGTGTTATTCAGGGTGACTCTGTTCAGTTTACGCAAGCAGATTCAATACTTGGTATCTGGAGTTCCAGGTTCAAGCAACATATGCATTTCTCTGATTCTCATAGAGAAATCATTGGCCCTGTTCTTCGAGACCTAAAATCAAATGGAACTCGTGGAGTTTCAGGCTCGTCACTCAGCGGGCATCAGTACAACGTCAGTTTAGATGAAGTTGGTCTGGATCCAAGAAATGCAACCTCAGTCTCTACGGCATCTACAAGAAATCCTGCTTTGGCTGAAAACAGGAAAATGTATTATGAGTTCGTCAATAGATTTGGGTACACATATGACGAACAAGAAGAAAGACTTTATGCCGGAGAGAGTAGACCTGGACTTCTTCCCTATCAGAGAAAGAGATCTAGAACGGATACAATGTCTTTGTCTTTGGATTCACCAAACTATTTGGCTGAATCAGTAATCGGAACCGTCGTTGATATTTATGGTAACATTCTTGATATCAATCGGTCCGCCCTTCCGTCTGGTTTGATAGATTCTCTAAACTTTAGAAAGTCCGAGGACGACCAGAACATTGTTTTTAGAAAGCTTCGGGCTCAGTTGCGTAAAAGTATAGCTTATCATTTTGAGATCAATGCAAGGAAAGATGGAATTAATCTTCCAGATTACGATGATACAACAAACTACTCGGTAGCACGTTCAAGATTTTTCTTCGACATAGATAAAGAAGGACAGTTCAAAATGAACGTTCCAGCTTCTTCGGAAGAAGGAAATATATCTCTTTTAGTAAGATATGAAAATTTTTCTAATATCAAAGGTTTTGAGGAAGATACAGATCGTGGACAATTCCTAAGAAACGTTACCAATAACACTGATGTTCAATTAGAACCACACGGTAAGGGTGTTGTATCTCTAGTTAGCAAGGAGACAACACTCAAGGGATTTGAAGCGCCTCTCAATAGATTTGATGGTGAGCAGATCAAGTTAGGAACAGGGTTTCATGAGATATCTGAAGTTTTGTTTTTGCACAAACTCAATGCTCCATATTCAGACTCAACAGGAACCGGAGGGTACAACAACTCTCTTTTGAACTCCATTGACCCGGTGGAAGATGTTGTAACTTCACAAGTGATAGTTGCTGGCGAAGGGGCGAATGCTGGTGGTCGAAGCGGAACCATTTCTCTTGATGGTATGCTTTCTTTAAGTATTGGCGCTAACACAGTAGATCGTCAAAGCCTTTGGCTTGATACTGCTGGTGGAATTGTAGGAGCAATAGGCAGGGATGTCTTCCAAAGATCTATGGCCCTAACATTGGATGGTGACCTTTTTATGCAAGTTGGTGGAACAACTGTTTCTGATGATACAAGATTCCCATCTAGTGTGTTTATTAATGAAGCAAGAGATGGTGTTGTTGATATTAGAATTTGGAACACAGGAAGTTTTCATACAATTAGAATAGATGATCAAGGAATTAAAATTCATACACCCCAAAGACTTGATATAGTTAGCGAAGGAGAGATGCGATTCAAATCTGTGAGAGGCAATATGTACTTTGACGCTGAAAGTATCTATTTCTATGCAAATGACAATCCAGCTAATGGGCGTTTGGTTATGCGTTCTACCACTGGCCCCGCAGGTAAGACAATCTAAGGTAATGAAATGGTTTGTGATCCATCATCAAATAATATTAATATTGCAGATCCTGGTCCAGGTCCATCTATACCAGGTCTTGGTTTGCCTTTTTCTGTACCTAAACTTCCATTTCCTGATCTTAGTATTCCAGAAGGTATACCGGAAGATCTTCTTGATCTTATTGAGAAAATATTTGCATTATTTCCAGCGTCTATTAAGTTTATACCAAATACAGATGGGCTAACAAAAGATGTTTGGGACGCTCTTGCATCTTTGTTTAATCAACTTGCTCCATTTCTTGGTTTTTATAAATTCATCCAAGCACTGATGAATATCATTCTTTGTATTATTGATATTTTATGCGCTTTATTAAATCCATGGGCTCTTACAAGAGCAATTACAAAATTGTTTAAAAGATGCTTGCCAGATTTCTTATCTCTATTTCCATGGCTTGCACTTATATTAATGATTCTTGCATTGATATTATTATTAATTGCTTTAATTCAATATCTAATTCAAGTAATTATTGCTTATATAAAACAAATAATTGAAAACTTAAAGATTCTTGCACAATCAATTCAAAAAGCAGATCAAGAATCGATTCTTGCAGCGGTGAACAAACTTGCATATCTTCTTTGTATGATAGAGCAATTATTTTCATTACTTCTTGCTATCGCAGCTATCTTTGCAGTGATACGTCCGCTTATGGGTATTTCAGGTAGGGGTGCTTGTGCCAAAGGTGATGATTGTTGCACGGATGATTTTTGCCCCACATTTATTTCTGGATCTTATGATGGAAGAAAGAATTCAACTGGTAGGCTTATTTATTACAACCAAGTTGTTCCTTCTTTTGGTGACAGTCTTCCACCTTTTTTTGCAAACCTAAATTTATCTCTAAGAAATGAAAGCTGGCAGTTTGTTGATGATGATCCGACTGATGATTTTAGATTTTTAGACATCATAACACCATCATCTGGGTATGGTTTTACATATTGGCCAGAGGGTGAGACGTATGATTCTGACGCTAATATTGTGAAGGTTCCGTATCTTGTAGATATGAATGTCTGGATAGACCCGGCTCTTTGGGGTAATCCTGCTGATACTAAAGGTAATAGACAGTTCAGTATACAGAATGTTATTGTAAGTAAAAAGCCTACTGTTTATCCAAAATCATGGAATGGTGGAACTGAATTTACAGATCCAATATCTGGTGCTTTTAGTTTCGTTGGAGGGGAGGTTTATGAATATAATGAATCTGGTGATGGTTACACAAGATATGTAATTGGTGGTGTACCAGCTACGATAGAAACTTTTATTCATCTCGATCCTCTAACAACAAGTCAAATACCATCAATTAATGATGGGTACAATTTCCTTGATGTTGAATACCATTTAAGATTCAATACACCAGTTCTTGTTGATAAAAGACTGATTGGTCTTTCTTGTCAAGAAAGTGTTGCGTCTGAGTCTGCCGTACTTAATGCTGAATTTTCTGATATTCGTTCTGTACTAGATAAATTAGAAGATGGTATAGGAAATGGTGTTACATTTACAGATCTTCCAGATGTAGATGGTGCTCTTGCATGTCTAAATACATCTCTATCAAAGTTTAGATCTAATCTTAATGAAGAGACGGCGGCTGTTTTTCAAGCGGAAGTTGAAGCGTGCTTGGGAGACTTGCTTGAGGAATCTAAAGATTTCTATGTTACAGGAACTGTAATAGCAGCTGATTCCTACACTTCTGATTTTACACTTGATCCGGATTTGCAATTTGTAAAAAGTGACATCATTCTGAATGTTGTTTTAAAAGATAAAACAGGTACTCAGCTTGCAGTCAATGTTGATGAAGATCTCGCAGCAAGTATTGCTGAGACCATAACAGCCAATGTGACGCTTGGTAATGTTTCTGATTTTGAATACGACGGATACGGTTCTTTTAATGCAATCGTAACAAGTGATGTTGCTGGTTCTGGTATGGCTAAAGCATACCTCAATGGAGAGGTTTTATCAGAAGTTTTGAATAGAGACAATGATGATATTGATTCTGAGATTGTTGAGCGCGTTCTAAGTTATGAATTCATTGATAAGACAGATTTCGTAGATTCAGACAAGAAGAGTCGCTACGGCGCTGCCGATGTGGCAGAGGATGGTAGATAATGGTTAGTACGAGGCAAACTGTTGGAGAACAGCGTGCAGAGTCCGTACTGGATGATTTTCAAGGTATTGACCTGGATATCAACTCTTTGAAGACCAAGTTTATCAATCCTATTGATCGTTATAGAAGTCACAACGCACCTATAGTGACTGGTAATCTAGATCAGTCGGAGTTGGCTTCGTCAATCAAAGTCCAAGAAAGCCGAGCGCATGCTTTTTACAGAATGCTTGGCCTTCCATCTATCGCTCCAGATGGAAAGTTTTTCAACCCTGGTTTTGGTCAAAGATACGATTCTATAGAGGCTAAAAGAAGAGATGATATTGTTAAATCAATACCAGAATCTGTCAAGCAAATAGTTGCTCAAAGGGAAAGAAAGTCCAGAGAGAATTCTAACATTTTTGATAAATCTAGTACTGATGCTTCTGTTTTTAGTATAGCCCTTTCGACCCCAAAGGGTCAGAAAAGGTTTGCCACATCAACACAGACATCAACTTTATCATCTTTGTCAGAGGGTCCAAAACAAACACAAACAATTCCAGAGAGAAGAGATTTTATTACATCAAATTATAAAAAACGTGATGGAACTGAAATTACAAAAACATTCTCTACTGTAGAACATATTCTAGCACCATTCATGACAGATCCTATTATCAATGCTAATGTTGATCCAAAATCAGGTTCTGCTGGTGTAATGATTGGAGCTTTGTTTGCAAATAAATCAGACCTTGAATATGAACCAGGAAAATATGTAAAGAGGCCTGGTCTTGAGTTTATCCTGAGACTGAGGCTAAGGCAGCAAAACATACTTGAGCAACAAATAGACAATCTCAGCCAGATTGATTTGGATTTATTTGGATACTGGACTGAGATAGGGCGAGAAAACATTAGAGAGATTGCGTCTGCGGTTGTTGGTCAAGTAATAGATGACGATGACAGCGTAAAGATACTGAATGGAGCTGGAAATGTTGAACTTTATACTTTGAATGATTTGGTAAAAACACTCAAGGGTGTCGTTCATATTTATAGAAAAAGCATAGAGAAAATCGCCGAGATTTCCTCTCAAATTATGTGGGTTCCTCTTTCAAATGAAGGTGGTCCGGAATTTGGAACAGAAGTTTCAACTGGTTTTGTAATACCAAAAAAGTTTATCTCATCCTGGACGTTAGAACAAAGAATTAGAAAATTAGAAAACAAATCATCCATTGCCAGAAGACAGTTAGAGATTGGAGAAAATGAGGATAACACACCACTTACTTTTGGTGATTTTACAATTTCAGAATTTCAGAATGTTAGTAAGATTTACGATCTTCAAATACAAGATGAAAAAAACAAAAGAACCCAGCTGGAAGCTGAGGCGAGTAATGCACTTCGTACTGTAGAAATCATAGCTGGCGAAGTATCAGGACTAGGTCTTGTTGACATTTTAGCCATTTATATAGCTCTTTGGTCTTTAGATATTTCTGTTTTGTTGAACTTGGTTGATGACACAGCCATTCAGAGAATAACCCAATCATCTGAATGGCAATCCATAAGATCTAAAGATTTGATAGATAGATCAAACTCTATTGGTAATGCAAAAGACGCTTATGAAGCATTTGTAAACAGAATTTACAGCATATTATCGTATGCTGATAGGCTATATGATCGTGAACAAAGCTCACCAAACGAGCAAGAAGGCGGTGATATTCCAAGAGACAATTCTGGATTTTGAGGTAATTTTATGTCTTTTGACCTAAAGCTTTTTGGAGGTGATCTTGTAATAAAAAACGGTGACTTTGAGACCGTTGAAGATACCGATAAGTTAGTACAAGATGTTCTCAAATTGGTATCAACACAGATTGGTTCTAATGTGTTTTTTCCAGCTTATGGATCTCCAATGAGTCAGGCTCTTATAGGAACAGCTCAGGATCCTGAGTTTGCTGAAAATGTAGCCACACAACAGCTGAGATCTTCTCTTGAGAGGCTTCAACAATTACAAAATGATCAGCTCAGATCGGGTCAAAACATAACTCCTGAGGAGCAGATTGCTGGTATTGAAAACGTGAGGGTAAGTCAAGACCGTAACGATCCTAGGTTTTATATTGTTAATTTAACGGTTATCTCAAAAGCTTTTCAAAGAGTCCCTATTTCCTTTGCTGTAGCAGCTGTCTAACCCCTTGAACCTGTGCATTTTTTAGCATTGGGAGAGTGGCTGGATATATGCTCTTTTGTAGCTTCTTGAGGTAAAATGGTACAGCTTCGAACTGCCAACGATATAGTCCTAAGTATTTTAGATTTTTACAGAACCGTCATTCCAGAGCTTGATCTGAAACCAGGCCAGGTTGCGCGTGATATTCTTGTAGATGGCCAGGCTGTACAGATTGCTAGATTGTATGAGGAACTGCTTCGAGTAGAGGGTGCTCAATCCCTGTTACTATCTTTAGGTTCAGAGCTGGATGCAATTGCATCTAATTATGGAGCAGCTCGTCGACAGGGTTCGAAGTCTACAGGAACCGCACTTCTTACATTCAGTGAGATTGAATCAGACATTCCTATTAGTAAAGGATCTATTCTTACCGCTTCGAATGGAGCGTCATTTGTTGTAACATCATCTCTAACTGTAAGCGTTATCAATAAGAACACATACCGAGCAACAGCTCAGAAATATAGATCTGATCTTAATTTTGTAAATATTGATGATGAGTACGCTGTTTCAGTTTCAGTAGAAGCTACGACAATCGGAAATGGTGGAAACATATCTCGTTATAGTTTGACATCTACAACTATTTCGGGAGTTTCTGGAGTGACAAACCCATCATCATTTGCTGGTGGTTCTCCAGCAGAATCAGACTCTGCATTCAAGCGCAGAATTCTTGGAATTTTTAGTGGTTCAAACACAGGAACCGCAACTGGTTACAGAGATACTGTTCTAGCGGACCCTGATGTAATTGATGCTATTGTTGTAGGTCCAGGCGATCCTCTCATGACTAGAGATGGAACTCAGATATATACGGCAGAAGATGGTACAAAAACAATTACTTCAGAGGGTACTGGTGGTAAAGTAGATATCTATGCTTATGGATATAGGCTTCAGGAAATCATTGATTCCTTTGTGTACTTTGACAAAAGTAACAGGGATGACCCTACAGATGTTTCGAACGACTACGTTCTTGGTCAGATTGAAACCGATGAAGGCAAGACTGTCTCTCGTAAAAGGATTGATGACCTTGAGGCGCAAGAACTTCCTGACCAGCCTGTAACAAACATCTTGGATGTGTCTGGATCTTCTTCTGGTGCTAATTTCGTTGTAAAGAGCACAGACTCTCTTGGAAGAGTTACCGGAAATTATGAGCTTGTATATGATACAGGGGTTTACGCCGGCTCTCCATGGGGTTTTGATCGTCTTCGCTGGGTTGATGATAGAATCAGAAATCTTCCAGAAGATATTACAAAGGGTAAGTTCAATTCTCAGGACTCTACTGGTTTTGTAGATATTACAAAAATTTCTGATGTTGAACAGAGCATTCAGGTTGTCAATGAGAACTCTACAATTCAATCATCTGACAGATCGATGATCCAACTATCGCATTATCCCATAACCGCTGTGAGTCGTGTATTCAATCAAACAACTGGTGAAAGATATATAGTTGCAAATCAAAACCCAAACGGTGGAGATACCAATACAACTGGAAAAATTCAAATAACAGGATCAACCCTTCCTGCAATATCAGATATTCTTCAAGTAGATTATATCTGGATGTTCAACTATGATCCGAATTGGGATTTTGATAACCGAGTTAACTCTGACAATATCAGAAGCGCAGTTGATTCTGTAGATTGGGGTTATTCTAATGACGTTCGAAGAGAAGAAATTGTCATAGAGGCTTCAGGTGATCAAAGAATTGCTCAGGTAACACATCCTGTAAACGCGGTGGTAAGTGTAAATGTTTTTGAAGAGGAGGCGAGTGCAACTGTTACTTTGGTAAGTAATCGTCTTGCCGTTGCCGTAAGCAACAACGTAGTAAATGTTATCTCTGTTCTTCGCGATGATGGTGCCGAGCTTTACAATACTGGTGAAGATGATGGTTCATTTAGTGGTTTTACAATTTATCTACCAACAGATACTGTAGCTCAAGTTGGTGACTCTGTTTCTGTTAGATATAATGCAGTTGATAAGTTTACAGATGATGGGGTAAGCGGAAGTTTTAGCTCAAATATTATAACACTCCCTGTTCAAACAGATGTTTCTGCGGGAACAATTGTTGAAGTAAGTTATCTTGCGGATATTCGTCAACTTGTTCCATCAACATCTATTTCTGACTTGCCAATTTTCAGAGATGGAAATGGTTTTAGAAACTCAGATGCTTCTGCTTTTGGAACACAACCAACAACTCATATTTACGAAGCATCTCCATCTCCTCTCAACAACTATACACCTCCAATTCAAAGAAACCTAAGAAGGGCTCCTTCTCGTCTTCGAATGACGATAGCGGGAACCATATCTCCTGGTGTGCTTACAGTTTCAGGAACTTCTATACAGGGTGTTTTTGATGGGGTGTTTACAGCAACTTCAAGCGGTCTGACTCAAGACTTGTCACCGCTTATTCGCTCAGCCCTCGGACTGAATAGCAATCAATCAATACCATCTAATGTTAGTATTATTAGAATTTCAAAGTTTGAAAGAGTTCAAGCCACTGGTTCTGAGGTAATAGCTGTTGAACAAGAGTTTGATGTTTTTGGTTATGAACTTGAGAATAATGATTTTGCAAAAAAAGAATCCCTAGAAAATGTGGCCCTGACTAGGACGCAAGTAAGACTACCAAACACGCTTACAAATTCAGATAACCTTCCTCAATTCGGTGAGAAGTTTAGAGTTACATTCTACATTGAAAAAACATCTGATGTAGAAAATGTAGCATTCTCTAAGAGTGGTACACTGTACACTCAAAAAGTTTGGGCTTTTGTTGATTCAATATCTGTCTCTTCTGGTTTTACATCTGGGTCTTCTCAGACAGCAACACTTACCGTTGCTCCTCAAAACCAACCTATTCAAGGATCTAGATATACAGTATACTACGATTACATTGCTCCAAAACCAAATGAGCGTATTACAATTAGATATAATAAGAATCAGATTATATCTGATAATACTTTTACCATAGAACGCACTAGACCAATTGGATCTGATGTTCTCGTCAAAGCAGCTGTACCAATATCTGTAGATATTAATCTTGCTATTGTTGTAGAGAAGGGTTTTGAAACATCAAGTGATGTTGTAAAGCAAAATGTTGCAGATGCAATTACGCAAGCTCTAAATGCTGTTGAGCTTGGAACAACTATTGATGAATCTGACTTCATCAATGTAGCTTATGGCGTGAATGGTGTAGATCGCGCACGTTCCCTTGGTTTCAACCGAACCGGAGAGATCGGACGAGTTCTTAGTATTAGCGCAGAGAAAAACGAATTTATACAAGCCAACAGTGTTGTTGTCGAAGTTGAAGAGAGATAATGTCCAATCTTAGAATTCAAAACATCAATGCAGCGGACTCTCGAACAATCAAAGTCAAATTTTCCAATAATCTAGCTCTTGATATTGGTCGTTCGAATGTTCAAGTAATTTCTGAAATTCCCAACGTCCCAGACGCTGAGGTTGTGGGCGTTTCTGTATCTAAAAACATTTTGATTATTGACACGCTACCTCAAACTCCATTCTCAAGATATAGGGTAGTTTTCCAATCAACTGACGGAGTTCGCTTCAGAAGTGAAGATGGTCGTGATTTTCTTATTGAAGATGGACGCTCTAATGTTAAGAAAGTTCTTGGTGCAGAAAATGATTACAACCCAACTAGATCTGCATTTGTAAACTACTTAGGTGGTACCAACAGTGTTTACGATCTATCCAGAGAGACTGTTATTAGGGTTATTCTGAACCAAGTTTCAGACATGATCAATAGAACCAGGGCAAGCATTCGTCAGGCTAAAACGGCAAACTATCTTGAAGTGTTCATTAAAGATGAGCGTAAGACTAGAAGGTTTGGCCCATGGGATAGGTTGAACCAAGAAGGTGCTTTCGAGGTGACTCGTGTTGGTCTTGGACCAACAGACGAAAACCTTGCTGGTAGCATTTATTTTGATAGCTTCCCATCTGATCCTGTTACGCTACAAAGAGATGTTATATCTTCAGAAACACTAACTCTTGGTTTTGGTAGTGGAACATATAATGATCTAGTTCTAACTTTGAATCGCAAACCAGTTACAAAACTAACATCTGTTCGATTCAATTATGAAAATGGTGATCATTACGATTATGATATTCGTTATTTTGGGTATAGAATAAAAGACCCAAAATATGATGAAGAATTTGCTCGAAGACTAATAACTCTTGATGATAATCAAGTTAAACTTAGTGATGAGTTAAAAGAGGATTTGTCGGTCGTAATTCCGAGTGGTGTAGATACAATTACTGTAAGCTACGAATACAAATCTCTTGGAAGAGTTATTGATGAAGCATCTGTAGAGGTTGTTCAAGTTATCAATACGGTTAGAGATCCTGCTCCAGCAATCACAACCGCTTTTTCTTTAAGTAATGCACCCGTTGTAACCGCGAGTGACAAGATTCCAACATCTGGTGGAATTCAATTCCTTGATCCTTATTCAACTGAACCGTTTAGAACAACGCATCCAGCGTTCTTGAGAGAGATTCCATTCAAGGAAGGTGGTCTCCCAGTGAATGCTGGAGAGTACTCTGTTGATTATGAGACAGGGCGTGTATTTGTTTACGGAGCTGCGGACAATGATGGTACAGGATCTTTCCCACCCGCAATGACATACAACTATAGAAAGACGTACGTACCCAACTTGGATTACACATACGTTCCAGAATTTAGGGACTTGGTTGCATCTCCACTTAGAGATTTGGTTGGAGAAGAAGCAAAGATCAATTATCTATATGAACAGACATATGTTCCTGGTATAGATTATGAAGCTAACGTTCATGTAGAATCTAGAAATGAAAGGGTTGAAAACAGACTTGCAACAATTGATTCTATCTATACATTAAATTCTCCAATTACTGATGTTTTCAGAATTTACAACGAAACAACAGGAGAAGTATATTCTCTAAGAAGATTCTCTGACAACAAGATCTTCTTCAATTCACGTACACCTCCAAAAATTACAGAGATTGAAAGAGAGCGGGTTACATTTACACAAGTTTTGAACGAGCCTCTGATTGTTGAACAAGAATTATCTAATACATCAAGCATTCGTATTTTAAAGATAAGACTAGAGAATCAGAATATTATTTCTGGCACTGAAGATGTTATAGGTTCAAGTTTTAACTCTAGTGTTGTATTTAGTATGAGCGAGATTTTTGGTCTTGAACTATACTATGACGCACAAGAGCTTTATGAAGATATCAATATTGAGAGAATTGACGTAGGTAAGTATCAAGTAAATTACAGAGAAGGTATTATTTATGTTGGTGTAACTAATGCACAGTCTTTGAATGTTGGAACTGTTTCATACAGAAAAGCCATTATTAGTCCTAATAACCCTCATGTTATTTCTGTATCTAATATATATGCATCTATAAATGCAAATTTCGGTACATCAAAACAGTATGACTATTCTGGTTTTGGAGAGGGTGAGATTATCCCAATTCCAACTTTAATAGATTATTCTGATGAAAGATTTCTTAATGAAGACATTACAAATCCATACTTGTTAGATAATAATACTATTTATGTATCTGATGATATCAAAAGCATCAGGGGTATCTATGATGTGTATGATTTAAATAACAATGATGCTCCAACTAACTTTGCTGAAGCTTCTTTATTTACAGCAAATATAATTACAATGGATACTGTTGGTATTCAAAAATCCACAACAACAGTAGTTGGTCCTGGACTTGTAATTGCAGTTCCATTCATTTCACCTGGAATTGTAGTAGGGCAGGTGACATCTATTGTTAGACAAACGGATTCGGTTCAGCTTGTTGATGGTTATGAAATCATTACTGGTAATGATATTACACTCTCAGGAAGCTCTGGAGCATCTGTTGGGGATGTTGTCACGGTTATTTACACTGTAGTTTTGAACGGAGCATCCACTCCAGTTGTTGATTACAACCGTGGAGATATGTATGTTGACTACTCATATTTAGTTGATGAAATAATTATATCTTATGAGTGGGGAGATAACATAATTGATTGGCGTCAGAGTTCGGTTCTAGATGAAGGTGATACATATTATGTTTCCTACACCATAGGGGCTTTGAGAAATTCACTTTTGGAGAACTTTGGTTCATTAATTCAGATACCAGAGCTTCAAGCGTTTGACCAAGATCTTGATAGAGAAACATATAGAGATATTTTGCAAGGTGCTTTGCAAACATTTACAAAGGGACCGACAATACCTGCAATGAAACAACTCATTGCCCAGGTTACCCAGATAGATCCTAGAATCGTTGAAGCAACCCTTTGGTCTCTTGGAGTAAGTTACTTTGAGAAGATTGCTCCAAAAGTTTTAGGAGATGCTTATCTTACAACAGGTTGTTTCGATCAGGGTATTGCTGTTAGAAATCGTGGTGATGGTGTTACACTCCCAATATCCAATAATCTTAGGTTAGAGGAAGGAACATTAGAGCTTTGCCTTAAAACAGATTGGGATGGTATTGACAACGACGCGACCATCACATTTAGAATTCAAAAAGATGGGTACGACGTTCTGGCGGAAAACATCTATATTGGAGCATCTTCTTTCAACCCAGAAGTTGAAGATGGAGCTTTCTCCGTAAATCGCATGGATGACCAAAGCCCAATAGGTTTGCCAGCACTCATATTTACTCAGGTTGGTGTATTTATTTACTACGATCCTGATAACAAGCAATGGAAGGTACTTGCAAAAGACATTCCGGGCCCTGGCGGATCTGTGTACTCCGGAACGGTTACTACATCCGGCGCTTTTTATGATGTGAAGTTCATTCCAAACCTTGGAGAGCTAAGCGATGTTCTCCGCTCTGAGATTGAGAGTATTGAGTTTGAGTTCCATCTTGATGGTTATGATGCCGCCTCGCCAGATGGATATGATGGATACAGCTCATCAATCATTACAAATTATTCTTTTGATGGTATTCAGTTCATGTCTGATGATAAGCATTACCTGTTTGACTTCGGAAAAGCACTGGATAGAAACAGATTTTCTTTGTACAAAGATGGTCGCGGATACTTAGTGTTTGAGATCTGGGATCGTGGTGGTCTTGGAAAGCTACAACCAGAAAGAAGATCTGTTTATCAGGTTAGCGCAGACATTCAAAACTGGCGAGCTGGCGAAGAGCACAATGTTGGCATTTCTTGGGTTTTGAATTCTTCAGATAGAAGGGATGAAATGCATTTATTTGTTGATGGCTTTGAGACGCCCAACCTGGCTAGGTTTGGTAATGTTCCAAGTGTTGCTTCTACAAATAGATTCAGAACGGTTGTCCCAGAACAGTTGGCAGGAACTATTGTTAAAAAAGCAATAGTTGGCTATGATTTATCAACGGAACAAGGTTCTGATGTTGTCACATCAAGTGTTGTTAACTTCAGCGCAGAGGGTATTGTACCAGGAGATACAATTGAGATTCTTGAACAGAGTTTTACGACATACACAATTATTGGTATAACCGGAAACGAGCTTACGCTTAGCTCTCCAATGCCTGCAACACTTGGAGATGCCCGGTTTAGCGTCAATCCAGTTGAGTTTATTGTAGGTACTGAAATTGATATTTATAGAAACATCGCTGTATTTACATTAAGTTCCGGAGTTGAAACAGAAATTCCAGGAACAAGGGCACAGATACCATCGTATTCCATTGAAAGAAATACGCTCAACCAAAGAGTTTTGAAACTTATTGGTAATGCAGATGTTGGAGATCAGATTCTTATCAAGACATTTGGTTTGAACCATAGAAGATGCCGAGGTAAGATATACCTCTGGGGTCCAAACTCAATTGTTAAAACAAACTCTCCTCCACCAATCAACTTGGATGATGTTGTTATTCGTACGGTGGTTGTGCCACTTACCCCGGTAGGTCCAAACAACAGTACTTTTATATTGGGTAACTTTGAAGCAAGTCTGGATGGATATACTCAACCATCAAATGCAATTGAGGGTAGGTATCTCGATGTACGTGTAACAGGAGATAACAACAACTTCTCAAATCCAGTTACGATTACCATCACTGGTGATTCTTCTGGTGGACCAACTGAAGTTCTTGTTTTCAATTCACCATCAAAGCAAATGACATTATATAAGTGGAAGGAAATTTCATCAATTTATGTTGTTGCAACACCAATTGTGTCATCTAAAGATACATCAGCAATTGAAATCAAAGAAACATATTCTGTAACAGAGCCTGCTGGAAATATGATTTATCCAGTTATTAGATACTCTTATAAAACTCAGGCAGGTTTGACTCTTGAATCTGATGGCGGCCTGGTTGTAACTGATCCTCAGGGATTCTTCGCGGAATCTGAAGTTGGAAATCTGTTTTCAATTACAGCTCCACCATCTGCTGCTGGTATCTATCTTATTGAAGATAGATTAGATAACAACTCGATTCGATTGAACACTTCTGTTCCGGCTTTTACTGATGGTACTTATGAATCGTTTGAGACATCAATAGGCAGATCTGGTTTCCAGAATGGTTTCTTCTTCCTTGAGGTTGCTGGTTTTACAAACCAACCATATATCCTACCAGCTGGTCACTACGAGATTGATTATGCCGCATACTTAGAGGTTCCTTTTGAGCCTTTAACTACAGAGATTGGTATTATAGGAAATGACATTACTTTACAAAATCCAGCAAAGGCTGTGATTGATGAGTTCAGAGTTTTGAACATGCAGCTTACAGATACCAGAGTTGGCGAGACTATATCTGCTGGAGATGAATCAATAACAACTGGTGCAAATAAGCTCTCTCCATTCAAAAAGAATCAAGATACTTTAACCCTCTTCCATTTTGAAGAGTTTCCACCTGTCAACGATTCTGACTTCTATATTTTCGCAACCAAAGAGTATGTGCAATCTGGAAGGTCTGTGAACTCTAGGTTTGGTCATTCTATTGTTATTCGTGACAAGGGTTTAACATTTGATAACGCTGGCCGTTTGGATACATCCAATGAGGGTATGATTGAATTCTGGGTTTCTCCCAGATTCGACACTTACAATGACCCAAACATTCGAGTTTATTTTGATGCCGCAGCGAATGTGATTGAAGAGGTTACCTCTATTACAAAGGGTCGTGTTCAGATTTCTGGACGCGCAAGATCTGTTCTTTATGTAAGACTTGAAAATGATACAGATCTTCAGGGAGTGAACTACTTTAATGGTGGTACCATTGATACGGATGGTAGGACCCTAATATTGAACACACCGCTTCCGTTCCAGAACACACCGGTAAAGGTTGCTTACATGCCAACTGGCGTTCAGGGAGATAGAATTACAATTGCAAAAGACAGAGAGGGATTTATCTCTTTTACTGTCAGTGCTCAGGGTAAAGAATACCAGACAAGACAACCGGTGTTTTGGCCAAGAGACACTTGGCATAGAATTCGTGCATCTTTTAAATTCAACAGAGCAGATAACAGAGATGAGATTCGTTTATTTGTTGATGGAGAAGAGCGTGGATCCTTGCTTTTCGGCCAGGGAGATATTTTGTTCGGCCAGGGAGCTATCTGGGGACAGTCAGCTGTAGGAGCTGTAACAAATCAAGTATACATAGCTGATATAAACTTTACTGATATAGTACAACAATTCTCACTTGGACAAGATTTCGCAGGAAACTTTGGAGCAGAAGCAAGATTAGATAATTTGAAAATATCTAACAGATCAATAAACCCAATTATTATATCTGGACAACCAAGAGATGTATATTTCAATACAAACACTGATTACATTTATCCATCTATAGAAGATGCTTTTACAACATTTTTGTTCAACTTTGATCAAACAGTACAAAAAACAGAGGATTTTGCGATTCTACGAAATCCTACATACGGCATTTTCAACTTTAATATCGACATCATTGATTCTTTCGACATAGTTACTGGAGATAATCGTGTTCGCACTGTGTTGGAAGCTTTGATCAACACCTTAAAACCTGCTGTTTCTAAGGTTGGTATAAATTATGTGAAGTGAACTATGACCACTAGAAAAAACGTATCATATACATTTAATAGATTTTATGACTCCCAGAGGGTTGATCAAGACGATATGGATGTTGAACAAAGTCGAAATGTCAATAAGGACGCCTCGATAGTTCAAAACCATTTTGGCTCTGGTGTGTTACCTGCGGCCTCCATTCAGAAAGTGCTGTTTGATACGGATAATTTATTTCCAGATCAAGTTGCTCTTATTGCATCTAATGATTTTGATGGAACCGGTCTGCGTCCATTGGCACAGCCAGCAGATACCACACTTGGAAATCAACTTGAGATTCAACTTACAGATTCTACGGACATTCTAAATGGTCTCTCTACGGTTGGTGGTAGACTTAGTACTAAAGTTCTTATAATTGGTTTGGATTTCCAAGGAAATCTCCAATATGATAGATTGTATTTCTACAAGAAAGAAAAGCAAGTAACACAAAAACACTATGCTCTTATTTTGTCTGTATTTTTCAATGATTTTTACGGAAACAACAACTGCTCAAGGCAGTTGGGTGGGCGTGTTATTATTCGTGAGACAAACTCTTTCCAGTTATCTCGCGATCCTATTATGATTGCACAGGATGTTGAGCCAAATATCTTCTTCCGTGATTTCAAAACATCAAATACATCGGAAAGTTCAAGTCCAGTTTTAACCCTTTACCAAGCAATTCAATCTGGTATTGGAACAGAATACAATGTTGATGCTCTTAATATTAATACAACTGTAAAAAGAGAGTTTCAACTTGGAGCTGATGTTACGACTAGGCTTGCTCAGAAGTTTCTTGCCAAGACAAACAACATCCAAAAGATAACAGTTCTCTTGGGTGTACGAAGAGATTCTGCGGCTTCTCTCACTAATAGATATGATTGGAGCGGTGAGCTTATTGTATCTGTTTTTGAGCTTCAAAACACAGTTGATTGTCCAACTGATATCGTTCCAGAGCTTGCTATTGAATTTACTCCAAACCCAATTCCGCTAACTCAATTCAGTATTGATCAGGCTGCACTAGAAGATCAGGGTTATGTTTTAAATGACGTTCTTCAGCCGGTAGATTTTGTATTCAACAACTCTCAAATAGGAAGCACTTCAAATCCAATAATTGTTCCTGGAAAGTACTATGCTATTTCTTTTGGTAGAGCTGGCGATGCATCTGTGGGTACTTTGTTTACGGGTATTGGAAATTCTCAAAGTACAGATGATCGTTTTTCTATCTTTACTGGAGAGTGGACAGATGTTCCTGAAGAAGACCTATGGTACCAAGTATGGACGGATGCTGCAAAAGTTTCTGATGGATTTGCTTATGATGATGGTAATGGAATGGAGATTCCAAAAACCAACCAAAACGAGCTTGGTGCAACTATAGATTACTCATTTGGTTTGAACCCATTTGTTGATTCTGGTCAAAATACCCTCAACACAGCTGTGGTTGAGGCTGTGGTTCAGCAGTTTCAACAAGAACAAGATGAGAGAACAGGCAATCCAGTTTACGCTCGTCAAAAGTTTGAACCAAGTTTTAGCTTTGTTACTAACGCTACACTCAGCACTCTTCGTGAAACCTCTGAACCTTTGATTATTGGTTGCGCCACAGACACTAATGCAAAGAGCAATGCAATTATCACCGGAACACAAAATCTCCCGGGTCTTGTGAATGGTAATACCTTTATCGTAATCAATCCTGATGCAGGCTTAACTTCTCAACAGCTCATTGGTTCCAAACTTATCCCTAACGATGACTTTTCAACTGATTACAAGATTGTTCGTGTAAGGATTTGTACAGATGGATATGGAGATGTGAATGGAGATGGGTCCATTGATGCAGATGATGTTATCCGAGCAACACAGCTTTTGGGTCAATCGTTATCTCTCGAATCAACTCAACAAGGTATCATCGATGGATATTACGATACTCTTGAAATTATCAGAGCTGATGTTGATGGGGACGGATATATTAGCGCATCTGACATTGACTTGATTTCAGATTTCGTTGCTAGAAATATCAACTCATTTCCTGTTGGAGCGAGCTTCCAGCACGTTGAGATTGAGGTTCAAAACTCCACTGGTCGTTTTGATGGATACTTTGACTGTGATGGGTATGTGAGATTGGATGGGTACACCGGATCGAATCTTGTTCTCCCATCAGATCTTTCAAGCACAGAACTGAAGTACTATGGGTACAACTCTATACCCGATATGTTTGCAGCAGATCCTGCTTTCTCAACGGTTCCTTGGACTCCATTAGGTTTTAGTGTTAGACCTGTACCATTCTGGCAAGATTACTTACTACAATTCTCATCAGAGGCAAGGCTTGTTCCTGCGGCATTTACGTTTGACGAAGACTCAGGCGATTTGGTTGATGAAAATGGAAATTGTATTACGCAAGATATCTCTGTTTGTATTGATGCATCTGAAATTGTACCTCGTTGTAATCCGGGAAGAAATGATTTCTTTGTACCCGACAACCTCATCATTGGTAAGGGTCAAATTCTTAAGAGAGATGGAACCCTATTTAGACAAGATCTTGAAATTCAACATATTATTCTTGAACTTCCCCAAGAAAAGATTTTCGACCATGCTATCTTAAACGTTTTTGATAAATTGATTGCCGACTCAGGAGACGGTTTCACATCAGCAGGTTATCCAGCTTTGAAATTCTCAGATTGTTCAACGGTGGGAACCGATGCTTTGGCAAGAAACCAGATTAGGTTCGGAGTAACTATTCAAAGCAGATTCCCAAATCAGGATGGTTATGATATCGATGGGTATGGAATTATAGTGAATGATACTTTCGGAATCGATATAGATCAGAGCACCGGAATTCTCACACTTACGGTGAGCGATCTTGCTTATGATCCAATCTTCTCCGAGCTTAGAACAAAAATTGAGATAACTGTATATCTCAAGAGGGCAGGTTGGAACAACACACCATTCACAGTACCGGCAAATCAGCTCTCTGGATTGTTCGCTTCTGGCGTTTCTGATCCATAATAGTGTCGAGATTCCTTTTTAGTTACATGTAACTTTCAAAAGGAGACTCGTGAGAGTAAAAATACAACAGTTCTTATTTGGTAAAAACCATAGTTGGAATTGTTGATATATAACAAATTATGGAAAAAATAATTTGTAATGCCTGTGGTGTGTCTAAAGATGCAACCACGGGTAATTTTTATTGGCGAAATGATAGTAAAAAATACAAAAAAAAATGTAAAGTATGTATTCTTGACAAAAGTAAATATAAATATCAGCAAAACAGTAATGTAATTAAAGCTAAAGTTGCAAAATATAGAGAAGAGAATCGTGAACAAATTAAAGAAAAAATGAAAGAATATAATTCTCTTCCTGAAACTCAATCTCGAATGAAGAAATACAGACAAGATAATAAAAAACTGTTACGTAAAAAAGAGAAAGAGTGGAGATTGAAAAATCCTGAAAAAGCTAAGGTTATAACAAGACGTAAAAATCAAAAAAGAATGAAAAACCCAATGGTTCGTATTAGAATAAATATGAGTCGTGGTATATCTTTAGCTCTCAATAGAGTTGGTTCATCAAAAGCTGGTGACTCAGTAATGAATCATTTTGAATTCACAATTGATGAATTAAAACATCATTTAAAGTCACAGTTTGAATCGTGGATGAATTGGGAAAATTATGGTTCATATACAAACAAATGGGTCGATGATGATAAATCTACATGGAAATGGCAGATAGATCATATTATACCACATTCAGAATTTAAGTATGACTCTATGGATCATCCAAATTTTAAAGAGTGTTGGAAACTTAGTAATCTAAGACCATTATCAGCAAAGAAAAATTGTTTGGATGGATGTAATAGAACAAGACATAGGAAAATATGAGAATTAAGATACAGCAATTTTTATTCGGAGCCAATCATAGTTGGTCGCTGGTCGGTCAAAATATAGGTAGGGCACTACTTAAACTTGGTCATGATGTTGATTTTGTATCAACAGATGGTTTTGTAGATAAGTATTGCCCTAATGATATTAGACAACATGCAAAGTTAGTTGGGGTTCCGCAGAACCAAATATTAAATGAAGTTAAAAAACTTGGTATTTATGATTGTCAAATATCATATACAGCACCTCATAATTGGCCAGCTTATTTGATGAATGGAACTCATAATAGATTTGGTATTTGGAACTACGAATATAACAATAAAAAAGATGCAAAAGATTCTTTGTTACAGGGATTTGCAAAATTCTATAGAGCAACAGATCTGGTTTTACCTTCATCTAATTTCACAAAAGAAGTTTTCTTATCAATGGGAATTCCAGAGGAAAAGATGAAGGTGATTCCTCATGGAATTAATCTAGAAGATTTTAAAAACATTGAAAAATACAAACTCAAGACTACAAAGTCTACTAAGATTCTTCTAAATATAGCTCAACCACATAGAAGGAAAGCTTTGCATTTAGCGCTGCAATCCTTTGGTCAAGCATTTACTAAAGATGATGATGTTGTATTGGTTGCAAAAGTATTTAAACAGAACAAGGGTCAAAACTTGTTTGATGTTGACTTCAATGACATATATAAAACATTCGAAAAGAAGTTTCCCAAGCATGCTGAGGTTGAATTCATCTACGAATTCATTCCTAACATAGCTGATTTGTACCACTCATGTGATGTGAACTTCTCCGCGACGTATGCGGAATGCTGGCATCTTCCTTCTTTGGAAGCGTTGGCTGCCGGAATTGTGAATGTCGTACCCAGATATGGTGGGCAACTGGATTTCTGTACAGACTCTAATTCTTTACTAATTGATGGAAAACTTGTACGCGCTCCTAGAGATCACCAGTACTGGAAATTTAATCCATACGCAGTCCATTTTGAGATTGATACCCATGACGCGGCCAAAAAGCTTCGTAAAGCTGTATTTGATAACACAAAACTGAAGGATGAGTTTCAATCTAGTATGACTGATACTGCTAATAAGTTCACCTGGGAATCGGCAGCGGAGCAAATTTTGTCGCTCTGTGTGAAGTGAATAGATTTGTTAATCGATAAATAACCATGCCAATACGGTAATGAAGCTGTCATATTTAAGTATAAAAAGATATATATGAATTATAAACTTTCAATAGTAATACCTGTATATAATAATTTTAAGTTCACAAATTCAGTTTTGAAATGGTTTAAAAATAGAAACGATTTTGAAATTATAATTGTAAATAACGCATCAACAGATAATACAAAAACAGAGTTAGAAAATATGAAGTTATCTATGGATAATTTGATATCAATCCATAATGAAATTAATATTGGTTTTGGAGGGGCCGTAAACCTGGGTATAAGTAAGGCTAAATCAGATTATGTTTTGATATTAAATAATGATATTATGATTGCTACATCTAGTGATAGTTGGCTGTTAAGTCTTATAAGTAATGATGCTTTAGTTGGTCCTACAGGTGGTTTTTTAGATAACAATTTGAATTTTAAATATGAAACAGAAAATCCTAATGATAAAATTAATTATATGTCAGGGTGGTGTCTTTGTGCTCATAAAATGATTTGGAACAAATTAATATTACCAGAGTGTTCTGGTCCATTTGATAATAAAACTTATTTTTGTTATTTTGAAGATACAGATTTATCATTTAGAGCAGCAAAGCTTGGTATACCATTTAAAATGGTAAAAATACCAGTTTTTCATATTGGAAAACAAACATCCAAAAAATTAAATACAACACAGTTATTTACTGAATCTAAAAAAAAGTTTATAAAGAAATGGAAGAAATAATACGTAAAATAGATAATTTTTTGAAAATTAATGATGGAAAATTAATTTCTAAAATATCTGAATATAAAAATGCTAAAACCAAATTAAAATGGATGTGTAAGTTTCATCATGAATTTGAATCTTCATGGAATAAAGTGCAACAGGGCAGATGGTGTCCTTATTGCGCAGGTAAATATTTAAGCATATTAGATGCAAAAAACATAGCACAAAGTAGGGGAGGGTATTGTTTATCAGATACATATATAAAATGTATTGATAAATTATTATGGGAATGTGAAATGGGGCATCAATGGAAGGCTTCTTTGAATAGTGTAAAAAATTCAAAAACATGGTGTCCATATTGTTCTACAAGCATTGGAGAGAGTGTTTGTAGATTATTTTTAGAAAAACTTTTTAATGAAAAGTTTCCAAAAATACGCCCACCATGGTTAAAAACAAAAAATTCTTCATTAGAGTTAGATGGTTACAGTGAAAAACTTGGTATAGCTTTTGAGTATCAAGGAGCACATCACTTTGAAAAATCATATAAAAAACAAAATTTAGAAAAAGTAAAAAAACATGATTGGTACAAAAAAAGTATATGTCAGAAAATGGGAATAAAATTATTAATAATAAATGATTGTGAAAATAATAAGGTTGAAAATATTAGATCGCAAATAATTAATAATATTGATGTTAAATATATTGATACTTTAAAAAAAATTAATATTTCTGATATTGATTTATATAAGAGAAATTATATGGAAAATTTACATTTATTAGCTAATAATAATGATGGTGAATGTTTATCTGATAAGTTTATTGGTTCTAAAGAAAAATATAGGTGGAAATGTAAAAATAATCATATATGGGAATCAAGTTTATATTCAGTAAAAACAGGTTCGTGGTGTAAAAAGTGTAAAAATATAAATTTAATGGATAATTTAGATATAGCCAGAGAAATCGGTATTATACGAGATGTAGAAACTGATGTTTATAAAAAAAAGATATTACAAAAAGCAATTAAATATCTAAGTGTATCTAAAACAAGGAAGTAAATTAATGAAAATATATACAATGTGTTTAAATTGGAACGGATCTGATTTGTTACAACAAATGCTTCCTGGTTTATTTAAAAATTTAAATAATACAGGTTTAGATTATCATGTTGTTATTAGAGATAATGGATCAAAAGATAATTCATTGGATATTTTAAAACAATTTGATATTGAAATTCTCCAAATTAATCATAATAGAGACTCTTTTTCCAAGGGTATGAATTCGATATTTAATATTGCAAATGTATCAGATAATGATGTAATTTTATTAATTAATAATGACATCATTTTTAATGATGAAATATCATTATCATATATGATTGAAACAAAACAAAAATCTAATGCTTCGATTTGTGGTGCAAGACTTATGTATGAAGATGGGACCATAAGTCATAATGGAGTTATATTTTCAGAAAAACATAACAATATGCCATGGCACTTTAGAGATCGTTGTAAGGTTGAAGATAAAGATAAAAAAGACAGGTATTTTCAGGCAGTAACAGCTGCTTGTATGTTAATTGATGTGAAATCTTTTAAAGAAAGTTGCGGTTTTGATGAATCTTTTATATGGGCTTTCGAAGATGTAGACTTAAATTTACAAGTTGGAATTAACCAAAGAAAAAAAATTGTATGTTGTGGTAAAACAGAAATAACACATATAACATCAAAAACTTTACAAAGAAACCCTGTAAATAAAATGTTTTTGCATAAGAATGTTGCTCGTTTTAGGGAGAAATGGTCTGGTAAGTACAAAATTGACCACGAGTTGTACCTAGGTAATCCTTTACACAATGAAATCAAGTAAAGAAAACAAGTACAAATCTAAGTTCTTTCCGTTTTCCGCAGGTATTCCTTGGAAAATAGAGCGAGGTAAGTACATCATCCCTAGTATAGACAGGGAAACGTGGCATAAAGTGCTTGATGATAAATGTATTATTATTACAGCTTTCGGTTCTTATCTTGAATCATACTTTTCTTTGTCTGTTGCAGAGATGTTTGCAACCACAGATTCAAAGCGAAAGGTGTATTGGTTAGGTAATCCTGAGTTTGAAACACTAGTAAAACTACAAGGATTATGTAAACCATGTAAGATCAATCTTACAAAAAGTGATCTTGAGCATTATCCAACTCCAATCTTCTTTGATAAAAATGAAAATGCATACTTCAATGTTTTGAATAACTACTTAATCAAGACATCGTATTGGGGTTTGCATCCAGAAACTGTAAATGATCCTGTTCTTAAACAAATATTTGCTAATGTTATGGTTCCTTGGAACGGTTATTTCCCAAAAATGAGGAATCTTGGCAGCGAATTCTTTGAAGAACTCATTCGAACAGGCAGAATAAGAGATCGTTCGCGCATTATAACTCTTATTTTAAATGATAAAATAGAAGATATACTGAAATGGAATCTTCATAACATCAAAGAGTTTGCTCAGTTGATTGCAAACAAGGGTATTCGGGTTGTTGTATTCAGCAAACACTCTAATTTGTTCCATGGAACCAAGATTATAGCTTTTGATTTTAATATCAGAAATATATTACAACTGATAAATAGGTCTTGGATGGTACTTTCTAATGATATCAATTTATTATTGATATCTATGATGTCTTCTGATTGTAAAATAATGGGTCCATCTATAGATGGACCCATGAACTTATTAAAAAATGCCGAGTTCCTTGAAGTTCAGAACGATATATTTAGTTCTCGGAACTGGATTTCACCAATAGAAGCATATACAATTTGCGAGGGTCTTTTATGATAGATACAACACTGATGATGGTCACTTACAATAGGCTTGATTTGACCAAAGAAACACTAGACTCTTTGTGGAATACAACAAAAGATCCGTTTCAACTAGTGGTAGTAGATAATGGATCTTCTGATGGTACTATAGAATACCTAAAAAGTATTGAAAAGAAGGCCCCTATGAAGATTCATATAGTACCCCTAGATGAGAATAAGGGAATCGCTGTAGGGCGTAACTTAGCTTTGCAAAAAGCCAATCAAATAGGTACAAAATGGTACTGTACAATAGACAATGATGTCCAGATGCCTGAGGGGTGGTTGGGGGAGTGTGTAGATATATTAACCACCAATAAAGGGTATGGTGCTATTGGTGTCAATATGGAGATTCGTCCGTACCCTATCGTAAATAAGGGCGGGTTCAGATTTCAAGACAAGCCACAAGGAAATCTTGGGACGGCTTGTATGGTTTTTAGAAAACAACTTCACCAAATGATTGGGTATTTCACCACAGAGTACGGCAAGTACGGCGAGGAGGATGCTGACTTTGGTATGCGAGCAAGGGTTGCAGGATTCAAACTAGGATACATCGAGAGAATGGGAAATCATCTTGGCGCTGATGAAGAAGATAAAAACGAATATAGAGAATTTAAAACCAAACAACATGCTGACAATCTAGCATTATTCCAGAAGAATTGTGCATTGTATGCCCAGCGTAAAAAGGCTTTGTACATTCCGTTTAAGATGTAAAGGAAAGAATGGTAACATCTTTGATAAAGAAAATTATTCCGGAGGAATTTCAACCTTTATTACAAACAACCAAGAACGCTTATGTTTCTGGTAACTCTCTGATCATTCAACCCAAACTTGGACAGGTTGTTTTTAATTTCAAAGATGTTCGTTGTGATACCTGTGTCGTTCGGTTGAAAAGAGACTCTGGAAATGGAATTTTAATGATCTCAGCCAATGGGATTAGTCGTGGATATCAAATCAACTCCAGAATTTCTCAGAGTATATCATTTCCCGTTGGTGATGATGGATTAGTTCAGGTACATAGAACCAACCGAAGCAGGGGAGATATCTCTATTTTAGATGTGTCCCTTTATGCCGAAACTATGGATGCTACAGATTGGAATGTGCAAATTAACAAATGTGATAAGCATCACTGTTTGCGATTGATTGGTGATAATCTCCATGCTTCTGATGGTGCTTTTATTCAGGGCAATATACTAAGAATCCAAACAGAACCAAACAACATGTTTACAAATAAAGATGGTATTGTTCGGTTCTTGGGATCTTGTAAAATCATTGACTTGGAGGTTGGTGGCGAAAATATAAGAAGAGATATTGATCCTGTTTTAAACCTACCTGTAGAACCCGAAAGGGTGAGGTCAGATCTTCTTGTAGAAGATGTTAGATTAGGTAATAAGGAAGAGCCTGTTGTACCTGCTGGTTTATTTGACACAAACGCAACTGGATTTTCTCCAGTCTATGGAAGTAATGATTCTGTCGTTAATGTTTCAGGGGTTGTTTTAGATCGTCACGGAAGTTACAATATTCCACTCAAGAATATAAATCATGGTAAGAAGTACAGGGTAGATATAACAGTTTCCAGAATAGATGGTAATGGAAAGTTTATGTTTAACATACTTCCAAATCCTTCTGGATCTGTTGTTAAAATGGCCTCAAATGAAGATAGGACATTCAGCATAGAAACGGCACCATCAGTTTCTTCAAGTTATTCACTGAGTGTTTGGAGACATCCATCATCGAAGGGTCGTATTAGAATTTCTCGCATTGTAGTTTCTGGGGGGGTGGAATCAGTTCTGGAGCCAGAGATAATTAAACATCGTCAAATACGACCAATTCAAAATCGAGCGCCAGAACCTCCCAAACCGGTAGTAAAACCATTACCTCCACCATCTATTATTAATTATAGTGATGATTATGTAATGAGAGATGTCATTCGGTTTGCTGATTATAATTTCAGCAAACCAAGTCATCAAAGCCGTCCGATTTCTATCTCTACTACCTCGGGAATGCGTTGGCTTTCGAAGATTCAAAGTTCAACGAATAATTTTCACATTGATGATAAATCTGATGTATTAATTTGCTCTATTGATAGTATTAAGGAAGCTAAGAAGGTTTTTCTTGATTCTTTTACAGAAGATAAGATTACAGATAAAATTATTGAAAGTCTTAGTAAGACTGATGTCATTTACACCCCAACAGAACAAGGTGTATCAGCTCTTATGAATAAGCTTGATGGAAAGGATATAAGGTGCCTTGCCAGAGTTTGGCCCTATACTCAGCCTGTTAGTATACCATTCTTAGAGACTAAAGATTTTATTGTACTTCCTAACAGAAACGATCAGGTAACTAGGCTTGTTATTGATGCGCTTCATGGTTTGAATATTGTCGTTCTAGGCGCGCGAGGACGATATCCTCAAAATGTCATACCAGTGAATGAATATCTACAATACAATAAACTTCTTTGGTTGATTCAAAAGGCCAAGACTGTCGTGGACTTTCATAATGTTGAAGATCATAAATCCGGACTACTTGATATCACTATGAATCTCGGAACACCCATAGTTACATCTTCTTGGAATTACATGAATTTTGCAAACATTATATTTGTTGATTCATCTCAAGAAGTCGGTGATTATAGAGTTCCGTCACAAGCTGATATCACCGAGGCTGTTTATAATGCAAAAGACAAAGGATTAGAAAACATACAAGCACAAAAAGATGCGTTCGAATCATTCATTAAAGAAATGACTTAATAATATCTCTATAAGCTCTTTTATTGGAGATTATATAGTACAAACCATCTTCTCTGTTCATAAATTCATTTGTAGCGTGAATCATGTTTGTATAATCATTTTCTCTAAATGAATTAATCTTGTTATGAAGTTCTGAGTATAGAATTTTTGTCTTTTCTTTTGTTTTTTTAACAAAATCCCTCAAGTCTATGTAGCATTCTTTTGGAATATTGAGTTCATCTATGTTGTAGCATCCTATATACAGAGGTACGCAACCTCCAAACCAAGCGTCTGGCATTTTTTCCGAGAAGTATCCGTGAGAGTAAACTTCATCGTAGCAATTTTCTGGACAGATACAAAACCTAGCTTTTTGTAAAACTTCTAATTTGTTTTTTGCAGGTCCTTTGTAGTATGGGCGATCAATTGATTCTTGACCGTACCAGGACACATCAAATTTTTTAGCGTATAAATAGTCTGCGATCTTTATTCTTACTTCATAAATGTTAGAATAGTGATCTGATGTTTTATTATTGGAAACAACAACAAAGCCCTGTCGCTCTGACCATTTGGGTCGGACGAGGGTTTCGTACTTAGGTGGGTCCTCCCAGGATGGATGGTTGATAATGTGTAATTTTTGATCTGGAATGAAATTCATTCCAGGTTTACACCACGAAAATACCTTGTGGAACTTTTTGATTTCTTCAGAATAGTCGAGAGCTGTTACACATCTTGGCTCTAAACATAAGATAGAATCTTGGTCAAGAGGCCTTCTATTAGCTAAGTACCCAAGGGCAACATTTATATGTTTCGGGTCTTTTATTTTAGATCTATAAATTATTCCGTTTTCATCTTCGTAAATTTTCTCAATGCCCTTTTGTGGAAGATAGATAAAGTTGATTTCAATACCCATGTTATATAGTCCAAGTATGCAAAAACAGTTTGTAATAGTTATACCAAGCTACAATAATGCTAAGTGGTTTCGTAAAAATCTTAATTCGGCCCTAGCTCAAGATTATACCAACTATAGGATAATCTATACCGATGATAATTCACCAGATGATACAGGTAAATTAGTACAGGAATTCCTTTCTTTGCATAAAAAGAAAGATAACATTATTCATCTTATAAGAAACACAGAAAGAAAGGGTGCTCTTCATAATCTCTATGATATGATTCACAGCTGTCAAGATGATGAAATTGTAGTAACTCTTGATGGAGATGATTGGTTCTATTCATCTAAAGTTCTATCCAAACTAAATGAAGTTTATTCTAATTCAGATGTATGGATGACATATGGTCAATATAGATCTTTTCCAGATAATCGTGTAGGTTGTTCTGGTAAAATGCCAGACACAGTCATAGCCGAGGCTTCTTATAGAAGGTCGCAGTGGAGATCTTCTCATTTAAGAACGTTCTATTCTTGGCTATTCAAACAAATCAAGAAGGAAGATTTATTTTATGATGGTGAATTTTTCCCCACCGCTTGGGATTTGCCAATGATGTTTCCAATGCTTGAAATGGCCGGACAAAGACAGAAGTTCATTTCAGATATTCTGTACATTTATAATTGTGAAAATCCAATCAACGATTCAAAAGTAGATCTTGGAAAACAACAAGCGCTTGAACGAGTAGCTCGAAGCATGCCAAAGTACCCGTTACTGATTCAGCGTCCGTAGCATTGTCTCATAAGCTGTGTGATATGAAACCCGATGGAACAACCCATTGGGTTTTTGTATTTCTCCATACATCTCCTCTCTGTATGTATTGTAATCAAACTGATTGAAGTTTCGGATACGCTCGGCTAAAGTGTCAATTTGAAACTGGGCATTAGGCGGAACCTTAACGTATTTTCTAAGGTCAATCATTGTCTTGTTGCCCATACCAAAATCTTCGACATTATGACAGCCGATGTATAAAGGAACGCAACCAGAGATTAGGACATGAGGAAGCTTTTCGGTAAGGTAATTCCTGGAGTACAAAGGATCATATGTGTTCTCAGAACAAATTGAAAACCGAGCCTTTCTAAGAATGTTGTATTTATCTCCAATAGAGCCAACAAAGTATGGTTTACGCATCTTTTGCTGACCATACCAAGATATCTTGAAACCTCTTTGGTAAAGCTCATCTGCAAGTTTCTCTCGAAGAGAATAAATTGAAGCTTCATGAGATGATTTTTTTGGGTTTGCGATGATTATAATTTCATCATTACGTTCGTCCCAAGACGGGTTAGATTTTAGATTATCTAGTGTTGGATCGTATAATATAGATGGGAAATCAATCTTGACAATGTTAGGTAAATCGAAGCCCTCATACCATGTAAAAACCTTGTGAAACCCTCTTACATTTTCAGGATTAAAATCCTGAGGTCTGACAACTATCGGCTCTTGCATAAAGAAGCAATCACTTCCTTGAGGCTCTATTATTTGCGTGAATACATTGAATTTATTAGGATCTCTTTGATTCCATACATGAACCGCTCCTAGTGCGCTTTTGTGGTGTTCGCTTGGAGGTCCAGAATGACCGCTATAAACTATATTTATGTCCATACTTTCCTTTTGAGATATATAACAAAACTGATTATGACTGTAACATTTAAACAGCTTGGAAAGTATGGAAGAAAAACTGATTTTTGAAATTTGGAATAAACACTCTAGTGGGAAATCTGTCGCCAGTCTTGCAAAAGAGTATGGTATACATAGAAGTACTATTTTTATGGGTTTCAAAAAACATAATCTAAAAACACTAAGGAAAAATGATATTTACAATGAAATGTTTTCAAATCAAATATTGAAAATGTATACTGATGGATATTCGATGAATCGAATATCTAGTTATTTTGGAATTTCAACAAGAATTATTCATTCAATATTGCACAGTAATAACATCACTATAAAAAAACTATGGGAATATGATTCATATCAAAAACACAATATAAATGAGTTATTTGATAAAATTGATACTCCGGAAAAAGCTTATTTTTTAGGATTTTTATATGCTGATGGTAATGTTAATAAAAATTTGAATCAAGTAACATTAAAATTGAAAGAATCAGATATTCATATATTAAATGATATTAAAAAAACATTTGAAATTGGGAACAAGTTATATTTTGATCGGCCTGCAAATATAAATGCAGAAAATCAATATTCTTTGAAAATCATTAATAAGAAAATTCGAGATAATTTTGTAAAACATGGAGTAATTCCAAGAAAAACCTGGAAACTAAGTTATCCGTTTTGGTTGGAAAAACATTTACATTCTCATTTTGTTCGTGGTTATTTTGATGGTGATGGTTGTTTATCAATTGATTACAAAAGAAACAATGCTACTATTTCTATTTGTGGAACATGGCAAATGTGTTCAGATTTAAAATTTATATTTGAAAATTATGTTGGAGTCAAATCTGTGATATCATCAGATAGAAAAATATTTAGGATAAGAATTAGAAGATATAGTAGTGTACTGGATACATGCGCCTGGATGTATAAAGGGGCCAATTTGAAGTTAAATCGAAAATATGAAAAATATCAATGTGTTATGGAGATGAAATGATTGTAACATTTAAAGAATTGGGAAAATATGGCAGTTGATGGGTAATGGCCTTTTTCAAATAGCCGCAACTATTGGGTATGCAAAGAAGCACAATGTTAATTGTGTGCTCCCAAAATGGGAGCACACTCATGCTTTTCAGTTACCTCTAGATATGTTCAAGGACTTGAATACTATCAAAAGTACGACAAATTATGAAGAGCCTAGATTTGCCTATTCTGAAATTCCTTTCAAACAGAATTGTAACTTACATGGGTATTTTCAAAGCTGGAGGTATTTTGGACATTGCGAGGAATACATTCGACATGTCCTAGCTCCCAATCATAAAACTTACAGTACAGAAAACTTTTCCGGGGTTTGTTCTATTCATGTAAGGAGAACGGATTATCTAAAATTTCCAGATCATCATCCAACACTGGATATGCAGTACTATGAAGCGGCAATGGATAGGGTTCCGGTATCTGATTTTATTGTATTCTCTGATGATATAGAGTGGTGTAAGAGTAATTTCAAGAACAGGAATGGAAAGAACATCGTAATTCAAAGTGCAAATGATCATTATACTGATTTTAGCCTTATGACATCAATGGAGCATTCAATTATTGCGAATTCATCCTTTTCCTGGTGGACAGCGTGGCTGGGCATCTCTTTGGATAAGGTTGTGATTGCTCCAAAAAATTGGTTTGGACCAGCTCTGAAGTCAACTCATCCTATAGATGACTTGATTCCTCCAGAGTGGATTTTGATTTAAGGTGAGGTGTTATGGTAAGGGTTATGTATGCACCATTGAATTTTGGAGATATCGTTCAAGATGGCGTTTATGACGCTTTCGAACAGGCTGGTTGTGAATTGAAAGTATTTGACTACATGACTAAGTATGTTCATACAAAAAACAACAGAAAAATTCGAACCGATTTCGTCACTGAGGTAAAGAATTTTCAACCTGATATGTTGTTTCTTCAGATTCAGCACACATCGGTAATTGATGCTAACACCATCTCTGATGCAAAGCGAGCCTGTCCTAAGGTCAAGGTGGTGAATTGGACTGGTGATGTGCGTAATAATGTACCTCACACATACAGAAAGATTGGTACTGTTTCTGATTACAATCTAATTTCAAGTACTGGTCAGCTCAATATGTTTAGGCAGGCTATGCAAAATGTAGATTATCTACAAATAGGATACAATCCTAAACTATATTTTCCACCAGAAACGCAGAGAGTAACATTCAAAAATGATGCTCTTTTCATTGGACATTATAATACAAGGGAAAGCTATCCCGGAACAGAGGCTCGTTTAAGAGCGTGTAAATTGTTGAGGGCTAGATTTGGTGAGCGTTTTGCTCTTTATGGTTTTGGGTGGCCAAAAGAAATCAAAACACTCGGCTCAATCAACCAAAGGCATGTTGCCTCAGAGTATCAAAACTCGGTATGTTCAATTTCTGTATCACACTATAATGAGATTGATCATTATTTCTCTGATCGGCTCTTAATGTGTTTGGCTTCTGGAAGGCCGTGTGTTGTTTTAGCATTCCCAAAATGGGAATCTTATTTCACAAATATGTCTGATCTCGTTATAGTGGACTCAGTAAACGAGATCCCAGATGCTGTAGATATGCTTAAATCGAATCCTGAGTTGGCAAATTTTATAGGTGAACAGGGCGCAGCAAAGGTATTGGCTGAACATACTTATTACAGTAGAATTAAAGAGCTTTTAAATATGGTTGGTCTAAACGGAGAATGAAGAGATACATTCAATATTACCTGGTATGGTTGAGTTAAATAAAATAGCAAAATGGAATATTGATGTTTTGCTACAAAGGATAATATGACAATTTCACGAGAAGTTTTAAAAAAATATAGTAAATTTTCTGATGTTTTTATAGAAACAGGAACCCATATTGGAAACACAACACAAATGGCTTTTGATGTTGGGTTTAAAAAGGTATACACAATAGAATTATCAAAGCACTTTTATGATGAGGCTTTGAAAAGATTTTCATCAAATGAAAATATAATTTGTATCTTAGGAGATAGTACAGAAAAGCTTGAAGAAATACTTAATGAACTTGATGTTCCTGCTGTTTTTTGGTTAGATGGACATTGGAGCATGGGAAATACAGCAAAGGGTAATAAAGCTGTCCCTATACTCGAAGAACTAGAGGTTATAAAGAAACATCACATAAAGAATCATGTAATTTTAATTGATGATTTAAGACTTATGGGAAATATAGAAGAACCTATAAAAGAGTGGAGTTCTATATCGTTAGAAGATGTTAAAAATAAATGTTTGGAAATCAATTCGGATTACAAATTTTCTTTAGAAAATGGTCATGTACCTAACGATATATTGGTGGTTAATTATGAGGGATGTATATCTGCTATCTTACCCTAGATCGGGAAATTTTTGGACACGCTATATTATAGAGTTTATTTCAAAGAGGCCAACTCAGGGTTATGATTCTGAGTTAGATGGACCTATTGGGGCAAGACATAATTTAGGTGTAGATCTTAGTGCCAAACCAATAGTTATAAAATCACATGCAGAAGTTGGTGGTCCCGATGATGGGATTATTATGATTTTAAGGGACTATAAAGAAGCTATTACAAGACATGCAAAGTCTAGTAACCTTAAAACGCCACAAGAACAGAAAGAGCATTTTATCCAAGAGACACAAGGAAGCTCCAACCAAGGGGTTGATTACATTTCTATAATTGAAACATATGATAAATTTCCAGGTAATAAAATGTTTATATACTATGAGGATCTTATTACAAATCCTGGAAAGGAAATCTCTAAAATTGTAAAATTCTTACAACTTGATGAGAAAAATTTGAGAGATTTTTTAAGTGAATACAGCATTCACCACGAAAGATCTGCCAGCTCTTATCATGCAGGGTCTTACACTAGAGGTAAAAACATACATTATCACATTTCTTCATTATCAAATGATTATATTTCATTTATGGATGATTATATAAAAAACCTTCATCCAAAAATATATGAACAGTATTTGAAGAGATATAGATAAGACGTATCGAGAAGACATAGAAAGATTTGGACTTAAAGTATGCTTAGATTTATTGGTGATTCTCATGTTTCTGTTTTTGGTGGGAAAGATTATATGCAACCCACATGGCCTAACATTATAGATTCTGGTGCTGATCCTTCTTCAATTAGACAGAATCTAATCAAAGATATTGAGCAGTATAGGCTTGGACCACAGACTGCATTTAACTTTCATAAAATTTTAGGTACAGTAAAGAATGTTCTTGATATTTGTGATATCGAAAATGATACTATTTTCTTTTCGGCCGGAGAAATAGATATCAGAGAGCATATAATAAGGGTTGCAAACAAAGATAAAATATCAAATGAAACATCTGTAATAAATACAGTTGATAGTTACTTTGGTTTTTTGGATAAAGTAAAGATTCTGGGATATAAAGTTGGTGTTTTAAGACCTCACTTGTCTTTTTGTGATTTATTAAATTCTGAAAAGAATGATGTTGCAAGTTTATTTAACCAATTATGTAAAGATTTATGTGTTCAAAATGGATATTATGATATAGGTGCGTCCGATTTTATTACACAGGACGAATCTTTTTATTTTGATGGTCTACATTTGTCTCAAAAATGCATACCATTTTTTCTTGAACAACTAAAAAGCATTAATTTGTATGAATGATTTTCATGTTTCGTTTGGAATCATCACTTATTCGAAAGATGGGGTGAGTGATCATTTACTAAATGTAGTTTCTTCTATTCGTAATCTTAAAATTCCAAAATATGAAATAATAATTGTTGGAACTAAACATACGATTATCAAATCTATCTCAGGAGATGATGTTGTAGTTGTTGATTTTGATGAAGATCGAAAGAAAGCGTGGATAACAAGAAAGAAAAATCTTATAACTCAAATTGCGAAGTACGAAAATATAGTTTACCAGCACGATTACATTATTTATGATGACAATTGGTATGAATCGTGGAGAAATTTTGGTAATTACGCAATAGGTATGAATAGAATTTTCAATGTTGATGGCTCTAGATATAGAGATTGGTTGTTGTTCCCTAATGGAGGCTTGATAGAGAGGGTTAAAAGACTCTCTGGGTACATAGATGAAGAGAGGGGGTGTTTGCTACCATACGATGAAACAGGAATGAGCAAACTTATGTATATCTCAGGTTCTTGGTGGATTGCTAAGAAGCATGTGATGCAAGAATTTCCATTAAATGAATCTTTGAGCTGGGGTCACGGAGAGGATGTTGAGTGGTCTTATAATGTAAGAAATAAATACAAGTTTTCCATAAATGAATCAGCATCTGTACGCTTATTGAAACATAATGGTGTAGTTTTTGCCCCAATTAGAGCAGAGGTTCTAGCTAAAATGCGTGAATTTCTGATCAGTAAAAACATGTATGGATAGTTATGGTTCGATGTGTTCTTTTTGATTTGGATGGTGTTCTAGTTGAAGCAAGAGATTGGCATTATCATGCTTTAAATAAAGCTCTAATGAATGTTTCGGGTACAGAGATATCTCTTGATGAACACTTGACATCTTTTAATGGTCTGCCCACGGCGAAAAAGCTGGATATGCTTGAGAATATGGGCAGGCTTAAAGAGGAACATAAAGATAGAATCTGGAAACTCAAACAAGATTTTACTATTGAGACCATAAAGGAAATGGGTCATGTTGATGATGAGAAAGTCAGCATGATGAGCTATTTAAAAGAAAGACAAATAAAGATTGCCTGCGTTACTAACTCAATTAGAAAAACTGCATCTTTGATGTTAGAGGTAACTGGTCAGTTGGAATTTGTTGACCTTCTTGTTTCTAATGAGGATGTGAAAAAACCAAAACCAGACCCAGAGGGATACGTCAATGCACTAAATGTTTTTGGTTGCTTACCTCATAATGCGTTAATTGTGGAAGATTCTGAATACGGTTTGGAAGCCGCTTCTAAAACCGGTGCAAGAATCATGAAAGTTAGTTGTGCAGAGGATGTAACAAAGGATGCTGTCAAAAGATGCTTGGAGAAATATGAATTTTGATCTAGAAAGAATACTTACACAGGATATTGTTCCAACCCTCACTGATATGAAGAACAACCAGTATGCTTTCTGGGATGCCTTCAAGTATGCGCATGAGAATGGAACTCCAATCAAGACAATCTTGGAGCTTGGAGTGATGAGAATTATTCCTGGGGCTTTTCCTCCTGATTATCCTGGTCAAACAACAAAGATGTTTATGGCCTTGCTTCATGAGTATGGAGCAGAGAAGCATATTTCCTTGGATTTGGATAAAGAATGTAAAGGAACCATTGATCGTTGTAAGCTTTGGATGGCAAATCATGGTTTGACAGTTACAAATCATGAGTTTGTTGTATCAAATTCTGTTAAGTTTGATGTGCGTAGTCATTTTTCAGAAGGTGTGGACTTGATCTTGCTCGATACCAATCACGATCATGATTACCCAGAAAAAACCCTAGGATTTAAGGGAACTGGTGGTGCTGGAATGACTTACAAAGAGATTTGTTATTATGCTCCACATCTATCAGAGAATGGGCGGTTGTTTTTACATGACACTAAGATGTATTACGTTCCAAGAGGATATGGGGTTAATACAGAAGGTGCGATTCAAAGATTCATAGATGAAAATCCAGATTTTGAGTTCTATGAGCATGCAAAAAACAATATAGGTCTTGGTGAGATTTATAGAAAAGGTTCAAATGTCGCAAAGCAATACAAGAAAAGTTAATATTGTATACTTACCACATAGAAGACTTGAATTTAGCTCCAGCCTATTAAATATACTGTCTAGAGCAGACAAATCAAAATTTCATCTAAGCATTATGATCTATGGTGAGCGTATAGATCAATTTAAACTAATGTTAGAGACGGCTCAATCCTATGGAATATCGGCTAGCATTGAAGTTGCGTGTCATACGAACATAAAAAATTATTTACACAAAACAGTGCATGCTACTAACATGCCGTATGAGTATTCTATAAAACTTGATGAGGATATTTTTCTTTCTCATCATGTTTTTAACTTTTTATTTACCAAAGGTTGTGAATTTTTAGATGATTCTCAAAATCTATTCGTTACTCCTGCGTTATCTAATGGAATTCCGTCTATACAAAATTTTATGGATTCGTATTTGATGGATGATGAAAAGAGAGCGTTGGTTGATGTGTTTTCCAAATCAAAAATTCCCAAAAGACTATGGGGAGTGAATTGGGAAAATGAGCAGCATGTTTTGGATGGAGGGTATAATCACGATTCTTGGTTCAATACGGTGGCAAGGAATCCACACTACTACAAAGGCCTTCATCCGGTTCGTTATGATTGGGATTCACAATTAATGATGAACGAATTTGTGAAAAAGTATATTGGTATGTTTAATGATCCGGTTGATTTTACTATTGATGAAATCACTCGTCCATATTTTTGTAACTCTGTATTTTTAATAAAGACATCTGAATGGAAGAGCATAATAAATGACAAGTCTCTGTTTGTTGATGATTTTGAAGAAGTACCACTCAACAGGTACTGGAAAAACACACAAAAGAAAGCTTTATGTCTAACTAATTCTTTTGGTATACATACAATGTATAACACCTTGGAAGATGTTCCTAAAAGAGATGCCGCAGAGCATGCATTTTACAGATCTATAAAGGATTCTCTATGAAGACGGCTGGTGTTATTGGTGTGCTCGGATCAAAACGCCAGAACGAGTGTTTTTGGCCAACCTACAAAGCAAAAAACGCCGGGGTTGATCATGACTTGATTGTGGTAAATAGGGGGATGGTCGGTGTTCCCGAGAGCGCTTCATCTCAATCCGGAGATACTATCTTCGAGGATAAAATGAAGCTTGTTGATGGCGGAGAGCTTCCTTATAAAGCGTTTGGCGCTTATAGATACTTTGGACTCAAGTATGCAGATCGGTATGAGTACTTAGCTTTCGTTTCTGATGATGTTTTGTTTCAGGTAGATGGATGGTTATTGGAAGCTATAGAAATGCTTTCAAAGTTTGACAAGCTTGGGGTTGTTGGAACTCAGATATTTAACGGTGAACGTGGAGAGTACCCACATCCATCTCATATAAGAGCGCCTATTTGGTTTGCAAAGACATCTGCGCTCAAGAAACTAAACTGGGAGTTTAGTTCCGATCATGACGGGGAGATGACTCTAGCTCCAACGTTCCTTAGAGCTGGGTATTTTGCAGCCCAAGTTGGGAACAAGATTGACATAGCTTATGACGCCCTAGAAGCGGGTCAGTTCGGGATAGGAGATCATATCTCCGCTATATTTTCAAAGGAAATTTCTTTTGATATCAATAGAAGAAATGAAATAAATAAAACCTTGTTTGGTAAGTTGATAGATGGTGAAGATGTTGATTTAGTAACATCACCATACAAACATATAGGTAAAAGAAAAGTGGTTTCTCAAATTCAACCATTCAATGGTCTTGTTATAGATACAGGGTTAGATTTGGCGAATGGTTATTATAATTCATTCAATTTTAATATTCATATACTAAAAGGTTACTGTGATTAATATTGTTATACCAATGGCTGGGCGTGGAAGTAGATTTGCACAAGCTGGATATACTTTTCCAAAACCACTAATCGATGTAGAAAACAAACCAATGATTCAAGTTGTTGTTGACAACATTGGAATTCAAGCGAGATACATTTTTTTAGTTCTAAAAGAACATTATGACGCCTATGCGCTGAAGTATCTTCTTCCTTTAATTTGTGGAAAGAACCCTTGTGAAATTGTTATTGTAGATCAGGTGACGGAGGGAGCTGCTTGCACAGTTTTACTATCTGAAAAACTCATCAACAACGATGATGAATTGATTCTCGCAAACTCAGATCAATGGATCAATTGGGACAACGACCACTTCTTGAATTTCATGCGCTCAAAGAAAGCGGATGGTGGAATTGTAACATTCAACGCTTGTTTTAGTTATAAAACTTTAATTGATACAAAAGAATTTGGAAAAATACCATTAGGAAAAATAGTAAATCAAAAAATTGATTGTTCTGTAATGTCATACAGTGAATCAAAAAAAATGTTTGAATATTCAAAGGTAAAAGATTTTATTAAAATTCCAGGAAAAGATCTGCAATGGAAAAAAATTGTAACACCATGGAAAAATACAACATATGTTACTTCTGATCATTTGTTCTTAACAGAAAATGATTCCTGGCACGATATTGCATCTATGGATAATAGAAAAATTTTAACAAATCATAATGTAATGTCTAAAATGCAGCGTGAAGTATTTGATGGAACAATGCTTGGAGACGGTTCTATTTCAATTGCAAGAGGGCGTGTTAATTCTGGTTTGAAATTTTCTCATTCTTTAAAACAAAGAAGATGGGCTGAATTTAAACTAGGTACTTTTAGTAGCTTAGGAACAAACTCTGATATTGTTAAAATTGGAAAGTATGATGCAATTGCGTGCCGTGTAAATATTAATGAAGAGTTTAAAAATGAAAGGATTAGATGGTATCCTAATGATAAAAAATCTATTCCAAATGATTTAAAGTTAACACCACGAACTATAGCTGTTTGGTATATGGATGATGGTGGTTTAACAACAAATAAAACACAAACTCCAAGATTTGCTACAAATTCATTCACGCTAAGAGATATAGAGTTTTTACAAGAAAAATTCAATGAATTGAACATATCAACATATACTGTAAGAGATAATAATCAATATAGGCTTATCGTATCCGCTGAAAGTGAATCTATTATATTCAATATGATTAAAGAGTATATTTTACCTGAAATGCAATATAAATTACCGGAAAAATATCGTGGTTTTTTTGACTCTTCATTATATGCTCTCGATAATTGTGATTTTTATTATTCATCGGTTAATGTATCAGATTATGATGAGTTGAAAGCTGATAATAAATATGCTTTTTGTATTCAAACAGAAAATGAAAATTTTATTGTAGATAATTTAGTGGCGCATAATTGCCACCCTAAATGGTCTTTTGCAAAGGTCGATGAAGACGGTTTGGTAACTGAAGTGGCGGAGAAGAAGCCTATATCAAATATTGCAACTGTTGGTGTTTACTATTTTAGTAAAGGAAAGTTCTTTGTTGATGGTGCAAAGCAAATGATTTCAAAAAATATTAGAACCAACAATGAGTTCTATGTATGTCCAGTGTTCAATGAACTAATTGGTGATGGAAAGAAAGTATTGAATTATCCAATTGCTGAAATGAAAGGTTTGGGAACTCCAGAAGACCTTGATAAATTTCTAAAGGATAAAGTTGTATGAAACTAATTGCTCACAGGGGCAACTTCAAAGGTATGTTTATTGATTTGGAGAATTCTCCACAGTACATAGATCAAGCTTTAGATCTTGGGTATGAGGCAGAAATAGATGTCTGGTATGTTGATGGTAACTTTGTACTGGGTCACGACAATCCTCAATACCCAACCGATGAAACATGGCTATTAAAAAGAAGAGACAAGCTCTGGTGTCACGCAAAGAACGTTGAAGCCTTGCTGCCCTTAATGAAAATTGGGATGCATTGTTTCTTTCACGGAACAGATGAGGTTACACTTACGTCGAAAGGGATTTTATGGACTTATCCCGGTAAAACCCTCACTCCTAAGTCAATCGCTGTTATGCCAGACATACTTGGCTTGATAGAAGGAAGGTTCTGGATAGCTAAAAAAGACTTTTTGGGAATATGTTCTGACGATTTTAATCAGTACATTTGACATTTGATATATTCCTGTATGTATGAAGAAAGCATGCATAACAGGGATAACGGGTCAGACTGGAAGTTACTTAGCTGAAATCCTCTTAGAAAAGGGTTATGAAGTTCATGGCCTTGTAAGAAGATCTTCTTCTTTTAACACAGATAGAATAGAGCATATCTTCAAAGATCTTCATTTAGCATACGGGGATCTTTCTGACTATGGATCTATTGCCAATTGGGTTCGTAAAGTCCAACCAGATGAGTTCTATAATTTAGGTGCGATGTCTCATGTACGTGTGAGCTTTGATATTCCAGAGTACACAATGGATATTGGTGCAACTGGAGTTGTTCGTTGTCTTGAAGCGCTCACAAACTTTTCCGATCATACCCATTTCGTTCAGGCGAGTACGTCAGAGATGTTTGGCTCTGTTCCTCCGCCTCAAAACGAACAAACTGTACTTCACCCTCGCTCTCCTTATGGAGCTGCGAAGATTGCGGGGTATTGGTCTACTGTGAACTACAGAGAAGCTGGTAAGTTGTTCGCCTCAAACTCAATGTCATTCAATCACGAATCTCCGCGAAGAGGGGAGACGTTCGTAACCAAAAAAATTACAAGGGCGGCAACTCGAATTAAGGTTGGTATACAAGATAAACTCTATCTTGGTAATCTTGATTCTCGAAGAGACTGGAACCATGCCTGGGATGTTGCACAAGCCATTCATCTTATGGCTACAGCTCCTGAGGCGGATGATTGGGTTGTTGGGTCTGGTGAAATGCATTCGGTCAGAGAATTCGTTCAGCTTGTATTTGATAAGCTTGATTTGGATTGGCACCAGTACGTTGAATTTGATGCACGTTATCTCAGACCAACTGAAGTTGATGCTTTGTGTGGTGATTCTACAAAGATTCGTACCAAACTTGGATGGAAGCCAAAATATACATTTGAACAACTTATCGATGAGATGGTTGAGCATGATCTTCAGAGAGCTGAAGTAGAAAAGGCGTTTCAATGAATAAAGATGATAGAATTTATGTCGCAGGCCACCGAGGTCTTGTTGGTTCTGCTGTTGTAAGAGCCCTTGAAGCTCGTGGGTATACAAATATTGTCAAGCAAACGTCATCTGATTTGGATCTTACCAATCAAGAACTTGTAGATCTCTTTTTTGAAAAGAATGAGATTGATTATGTAATTTTGTGCGCTGCAAAGGTCGGCGGCATACTAAGTAATAAGACTTATCCTGCCGATTTTATTTACAAAAACTTAATGATACAGACAAACGTGATACACAGCGCGTATACACATGGTGTCAAGAAACTTTGCTTTCTGGGATCATCCTGTATCTATCCTAAGTTTTGTGAGCAACCAATAAAGGAAGAATACCTTTTGAATGGGGATTTAGAACCTACTAACGATGCGTATGCAGTAGCTAAGATAGCCGGCATCAAGATGTGTCAGGTATACAGGCGTCAGTATGGTTTTGATTGTATTTCTCTTATGCCAACTAATCTGTTTGGAATAAATGATAATTTTGATTTGCAAAACTCTCATGTTTTGCCAGCTCTAATAGCCAAGTTTGTTTCCGCTACACAACAGGGACAAAAAGTTACTATCTGGGGAACTGGAACTCCTAGAAGAGAGTTTCTATTTTCAGATGATCTTGCTGATGCTGTTATATTCTTGATGAATAATTATTCAAGTGAAGATATAATAAATGTAGGTACAGGAAATGATATTTCTATTATGGAATTAGCAACAAAAATAGCTAACATAGTAGGTTATCAAAAAAGCATGATAGAGTTGGATACATCTAAACCAGATGGAACACCAAGAAAATTATTAGATGTTTCTAAGATAAATGATTTGGGTTGGCATGCGAAAACATCCCTTGATGAAGGTTTAAGAAAGACTATTAAATGGTATAATGACCAAGGAAAATAACATGGGATTAGATAGACAGAAAATTCATGAGCACATTGATGATGCTCTACCAACGCACTTGGATGTTTCAAAGTTTGAAATAACCAGAAAAGACAATTGTTTTAGTGTAACAATTGAAATGAGCGAACCTCAAAAAGAGGAACAGATATTTGTAAAAGCCTGTAAGCTACCTGAGGAAAAGAGAGAGGTTTTTGTTGATGAACAAACACTCCGTAAGATTATTTCAAATTCAAACAAAAAGGTCAAAGAAACATTTGACATAGATTTTGATCATCATCTTCGTACATCATCTTCTTTCACACCAGAGGAGAAAAAGAATCTTCAGGATACAGCATCGAATATTGCTGCTAACGAAAAAAAGAATCTTCAGGATGATACTAAGGAAAATGATAAATTTTTTTCTAATACTTATTATAAGCATAAGCTTTCACCAAAACCAACTTTAAAAGAATTGAGTGGGCGTGGCGCTTTCACAAGAAAAGGGTCTGAGTTTGACGATGACGCAGTCCGTAATGTGAAGTCTCCGGTTGAAGCGGAAAATACGTGGGCCAAGGCTAAGGAAAGGTATGAGTCTGTACACAAACGTAAATGTAATATAAGCATACACAAAAAGACACCAGGCCTTTTTATGAGATCAGAGGTTTCTGAAACGGAAATAATGGCTGATAGTATCATGCCAAAAATTAAGTTAAAAGACGGGTATGCTGGTAGTTCTTTCATACCAAAAACTAAGCTAAGCGACGGGTATGTTGGTGGTTCATTTTGGGAGTCCAAAGCCGAAACAAAACCTAGTGATGTGAATAACATTAGTGTCGAGGATGATGTTTTAAATTATCTAGAAATTACAAAGAGTTTTGTCAATAGAAATATTGATAAAGCAATTTCATGGATAAAGAAAAAGAAATCTGAACCTAAAAAATCAGATACATCAAAGATTAAAGAAGTTCTTGATGAACATTTTAATAGACATAAGTTTTTTTAAGTATGAGTAAGTCAAGAAAGATATTAGTTACTGGGTCTGGTGGTCTCTGTCAATATTTAGATATCTAAATATGGTCATAAAAAGGAAAATAGGAATTGGTAGATTTGGAAGAGATGTTTTTGAATTTTTAATAAAGTGTCATACGTGTGATAAAGAGCAGTGGTTAAGTGGTAAAAATTGTAATTTTGGGGCCCGAAAATACTGTTCCAGATCATGTATAAACAAAGGAAGAAAGCATACAGATAAATGGAAAGAAACAATATCAAAAAGAAATACTGGACATGATAATCCTTTTTTTGGAAAAAAGCATTCAAAAAAATCGAAAAAGATAATGTCAGAGTCGCATACTTGTGAAAATTCATTGAAGGCCGTAAAAACAAAAGAGTTATCAGAGATTGATTTCAAAAAATATTGGGCATCTTATGTATCAAAATTTACAGGTGAAAATAATCATTTTTTCGGCAAAACTCATACAAAAGAAACAAGAGAACATTTATCAAAAACCAGATCAAAACTTATATCAAATGGAGTTTTAAATTTGAAACCGAACCATTATGGATTAAAGGGTTATTATACCTCAAAGAAGTCTGGAGAAACTTTTAGGTTCGATTCGTTTGTTGAATATTTAAGAATGATTATCATTGATAATGATGCTGGGGTTTTAACCTGGACTAAAAGACACGGTATAAGAATACCATATGAAATGGATGGAATAACTAAAAATTATGTTCCAGATTTTCTAATAACGTTAATTGATGGATACATAACTATCGAAGAGGTAAAGGGTTATGAAAATACCCAAAAAAAAGAGGCAAAGTTCAATGCGTTAAAGTCTTATTGCAAAGATAAAGAAATTGGATGTAGTATAGTGTTATACAAAGATGTAAAAGATATATGTCCCCACCATTTTGGTAAAAGCATTGATACTTTGAGAAGTATGTATAAAAAGGGGCTTTTTAATGGTTAAAAAAATCAATGTATTGATAACGGGGTCGGGTGGTTTTGTTTTTGGAAACTTCATTAGACAAGCATTCTATTCAAAGAAGCCTTACAACATATCCAGTATAGATATGGTTCGTGAGTCTCACATTATACACAACATATATGTGAACTCAGATCATCAGTTTTACATAGCTGATATCAAGGACCCTCACATCTTGCATGTGATCTTTCAAAAAGAACGACCAGATATTGTAATACATGGGGCGGCGGAGAGTGTTGGTAATGCTCTCCCCGCCAATAATGTTGTAGGTACCCAAAACGTGATTGAGGAATGTCTAAAGTTAGGATCAGACCTCATCTATATTTCAACTAATGAGGTTTATGCTCCGCTGGATCAGAATCAAAATGCATGGACCGAAGACGGCCCTTTAGATCCTAAAAATCTCTATTCAGCTACCAAAGCGGCGGGTGAATTGTTAGTCAAGGCAGTGGCTAGTTCTCATGGATTGAAGTATTCAATTGTACGTCCAAGCTCTTGCTATGGACCTTGGCAGACCAAGGATAAACTCATCCCCTCTATCATCTCGTCTATTCTTAATAGGCGCGATATTAGTATACGCGGCACAGGACAGCAGATGACGGATTGGTTGCATGTCTTTGACCTGTGCAAAGCTATATTCCAAATAATTGATACTGGCGTAGATAACAATATATACAACGTTACAGCAAATCAAGAGTTTATGTCATTAGAAGTAGCTCAAATTGTTTGTAATATTCTTGGTGAAGGACATGATTTAATCAAACATGTCGAGAGCGATCCTAAGTATGATTTTAGATTCGCAATGACCAATGACAAGATAAAATCTCTTGGTTGGGAGCCTGAGTTTAAATTCAGGGGAGGAATCAAGGAAGTTTGTCAGTGGTATATCACAAATAAGTACGTCCTGGATTTGTAATGCCTGAAGATTTTAAACTAAATATAAAAGCTTATATTCGCTCATATTCTAGTGGTCCAAGTGGATCTGTTATTGAGCTTGTTTCCTCTGGAAAACACCTTGAATTTATAGATCCAAATCCTTATTATGATAGGCTGATAAGGCGAGATCAGTCTATCACATTGAAGAACTTCGATATTCATAACTTAGCAGAGCGTTATAATCAAGGTATTATAGATGTAGATATATCTATACCAATATTTACAGATTGTGAGTTGAAGAAAAGCAGGTTAAAATCTGAAATACGAGATATAGAAAAGAGACTAGAAAAGTTATCTCCAATGAAAAACGAGATAGCAGCATTAGAATCTAAACTAAAAGAAATAAAAGAGGATTGTAGTGGGAACTGAAACTAAAACAGAAAGTGTAGAGAGAGAGGTTGTTGTAGATGACATGGATACGAAACCTCAGGTTGATGAAGATAAATTGGCTAAATTGAAAGCGCGAGCTGCGCAGAAAAGAGCCGAAGAAGAAGCTGCAAAACAAGAAGTTGTTCAGGAGGAAGAGATGCCACCACGTATAGTTGAAGATCGTAAAAGATCGCTTCGATTTGGAGTGATTGGTTCTGGCCAAGCTGGTTCACGTTTGGCTGAGCAATTTGCTGAGATTGGGTATCCAGCTATTGTTTTGAATACCGCCCCACAGGATTTAGAAGATATCAAAGTACCAGAACAGAATAAATTGTTACTTGATTTTGGATTGGGCGGAGCGGGTAAAGATTTGAGTATCGGCTATGACGCTGCTGACGCTTACAGAGCGGCTATCAATCAGCTTGTGCAGACAAAACTTGGAGATGCTCAGGTATTTATCTTTTGCACTTCTTTGGGCGGCGGCTCTGGCGCTGGTTCTGTTGAGGTTGTTGTTGACATCCTTGCGCAGATTGGAAAGCCAGTTGTTGTTCTAACAGTGCTTCCAAAAGCATCCGAAGACGCTCAGCTCAAACACAATGCTTGGCAGACTCTCTCGAAATTCACAAAGATGTTCAATGAAGGAAAGATTGATAACATCATTACGGTGGACAACGCTAAGATTGAATCTCTGTATTCTGATGTTGGTCCATTTAACTTCTTTAAAGTTTCTAACAAGGCAATTGTTAGTCCCCTTGATGTATTCAATACCATGTCCAGGCGTAAGGACGAAGGTCTAAAGGTTTTAGACTCCACTGAATTTGGCAAGCTCTTTATCGATGGTAAAGGCTTTACAGTATACGGTGAGATGTCTGTAGAAGACTATGAGGACGAGATGGCAATTGCTACCGCAATTGTAGAATCCTTGAAAGGTAATTTACTCGCATCTGGTTTTGATATTCGCCAGGCACGCTATGCTGGTTTTATGCTTGTAGCTCCAAAGGAAGTTTGGGACAAGGTCTCAAGTGTGAGTTTGGATTACGCACAGAGGATGATCAACGACGCTTGTGATTCGCCAATGGCAATCTTCCAAGGTGTTTACCCAGAAGAGAATGGAGAGGATTGTGTGAAGGTGTACTCTATGTTCTCTGGTTTAGGTTTGCCTGAAGAGCGTATTGATCAGCTCAAAACCGAAGCTCAGATGAAGATGGCTAACGCCGAGCGTAAGGACAACGAACGTAAGCTTCATATGAAAGTCGATGTTGGTAATGAAACGGTGAATAAGGTTGATGAGATTAAGAAGAAGATTGAGTCCAGAAAGTCCTCGTTCAACAAGTTGCATGGCGGAGCTGTTCAGGACCGGAGAAAGAAATGATAGAAGCCAAGTCTTTGGTGCTTTCTATTAAAGGTCCGTACGCAAAAGATGTTGGTATTTATCTAACAGACGTAAAAAATATAAGCGATACCGATAATCGTTGGTGGTCAATAGGTCAGGTACAGGATTTGAGATTTGAAGTATCAACCGAATCACTACCTATTTTATCTATGAGTTTTCTTGGTTTTAGGATTAATGAAATCCGGAAGCCAGAATTTGAAGATGGTTTAATTATATTTGTTAGAAATTACATTGATAGTGTACCATCAATGAATGATACAATCATCTTAAAGAATGATTCAGGTAAAAACCCCAAAGCCTTGGGCTGTGTTCAACATTTCTTACTTGAGACATCTGTTAATAGTTCAGAGAACAATGTTGAAATTACCGGAATTGACTCAAGATTTTTCGATCATAGATTGATGAAAGATGTAAGAGACTGGATGAGGGAGATGCCATCTTGGGTAACTGTACATAAAAAGAACATAGACTTTTTACAAGAAGTTGGAACCGATGGTGTTATTGACACTTTAGGAATTCGAAGTGAGTAAGTGGGCATCAATTATCTGGGATGGCGAAAAGATTACAATCGTTTATGTAAGTGGACTTTGGGATCCTGTTCCGCCAGAAAATGAAATCATTTGGCACTAACAGGAAAGCATGACCTCGATCATAAGGTTTGATAATTCGTGTAAAATTGTAGATGAAGACGAAGACGTACTCAGGCTCCTAGATAAAGAGCTTTCCTTCAGAATCGAAGGAGCCGAGTTCTCTGCGGCGTTTCAGGGTTATGTCAATGATGCCGGTGAATTCGTAACATGGGATGGAAGAAGACACCTTCTAACAAGTACAGGGAAATTTCCTGTAGGTTTACTTCCAAGAGTACAGGAATTCTTCGCAAGAAGAAATCAATACATAGATATTATCGACCAGAGAACAGATAAAGGAAAACCAACACCTATAGATATCTCTGGTAATCTAAATAGCCTGGGTATGACTGTTAGGCCATATCAGGAGCTTGCTGCGAACACAGCTGTCAAAACAGATCGTGGAGTGATTCGATTAGCAACTGGTGGTGGTAAGTGCGAATCAATTGATTCGTTGCATATCACAGAGGATGGGCTTCTTGATTATGAAGAAATGCTAAATGGTGTTAAGCTAAATGATGGGGATGTTATTGAATATAAAAAATCTATTAGTACCTCACCTAAATTTGGAGGTAAAGATGAAACTTCTATGATTTATAGAGATGGATATGGCCCATCCAGAAAGATAACTACATCATTTGGCTACACTCAAACTGCTACACCAAATCATAAAATACAAGTAATTTCACAAAATGGATTTGTTGAGTGGAAAAAATTCAAAGATCTCAAAGAAGGAGATTATGCTGCTATTTCATATGGCAATATGATGTTTGGTAAAAATGATATGCCTTTAGATGAGGCATATTGGTATGGTTTGTTATTTGGTGATGGTTCTTTAACACTTGATCATTCTATTAGTTTTACAAGTATGGACACTCACTTACTAGATTTTTCTAAAAATTATCTGGTAAAAATTGGTCTAAAATTTAGTGAGTATGATACTAAAAGTAAAGCTAAAGACATTAAAGTTTATAGTAAAGAGTACAGAGATCGTTTAATTTTACTTGGTTTAAAAAAAGAAAAATCAACAACTAAAACAATTCCACGTTCAATTAGAAGTTTACAAAAAGAACCTTTAAAAATGTTTTTAAGAGGACTTTTCGAAACGGATGGATGGGTTGGTAAAGAAAAGTCAAAACCTGTTGTTTGTATAGGGCTTTCAAATAAAAAAGCTATAGATCAATTACATCTTATACTTCTTAATTTTGGAATAATATCGTCTAGGCGAGTGAAAAAAACTACCCATGAGGATAGTCATATATTAACAATATACAGAAGTCATCTGGATTGTTTTATTGAAAGAATTGGATTTGATCCAAAGGGTAGAAAATATAAAGAGCTTAATGATGGTGTAGCTAATTTACCAAAACAAAACTCAAATATCTTTATACCTTATCTTTCAAAAAGATTAAAAATAATAACTGACAGAATAACTAGTGATGACAGGGAAAATTGTCCAATACCCTGGAATACTGTTCGGTCTTGGATAGGCGATTCTTCTTGGAGAAACCCTACAAAAGAAAATTTAGTTAAGTTTTTATATTGGGTTGAATCTAGTTCAATATTGTTAAGATCAGAAGCTCAGCATATACTTAATGATATTGATTGTGTATTTTTTGATAAAATATCAAAAATTATAGAAACAATAACTGACAATTATGATTTTGTTGTTCCAAAAACTCATTCGTTTGTTTCTCAAGGTTTTGTAAATCATAATACGCTCATTGCTGCTTTGATTGCCGCAAAGCTTGGCAAGCCAACAATCATCTATGTAATTGGTCGTGACTTGCTTTATCAGCTTCAGAAGTTTTTCAAAAATATATTCGATCAAGAAATAGGTATCATCGGAGATGGCAAGTGTGAAATTAAAGATATAAACATCGCAACTGTTTGGAGTGTTGGTCAGGCACTTGGTTTGAAGAAAAATGCATCTCTGGATGATTCATCAGATAAGGAAAAGAATCTTGATCCGGAGAAGTTTCGGAAGGTCAAAGAAATGCTCTTGAACACTTCAGTCCACATCATGGACGAATGTCATCTTGCAGCGTGCGATACCGTTCAAACGATCTCTCGCCACATCAAAGCTGAGTACGTCTACGGAATGTCTGCATCTCCATGGCGCGATGATGGAGCAGACATGCTTATTGAGGCGTTCCTGGGGCCACGAATCATTGATATTTCAGCTCGCGAACTGATCAGTTCAGGATATCTTGTAGAGCCAGATATTCGTTTCCTTGCACCTACTCCTTACAAGTTCAAGTCAGGACAATATCAAAAAGTATATTCGAAGTACATCGTTGAAAACGAGCAACGAAACGGAATGATTGTGAAAGGAACTCTCAAGATGGTCGAGCAAGGCTTCGTACCATTGGTGTTGTTCCACACCATAAAACATGGCGATACTCTCTATGACCAATTGAAGAAACATACTTCAGTTGCACTTCTGAGTGGAAAAGATAATTCCAACGTTCGAGAAAAGATAAAAGATCAGTTAGAAGAGGGGAAGATAAAGTGTATCGTTGCAAGTAAGATTTTTGATATTGGAATTGATCTTCCAATTTTATCAGGTCTTGTTATTGCGGGGGCGGGAAAGAGTTCGGTAAGAGCGCTTCAAAGGATTGGTAGGGTTATCAGGCCTTATAAAAACAAGAGCTTATCTGCCGTTCTCGACTTTGCCGATCAGGCACCTCATCTATTTGATCATGCAGAAGTTCGCCGCAAAATATATGAGTCGGAGTTTAATGTAAAATGGCCGCTAAAAGGAAATGGACAGACGAACAGTTAATCGAAGCTGTTAAGACATCAAGATCTGTAACTGAAGTGCTCCAAAAACTGGATGTCAAAAGTAGACCATCTGTGATGAAGAGGATTCAAGAGCTTCATCTTGATACAACCAGGCTTCAGAAAATTTCATCTGGTTTGAATTTGAATTTCAAACCCAATGCGTATTGGCGTAGATTTAAAGAAAGACTTGAATCCTATTCTGAGGTTCCATCTGACCAATGGAAAGAAGAACAGTTCCTTGGTCACATTCTCAAAAGATACAGAGATCATATGGGTGTTGAATTTGGACTAAGCTACAGCGGTCCTCCAACAAAGTGCAAGGAGATCTATTGTATTAGAAAAGTTGTTCTTTTCCTTGGAACCGATGATGGATCAACTATAAAGAACTATATAGATTGGGTGTTTGATACAAACATCATACCAAATAAAGTAACAATCAAAAGCATTGCTTACTTTTTTACAACAAACCTTGTTTTGAAATTCAAGGCAGAGCTGCGTAAGATGAATAAGATAACAAGGGCAACTAAACTTCCAGAAAACTACATTGAGAAGGTTCATAACTTAGAGCTTGATGTGAAAACATATGGCGATCTTGCTTTTGCAAAAGCTGCTATAGATAACGATCCGGGAGATAATGATCTGGCAATTTACTTCAGGCTTTTTGAAGAACTCAAGACAGTGGGGTTTGATGAAAAGGTGTTGAAGTCTTTAGGTTGATATGAAAATTGATACGGGTTCAGTAATAAAGATAATTTGCAAAGGAAATATAATAGAGAATGGCGTGGTCCTTGAATACAACAAGGACCAGATGGTTCTTGAGTTAATTGATAAGTCACTGGTAATTATTCTGAACCCGCAAGAAAATATCATCGCAATTAAGATGTCCAAACAAGAAACGGAGTCGAGCCCGAGGGATCGTGTGTTTGTTGATGCTGAGCTAAAACCTCATAAATACGAGCGTAGAGAAGATCTACGAGCGGCCTCTCTTGCAGAGCTGCACAAAATGCGCGCAAACGCAGAGCGTCAAAAAGCAAGAGAATTGATGAATAGCTTTGAACTCAACAAACTACCCGAGGTTAGCTTTGGATACCCATCCCTCAAATCCCTTCCTAAACATACCAAGAAGAAAACTCGATGATGCTCTAGATGACATCATGAAATACCACTCTGCGAATGGTATTCTAACTCCCGATGGAGCAAGGCTCACAGAAGCCTTTCATAGATATTGGCTTTCAAATATACCAGTTGATTATTGGTACAGAGATATGATTGATTGGCATGGGCCAAACAATCTCAAGAAGTACTACAATGAAATTACAGAAGATGTGCGGGGATCTTTCAGGACAGGAAAATCCGCTCTCTTTGCCGGAAAACACGGCGTAGGAAAGTCCCTTACTACAGCTTGTATACTTAAGCGCGCAGTTGAGTGCGGACAATACACAGCGTTGTATGTCAACTTGGTAGATATCATACATGTGATGCTAACCACTGCGCCAGAAGTCAAAACACAGGGCAGAGAATTTCTACTTAATGTAGACTTCTTGGTAATAGATGAAATGGATTCTCGTTTCATGGGTTCAGAAAATGCAGCCGATTTATTTGGCCGCATCCTTGAGCCAATTATGCGAACGAGGATTCAAAACCGCATGCCTTCTTTCTTTTGCACTAATACCTCAAAGATTGAAGAGTCTTTCTCTGGACCTTTACAAGCATCTATCGAAAGCCTGATGAAACTTGTGAAATTGATTACTGTAATTGGTGGGGAAGATGCTAGGGATAAGATTAAAAAGGGTGAGTTGTGAAATTTGGAGACATGTATGAACGAAGAGCTTGATCTTAAAATCCTCAAAGGGATTGTTGAGGATAAAGTAAATGCCCTTACTTATGCTTATCGATATGATAAGGATTTGTTTGATGAAGACTCCGCTTTTTTTGGTGGGCTTGTTCTCTCTTACATCAAGCATTACCGCGCACCTCCGACTCGTAGAACTCTCAAAGAACGTCACGCTGGAAGTGAAGAAACTCAGCGTGTCATTGATACTACATGGGATGAGATTGAGAACCTTGATTATGATATCAAGGAATTTTCATTTGATTTGGAGGAACTAAAAACTCGATTTCGGCAAAGAGCTGTAGAAAAGATTCGAGAAAGAGCGGCTTCGGATGATCCTGATAATCCAAAAAATCCAGAGCAATATTTTACATCTCTTGCTATGGAAATTTCCAAGGCAACATCCCTTGATCTTGAGAGAACTCATACCCAAAAACCTGTTGGAGACTATATTGATGAGTTCAGGGAGAGTTACCAAACTCAGTTAGAAAATCCAGGAGATTCCCCAGAGATAAAGACTGGGTATTCTATGATTGATTCCGTGGCAGGTGGAATTGCACCAGGCGAACTCATTATGATTGGCGGGGAGACCAATTCTGGTAAATCCATGTTGCTAAATAATATGGCAAAACAGATTTGGATGCAGGACAATACTTTAGAGAATCCCGATGCGGGTAGGGGTTATAACATCCTCTATTTTTCCTTGGAAATGCCATATAAAGATTGCTTCATACGCTTTTTAGCTTCTTTGGCCAATGTCCCACAGCGAGCGTTGGCCAAATCTACATTAGATACCCAAGAAAAGAAAAGAGTAGATCTAGCTTATGACTTCATCAAAAAATATCAGGAGAACGGCTATTATTTTGACATTGTAGATGTTCCGCGCAACCTTACCATTGAGGAGGTGGAGTTACGATATCATGATGCGATGATGAGATACAGACCAGAAGTTGTAGTCGTTGATTACATGGGTTTGATGCATTCCAAGACCTTAGCCAAAGAACAAGACTGGTTAAAGCTTGGTGGAATCTCATCTTCACTTCATGAATTCGGCAGAGCATATGATAGTGCAGTTATTACAGCCGCTCAGCTGACAGATTTGAAACGAAGCTCACAAGGCTCTCAAGAGGAGGGTAAGCGAGTTGGCGTTCATCGCTGGGGGCGTTCAAGTCTTATCATGCACAATGTGAATTTGGGTATTCAAATTGAGACGAGACCCAATGAGCGTTCTTTTCCAGACTTAAAGATCCATGTAGTTAAAAACAGAAAGGGCCCTCTTGGGCAGGGCTCCCTAATTAAGAATTTCGCAAATGCTTCTCTGGTTGATGTTCCATATGATCAGAATGAGATACCGGGAGATGTATCTGCAAACATACCGGCATTGATAAAAGCAATTCAAGAACAAAAGAATAAAGAAAATGAGGCTAAATGAACACTTATGATACAATCGCTAGAGGTATTAGAATGGAAATAGATCCAAATACCGGTGATTTATATTTAGTGTTCAAAGTTATCGATGAAGACTTTAAAAAAAGAGTTCGAGAAAGTTGGAACGATGATGTACAATTACAAATCCTTGGAAAGGATTTGATAGAGAAACGGAGTTAAATATGCCAACTTATGAACATCTATGTAAATCATGTAAACACGAATGGAGTCAGGCCTATAGTATTCATGTAGACCCTCCAACTCAATGTCCTGAATGTAAAGAAGAAGGACATGTTCAAAGATTAATATCAAAGCCTGGTAGTGTTAGGGTAGAACTTCATGGTCGAGAACTTGTAGAAAAACTCTGGAAAGAAGGAAAGGATCTTGCTCGTAAAGCTCGCACAGATGAAAATGTTGCAGCGGATTTATACGGACATAAATAACCTTTATAGGAGAGTTTTGAAAAAAGAAGATGAAGTACAAGAAATAAACAATTTGTTAAACAAATTGGTAGACCTTCGTAGGAAGTGTTCTAAATCTAAGAGCAAGAAATTGCATAAAGAGTTTGATGACATGCAAGCTGTTTGTGCAAAGAGATTAGATTATTTAGTAGAGGCAAGAACTAGAAAATACAAAGGATTTTCTAACTATGACGATCTGAAGCAAGATGGAAGATTGGCATTGTATCTTGCCTTACAATCTTATGAGCCAGAAAAAGGTGACTTTTTTTGGTGGGCCAATAAGTACATAAAAACAAAGATTAGTCGAGAGGCCAATCGACATTCCACTATTAAAATACCACTCAAGCACACTAAGCACGTCACACCTTACAAAGTATCTCAGTTACCTGTAATTGTTGATAATACTCCTGACGCTTTTGATACAATCAACAAGGATGAATCTTCTTGTATTGTACGATCTGCTGTAAGTAGATTACCAGATAATCAGCGTAGGGTAATAGAATTACATTACGAGATGAATCTTAGTAACCGCCGGGAATCTTTCTCAATTGGTAAGATTTGCGATAGGTTGAATATCTCACGCGGAAGTTGTGTGAAGCTGCTCAATGAGGCTAAGAAAACATTGAAACAAGAGTTATCTGAATTAGGAATTTGAATATGACAATTAAGGATGTTGAACGCCAGGGAATATCTGATGAAGTTTGGGAACAAAACTATAAATCTCCAAAAGACCAATCATTAGATGATACTTGGACCAGACAAGCAAAAGCTTGTTCAAGTGTTGAAGAAAAATCTATAAGACAACAAGTTTATGAAGATTTCAAATGGCTTTTAACTGATTTCAAAGGAATTGCTGGTGGTCGTATTACAGCAAACCTTGGAGTGGAGGGTAGAGAGGCTACCACACTCATGAATTGTTTTTTGCCAGGTACAAAAGTACTAACTGTAAATGGTTATGTATCAATTGAAAATATTTGTGTAGGAGATAAGGTACTTACACATACTGGTAATTGGCAAAGTGTTCATAATACTTTGTCAAGGTATTATGAAGGCGAAGTTGATTCTTACAAATCAAGTTTGCTAAATAATACTGTTGTTTGTACTACTAATCATGAATTTTATCAAGGAAATAATGAATGGACAAAATCTCATAATAATAAAATTCTTGCACTACCATTTGTAGAAGATTGTGGTGAATATTTTACAATTGATATTCAAAGTTATTTAGATGAAAATATAATACATAATAAACTTGGTACGTATTTGGTACAAATAAAAAATGATGATGATAAAGTTTGGCATGAAAAAGATTTTATAGGTGGTAATGGAGCCAGAGGGACAAAATCTTCTGTACCTATAAATAAAAAATTTCGTTTAGACGAAGATGCCGCTTATCTTTTTGGTAGATTTATTGGAGACGGATCTGTTTATTCAACACAAGGAAATGAGGTTATTAATGGTGTGAATATAGTATTTTCAGATCTTGAAAAAGATCATATGAAAAAATGTAATTCAATAATAGAAAATACATTTGGAATTTCATTTAATGAAAATATGGGTGATTCTTTTCATTATTTACGAAAAGCAAATATTGTGCTGGCAAGTTTTTTTGCGTCTGTTTGCGGGATTGGTGTTGATAAAAAACGTGTTCCTTCTTTTATCATGGAATCAAAAGAGTCTGTACGAAAATCCTTCTTACTTGGACTTCTTGACTCTGATGGTATGGTTGGAAAAAATGGAGTTATAAAACTAACACTTTCTAATGAGAGTTTGATTGATGATGTTAAGTTTCTATTTAATTCTATAGGTTTAATTCCAAGAAAAAATGCTGCATATGTATCTCATGTCGAAAATGCAAAACCAGCATGGGTTTTGCAAGTAAGCGCATCGCAAAGCCAATCAATATTCTCAGATCTTTTAAAGGTTTATGCTGATGATAGGCTTTCGCAGAGTTTTGGATCTAAAAATAAATTCCATAAATATGGAAAGAACTTTATATCTTCTGATTTTGAAAAATCAACATATTCTTACAAAGGAATGGTTTATAACATATCTGTAAATAAAGATGAGAGTTATGTTGTAGAGGGAGTTGTTGTTCATAATTGTTTCGTTCATAACCCTTCGGACATTGGGTACGCAGACTCTGACTCTATTCATGGTATCTACAAGATGCTTGAATGTCAGGCTCAAACACTCAAGTCCGAGGGTGGTTATGGAATGAATTTCTCATGGATTCGTCCTAATGGTTCGTACGTTGCCGGCATTGATTCTAGAACACCAGGCGTTCTAAACTTCATGGAGCTTTGGGATACATCTTCAAAAATCATTACCATGGGCTCAGAGAAAGTTCTTGGTGAAAAGCGTCCAAACGAAAAGAAGAAAATTCGCAAAGGTGCTCAAATGGGTATTTTGGATTGCTGGCATCCTGAAATTGAAGATTTCATTGAGGCAAAACTCGTAGAGGGTCGTCTATCCAAGTTCAATATCTCTGTTGGTATCACCGAAGGCTTCATGGAGGCTGTACTCAATGATACAGACTGGGACTTGAAATTCCCTGATACAGAATGTAAAGAATACAAGAAACAATGGTTTGGTAATATCTACGACTGGGAAGCAAAAGGTCTTCCTGTTATTGTTCACAAAACCATCAGAGCAAAAGATCTTTGGACAAAGATTACAAAGTCTACATATACCAGAAACGATCCTGGTGTTTTGTTCTTCGATCATATAAATAAGATGAATCCTCTGTACTATGCAGAGCGCATCGCTACAACAAATCCATGCTTTGCAGGATCTGAAAGGTTTTTAACAGAAACAGGATACATTCGATTTGATGAAAGCTCTCAACCGGCAAATATTTTGGTTGATGGTAGAATCTCTTATCATGATGATGGACCAGAGAAGCCTGATAATTGGAAAATATCCAACGAATATTGTGGTACAGTTGTAAGAGAAGCAAGTTCTGCGTTTATTACCAAAGAATATTCTGATTTGCTATTATTAGAGTTTTCTAATGGACAAACTCTTAAGTGTACTCCGGATCATCACATAGCTACTTCTGATGGTATGGTTGAGGCGCAGTATCTAACCCCTGAACATGAGATTTTAGTACCTAGAACAACACCTCCTGTTTCAAGTATTTTCGGAAGCATTCCAAAATCTAAAAATGAAAAAGCTTCATTTCTTATGGGGCTTATTACAGGAGATGGTTGTATTCATAAAAATACAGCTCATATAGATTTATGGGGTGATGATCGTGATAGGATGAAAAATATTTGTTGTGAGATTATCGATTCTTTACATGATGATTCTCCGGACTTGGTTGAAAAACCAAAAAATTGGAAAAACAGACAACTTTCGAAATATTACATATCAGAATCTGATAATAAAATAAGAATATCTTCGACATGGCTTAAGTATTTCCTGGAACAAATTTATGCATTTGATAAACGCGATGTTCCTGAGTTTGTAATTCAAAACGCAAGAACAAGTTCTGGACAGTTTTATTTAGCTGGTTTTTATTACGCAGACGGAACTGTTTCTAAAAATAAACAAAAGGGAATATCTGTAAGATTAGCTCAAAGCAATAAAGAAATTCTTAGAAGCGTTCAGCTTATTTGTCACGCAAATGGTATTTTGACATCAATATATAAACGGAGAGATGCTGGATTTTCTACATTTAAAACTGGAACATATGAACATAAAAAACAATATGAACTTATTACAACTCATGGTTCATGGAAGGAATTTTGTTCTATCGGTTTTGCTGGACATCCAAATAAAGATTCTGTTTTGCTTTCATTGAAAAATGAGGTAATTAAAAATTACCAAAAAAACAGTTATACCAATTTGGTTTCTATTGAACAAATTGAAGGTGATACTGTTTATTGTTTGAAAGAGCATGTATCAAGGGCATTGACCGTAAACGGCATTGCCGCTCGTAGATGTGGTGAGATCTCAATGTCTACTGGTGTTTGCTTGTTATTCTCTTTGAACCTTGTGAAGTTCATCAAGAAATCCGGTGGTAATTTTGTTTTTGACTACGATGAGTTCAAGAAGGCGGTAAAGATTGCTACTCGTTTTGCGGATAACATCAATGACATTTCCCGTGTTCCACTAGATGCGTATAAGAATTCCATGCAAGAAAAGCGCCGTCTTGGTATTGGTGTTCTTTCATTGGGTTCTTTGCACTACTGTTTAGGAATTCGTTTTGGATCCGAAGAGTCTCAGCAGCTTATTAGGGATATTTTCAAAGCAAAAGCTGAAACAGAGATTTTAACATCAGCAGAGCTTGGAGCAGAGAAGGGCTCTTTTAAGCTCTTTGATAAAGAAAAATATTTTAACTCTCATTGGTGGAAGACTCTTCCGATTTCAAAATTTGTCAAGAAGAAAGTTGAAGAAATTGGCGAGATGAGAAACTCTCATCGTGCAGCCAATGCACCAACAGGAAATATGAGTATTTACTCGGGTGTTATGTCTGGTGGTATCGAACCAGTCTTTATGAAGGAGTATGCTCGCTGGGCTATTGTTCCTGAACGAGAACGCATGAATCTTAAAGAGGAAGGTTTTGAATTTCCCAACATTTTCTCTGGTGAGTGGTTTGAGACAAAGCACCTCAAAGCATCCAAAGCTGGGGCTGATGATTGTTTGCTTGGAAAATTCAATGGTATTGATTACCAAGTAGACAAGAACCGTGGTCTTACAAAGAGAACTGTTGTACAGGATTGGGGTTGGATGTTTGTTCAGGCAAATTATTCCGAAGAAGAAATTGCACAGATGGAAGCTCGGGGTGTTTTCGTTACTACAGAAGATTTAAGTGTTGAAGAGCATCTTAAGACACTTGAAATCATTGCTCCGTTTGTAGATCAAAATTCTTCTAAGACCATAAATGTCCCTAATGATTATTCTTATGAGAAGTTTGAGAGTGTATATTTAGATGCGTGGAAAGCTGGTATTAAAGGAATCACAACCTATCGTGCCGGTACAATGACAGCTGTTCTTGAAGCTGTAGATAAATCAACGGAATCTGTTGGAAAGGCGTCTGCACCGAAGAGACCAAAAGAACTTCCTTGTGAACTTCATAGAACAAAGATCAAGGGTAAAGAATGGGCTGTTGTTGTTGGTTTGTATAACGGTAAACCATATGAGGTTTTTGCCGGTCCTATTAGTGGTATCGAGTTCCCACAAAAGGGATTTGGACAATTGGTCAAAAAGAAAAAAGGTCAATACTCGCTTATAATGCCTGATATGACAATTGATAATATCGTTGACTATATCAATGATGAGGATTCTGCCTGGGCAACAAGAATGATTTCCATGTCTATGAGACACGGAATTCCATTGGAGTTTATATACGACCAGCTATCAAAAGACGGAACAGTCGTAGATGTAAACAATATTCTGGCAAGAATACTAAAGAAATACATCAATCTCTCTGGTAAACTAAAGTGCCCTCAGTGCGGATCTGAGAGTGTTGTTCTTGAACAGGCATGCATGAAGTGCCTCCAGTGTAATTTTGGAAAATGTGGATAATGTATCTGAAAGAAGCATTTTTTTAGATAGAGAAGATGCTTATGATATAGAAGAGGAAGAAAGGAATCTTTTTCTAAGGAGTATCCTTGAAGAAATAGGAGTTCCTATTGATGAGATTTGGCCCGATATATCTCTGAGTGTTGAACAAAAAATTCATCTCAGGGATATGTTATCTAAGCTAGAAATTGATATTTTAGATATAGGAAATCGAGAGTATGAATTATATCATAGAGATGATCTATTAGCTAAATGGTACAAACCAAGATACATACTCAAAAGAGATTTGAAGGCGAGAACTTTAAATAAGAAATTGTTTTATGAAATGGTAATAAAGACATGGAGTGTCTTTGAAAAGGAGAATAATGAGTAAGCCAACTACACTTGATAAAGAATCAATTAAACTAATCGCAGACTCAAGAGCTAAAGCTCTTGAGTTATCTCAAACCGCACAGGCTGCAATAAAAGATGCTAAGATTGCAGAGCTTGAATTTAAGAATACAATTCAGCAAGTTTACATTGAGAAAGGGCTTGATCCTAAGTGCAATATAGATCTGTCTACGGGTGGTGTTACATGGCCTGAGGATCAGGAAGTTTCTAAAGAAACCAAAGAAGAGGCTATTGTAGAATGAAGGTTGAAGAGTTAGCTGCGTTGGTAGCTGTAAGAAATCATATCTTTACAGTTATTAACGACAAAAGCGTTACAGGAAGAGATGACTTTCGTCCTCTTGAAGCAAAGAGAAGAGAACTTGATCTCAAGTTTGTCCAAATTATAAAGGATACGGATGTTGAAGATTTATTCACCAACGAAGTAACCGTGATCAAGGTGGGCGGAAATCCTTCAGCTCAAGATCTTGATTTTTGGCGACAAATATTTGAGCAGGCTAAGAACGATTCTGATTTCAAGATCATTACACACGATGCCGTTGAAATTGAAAAGATTGATGCTTCGGATGTACAAGTTGTCTCAAAAGAAGATGATCAGTTGGTATTATCTTTTTCAAATCCAATAGATGATTCTTCTTTAGAGAAAGAAATTCAAGAGAAGGTTGCAGAGGTTGCTCAGGGAAAAGTCGAGGAACTCGAAGAGAAACTGGAAGAAGATGGAGTAACTCTTGAAAAGTCCGCAATTGCCCCTGATGCAAAGCTAGCTCTTGAGGAGAAAAAGAAGGCAGAGGCGGCAAAGAAGGCTTCGCTGGACCCAGATATTGCTGCGGCAATTCAAAGACAAAAAGAAGCCCTAAATAAAGAGGGTCGAAAGACAGCTAAGAAAGTGATTAAAGCAAATGGAACGACGGGGTGATTTTGTTGTTTTGAAGGATGACCTCTGGATTAAGAGGCAGAAGCACGCAGGTCGTGTTGTTGCCAAATCACATCAAGAAATTTATCCAATGATAAAGGGTATGTCTAAAGGACTAACCCTGAAACAAATTGGAGAGGTTGTAAATGAGGTTATCCAGAAGAATGACTGTACCCCTACATTCCTTGGTTACAACGGCTTTCCAAGTGTTGTCTGTGCTTCAATCAATCATGAGCTGGTTCATGGATTTGCTCGTGATATAGAACTCCAACCCGGGGATGTGGTCAAGATAGATATTGGAGCCACGTTCGAGGGGGCTATAGGGGATTGTGCTGTCACATATGTTTATGGAAAGCCAAAATCTGAGAAAATTCTTCAGATGCTTTTGGCATGTCAGGACTCTTTGAGAGATGCAATTGCTGTTGTGAAGCCCGGAAACCGTCTAGGTGAGATAGGAAAGGCAATTTGGGAAAAATCTAGAACCTCAGGGTTTGGAGTGATTACTGATTTTGGTGGTCATGGAATTGACTATCACAAACTCCATTCTCATCCTTTTGTAAAGAACAAAGGAAAGTCAGATGAGGGAATCGTCATGGAGCCCGGGCTTTCAATTGCTATAGAACCAATGTTTGTTCTTGGTAAAAATACCAATACAAAATTGCTAAAAGATAAATGGACAGTCGTGACAAAAGATATTGGTTGCCACTATGAGCATTCCGTGACAATTGATAAAAACGGTCATACACATATCATGACCGATCATGATATAGATGTTAAAGATTTTGTGTAAAATGTAAAGGGGTCGAGAGTGCGATTTTCGTTTGATGATGGTGGTTACATTGAGTTTCAGCGCTCGAAAAAAGCACATCATGCTCATGTGATTGTGGCAGTTAGAAAGCCAAACAATCCACTAGAGTTATTGGTGAACTCCGCAGAAATTCATATAAAGCAATTAATACAGGGTGTAGAATCTGTTTCTGGCCCGATCATATTAAAAAAGGAAGACCAAAATGAACACAGCAATTCAGACAATTCAGAATATTAAGAATAACAATTTGACAAACAATACCCAGAGAGTTGGCTTGCGCCTGCTCACCGCAGATGGTGATTGGATTCCGCGCTCACGCCTTGCTCGCATCCCGTCCGCTACTTCTCGTATCCGAGATCTTCGGAAAGAAGAATTTGGTGGGTTTCAGGTTGAATGTAAGTCATCTGACGAATTGAATAAGAAAGCCTCCAAGAGGACTTATTATTACAGAATCAATCCCAATAAGGTTACAAAAAAGCAGATTAGCACTCTTTTTAATCAGATCTGAAATAAGAGCTGCTCCTCTCCTTTAAAGAAACCCCTGAAGAAAATTCTTCAGGGGTTTTTTTATAGCGCATAATCCGGAATAAATATGAAAAACCTTCGAGATTGAGGACTGATGGTAACACCAATTAACAACCCATGTGATCTTGGAACGCCAGAACCATGCGGGGTAAACCCAGCTTTTAAATATACTCGTTACCCTTGCGATTTTGACGATCCTAGGCCAACGGATACTCGTGGTTTGCCATTAATTGTTGATTTGCAAACTCCCGTTAAAGCTGAGGTTGCAAACCGCCACAGGGAATCTATTTTAGCTCTTGAAGCCGAATTAGGTATCCAGCCATCTGGTTCATATACGACTGTTAGGAACCGTCTAGATGTCTTAGAGAACTTCCTTTGTACACTCTATAACTCAGGTGGTATTGGTGGCGGTGGTGGTGGTACGGGAGGGTATGAACCCGTCCATGAGGCTCTAACTGTATCATCTAATGGGCAGGTTAATTTTACACTTTCACAAGAACCAACAATTGATGTTTTGTTGTTTTGGATTGGTGGAATCAAGCAGGCAATCGGAGAATATACTTTAACAGATGATCAGGTTACTTGGACGGGAAGCACTGTCTTACAGACAACAGACATTGTTGAAGTTTTGTATTTTGTTGGTCCCGGTACCGGAGGTGGGGACGGGGGTGGAGGTCTTGCAAACTTTACTCAACAAGTATTTACAGCAGTTGCTGCACAAACCAATTTTGTTGTTAGTAATCCCCCTCAAAGTTTGGAGACAACACAATTGTACATTGATGGTATATCACAGACTGTTGGTACGGATTATTCTGTGTTTGGTTCAACAGTCATCTATGCAGGATCTCCGGCTCTTACTGGTGGTGAAGAGGTCGTTGTCAAATACTTCTTTTGATACTATCTAATATGGGATATTTATGAAAATGTTTTCTACTTTAAAAGAAGACTTAAAGAAAAACTATTCCTTTACTATAAAGTATAAGAATGAGTCTTTTTTTATGAAGATGATTGGATTTGTTCTTTTCTTTAATAAAGCATTTATGAAAGATTTTATTACAACAATTGGTAATACAATCTATTTTCCAAGCCGAAAGTTTATAGAGGAAAATGAAATATCAGCGATGATAACGCTTTGTCATGAACTGATTCATATCAAACAAGCAAAGAAACACGGGCGTGTTCTTTTTTCATTGATGTATTTATTTCCTCAGTGTCTTGTTTTACTATCACTTCTAGCATTTTTAAGTTTTGTATGGTTTCATTTTATATGGTTTTTGGCTTTCTTAATTTTTGCTGCGCCAATTCCAGCTCCATTTAGAAAAAATTTTGAACTTGAAGCATATTATATGAGTTTGTTCATTTACTATACAAATATGAAAAGAAACAATCTTCCAGCCGATGAAATTCAAAGAAATATGTCTATTTGGGTGTTCGATTTAAACCTACATAACTTCCGTGGTTCTAACTATTATTTTATGTGGCCATTCGGTGTTGTAAAAGAACTTGGAAATAAAGTAAAAGAGATTAGAGAGCGCGATATATCAGATACAGATGAAACTTATAGCTTGATGAAAAAGCTATATTTAAAATCTGTGTCAGCTTATGAATTATGATATTGGAATTATCGGTGCTGGTATATCAGGTGTCTTCGCAGCTTTAAGGTTAGCGGAAAAACATCAAGATTTAAAGATTGTTGTTTTTGAGTTTGGGCCTCCGCCACCAAACTGTCTAAGACAAGATCCTATTCGTGTAAAACGAAGACGACGCCAGCTTGAAGGCTGGCTCGGTTGCTTTCCAACAGGTGATGGAAAGATCTATCTGGATGAAGATGCAGATAAGGTTTTAGAGATCGCTGATGGTAGGCGTGTTCGTGTTATTAGGGATTGGTTTGCATCTCAGCTTACTGAGGTAAGTGCAACAAAACTAATAACTCCAAAACAACCATCAGCAACTGCTAAGAAAAGAGTTGCTAATAGCAATTTTGATTTACATGTTCACTCTTACGATCAGTGGATACCAGATCAGATTCATCAACTCGCAAAAATATCAGCGGAAAAGATTGAGGCAGCTGGTAATGTTTATTTAAGTTTTGATACTGAGGTTGATTCTTTTTATAAGAACGGCCGCAAGTTTCATGTAAATACATCACAGGGTGAATTTAAATGTAAAAAACTCATTCTTGCTGTTGGTCGCTCTGGGTGGAAGTGGGTAAATCAACAGTATAAAGATTTAGGTATTCTTCAAGAAAACAGAACAGCAAGATATGGTATTAGAGTAGAAATGCCATCTTCAGCTTTAAAAGAATTTAACAAGTCTCATTGCACCATATCTAAAGAAGGTATTGAAATAGGTCCGTTGAGCTGGATGGGTTCTGTAATCCAAGAAGATCATGATGACATGACCATTGCCGCATTCAGATCAAATGAAGACAGATGGAAATCAGATAAGGTATTTTTCTCCCTAATAAAAGATATAGAGATTGAAACTGATGTGTGCGCTTATGTTGATAGAATAGCTAAGTTATCACACCTACTATCTGGTGATAGGGTTGGAAGAGAAAAGATAAAAAATTTCATTAAAGGTATTGGCGATCTTGCTGAAATGCCAGAGTACAAATGGATATCTAACACACTACGAGAAGTTGAATCTATCTTTCCAAATTTGATTAGTCGAGGTTATTTCCACGTTCCTGAAATTGACACAAATATAAATAATATTAATGTTGCTAATAATTTAGAAACAGAGATAGATGGTTTATTTGTGGCCGGTGAATGTGCCGGTGTTAAAGGAATTGCAGCCGCTGGAATTATGGGTGCAATTGCTGCTGATGGAGCTGCTAAATGAATAATCACGAAAATTCTTATAATAAATACATTGAAAACGATCAGTTTTTTTATGACGAGAGCGCATCTAAAAAAGGTTTTATCCTAAAACAGGACACTGAACTTTTCAATGAAGAAGATTATATTCCTGGTAAATCAATTCAAGTGAAAAGAATTGCAGAGCCAGAGGACTGGAAAGTTCTAGTAAATGGAAAAGAACATTTTTTTCTGAAAGGTTCTAGATTTACAACAAGGGAAAGAGAGTTTTTACGCACAGCAAAAGGTATTCTTTTTATCGTTGATGGAGTTAAGCAAGGATGGAAATCAGTTTCTGAGTTCAAAAGACAAATGAAGGATCTGATATGATTATTTTTCATAAAACAAAAAAAGTTGGAATTCAATCATTTCTTGTTTTCATGAACGAAGGCGGTTCTCTTATTGATATTCCCGTAGATGATAAAATCCAGAATATGTTTCTTCATTACTTTGATCGTTTGTCTCCTGGGGTGAAGCTGGTCGAGACACAGACTCAAAAGGGCTTAGAGGACAGCTGAAAAGGAGTTGTCCTGCATGAGTTACGTTCAGTACGTTTGTGACGTTGAAACAACTGGTAGAGATCCAGAAAAACACGATATTATAGAAGTTTGTTTTTGGAGGATTGGAGATCCCGAGGCTAAAACTTGGCGACTTACTCCTCTATCTCCTGAAAATATAGAAGATGATGCTTTGAGAATCAATAAACATCTTAGAGAAGATATTCTTCACCAAACAGAAGAGGGAAGGGTTAAGTACAGACACCCCTCGGAAGTTCTTCCTGAAATAGAAATGTGGATGATGGAAGATGGAGCCGCAGCTGAAGAGCGTGTGTTTATCGGACAAAACCCAGACTTCGATTACGGTTTTCTTCTTGCTCTTTGGAAGAAGATGAATGCCGAAGATGACTTCCCTTTTGGTTTCTGGATTGAAGGTAAAGACGAAAAACGTAACCAGGGCTACATCATCGATACGATTCAACTCGCACGCCTCATTGATATTTGTACTGGTAAGAAGCGCACACGTTATGGTCTAGGTGCTCTTCAGAAAGCCTTTGGCGTTACCAAGGCTACAGCCCACAGAGCTGATGGAGACGTAAAAATGACAAAGGAAATCTTTGAAAAGATATTTGTAGTTCTCAAAGATCCGTTGGCCGAAGCATTTATGAACTCATATACAGAGTAGATTTTATGGGACTCGATGCAAGACTACGACAAGTAATAGACACTCCAGAAATTTCGAATATGGTTATTTTTGTAGATGGGGAGATCTACAATGGTCATGTGGTTTTTGATTGTCTAACAGGTATTGGTTGGAAACATGGCAGGCCAGTTACCATTGAGCTTGCTGTTCCACGTTGGTGTAGTGTTGTTCTGTTGGATTTAACTTATGGAAAAATTCGCCCTTTGGTATTTAATAATGAAGGAAAGAATCTTAAAGATATTTTAAAATCTAAGACAACTAAATGGGATGTTGTTGTTTATCCACAGGATTTAACATGAGCATTAAAAAAGAAGTAATAGCAGAGATTGTAAATTGCTTGGAATGGTATGTCGAAAATGATGATACTAATAATTTCCCAAGCAATGAGTTTTGGCTCGATGGGCTTGAGCGGGCACGCAGGGCGCTTCAAGAGTATCATGAGGAAGAGATAGCAGAGAAACTTAAATGAAGATTTTTTATGGTTCTGGAAATTATATAGGCTCAAACATTACCACTTCTAGATTTCTGAACAATGTGCGGAATCATGAAGTACGTGTCGCTGCCCATTATCAGAACCATAGATTTCTTCGTTCATTTGATTGGTGCCTTGATGCATTGTATCAGGTAAAATTTGGATCTCATAATTATTTCAAGAAACACCATGGTGTTTCTGGTCCTCATGTTGATCATGATATTGCGGACATGGTTGTCACCGACTTATTAGAGTGGGGACCAGATCTTGTTATCTCAGATTGTGAGTTTTTCACAGCAATGATTGCAAAGGTTCTTGAAGTACCTCTTTGGTACTGCTCTCCTATGCTTCAGCTTGTTGGTTTGGAGAGAGAGAGAAAAGAAATCTATGCTAAAGCATTTGAGAGATTTAGAGTATATTTTGATAGGCTTCCTATAGGTGATAGTTATTTTATCTACTCCCCTTTGTGTGATGTACAGGGAAGGCCTCATATCAAACAAGGTTTTGAGTGGGTTAGGCCGTATGCGATAAAACCTGATGCATTTACTTCAGAAGATATTGATTTCTCCATTGTTGAGAAGGCAATACCCAAGAGTTGTTTGCTAACAACTGGCGAAACTTCTTTTGTTTCAGACTGTCTTTACTCAGGTAAATTTATGTTCGTATCTCCTAACCCAAAAGAAATTGAGCAAAATCTTAATGCTCAATTTTTAGAATGGTACGGTTTAGGTAAAAACATTGGAAGATCCAATTCTTTGAGTTTTGTAAAAAAGCTTGTCGAGAAACCTCATCCTAAACCGATGTTATCAGTGCAGAACTGGAAGCTGCTTGATGAGAAAATAGATGTTTATAAAAACGGAAAATAAACGAGTATGTTTTGATATAGGAAATGTGCTTTGTCATGTGGATTTTGAAAACTTCTTCAACTTTCTCGTAGAGCAAGATATTGTCAAAGATCATGAAACAGCCATTGAATTTTTAAGTGGAATTCAACATCCTCAAGATCTTGGTTTGTACAATATAAGACAAGGATTTTACAGATTCTATCCACATATAAACAAACAAACTCTTCATGAGTTACATGACATATGGGACTCTGTTGTAGAACCATCTGATTCTATGCTTGGTCTTTTAGATGATCTTTTATCTAAAGGTTATGAGATTGCCATACTATCAAATATAGGTTTTGATCACTCATCTATTCTTCGGCATAGATGTGAAGTGTTTAAAAACTGTCATCAGCATTTCTCTTGTGAGGTTGGAGCAAGAAAACCAACAAAACTATTTTATCAAAGTTTTTTACTTCAGTTTGGGTGGCCATCTAATGTTTTGTTCTTTGATGATATAGAAGAGAATGTAAAGGGAGCGAGTGGATATCTTAGTGGTGTTCTCTTTAACTTAAATAATTTTGAAAATGATGACATTGCAGCAAACTTTGTTAAAGAACGCCTAGAAGCAAAATAGCCGATATATTCCAGTAGGGTGCTTTATGCATGATTCAAAAGATTCAAAAGTAGTAGACCTTGAAGCTTGGAAGTCTAAGCGAAAAACAAAGCAAAAATCCTATTGGAGAGTTATGACTGATATCACACGTCACAAAACACTAACCGTTAAAGAAGTTCTTGAGTACGTTGCCTTTGCTATTTGGACAAAAGATTTACCAGATGAATTTGATGGTGAAATTACATGCGAAATGAATGACGATGGTTCTGTTGACGTATATGCAATCGAAAAAGATACATCAGTGGAGACGCCTCTAAATTAGAAAGAAATTATATATGCTTTTCAACAGAGATGATTATGATAAACTGAGTACACTATTTGATCCGGAGCTTAAATATGCTGGATTTAAGCCTGATGTATTTGAAAGACCAAATGGTAATGGTGGTGTGGATTATGAGAAAAAGTATTTGCATATTGCCTTGAAATACAATCCACCAGATTTTGCAATCAACTATTTGGCACGGGCTCATTTTGAGGCGTGCAAGGTTGCAGAGAGTTTAAAACTCGGTAATGTATATCCTAAAGTTGAAAATGGAACTCTTAGAGTTCTTGAATATCCAGCTGGGGCTGGTACAGAAGTTCATTGCGATTTCGATCTTTTTACAATCAACTGCTATAGAGAGACCCCTGAGGATTGTGAAGAGTTTATAGAGACTTGGCAGCCAATGCAGAGACAAATGCATATGGGTGAAATAGGAAGGCTTTTTAATTTGGGTCCAGCTACCCCGCACAGGGTTCAGGGAAAACCATACATACAAAGATCAATAGTTTATTTTGCAAGTCCTTCTTTAGATACCCCACTACTTTCGGAATACAAGTTTCCAAGCACTGATCAGGATCCGGAAGTTATCGTTAGAACAACTGGGGAGTGGCAAATGGAAAGAGTCAAAAGATCGCGTACGTATTCTTGATATCGAAAATATTCATCTGCGTAAGATTCTAAGTCGAGGATTTTCCTCGACTTTTCTTTTTTACTGTGAGTGTTGATGATGTCAAAGAGCAGGTCATAGAACTTGCTCGCGAAGGTTTTCTCTTGCCTTTATGCCCTTGCTGTGGTATCGTCCTGAGCATTGAGGAAGAAGCATTACTTGAAAAATGTATCTCATGTAATTCGAAGTTCAAGTTTGAGCTGATTCCTTGGACAATAGCTAGTTCATTTCCAGATGCATAAGGACATAGACAGTTCCAATGGCGGCAGTTAAAGTAAAGACTGATAAATCTCCAACCATTAAAAATTATCAAGTTCCAGCGGAGTGGGTCAAGGATCTAAACTTCTTTGACATGACTGGTTCTAAAGCTAAGACCAAAGGAACTTCAAACAAGTTCTATCATATTGAGTTGCAAGAAGCCAATGATGGCAAATGTCAGCTTTATACAGAATACGGGCCCACGGGAACAGTACAGTGTCGTGAGTGGCGATATTTCGCTGATGATCGAGCCTCTGCGGAGAAAGAGTTCGAGCGCATCGTCAAGTCCAAGACCAAGAAAGGTTACGTCGTCATTGATGTAGCTCAGCGTGCCATCGGATCTGCTGAAGCCCAAAAACATGTGAAGGCTGTTCAATTCAAGAATGCCGAAGTAATCGAAACCAAGATTTCCTCCCTAAACCATGCGCAGAAAAGCATCGTATCTTTGTTCTTTGATGCGCAGGATACTTTCGTTGCTGAGACCCTAAAATGTCCATTGGGCCAGCTCTCTAATTCTCAAATTGATCTTGGACGAGAAGCACTCGATAAAGCCAAGGTCATTGTGAACTCTGCAAAAAAACTTTCTGAAAAGAAGAAGGAAGAACTTGAAGTTCTCACAAATGAGTTCTACGGACTTATCCCACACAACCTTGGATCTGGAGCACGAGGACAACGAACAGATTTATTGTTGGACACCCTAGATAAGATTGTTGGTAAAGAATCCGATCTTGATACTTTGCTCGATGCAAAGCAAGTATCTTTGGTTCTCAAAGAAGACTCTACGGTTGATAACAAATACAAATCACTCAATTGTGATTTTGATGAGGTTGATTCCGCATCTCAGCTCTACCAATTTTTGGTAATGTATTTCAATGATACTAAGGTGAATGGCCACGGATATCAATCATCTAGAGTTTCTAAGATTTGGTCCATGCGAAGAAAAGATTCCAAGGAGGAATCTTTTCTTGGAAATGCTGAGCGTATTGCAAAGGATGCTGGCAATCATACATTCGCAACGGATACTTCATCTTTGTCAGGTGGCAAGTCCAAGCTTTGGACCCCAGATAAACGCCCAGACCTTACAAAAGAGCAAGTTGCTCTGTACAACAAAGCCAACGTTTGGCTTTCGTGGCACGGAACAAGGTCTGCAAACCTCGTTGGTATTACGCGCCGTGGGTTAATGATTCGTCCAGCTGGTGCTGTTCATACAGGTTCTTTATATGGAGATGGAAAATATTTTGCCTGGCAAAGTACCAAGTCTTTGAATTACTGTGACGGAGGTTATTGGACAGGGGGTCGTAAAAATAATAAAAAATATTTGTTTCTTTTGGATGTAGCATTTGGAAGAATGCATCAAGCATCGGGTGGTTTTTTCTATCAAAACCCACCAAAAGGATTTCATTCTGTTTATGCTAAAGCAAATAGGTCGGGGGTTCTTAACGATGAAATGATTACTTATGATATTGAAGATAAAAACAACCAAAGCAGTATTAGATATCTTCTTGAGATTGTATAAAGCATCTGGCAATATCGTTATAGGACCATCTTTAGTTGAAAGTTTTAAATACAAATGAAAATAGTAACGCATAGAGAATTTACTAGAAATTTTCGATATCTAAAAAGAGATATTCTTGATAGTTTTGGGTTCTATGATTTTGGATTGAACTTCCACTTAATCCAATCTCAAGTAGATAGTTTTGTTAGTCTTGTTCTAGATGTAGAACAAGGTTTAGGTAGGTATGGTTTTAATGATTACAAATATGAACTTTTAGATAATCATGGTGGTTTGAATTGGGTTCGTGATAATGAAACATTCTTCAGAATATAAAGACCTTGCTGATCAGGTCGGCAATCTTAAGTACGATGCCTTGGTAGAGTTCTTGGGTTGTTTATCAAACAAGCTGGCGCAAGACGCACAGGCTGATTTAGCTAGGGGCCGCCCTCTTCTTTCAAAAGCCCTCTTTAATGCAGCTATCAATGTATACCGAACACAGAAAGATATAGCTGATGCCTGGAAGATATCAGAACCATTCATGAAAGAAAATCAATGAGTTTGGAACGTATGTTTCTCAATACTAGCGCTAATATTTTTATTAATAAAGCAGAAGACCGTGCTTTTATGTATGGTATTCTTTTAGAGAAGCTCAGAAAATCTGAGGCTTCGATGAAAGCTGAAAAAACGCTTTCGTTGATATGTAGTTTCCTTGCTATTTGTGAGATGTTTTTTGGTAATTCAAAAATTTCAGTTTACTTCTTGTGTTTTATTTCCATATTAACTTGGTTCATTTATAGAAATACAAATGAAGTGTATCTTACACTTTGCAATATAAGAGACTTATATGTTAAAGAGTTTGTAAAAAATGATAAGCTCAATGTAAGAATATCTTTATTGGTCAAAGAGCTTTTGAAAGAAGATCGAGAAGATGACGATTGAGAACACAATCAACAAAGAATTTTCAAAAGCTAGACGTAGAGGTTGGGATAAGATTTATGTCTTTGTAGATTTTCATGAAGTAATCATTGTACCCGACTATCAATCAAATATACCAAAAGTTGAATATTATCCATTTGCAAAAGAACTTTTACAATACCTCACAAACAGAGATGATATTTGTTTGGTTACTTGGACATGCTCGCATCCTCATCAGATAGATTCTTATCTAAATAAAATGAGTAAGGATGGGATTGTTTTTGATTTTGTCAATTGCAATCCAGAGGTTACAACAGATTCGAAGTATGGCTTCTACGAAAAGAAACCTTACTACAACATCTTGCTTGATGATAAAGCAGGGGTTGAGCCCGATGAGTTAGAGCATATCCTAAAAGTTTTCTCTAACCAACCTTTGTTGAGAACTACATCACAAATTGAAACGTTCAAAATCAATATGTATTGTGGTTCAATTTATACAATCGCACACGCTGTTTATGATGAGCGAAAAAGACCAAAGCCGCCGTACAATACACTTAGAGTGAATGAAATCAAAGTCTCGGATTCAAGGCTCAAGATCGAAAAGATTGTCTTTGTTGGAAAGACATTCTATCCACACGAATGCTTTGTAATTTGTTCTGGAATGCACTTTACTATCCACGGTAAATGGTCTGGTCCAATCGATCACTCTGTTCAAATTGAACTTGTTGGTGAGTTAATCGTTGGACCTAGTAGATATTCACTTTGATGGAACAACAGAAAGATGTTTAGCAGATACTGTTGCAATCACATCAGCCATATTACAGATAAAGTATGTTTCCCCGTCAACCGTAATCGGTTCGGAATGGGATATGTCGAATATCACCTCATCTCCTTTTTTTAGATCACATTCTAAAAACTGACCCTGAACAAACTCTCCCTTACCAGCCTCATGTATTTTTCCAAATCTTAAGGCTCCTTCTTTAGCTGTCTGAGGAATAAAAATACCTGATGGTGTTTTATCAGATGGGGATAGTGGAATAATGGCTAGATTTCCATTTCTCATTTTTAGGTGCATAATTTTCTCCTGAAAATTTCATATATCAACATATTGGCTGTCGAGCACGGTTAGATTGAGTCGATACACTCTATGTTCACGCAAGGATATACATTCGATGATGTGCTATTGATACCGAAACACAGCGAGGTTTCATCTCGTTCAAGTGTTGATCTGTCCGTAAAGCTCCCTTACGGACTATCTCTCGACATCCCTTTAATCTTGAGGGGAGGTTGAAATGTTGCTTGAATCTGTGAATGGATTAAAAACAACATCTAAGATCAATGTTTTAGTTAGATGTGATAATTGTGAAGATGAATATAGTATTCAATATAGATCTATTTACATGTCAAGAAACCGTAGAGGTTCTGAAAAGGATTTTTGTATTAAATGTGCAAGAAAACTGGCGTCAATAAATAATCGGCGAGGAACTGTTCATGACTCAAATGGATATTCTTATATTCAAAAAGGAACTGAAAGAATTTTTTTGCATACCAAAGTAGTTGAAGAAAATCTCGGCAGATCTTTAACACAAACTGAAGTAGTTCATCATATAAATGGAGATAAAAAAGATAATAATTTTGAGAATTTGCATGTTTTTGAAAATCAAAAACAACATATGCTTTCTCATAATTCTTTAGAAGAATTATCCTTTTATCTTGTAAAGAATAATTATATAAAATTTGATTCAAATTCAGCTAGATATTATTTAAATAAATCTAATAATAACTTTGAAAAAAGTTATGGTTTTGAAAATATAGCTATAAAACAAAAAAAGAATATTTGCAAATCAAGGCTTGATACAAATATAAGATCTGAGTTTGTTAGGGGTATATTTTTGGACGTACCATTAGTTGCTGCTAATATGTCTACGGTTATCAATTCAAGCTTCTATTTGAAATTATATGAACTTGGAGCTATTGGAATTTTGCATCGGGCTCAGTCTATAGAATCACTTATAAATGAAGTGAATGTAGTTAGTAATAAATGTCATATAGTTGCGGCGTCAATAGGGGTTGGTGATAGTTCTTTAGAAGATGCGAAATCTCTTATACAAAATAATTGTAATGTTTTATGTATAGATATTGCTCATGGATATTCAAATGAGACAATCGAATTGGCAAAAAAAATAAAACAGTACTCTCGAACGACAAAAATTATATTAGGTAATTCTGTAAATACTGATATTTTGTTAGAGTCTAACGATTATGTTGATGCCATTAAGGTTGGAATAGCTCAAGGGTTTGCTTGTGAAACTAAAAATACCGCTGGTTGCACAGAAAAACAATTTTCGGCTGTTTTAAAATTTAAAGATTTGGCACACAAGCTCGGAATGCCAATAATATCAGATGGTGGCATTCGAGAGGCCGCAGATTTTACAAAAGCTATAGCCGCTGGTGCTTCAAGCGTTATGGCTGGTAAAATATTTGCAGAGTGTGAGGAATCTGCTGGTGAAATAGTGTCTCATAATGATTCTAATAAAAAACTTTATGCTGGAATGGCTTCTTCTTATGTACAAGAATCATGGAAGGGTGGTTTAAAATTAGGAACTTGTGCCGAAGGTGGAATTAGATACTTAGAAATATCCGGAAGTGTTAAAGACATGATTGAAAGATATTCTGGAGCTTTAAGATCTGGTATAACTTATGCTGGTGCAGTTGATATAAAATCATTTCATAGCAACGTAGAATTTATTGAATTGATATAAGGAAAATATGAAGCTAGTAATCAAAAGAAATAAGTGGGTCAATGGATCTAACGAAGATGACCCACGGGGTTCAGCAGAGTTGTTAAACTCTGAAGGTAATATGTGTTGCCTTGGTTTTTTTGCAAAAGCCTGTGGGTTCAAATCGAAAGAGATAAAGAATATGTGTACCCCTGGAAGTTTGTACAATGATAGAACATATTCCGATCAAGCGGAACGTGGTTTCTTAAAGAAAATTGAAAAGACACCATTTAAAGAACTACTCACAAAAGATGGTAGAAATTCTCGCCTAGCAAATTCTCTCATAGATATAAATGATAGCTCAACAATGAAAAATGAAACGAGAGAAAAGAAGATTACAGAAAAATTAACCAAAATTGGTGTAAAAGTAACATTTCTAGATAAGTAAGATTATGTCAGATATAGAAAAAGCTAATTATGAAGCTAAGCAAGCAAGAAATAACGAATCAGCAGAGCAGCTTTTGGGATTGTACTTCCCAGTGCTTGACCACGGGTTTGTATCCCTTGTTGATTTTATGGGATCAGATGCTGGAATCGCACAAGCAGCTCGTTGTTCTTATGGTGCAGGAACTCGGGCTGTTAATGACGATAGGGCTCTTATCCGTTATCTCATTCGTCACAAGCATACCTCCCCATTGGAACAAGTGGAACTCAAGTTCCATTGTGTTTCTGGCGATACTCGGATATCAACAAATTTAGGAGTTATTAAAATTGAAGATGCTATTAATGCTTCATACGCTCATAACACTGTAGATGTATCAGAGTGTGGGGTTATAAAATCTGGAAAGAAAAAGCTTTATAAGCTAAATCTTGACCGTGGTTTTTCTATTAAAATAACATCAGATCATAAACTTAGGGTTCTAGATAATACTGCGTCTCTTGTTTGGAAATCTCTTGAAGAAATTTTGGATGATGATTATCTTTTATTATCATCTAAAGATACGTTTTTTTGTGAGGCTGACCATATTTTTAATAATTTTCACTACGATAAAAAAACGCACAAATCAAGAGTTATAAAATTTCCTAAAATATTAACCAAAGAACTCGCTGAACTAGTGGGATATTATATGGGTGATGGTTCTTGCTCTAATGAAACATTGGAATTTCCAGTTTCAGATAAGTACCCACAAATTGTTACTAAAATTTCTAATATGATTAAGCAAGTTTTTGACGTAGAACCTTCTCAAAATTCATCTGATGGAATGATAAAGATTCGTCTTAACTCAGTTGAAGCGGTTGCTTGGTGGAGAGCTAATGGCCTGTCTAAAACAGAGGCTAGAGACGCTTTCATTCCAGAGTGTTTTTGGTCTTCTAAAAAAGAAATGGCGTTTGCTTTCTTTGCTGGTTTATTTGGGGCGGATGGTAGTGTTTCTGAAACTAATGGTGTTAGTTTAACAACTACATCAAAGAGATTGGCTGAAGAAACTCAAACGCTTATGGCTTTTCTTGGTATTCCAATGACAAAGCTATATAGACCAGATAACTATATACTTTATACATTTACAAATAATGGCTTACAAAGATATCGTAAATATATAGGATTTACTTGTCAGTTAAAACAGGAGAAGCTTTCAAAGCTTGAATTGTTATTTTCTCGTACTGAAGCCATTCCACATGCTAAAGCTATAATTGAAAAATATGGGTTAAATCGTAATGAGCTGCATTCTCAATATTATTCGGGTTGTAATCTTCCTCGTAAACATTGCCCGGATGATTTGGATGAAAACATTTATTTATCAATTCAAAGTATAGAACCCTTGGGGGAAGAAGATGTTTGGGATATTTCAGTTCCAAAAACAGAAATGTTTCAGGCTAATGGTATAATTGTTCATAATTGCAAGATGCCAATCTTTGTTGCTCGTCAGTGGGTTCGGCATCGCACAGCTTCTTTGAATGAAATGTCTGGAAGGTATTCTGTAATGCCTCTTCAGTTCTATACTCCTAAGATGGAGAATTTTTCTTATCAATCAAAAGATAATAAACAAGGGCGCTCTGCTCAAACAGAAGCGAACTCTTATAATTCAGCAGTTACAAGATTTAATAACACTCGTGAACATATCAAAGATAATTATGAATGGTTATTAAAAGAAGATGTAGCGCGCGAACTGGCACGTATTGATCTTCCTCTCTCAACATACACAGAGTGGTATTGGAAGATTGATCTACACAACCTCATGCATTTCTTAAGATTGCGTTGTGATTCTCATGCACAGTATGAGATTCGTGTCTTTGCAGATATCATGGCTGGGATGGTCAAGATGGTCACGCCTGCTGCGTACGAGGCTTGGTTGGACTACTCAATTGGATCTGAAAACTTCTCATTTCAAGAAATGCAGGCTCTTTACTCTACAATGCAAAGCATGGCAAGTAGTGGAAGTATCTCTTGCATTGAAGAAGAATTTATGTTCAATTCAGATGAACATAAAAAAGAATGGGGTCAGAAGTTTGGGATGACATTAAGAGAGACTAATGAATTCATTGATAAAATTTCTCAAAAGAAAACGCTTCCAAGCTTCAACCTGGACCTTTCAGTTGCGAAGACGCCCGAGTATTTTCGACAAGAGGCGGAAAAATATGTACCGAGCGTTTGACAGCCAGTAAACTTTTTGTTACGATACCGAAACATTTGTGGTCGAGAGCTACGAATACTTCGGTATATGTGACATGGATGTTAGATTGTTGTTTCCAACATATGTGGGCAAACAAACAAAAGGCATCGGACAAGAGTCCGATGCCTTTTTGTCTTTTGAGTCAGAGAAGCGTTCTAGCAATTTGCAGAGCGCTTTCCCGGCTGAGAAGAGGGTCATCAAGTAACGCTTCGTCAATAGTGTTCATGATTTGACCCATAATTGGTCCCGGTTTGATTCCAAGACCTATAAGGTCGTGACCATTAATTGGTCTTGGAATTGTTGTAACAACTTTTCCCCCATCTCTTGGAAGCGCTTCCATAATCTTCAAGCGTAAATCTTCATACTTTTGAACTTCAGACTTACTCTCTTCTTTATTGAAGTATTTCTTTCCAAGAGAATCAGCGATGGCAACATCTATTGAATGATTCCAATCTTCGAAACCTCTCACGAATTTACGAAAAGCTCTAGAAGAACTTTGTTCTATGAAGATGTGAGGTCGAAGATGAACTTCGATCAGTTTACAAACTCTTTTGACAATATTAAGTGGAGCGTGCAGTCGAGTAAGAACAACCTCAGTGATTTGCGCTGAAGTTTCTTCATGTCCGTGGTAGTTTGTGTGACCTTTCGCAGACTTACCCTGAATCCCAACATAACGCTTGCCAATGTCATGTAGAAGCGCTACAAGGTTGCGCACAAGATATGTCTCATGGTCTTGGCGAACGTCATCAGACGTTCTGTTCACCAAGTGTGAAAATACCAAGAGCGTGTGATTCCATATATCGAATGCGTGGTGCGGGTTGTCTTGATCCGTTTCCCACGGAACCATTCTTTCGGAAAGTCCGAGAGCTTTCATCTCCTCTTCAGATGGATCGAAAATAGCCTCCATCAAACCTAGCTCTTTCAATAGAAAAACAGCTAAAGATGGGTTAGGGCCAGTGAGCGCCCCGGGTTTCCATTTATCGCCTTCTTTCTTTCCAGCAAGTTCAGCCCAGATTCTCTCACTTGAGATTTTCGTTCTGAAAGCTTCTTGCACATCAGGGCGTTGAGCAGCTGAAATTAAGTCCAGATCAATTGCCAGACCAAACCTCGCTGCAAACCTTACGGTGCGCAGAATCCGCAAAGGATCATCGAGAAAGGTTTGAACAGGATCTGTTGGTGTTCGAGCGATCCTATTTTCCAGATCCTCGATACCTCCGACATAGTCTTCAATTTCTCCGGTATTGATATTCCAAAAGAGTGAATTCAATGTCAAATCCCTGCGCATGGCGTCTTCTTCGGGTGTGCCCATTTGCATTTCTGGAATTCTAGAATCTGAATACGTTTCAGTTCTTAGGTTTACGAAGTCGATGGAAAGACCATGAAGTTCAATCATTGCAGTAGCAAGGTGTTTTGACTGATCGGGATTTGCCTTTACAATGGTAACTCTTTTGGAATCAATCAATCGAGCAAATTGCTCACCTGTCATATTAGAGACGGTGATATCAATATCATTAGATTCTTTACCAAGGAGTTTATCTCGTACAAACCCACCTGCAACTCGAAGAACTGTTTCAGGAGTCTTGGCGCTCACCACCTGCATGAGGTCAGCAAAGATTTTTGCTTCAGTTTTCGTTAGTGTAATTTTCATATGCTTTCCTCAGCAAATAAAGATATGTAGCGGTATATATCAGAAGAAGGAAACGATATTATGACAGAAGAAGAAAATAAAGTCAAGACTCCAGAGAAACCAAAAGTCAAGAAGAGGTATATCCTTGATGTTGAAGGGGTTGCGCCAGTTCAGCTTCAGCTGGAAACATGGGCTTATGATGAAGAAGAAGCTTTGGAGCAACTCAATAATCCGAGGTTGCTCAATTTGCGCCAACGCCCAGATATTGATCTTCCAAGACTTCGCAGACAAAAGGTAATAGTAAAAGACGCAACTACTTCTTTGGTAAAGATAGTCAAGAATTTTTAGGGGTTCTGAAAAAATGTACACATACCTCGATATCGAGGTATGACAATGTTAGTACAGATTCCAACAAGTTGTGAGAAAAAAGTCTTAATAGAATGTGATTTTAAAATATCATCTAAATGTAAATTACAATATACAAAAGTATATAAAAATGTTTTAAAGGGTAGAGAAAACAATAATGGAAAAGATCGTTGTTGTTATTGTTTTAACACAATTACAAAACGGGGAGAAAATAATTTTAATTTCAAATATTTAAAAAATGAATCATTTTTTAAAGATATTGATTCTGAGTTGAAAGCATATTTATTAGGGTGGGTTGCTGGTGATGGGAGTCTCAAAAAACGCAGTTTACAATTATCAGTGCATAAAAAAGATAAAGAGATTATATATTTGTTTCAGCGCTCAATTACTCCAGATGGTCCGATATATGAGCGCGATTATGATAATACTATAAATATAATAATCAACTCAATTGTTTTAGTTAATGATTTATGTAAACAATTAAATGTGAGAATTGGTAAAAAATCAGATAAAATTTCACTACCAAATTTATCTGATGAATTACTAATACACTTTATAAGAGGTCTTATAGATAGTGATGGTCATATAGGTAAAATAAATACATCTATAAGAAGACCTCCAAATTGTAGTTATTGCTCAACATCATCATTAATTAAAGATCAAATTATTGAGTTTTGCAAATCAAAAAATATAAAATATTATCAAAGTAAATTTTCTTTACATTGGCAAGGGGCTTATGCTTTGGTTTTCATGAAAATGATTTATGAAAATGCAAACTTCTTCTTAAAAAGAAAATATGATCTTTATTTAGAGTGGTCTACTTGGGTTCCATATCGAGGAACGTTAAATTTTCCTCCTTCTTATAAGAAGAAAAAGGAAAATAATGATAAAATTTTATATTCTTGATGTAGAAACTGTTGGCTTATCTGTTGACGTACATGAAATCAATCAACTCTCAGTCCGTAGGGTTGAAGATGGGGAACAGATTAATTTACAGATCAAAGTAAAAAAACCTCATATCTTCAATCCTCAAGCTTTGGAGATTCAGGGGATTACTCCAGCCGATCTAAGACAGGGAATCTCAATTGAAGAAGCTGTTGAGTCTGTAGATATTTTTCTAAAAGAAGACGGTAAGACTAAGGGTCATAGATGTATTGTGGCTCACAACGCACCTTTTGATAGAAAATTTGTTCATAGAGCTTGGGATAATATAAATAAAGAATTTCTAGCTGATTTGTGGATGTGTACACAGTCATTTGGAAAACGATATGTTAAAAAACACGGTGGTGAGAAGATTGCCAAAGCGCAACTTGCTGCCGGTATAGATATCAAGAAAGACAAGTCTGGAAAGCTCAAGCCTAAATTTGGTTTGAACAACCTCATGATTGGGGTGGGTCTTCAACCAAAGCTGGGCGCTCACCAAGCTTCTGTTGACGTGGAGAATACACAATATCTGTATGATTGGTTGATGAAATCAAACACAGAACACGTATCTCTTATTGAAAGAATTCCACACAAGCAGTTAAAAACAGTCGAGCTGGACGTAAATGATGCTTGGTGATGTATGTCTTTGGTTGACAAATGGCAATCTCAAATTGATTTGCATCAATTTGAGATTAATAAGATAAAAATAAAAATATCTGAGGTTCAGAAGTCCTGTACTCATCCAGAGGAATATAAAATACGCACGGGTGGCGGAGCTAATACTGGCAATTATGATCCTTCCAGTGATTGTTATTGGTCAAATTATCATTGTGAATTATGCAATAAGAAATGGACTGAATATTATGATGCAAAATAATTAGAGGTCGAGAAATTTTTTTAATTACACTACGCATATAAGAACATAAAATATTCTTTGTTGCACTTGAAAGGTATCCATCAACCTACGAATGATGCGATGAGGTAAGATGAACTCTATATATTTAGATCAACTATTACAAGAGGCCGCGCAGGCCCTTGAATCAGAAGAAGATCTCAAGAGAAAGCTCCGAAACAAATTGAAAGCTGAGCGCCAGTCTCAAAGACCTCGTGGTAGGGGTCGTAAAAAGAAAGCTCTTAAATAATGTCAGAAAATAAATCCGAGATAATTCCGCCGGGTTTTATTTATACGCTTTCCGAACCTGAGAGTTTTGGGCGAATGCCAATTCGTACAGAATTAACCGTACTTCCGGCAGATGATCCTAATAATCTTAAATTAGGTTTTGGAATTCAGTGTTATTCCGGTATTGAAATCCATCCTGTTATAAATGGAGATGTTCAAAAAGAAAGTATCAAAGATGAAAATGGCCTTTATGATGGAATGAATGTTGAAGCCTGGGGTGTTGTTTGGACTGTAAGGTTTGATAAAGATGGTTCACCTTATTTGGACTCATTAAAAACATCTGGGTTTTTAGAGTTCAATATAGACGATAGAGAGTGTTGGGTATGTGGTGGTTTGATTAACAAACGATGCTATATGAAACCAAAGAAGATTTCGATTGTTAAATAACAATCATTTTCGCACCTATAAGTGCGCGTAAGGAGAATAATATGTCTAGTGCAAATTTTGTAAAGCAAATGTTGGGTTCTTCACATCCAAACGTGAAGGTTGATTCGTACCTATCAAAGAACGAGTTGCCAGAAGAGGCAGTTGCTCGTGTTCTGTTGACTGGTATTTTGAAGAATCAGTTTTACCGTTCGGCTGATGATGCCGCAAAAGAAGCTCTACCACTCCTTATAGAGCGTGCACAAAAGGATCCTGAGTTCCTACTCAAGGCTGCCTGCTTGGCGCGTAATACTCATATGAAGGGTATGGTGAAGGTTGCCTTGGCAGCTATTGCTGGATCTTCTGATGAAAGATTCCTTGTAAAGGATATCAATCGTAACGCAGCTGTGGCGTTGCTTGCAACGTTCCATCCAGGTCAATTGATTCAGTTCGTTGAATTGATGAAGTCTAAGTCATTCGGTCGTGGTTTCGGTTCTCGTCCACAGAAGTGGGTGCGTTCTGCCATGGAAGCATGGGGCTACAACAAGCTTGAAGATTATACCCTTAAGTATCCAACAGCTTTGAACCAATTAGTACGTCTTGTTCACCCAAGATACACTGATGGTCGTGCTGGTTTGATTAAATATGTTCTTGATGGTCGAAAGGCTGAAGGAACTGGTAACAAGCAAAAGATTGTTGAGGAATTAAAGGTTCTTCCAATTGGTCAGGAAAAAATCATCGCAAACATGATGCTTGATCATTCTATTCCATGGGATGTCGTAAAAGGTTTTGCTGGCCTTAAGGGCGAGATTGCAACTGCATCTATGACGCAAATGGGTCTTACCGCTTTGCTACTCAATATCAAGTCTCTTGAGCAACACAATGTGTTTAACTCAAACGAGGGTCTTACAGCTCTAAAACTTAAGATGAATGAGGTGGTAAACGGTAGATCGATCCCATTGGATTTCGCCAAGCCATATATCCATACTTCTAATCAGCGTGTAAAGGAAATCCTCCTTGATGCAATGGTTAGTGTATTGGATGTAGACATGGGCCCAATCGAAGGGCTGGATGTTGCTGTCAGCGTTGACATTTCAGGATCTATGAATGGTGAAACTCTTCAAACCGCAGGTCTACTTGCAGTTCCATTTTTGAAGGCAAAGAGCCTTTGGTTTACAACCTTCGACACCAACCTCTATGAGGAGGGTGTAGATCGCGGATCATCTCGCAGCATGTGGGGTGGTGAACACGGCGGATACTGCCCGAAGATTAAGGGACTGCCACGCAAGACTCAGGTAAAGAACCTTCTTTCAATGAGAATTGCTGGTGGTACCGATGTGTCTCAACCGATTATTCACGCAATTCGTCAGAATAGAAAAGTTGATGTATTTGTTCTTATCACTGATGAACAACAGAATGCAGGTACGCGACTCATGACTGCTTGGAAAGAGTACCGTTCTAAGGTCAATAAGAATGCTCAGTTGTGGGTTGTTAACGCAACAAACTACCAGTGGCACTCTGCTGATTTTGGAGATTCATCAATCACTGTGTACCAGACCATGACTCCAGCACTATTCAAGAACCTTGAATATGTTGGTCAGAATCTAACGCAGGCAATTCGCAAGTTCTCGCTCTCTGATTTTGCGAAGAAGTAATTCACAAAAGATATCCAAGACCAACCAAAACAATCATGGTCACAACGATCATGATGAAATTGGTCTTGGACTTCTTCATTTCATATTCTTGATTCTTCTTTATTTCTTTTACTGTTAATTCAACAAAAGATAGACGATTTTCAATATCAAGAATTTGTTTTCTGATTTCAGAAGCATCAGTTTTGAGCCGCTGGTGAACATCAAAATGATTATCAACCCATTGTTTTATGTTAGCAATGTTTTGTTCTACAAGAGCAATTTTAGTAAGAAGGGAAGATGTTCCTCCATCTTTTACAAGATTGGATAAACTCTGTACATTCTCTTTAAGAATGCTCAGTTCGGTCTTCATCGCTACAAAATCGCCCTCGCTTTCTCGTAAGTCAGAAAGCAATGCCTGAGTTAGTTGGGCGGTTGAGTCCAGACCCTCGGCCAGGCGAGCGAGCAATATTTCATTTGTTTTTATCTCTGGCATTCAAATTACCTATAAGTTGGTTTGTAATTGTACATGTTTCTTTACACAATCTTATGTTTTTCTTAGTTCTTTTCATACGAAAACTAAGTGCTCGCATAGTGGAATCAAGCTCATTAACTTTATTAGCTAATGCTTCTAATTCTAATAGATTTTTTTCAGAAATTCCGTCAACCATTCACCTGCTCCCTGGGTACTCTACAATCCCAAAATATGCACAACGGAAACATTTAGCAGTCGAGAGCAGCTAATTTTTTTATATTATATATAAGTAACGCGAATGAAGTTCATTCATCTTTATTTTAAAATAAAACCATTTCCGGCGTGAGCCGGGCTTGGACTTCAAAATTTCGTTACTGCTCTATTTGATGTGAATCTCGCGTAGAGCGCCAGAGGTCAACGCGCCAAAGATCATTCATCGGTAATTATGAGGTCTTTAATTATTTCGTTTGCTTCCATTTCTTAACTGTAGAAAAGGCTGGAGAATTTTCTCCAGCCTTTTCGCTTTCTAGGGTTTTTTCTACATATCCTAGATGGTTGATTACGTTAAAATCCGTAAGTTTGCTGATATGTTTGCAGATTTAGCGGGAGTAGAAAGCTTGATATGGGATGGGGCACCTCCTGTATTTAATGAACAAGAGCAGCCTGTTGGTGATTTTGGATTTCAACAACCACAACAATCACAAGAACAAGTAAAGCTTAGTGAGAAATCAGTGGGAATGATTTCTCAGCTGCAACCTGCATTTCAAGAACAGGCTGCACAATTGATCTTGAGGGGACTTGCTGCTGGTCTGAGACCAGAAATTGTCGAGGGGTACCGAACCCAGGAGAGACAGGATGAACTGTATGAGCAGGGAAGATCTCAACCTGGACAGGTAGTTACCAAGGCTAAGAAATCTATGCACACCCAGGGTCTCGCAATTGATATTGCCCAACTTGATGAAAATGGAAATATCACTTACGACACAACTCCTGGCTTCTGGGAACAGATGGGTGCTATTGGAAAATCTCTTGGAATGATCTGGGGAGGAGATTGGAAATCCATACAGGATAAACCACACTTCCAATATAAGGTAAATAAATTTCAATGAAAACAAATTTTTTCTTTCCGTACGATAATGACGATGATTATGAAAAAAAGAAGAGTATGATGGACCGAACGCACATCTAACAAATGATTGGTATGATGTTATGGGCTCTCTTCATTATGTTTACTGGGAAAAGAACAGCGAATATAGAAAAGAAACTTTATAATACGATTCTGTTTTTCGAGTCGAGTTTTAATGCCGGTGCGCCATAAAGTTCATGGCTGAACCAATTATAATTACGTTTGTCGATCTTGAAACAACTGGATTTGATTCTAAGAAATGTGAAATCATCGAAGCAGCAGCTGTACGCTCTATTGTTGATGATGGAACTATCAGAATCGTAGCTCGTGCAGATTTCAAAATAGATCCGGAATATCCAGTGGATCCATTTATTGCAAGAATCAATGGGTACAGAGAAGATGTTTGGTATCAAGAAAGCTCTCAGTTTGAAGATGTAATTGGTGGTATTTTTGACCTGATGAGGGGAGCTTGGCATGCTGGCTCTAATCCTAGGTTCGATGAAAAATTCCTTATGAGAGCTGCAAAGATGCTTCGCTGGGATTATCCCAAACTAGCATCTTATCATCTGTTGGATGTTAGTATGTTAGCTTTTCCTTTATTGGTAAAAGGGGAGGTCGAGAACCTTCGCCAACAGACGATTTGTAAGTACTATGACATTCCCGGTGGAGGTCATAGAGCACTTGCCGACGCAATGCAGTGTCTTTATTTGTTTGCCAATATCAATAATTTGAAAGTTGTAACGGAGCAGTAATGAAAACTCTCGTTTTCGATTTAGATGGAACACTTACCGAATCAAAACAGCCTATCGATCCTGAAATGGCTGCTCTTATCGGGAAGCTTCTTGAAACGAATAATGTAGCAATTATCTCAGGGGCTTCCTGGGAACAAATTGAAACTCAAGTTCTAAATAGATTAACCATTAAACCAGAACTTCTCAGTTCTCTCTACATAATCCCAACATCGGGTTCTGCAATGTACCAAGTTTGGGGTAAGTACGGTTGGGTGAGTGTTTATCAACACAAACTCAACAAAGGATCTGTTGTAGAAATTACAAAAGCTTTTGAAAAATCTATTGTTGAAACTGCTTGGAAGCAACCAGAAAAACTCTGGGGAAAGCAGATTGAAAATAGAGAGTCTCAAATCACTTTTTCTGCTCTTGGGCAAAAAGCACCAATAGAAAAGAAAGAGGTTTTTGATCCTGATGGATCAAAACGCAAAGTCTTATTGGAGTTCTTACAAAAGAAAATTCCTAATTATGACATCCGTCTTGGAGGTTCTACATCCATCGATATTTCACTTCGAGGAATTAACAAGAAGTATGGTATTGAGGAACTAATCAAGAGACTACATATATCAAAAGATAATATCACTTATATTGGTAATGCCATCTACAAAGACGGAAATGATTATGCAGCAATTGAACTTGGACTTAACTTTGTTAAAGTATCAGATCCAGAGGATACTAAGAAATGGATTTCTTGTGTCCTTGACGGCGAAGTTAAATTAGAGAAAACGGCATAAGGGAAATGGCACATTTTAGTTTACAAGATGCTATAACTTTAGCAAAGACTTTTGGGTTGATTCCTCCAGACCCTCTCCCAAAGAAAGGTCTGATTATTTTTTTGTTCTTTGGTAATCTTCTGGGCTGCTTTTATTGGTTTTTGAATTTTTAGTATCCCGGATTTATATTAAAAGTTCGGGATACTAAGAGGTTCTATGAGAGTGGTGAGATGAAACCCTTTATAAAACGATGTGGCTCACTCTTAAAAATAAACGAAAGTGTATTATTTAATATGGACACGAAGATTTATGAATCCGTTATTCCTGAAGATTTTGGATGGATGAAGAGAAGTCCAGCTAGAAGAAGATTGGTCTTTCGATGATCCTGTTAGTGCAATCCGAAAGTTTGAAGAACTCAGGCATGAATCTGAAATGGGCGATGATTACGATACCGTTCATTACTTGAAATCAAAATGATTAGAGTAAAATTAACAAAGAATGATCTGAAATTCGCCGAATCAGTTGCGAGGCAAAGGAACCGATCTCAGCGTGATGGTGACCGCGCCGATGGCAAAGTCATGGAAGATTCCCTGGGTATCGATATCCAGGGCGCAGAGGCCGAGCTAGCAGTAGCAAAGGCACTCAATCTTCCCTGGGACGGTTCCTTCCTCGAACTGGATAAGTGGTTCGATTGGAGAGATGTGGGCCATGATGTTTCGGGCTTGGAAGTTCGTTCCACCCATCACAAAAATGGCTCACTCATTCTCCACCCAAAGGACAAAGATGAATCTCCATTCATTCTAGTTCTCACTCATGAAAGACCAATTTTCATTCTGGCTGGATGGTCTTTTGGTAAAAATGGGAAGGATCCACAGTACTGGAGAGATGTGGGGTACGGAAGACCTTGTTTCTATCTTCCACAAAATAAGTTGTTTGATATGAATGATTTGAATTTGAAGACACTCAAAACAGCATAAATTGATATATAGAAAGTAACCGGGGTGTAGCTCAGTCTGGATTAGAGCGTTCGGTTTGGGTCCGAAAGGCCGGGGGTTCGAATCCCTCTACCCCGACAATATTTATAGTATTTGAACAATTTATGAATGATTACGAACCATGGACATTTGAGGAGTCCCTAAGTTTTACTAGAGAGTTACAGGGTTTGTTTAAGCCTAAGGTATCCAATATTTGGGCTAGGAAGGGCTCCACTGACGCTAAACACGTCGAGGCCTGGAAGACACCTAAAGGGCAGAAAGTTGATTTGTTCTTCTTGAGATAATCTATATGATTATGACGATATAGAAAATGTGGATAAGCAAAAGTGCCCTAAATGTGATAAATCCAACAAGTGCCAAATAGCCGAAGGTAAAGGTGTTTGCTGGTGCTTCTTCGAGGATGTTCCAAGAGATCTTCTCGAAAAAGATCCTGAAGATAGCTGTTATTGTTTGACATGTATAAAACAACACAAGGAGTAAATATGGAATCTGTTGTTATCGAAATACGTGCCGCTGAAGGTGGTGCGGATTCAAAGTTGTTATGTGAAGATATGCTCGTAGCGTACACGAAAGCGGGAGACCGGGAGCGTCTTTGACTCGGAACTCCTAGAGTCTCAGCCTGGCTTGATAGTTATCTTATTCAAAGGAAGAGGAGCCAAAGCACTTTTCAAAAACGAAGCTGGAGGTCACCGCTGGCAGCGAATACCTCCAACTGAAAAACGTGGTCGTGTCCAAACATCTACCGTTACTGTTGCTGTTTTAGATCCAGAACCATCTACAAAATTTGTTCTCGATGAGAAGGATGTTGAAATAAAGACAAGTCGAGGATCGGGTCCTGGTGGTCAACATAGAAACAAGACAGATTCATGTGTAACGGTTACACACAAACCAACCAAGACATCCGTTCGCATTGACATGCGAAGTCAACATCAGAGCCGTGAAATGGCTCTGAAAGTTCTTGCGGCCAAATTGGCAGATGAGTCAACCAATTTGGATCGAAAGGACAGAGAGCGACTTCGCAAGTCTCAGGTGGGATCTGGCATGCGCGGAAATAAAATCCGCACCTACAGATTCCAAGATGATCAAGTAACTGATCATCGAACGGGAAAGTGTTGGAAACTTAAAAAATGGATACGAGGCGAGTGGTAATGAAATACGAAGAATATCAGGTTTGGTTTCACGCTTACAATACAGCAATCTCCTCATTATTGAGAGCTGGAGATGTGGGACCAATCATCAAAAGAAGCGATGAGGTTCCGAAACTCACCCAAAATGTCATTGGTTGTGCAGATCAAATCGCGGCTCACGCACTAGAGAAGTTCAAGCAAGTAGATAACCCAAAGGTAGAAAACATGCCTTCGGAATTTAAAAACATAGTTGAACAGGTAGCAAAAGAGGCGTTGAAACGTGGCAAGCCCTGAGCAAGTGCTGCTTGAGTTTTACATTGAAAATTCACCAGTTCAACCATTCAATTGGCTTCAGGGACGTTCGTTCTCTGAAGCTTTTGTTATTTGTATTGGTGCCGGCCCGTGGAAGTTCGGTAGAAGAAAAAAGATCCAGGGTGAAGCTTTGGAAAAATTGGGTGGAAGAGATATTTCCCAACTACCAAAAACAGAGGCTTGTAAATTTTATCCATTAGATTGGCAAAACAAATTTCTTTACAATTCAGTTTGCTTTATAAATAATTACAACATAAGTTTTGAAATTTTTTGCAAAGATTTATACAATAAAGAAAATGTATTCTTTGCACTGAACTCAATCTATTCTTTAGCCGGAGCTAAAGGTAATCCCAAGGTTCTATCCTTATTCTGTAGAGATGGACTACAGCTTCCATCTTTCCCTATTGACAGACACGTCAAGAGAAAGCTGACTGAGTTAAAATTACCAACAGAAGAGTTCGATATGATTTCTCTCTGCAATTCTGTTGGTATAAACCCTAGAGATGCTGCTGTTGCATTTGTACGCGCAGCGTCTGATATGGACAATCCCGATTGGAGTATTTGATGAGTAAAGAAATCTTGCTTATTGAGCATGTTGCATCTTGGCTCGCAAAATATATGGAAGAGTCTGGAAGAAAGGTTTTTATTGTAAATTACAACGGAGCACGCTCTGACGCTCTTGTACTGAAAGTTTGCTCGGAAGCCACATCAATCAAAAAAGGTTTGAGTACAATTTGTTTGTATCAAGATTTTTTTCCCAAAGAATTTATGGGAAGGTCTTACAAAATAGATATTCCTGTTATTCCAAACATCACTGGTACAGAATATATGATTGCTAACAAGTGGGCAGATGATAAAGACGGTGTTGTTATTGGATCTGTTGATAAAACGTTTGGTAAATACAAAAGAACTTACACAAAAATTGAATACTCTTTGTGTGATATATTTCCATTATATGATTTGTACTACTCAGAGATTATACATCTAACGGATTTTATATGGCCTGATGCTAAATGGAGAGATGCCGAGGTCGATGACTACAAAATGCTTGAGTTCTGTGTAAGGGCTGAGAATTCGTTCGGAATCATAACCTCTACGAATCCTCCTCATAAACATGAGATGTGGCATACCTTTACGGGAACTCAGAAAAAATTCGTTGCTGAATGTCAACAGCGCGAAAAGAAGACGAGACACAAAGAGTTAAGAAAGCCATATCCCAAAATACCAGATAATATAGGATTATATAATGGCCGATAGTAAAATAATACTTGAGAGTATGTTTGGGTTTGAGTCTTCTGATAATACCATCAAGATTATGGGTGAGGTTTATAAAGAACTTGCTGAGGCAGAGGCTAAGTTTGAACCATTCAATTCATCTCATGAGGGATACGCTATTCTTCTTGAAGAGGTGGATGAGCTTTGGGATGTTGTGAAAATCAATCCAAAAAAACTTGAAGGTGGAGCTAAAGCAAGAAATCAAATGATGCGCGCTGAAGCTATTCAGGTTGCTGCAATGGCAATCAGATTCGTCAAGTGTATTTGCGATAAGGAAACCATCTAGTTTATGAAAAGATCTGCTGCAATCGCATCAGCCCGTATAGGAACTAAAGAATCTAGGTTCAATACCATTGTTGAGATACTTGATCTCAAACATAAAGGTGATTGGCGCATTTGGGAAGATGCAGAATCAAACATCTTGAAGATATCCAAAAACGGAGCTGTACAGGTTTATCCATCAAAAATCTCTATTACAACAAGAGATATCTTCAAGAAGGCAGAGCCAAAGCTCATTGCCAAGCACTCATATTGGGTGCTGTGTTTGTTTGGGACAACACAGAAAATACTTGTGTTTCTTGGTAATGATGGAATTCTTAGATGTTGCCTGTTTGATAACAATCAGTGGATAGAAAATTTAAGTTCTGTTCTTTTGGGGTTCAAAACATTAAAAGTTATAGCTTCTGGATATATAGACTCAGAACCAAGAAGGATGCCACAAATGAATATTACGTATCCTAAGAGTTTCGAGATCGAGGAGGCTTGGGCTTCTGGATATCCATCTAATGATTCACAGTTACAGGAGAAAATACAGTGTCTGGGGATAAGTTAAAATTTGGAGGGATTATTTTAGGGGCTTTGGGAAATGGTTTTTTCTCAGTTGGCATTGATCTCGAAAACGGTTCTGAGCCGAAGCGTACTATTTGTCAGCTGTCAGGTAAAATGAGAATCAAGACCATCAAAGTTGTCGAGGGTGATAAAGTTGATGTAGAGCTTGATCCATATGACATGAATAAGGGCAGAATTGTTCGCCGCAATTAAAGGTATCTATCAACCTACGAATGATGCGAAAAGGAAAGAAATGAATAAACCAAGTGATCACAACCCAAAGGGACTTTTAAAATTCATTAAGGGTGATGCAACTCTTCCTCAAGGAAGCTCTCTCCGATATGTTCTTCAGATTGTAAATGATGAAGGTAAGTATGGAGCTGGTTTTTCTGGCGCTCTATCAAGACGCTGGCCAAAAGTAGAGTCCGAGTATAAACAATGGTGGCGCGAAAAATATGGTCAATTGAAACTAGGTGATATTCAAATCATCCAAGTCCTTAGCGATCTTGTTGTCGTCAATATGGTAGCTCAAAAAGGTGTTGTCTCTAAAGAAAATCCAACACCTATCAAGTACGATGCTTTGAAAGCTTGTCTTTCAAAAGCTGGTGTTGAGATTTCAAAATACAATGCTTCCGTTCATATACCTCGCATTGGTTGTGGGCTCGCTTGTGGTAAGTGGGAAGAGGTTGAGCCACTGATCGAACAAGAACTGCTCAAGCGAGGTATCAATGTCACGGTGTATGATAAAGAATAGAACAATTATAAAAACAAATCTCTGGGCCAATGCAGATTGCAAAACGTGCGAAGGGCAAGGGGTTGTAATTAAAACTCTAAAGTACAATAAAATGAAATTTACATTTCATCCTAAACTTTGTGAGTGTGTTCGTTATTTTAAAACAACCGCATATGGAGATGACACTTGGCAAATTTGGTGCGATCAGATGTAATGTATCAGATATGATACACTAAGCCTCAAAAACGCTTCAATGTATCAGATATGATACAAAAGGAATTTATGCTTAGAATGAAAAATGCACTTACAGATACTTACGTTGCCATCGAAACTCTTGTTCTAGATACGATTGATGAAATAGATAACAAAGAGATGTATCACGTTTCTATTCATCCTTTTGAACTACAAAGAAAAGATAACACACCAATACCAGCAGATGTTTTAACTAAGGTTCAAAACCTATGGACTATAAAAAAAATATCCTTATAGATGTTGATGGTGTATTAGCTAACTTTGATCAAACGTTCATAAACGTTGCAAAGAATATGTTTGGTATCAACGTTGTACAGCATCCTGACATTTGGGATTTTTGTGAGTTTCCAGAAATAAAGCCATACAAAGATCAGATAATGAATGACATAATTCATATTCCAGGTATCGTTGGAAATATGGAAGTCTACGATGGCGCAAAGGAAATGGTACAAGCCTTGAGAAGTAAGGCGAACGTTATCGCTTGTACAGATTCTGCTTACCCAGGTATCTTTGCAACAGAGCGTGTCATCTGGTTAATGGAAGAATTCAACTTCAAAAAAGAAGATATCATATTCTCTGGTAGAAAATATCTTATTAATGCCCGGATGCTTATTGATGATAAACCATCTAATGTTGAAAAGTGGGTAAGACACAATCCGAATGGGGTTGGTGTATTGTGGCACCCAGCTACAAGAGAATACAAGTTAGAAGTTGATAAATCTTTAGAATACAAAATATTAAAAACATCTGATTACCAAGATATTCTCAAATTCTTTTAAAATATTGGTATATCTTGTTAGTATGGAAAAAGATGTAATTATTTCAGTACTTGCATGTGGTGGAAAGATGTCTTGCCGCAAGCAGGCTGTTGAATTTGAAAATCCTCCGTCGATTATTAATATCAACTCTTCAACAGGAGCGTCTGTAGGAACTGGTACAGCTAAGGGCTTTCGAGATCTGGCGAGAGATTTGAAATCAAACGGATCTATACTTGCACCCTTATTCAGATCACAAAATATCAAACCAAGAAGGGTTTGTCTTATTTCATATCTGTACGGCTGGAGCTTCATTCATGAGATTCTAAAGACCGAGGATTACAAGCACATAGACACCATCATTGTGCTTGAAGGGCTCAATACGCGAAGCTTAAATCCATGGATTCGATACGCTAACAATGGACGGCTCTGGATGGCTCAAACAGAGATGCCTCACAAAATAGCTTCTTCCAAATCCACAGCTAAAGCTATAACTTGCAATTTTATCAATGAGAGGATTGTAGATTTTCCCAGTGTGACTGATGTGGCTTTAGAGAAACCAATTTCTATCTATTCTAAATTAGAAAATCCAAAAACCAAAATCTTTCAAGAAGATCCACTGATTAAAACTCAAAGTTTGGTAACTAGAAGTGTTTCATGTTTACAATACAAAGGTAAACAAGTTCAGGATCAAACGTACATTCAACAATATGTTCAACCAAGACTTTGGAAAGCTCTAAAAGAACAATGGAAAGATCCTAGTGGAATAGTCTTTAATCATTATCCTACAAGACCTAAATCTGAAAGATGTGATAGATACAGCTGGTATTAATATAGTATTCTTGTATGAGTAATACAAGAATTTGGGCAACAGATAAAGATTCATTTGATATTGGTTGTAGAGTTGTAAAGTGGGATGATAAGAATGGTATCTCATTTATTAAATCTTACAAATATCACAATACTCAAGCCAAAGATCTAGCCGAATTACAGAAGCACATCAAGCAGTTCACTGTTCATTGGAGTGGTACCTATAGAGCATCTCACATGGCAAATGGTCTTGCGGCTCGTGGGCTTTCTGTGAACTTCATGATCGATGATGATTGTGATGACGAGGGATACGCAACCATTTATCAATGTCTACCAATCTCGAAGCTTGGGTATTCTCAAGGTTCTCATACAAATGGAGTTTCATTTAATCGTCTTGGACCTGGTGTAGAGGTTTCTTATCAACCAGCACGATATGAAGAAGATTGGTATGACCCAAATGATCGTAAAAAGTGGAACGTACCTCTACACGATTCGATAAAGGCTAAGATTCACGGAACAACACTCACTGTTCATTTACCAACAGAGGCGCAGATGAAATCCTTGAGTTCGTTGACTTGGGGAATCTCTCAGTTATTTCCGGACATGCCAATGAAATTTCCAAGGGACTCTAAAGGTGAAGTCCTTACCACGGTTCTCAAAGACCCTGTTGGATACGAGGGTATCTGTGGTCACTTCCATCTGAAACGTGGTAAGATTGATCCTGCTGGCATTGACTTCAAGCGCATCGAGTCTGATGTCGATGAGATGAAGGCAACAGGATACAATATATTTAGGGTCGCATCATTCATAGGTTGATGGATACCTTTTAGGATCTACAGCATCAACAGTAGGAACTCCAGCCTTCGCAAACATGCGAGCTACAGTTGATTTTCCAGAACCAATTCCACCAGTTAAAGCAAATACATTATGATGCAGCTCTTCGCTGCTGGGCTTGTTGAGTGCGTTCATAAATTATCCTAAGGTTTTCTGTCAAATCATTGGCCCGTTCTTCTGTTATTGGACCTAGTCTAGCAGAACCCATACTTCTAACAACACTTTGTTTTAGAGGTTGTATATTAGTTATATTCGATATCTTCCAAAACTCTTCAGGATTGGTTTCTAGAAGAAGTTTCTGAATCAGCATCAAGTCATACATTGGAAGAGGTTCGTGATCTTTGAATACGATACAAAAAGATTTAGTAACAACACCATTCTCGACAAGTCTAACGTTGTTACAAGCTCCTTCTGTTATAAGATATTCATTACCATCTTTACCAATGACAGTAAATTCTTTACAATGTTTTAGTTCAAGAATTTGATTTCTTGTTAGATGTTTATGTAAAAGAATCTTTGCTCTTTTTATAGCCGGCCCCTTATCTCTTCGCTCTCTAATCCTATATCTTTCAAACATCTGATTGAAACTATTGTACAAGACATACATGTCTTGAGCATCCAGATGTCTGATGTCAGTGATTGGAATTTTTACTTCCAGTTCCTCTTCTCCACACCCACACGTAAAGCCCCAGCAGCGCTCTCTGGGCCAGCTCTGAGCGCGGAACGTGCGATGCCCCTCATGCTCTGAGACCAAGTTACAAAAGTAGTCTGCGCGAGCGATACGGGCAGCAATATAAGCTGCGTGAACGGCAGCCCGCACATTCCTTGAAACGTTGGTTTCAAGATGAGGTAAAGGTCTTTCTTCCATTCTAATGAGTGGCATTAGTCGTGCTCGTATTCTTCAATTTTGAAACCTTTTTTGGAAGCAATCACTTTGACATGATCACCAAAGACTGACTCGAAAATTTCATCAAGAGAAAATGCCTCAATGATATCTTTTGAGTCATCAACTAGAGCTTGCTCTTCTGGAGTTTTATTTTTTTTACGCTTTAAAGCATATAAATAACACTGTTTATATGTATCAGCGAAAGGATCTTCTGTGTACTCTTCTTCTTTTGAGTACCTAAAGAATTCTTTTCGAATTTCAGGATCCATGATGCTGAGTTTTTTAGGATGAATTTTGAAATGTGGAGATCCTACAGAAAACGTACATGCCTCTCCATCATTGAAGTATGGGGTATATTGTGTCCACACAATACCTTTGATTTCCGGATGTTTCTCAAAGAAAATAGAAAAAACTTCTTTTAGAGCGGACTTGCCATTCTCTTCCATTTCTTTTTTGATAGCTTGGTATTTAGCCTTGAGTTCTGCAATCTTTGTCATGATTCAATCTATTGGTATAAATTTGGTTTTGCCACGTTTACGACCAGAGCCAAACATCCAGTCCTGAGTAGGAATGTGTTTCAGCCAATGATCAACTCTTGGGATAAATCCCATATCTTCGATGATGTGTTGTTCTGCAATATCTCTAGTAGAAATTTCTCTACCATTTGATATTTTTATGGATGTTCCAAAAACTCTCTCAACAAGGAAGAAAGCAGAATGCAAAATAGCCCTATGGCGAATGTCAGGCATGCACTGTTTAGAAGAGTCTATAAAGTCATGAATAGCTTGATAGTCCTCCGCCTTACCACCCCATCTTCTGACAGAATTATTTGCATGAATTAAAGGCTTCATGAATAAATAAATCCCTGCGCTTAAGCGCAGGGATTTTAGTTATGGGCTCTGATGTTTGCTATTTGCAAGAACTGATCGTGAGATTCAGGATCTTCAAGCATAAGCTTCTGAACGAGCATTGCATCTCCTTCAGGAACACTCACTCTTGGATGAGCACAGATAGTTTTTAGAACCTTGCCGCTTGAAGGATCAACCTCATTGATATTCTGAGCAATCCCGCGCCTGATTCTATAATGTTTAATCTGGCCTTCTTTTGAGATAGATTGAAGAGAGAAATATCCTTTCTCTGCAAGCTCCGCTCTCTGTTGTTCAGAAAGAGATTCTTGTAATAGAAGCTCAGCTCTTTCTCTTGCAATTGCTCTCTCACCCTCAATCCGAATTCTTTCAGCTTGATTTCTTTGTCTCGCCTCTTCGGATCGACGCACATCTTCGGCAGATGCTTGAACAATTCTTGAATGATCTCGAACCCAACCAGTCCAGATAATACTTGTAGTGTTAGAAGAAGTAGCCGAAGGGATTGAAGTAGCCGAACAGGTTACAGATCCAGCTGTACCCCTAACCCAGATAGGCCAAGGATCTGTGATGGCAGTAATGGACGATGATGTTATATAATCATTGTTCCATTGTGTCCAAGTAACAGAAACAGAGGCTTTAGATCCTGAAGAGCTTGAAGTATATGTTTGCATATTTATCCCCCACAAAGCGGAGGGCTGAATATATATCTTTCTTCTTTCGGATCGAATTCACGAACCTGTTCACCCTTATCTCCCTTGTCATTGACTTTGAATGCGAGATACTTCTTTTCTTTTACAAGAGTATTAAAGAGTACTTTTGCAGCTTCTATTTCTGCTTGATTGTTCTTATCCCAAATATGCTTTGAGTCACCTTCAATACCCATCACTGCAAAAGCTCCAAATCCAAGAGGTACGTCCTTGAAGCTTCCTTTGATAATCTGTAAATCCATAATGTATTTCCTTTCGGGTTTTCGATAATAGCACTTAAAATAAAAAACGTCAATACACCTTGCATTTTTCGCAAAGCGTTTTCATCCACGATTTTTTGGCAGCCATTTTACCGGGCTCTCCACACATTTCACAAATGGTAAAAGATTTCTCCTCAGCTTCATGAATAAGAGCGTTGATTTTTTTCATGAATGATTCATCAGAATTTTCAAAATCTACGTAATATCTGAGACCCCCAAATTTTTCTTTTATCTGAGCAACAGTTACGCTTGGCTTTGTTTTATCATTACCTTCTAGACCTAGCTTGTCTACTTCTGTAGAGATATCAGAGCACAAACGATTTATTAAAGGCCACCAACCATAGTCACAATAAAACCCACAGTATGGTTCACCTTTAGGAAACATCTGTGGATACTTTTGGTAAAACTCTGATTGTTGTCTTTCTTTGTAGATTTTGTAATCTTCGTCGTTCATTTTCGTCGTTCATTTTACCACGGGTTTCTACATGTCGTAGTATTTGAAGCCCCACGCGGCTATTATTTTTATCCAAAATACTTAATAGTGATCAGCAAATCATCTTACCCTCGTAGCCCAATCTTCCCCGGTAAGAAATGTCATATCTCTAACTATTTTTGCACATTCTTTAGACCATGCTCTCGAAGCTTCGAGAATTTCTTTTCTCATCTCTTCAGTAACTTCGGAAGGTGGTGGTAAATTCTTTACCAATTTCGGTTTATCATCATTCATCTATACCTAAAAGCTTCATTCGCTCTACAAGAACTCGGGAAGTATATGCACTTGAAGGAGAGTTTCCTTCAATCCAATGCTCTATTAGTGATATCGAGACTTCCAAAAACTCAGATAGAATATCTAAATTTCCACCGAGTTTTGCAATAGCCTTATTGAGAACGAATACAAACTCTTCTTTAGTAAGGTGTCCTTCGAAAATGTTCTTTGAACAAATTTCACAGTACCCAAGGGTTCCTGGACCTACACAACCTTTGATAAATTCATTCTTACATGATAAACATATTATTTTTCTTGGAGCGATCATTCAGCCAATAAGAGTTATATCTAAATCATATGATATTGCCATTATGCAATGAGCACCATCTTCAAAATTAAAACAAATAACTGTAATACAATCAGTTTCAGGTACAACTTTTTTCATTGTATCAATAACTTGTCCAAAGTCTGATGATTGTAGACGATTATATATCTTTGGGATATGATAATAATTATCCCCATCGGGAGCCTTGATAAAAAGATTGTTTTGATCTATATTCGTTATACCAAATATACCATTGGGGTACTGAACACGAATTTGTTTATGTTTATGTTCAAGTGATAAATGTATTGTTTTGATTCTTGGATATTGATTATCACCAGATAATGTTACCGCTGGGGTTTCTATAAAACCAGCATTGGCTTGATTGGGAACCAACCAACCAATAAAAGGAATAGATGATATGAGCGCGATGAATTCTTTTCTGTTCATAATTCTTTTTCCTCATTCTGGTATTGAGCCTTTACAGCTTTACCATATATGATTTTGGTCCAACCATTTTCAAATCCGTGATTGTTTGCAATCATGTATTTTCCATCGGAGTCTATCTTTGTAATTTTGTGAGCGTCGATATATCGACCCTTTACCTTACAGAAAACGATATCTCCAATTTCATATTTTTCTTGTTTGATAAAAGTAAGCAATGAACCAGATTTGAGAATTGGAACCATTGAGGATCCAAAACATTTCATTTGCCCAGAGCCGGTTGCTGCTAACTTTATCTTCAAAGCTTCATATTTGCTCATTACGCAGTTAGACCTAAAAGCTCTCTCCCTTTATCATGAGAACCTTGTGTAAGCGCCATTGCATCAGGTCCAGCAAGCTTTCTGAACGTTGCTTCGTGAACAAGCTCATCCTTTAGAATGCGCTGAAAAATTTTACGAATATCCTCAGGAGCCTCATCATCATCTGCAATGACTTTTATACGCTCAAGGCGCATTGCCTCTGCGTGGGCTCCAACAGCAGCACCGGTTTCAAAGGAGTCAATGTAAGGAAGAGTTTGTTTCCAATATTTCTCCTCTGCGTTATCAATATCTGGAGTTATGTCCCGAGCAATCAATAAGTCCAGAACCCAGATAGCATGCATCTGTTCTTGATTAGCAATCACCATCAAATTACGAATTACATTCGTATCATTTGAGTACTGATGAGCAAACCTAGTGATTCTATTGGCGGCTGTAATCTCACCCCTGTATTGCTTGACAAGCCAATCTGTTAGAAGAGCTGGGTCTTTCTTTACTTCAGTCCACCATTCTTGTGATGTCTTCATAATAATATTCTTTCTGCGGAAGAGGAGGGGATCGAACCCCCAAGTCTGTTAAGATCGTCACCTTTCCAAGGTGATGCCGTCGCCTGCCCTCGGCTAGCCCTTCCGAATTTTACAAACCAAGTTCGCTAGGGCTCAAATCTTCAGAGGAAACTTTTCCTCTTTTAATTACTGTATCATCAGGATCTTTACCATCCTTGATCTTTGAACCAGCTGGAATGGTTACGTCATTTTGTTTGATAACCTTTCCTTCCATTTTATCTTCGCCTGTTTTATTCATATAATTTCCTATTTGGATTCTGAATATTTGTCGGCGGCACTTGATAGAGTTGAGAAATCTTCTTCTGTAGGATCTCTCAATTTATTTCCATCAATTACATGTATCAGTCGAACCTTTTGCCATCCACAATCATATTCAGATGCAGCGCGGCTTAGAGAGAAGATTCTCTTTTCACCATCTATATCCAAAATATACTTTATCTCTGACATAATACGGTATTATTCCCTCATCCAATGAGTTACCATTTCAACCAGTTGATCTAGATTTTCCGCAGGATATAATTTGTGCTCTTTGTATAGGAGCCAGTCTAAATATTCGTATTCTGTAGATGATGCGCGCCCGTAAAATACACGCTCAGCTTTATGCCACGCCCCAAACTCCAAAGAACTCTGAGGCGTTATGGTTCCGGGAGGATACCAGAAAAGGATAACGGAGGCAACGGAAATGGCCATGTGCTGCCATTGGAAAATAGCGTCCTTTGGAAGCTTGTTGAAGCCACCCTTCAACTGATTTTTAGTTTCAGGAATGAAGAATGACACAGGGCTTTTTGTCTCTTCAAACTTCTTCATGATATCAAGTCTCCATGACTTGCCCTTTGGATTTCTCGGACCTCCAAGATAAACGCTTCCGAGACCATATTCCCAATCTTCTTCCATGAAATCTTGACCAAGATAGAACCGTTTGTTCATGGAACTGAATGGTTTCCAGGGAGCAACCTCGACCAAAAATAAAGGGGAAATGAAATTTTCATTTCCCCTTCTGAAGATATTTGGTTTTTTAGGAGATGAAAATTCATCTCCCTTTTGAAGAGCTTTGGCTTTGGGCATGTTCCTGAACCGCTGCGAGAGCAGCTCTACCGGACTGAGCTTCCATTGCCGCAACTGCGACCTCTTTGACTTCTGTATCTTTCTTGTCGAGAGCTTCACGCAACTTCTGAATCTCTTTATCCCTGTCTTGTAACAGAGACTTGAGAATCTTGTTGTCGTGATCAAGCAATTTCATAGCGGACTCAAATTCAAGTCCCCTGATCTTTGCATTATTCTCAAAATCAGACTTGACCTTTGCGGTGATAATTGCAACGTCTTTTTTGACGGCCGCATCAACGATCTGATCGAAGTTATCGAGCTTGTCTTTGTTTTCTGCAATAGCGGACTCAGCTTTTTTCAAAGAATCTTCACGTTCTCTCCACGCCTTTTCCAAAGACTCTTCAGTCTCTCTCTGCTCACGTTGTCGCTGAGCAACAGTAGATTTCCAAACTTCCTCTTCGTTTCTACGCTTTATGCTTTTGTTATATTCGTATTCCTCTTCTTCACGCTTACGCTCTTTGGCTAAGAAGGTATCCCTCTCAGCGAGAAGAGCTTTATGATCGGCCTGCTCTTTAAGCCAATCATTACGAGTTGCGTTTATGTTCTTCTCCCAATCAGCTTTGTAGGCTTCATTCTTAAGAACAAGATCGCGAAGAGAAGATGCGACAGTTTCCTTGTCGAACAACTCTTCCAACTCTTCCTTCTTGGTTTCGATAGCTTCGCGAATTGTATCAAGCGCTGATATTTCAGACTCAAACAATTCGCGAACACCGTTGAGTGTCTTGGTTATATCAAGACCCGCCTTGGTGAGGCTTTGTGTCACTTTTTCAATTGTGATATTTGCGGAATCAGATACTGCTTTGGCTTTACGTATTGTACGAACCCGAGTAACGGCTTCATCTTCTGGCTCAGTGCCGAGAACTGAAGATGTTACTTCGTCAACAGTTTTAGTAGAGCGATGTGTTGTGCGTTTTGTTGTTTTTTTAGCTGCCATATTTATCCTTTTATCGTCTATTTCGTTGTCCCAAACCAGGAACATATTAGACTATTTAAATGTTTGATTTTACAGATTTAAAGCGGCAAAAACCGCTACTGTATATATAACAAGACTCTACCAAAACTTGACAGTTTGGTTATTTTTTTTAGCAAACATCCCAGCCAGTTAATCTAGAGGATGGAGATGTTCTCGAATCAAATTCTTCAGGATCCATTTCTCCCTTGCAAATTCGATGAAGCTGAGTTTTCATTTTTCTTCTATAAGCTCGGTGAGCGCAAGCTTTGGCTGAAGACAAATGTGTTCGATCACCCAAAATATGATGGGCGGCCCAACGAGCAGATCTATAAACTATAGGTGGGGTTTGATTTGTTGTATGCATACCTAAGGTGGCATGACATACCTCCTCTCAATTATTTAGAATGTCCCTGAAGGGCTTGCTGTAATAAATATAAATGAACTTCAGAATCAGATGCTTGACCCATGATTAAATCATCTAATCCAAGGGTCATCATATCTTTATCTTTTAAGAAGTCATATACTTTTTTACATACACCCTGAAAAGTTTTCTCGATTGCTAAAGAAGACAGAACTAAACCTTGAATAGTCTTTTCTTTTGGTAAAAACTTCTGTACAATTATAGATTCTCTTCCATCGAAATCTATCTTGCCACAGAGCCCTATGACACGTTCAGCAGCATCATCTGCCATTTCTTGAGCATCTTCATAAAGGCGTTGGAACAAGAGATGATCTCCGTAGTTCACAGACTCCCAGTGGTTCTGTTGATGGAGTAGATACAAAGCTCTTGTAAATGCAACATACATAGAAAGAAGCTTGCAAGCCTCCTCGGACATTGTCTCTTGAGCTTTCTTACCAAAGAAATTATCAAGTAGAGTTTCAGCTACAACAATTTCTGTTGTAGATGTTCTTCCTTTATTCCATCGGGATATAAGCTTTTGTGCATCTCCACGTAGCTCTTTCGTTTTTGATTGAAGCGAAGCTGCCTTTATAAATCCTTCAATAATGTAATCACTCATGCTTGGATTCAGAATTATGCGTATTTAAAAGCCTCTTCAAAACCAAACCACAAACAAGTGCTGAAGGCACTGAACCGACCCAATACCATGGTGATTTTAAAGCTTCAAAACCAACAGTGATAGATGACCATATAGATCCTGTAACAATTATTGATACTACACAAAACATATATATTTTAACAGAGTTGTTTCTATGATCTAATTTAACAGAACATAGTGTGCAATATCTAAATGGTTGGTATAGATTACATTTCTTACAGTGATGTAATCCCATTATACTAAATCTTTCCCAACAATATTTCTATCCCAGTTTTCAAAAGCCCAATATGCTTCGCTTAGGAGAAATCCACCGAAAGGGGGGCACAAATACTAATAAGTTTTTTGTAATCTTTATATAATAAATCTTGTAGCGCTACGCCTTGTCTATAGAAAAGTTTTGTTTGAACGTAATTATTTTTCATAGCCCGAGTTTCATTTTCAATTTTTGATTATATTCCCCAAAAGGACCATTAAGTACATCATTCCAAGTAACCCATTTAGCAGGTCCGGCATCACCTTGCTCTGGAACCTGATCGATGTTTCCATGATAGAAAAATGTAGTTACTTTAAATGGATAATCCACCCGCTCGAACACAGGTTCGAGCTTGGTCTTGTCAAGTTGAATGTGGGCTTCTTCCCAAACCTCGCGTACCAAAGCTTCTAGAGGAGTTTCTCCAGGGTCAACCTTACCACCAGGAAGTCCCCATTCATTGGTAGTGCCTCTACGGGCTACACCAAGTATTTTGTCACCTTTGAGCGCACAGACGCAAACCGCCTGTCGGGGCTCTACGTCTTTTGCGTACTTACGTGCCATTTCAAATAGAACTTCTATTTTACCCATTACACACCTCTCCTAGTTGGAGAAGCGTGTCAGATCCTTTGGGTTAGTAGCTTTAGATGTAAAATCTCCCCTATAACGTACAAAAACATATTGTTTGTTTATAGAGGTAACAATACCTTCTTCAGCGTTAGCTTTTGGATAGGGTCTGTAAATGACTTTTTCTCCAACTTTAAAATCAGTTGTCTTCACTGTTTTATTACCTTATTAATCATATACTTAACAATCAGATCCACAAGATCCGCATGTATAAGATTGAAATAAAGAGTTTTCTAAACTTTGTGCCATACAAGTTCTTTTTAACCAAATTTTAGGTTTGGATATTTAGACATTCCTCAAGTATCCATGGTGTCTGTTTTGACGCTTCAATAACAGCTGTTAAAGGATCTGGGGAGCTTGCGTGTTTTGTTTCGCTTTCATCAAGCCACTTTCCAATAAACCAAAACAGTGAAACAACCCAGTTACCAGAACTTTTTAAAGTAAATTCATGGTCAAGCCATCTTTCACCAGCAGCAACCTTCCATTCTTTTAGCTTCTCTAGTGCTGTTTCTAATCGCTTTCTTTCAATGTTTTCTTTAATGAAAGTAGCAACAATATGACCGGCTTGCGTTAGATAGATTTCATCTCCGCGACTCACCTCAGGCCATGCCAACCCAAGTTCAATAAACCTACTAACAAACGGTTGAGCGACAACACCATCACTCTCCAAAGCCTTCACAAGCACCGCTTGCTCTTCATTGCTGAGGTTTGTCATTTTAATTCTTTCTTAATTGAAAAAGAAACACTGGTTTTAGTACGGGACTTCCCAGTACGTTGAGATGACTAGAATTTGGATTTAATCCAAATTTTCTCTTTGAGCAGGAGATGGGACTTGAACCCACGAACCTTCTGATTGGCAATCAGACGCTCTACCACTGAGCTACACCTGCAAAATTAACTAAGACTTGGGAGTATTATAATTTTTCTTAGACATACTTACCATATAAAGTTGCGAACACCTAGATTTTCTAGGTGAGGTTTTGGCTATCCAATTCCCTTAGGTTTCACCTCAACCATAGAACATGAACCTTTTAGATAATCTTCTATTCTATATTCGCGATTGTGAGCAGACGGTGGGATTTAAACCCACGACATTAACCTTGGAAGGGTTACGTTCTATCACTGAACTACGCCTGCAATTATAAACTTATTTTATGATCCATTATTAGTAGGCTCATCAAGATGAGCCATATTTTCTACTATTTTATGACCGTAGCTCGGAGGAGGCGCAATGTGTTTATCGCCGCTCTCCTCTTCCTTTTGATGCTCCTCAGTACGTGCCCACTTTTTAGGCGGAGGTTTAGGAGGCTTCGGAAAACTAGCACATCCGAAGGAAAATACAACAAGTAAAATTGCTAATTTAGTTATCCCATTAATTGGATGCTAGAATATTCAGTGTTGCTCAAATCAAAATCGACTACGTTTTTCTTCAAGTGATCAATGTAGTACTGAACATCTTCACCTCCTGATATTTCATGAGATGTAATCTTGCTTTCTAGTTTCTTTCGAATATCACCGATCTTTGGACCAAAAGGAACGTTGAATTCTTTTGCGATGACATTACCCAATCCCTTAGGTAGTGTGTTTTGCTTTGAATCAATCTCTTGAATCTTGAGAACTCTTTCTCTCAACTCTTCAATAGAATCAAGAATTTTTTGTTTCTTTGCTTGATTTGCTGTTGTGATATCAGCACTTGATAATGTAAGAATATCATCAAGATGATTTCCTATATCTTTACCAAAACGACGCACAGCGGAGTCTGTCCACTCAGATGAGTAGCTTTCAACATATCCCAAATTTCTTACAAGGAAATAGATCCTATCTCTTTGTCTTTGAGAGAAGATTCTAGAACGCTTTGCAAAGGCGCTAAAGATTTGAGCTGAGATTTTCTCATGGTTGTGGAATGTTACTTTTTTGTTCTTGATTGAGAATGCACGAGCCTTTCCAAGATCATGAAACAGAGCTGCCCATCTCAGGATTGTTACTGGTGGTGTTTGACTTACAACACGAATTGTGTGCGGCCAAATTTCCTTGAACCGTTTTGATGATTTCAGCTCCAAAGATTCTCTGATTTCCGGAATGAGATATTCAAAGAATCCAGCTCTCTGAAGCGCAACAAGGGCAATGCCAACGTGAGGGCCTCTTACAATTTCGTGAAGAACCATCAACTGATTTCCTAATGCCCGTACATCTTCGTTTGTGATGGGTTTAATTTTACCATCACAAATTCCAGTAATTGCAAGCTGTTGAGCTTGTTTTAGCAGTTCCATTATATCACTATAACTTTCTTATTGGATATAAAGCTATCCATATCTATTTTGGCTTCATAATCAGAGTAGTCTACACAAATCTCTTCATCTTTCTTTATAGCTTGAAGAGCGACAAAATGCCAATCTCCATTGATCTTTTGACAGACAGCATTTGGAGTTTTTGAATCATTTATCAAAAGTCCAAAAGTATTTCTTTGGTACACTTTGACAAAGTTATCATCATTTACAAGAGGAAGAGAAACCCCTATATCCTCACCTTTTTTGAGATTTGTTGAAGCAAAAACTCCATTACCATGAATGCTAGATTTTTGTACTTTCCACTTCATTGAATTCTATCGGATAATCAGAGAGTCGTTTCTTTATAGCTTTTGTTTGTAGTAAGCCACTAATCCAGGAAGCGGGCGCAATAGAATCCTCGACTTTATCAAGAAGTTCCTCAACCGTGAATAAATCCAAGGGCGAAGAACCAAAATCAACACTAACCCAAAAATCACATGAACAATTTAGAATAGAATCAATCTCATTTTGTGTTATAGATAACCCACATAAAGAGCAAGGTTTTTCATTCTTTGGTAATAAAAGACATGTATTAAATTTATCTAACTCTTCGTTTTTATGTGTTAGAATTATATTCTTGTCTTGTATAAGCTGAATGCAATCAATTAGATGACCATTGTCATTTGTGTTATCTACTTGAATTCGCTGAAGCGAATTCCACAATCTAGGGTTTTCTACTCGTAGCGATAGATTTCCTTGCATCATATCATGATTCCATTGATCATGCAAGATGCCCCGAAGACGAAGCTCTTCCGAGAATGCAAGAAGTTTATTCAACCAATACGATGGAAACAATTCTTCTTTGATGTCCAGCGCCCATTCAACAAATGGATACTCCCGAGATATTTGAACAAGATTCTCAGGTGGTATATGATGGTCAACACCAACTATCGAGACGGTGGAAATCATACGCCTATGTTAGCTTATGCGTCAGATATTTTTAAATCTCTAAGCCTATATACTTGTATGTTATCGTAAATAAACATGAAATTAAAAAAATCTTCATTAATAGAAAGAACACCAAAGTCTTCGATCTGTGGTGTGATTACAATTAATTTGTTTGGAATATCTAATTCCACTCCTTTACGATCTACATCATAGTATAAATCATTTAGGTAACGACCACCAGCATACTTTACTTGTTTAGTAAGTGCTTGTTTTGTATCTTTTGATGCAAACCAAAGATTAGGAGAAAGTTCAATACCATTATACTGATGGGTACTAAAGTCCATAAAAGCATGGGCGAAATTATCAACATGTTTCTGGGGCTTTAGAGATATAGCCTCTATCAAAACTTCTTGAAGTTTTGTTTGCCAATCATAGGTTGATCTAGATAACATTGGTAGTGTTATTTTAGTTATCTTAACATCTGAAGCAGATTCTCCAGCCAACCCAAGATACCAAACATTAGCCTGTTGTTCAAAACTATAAGATGGATCTGCGCCTTCTTGAAGCCAATCATATACTAATGCATGCTCTAATTTTCTATATCCCATGCGGAAATATATATCAACAAAATCTATATGAGCTGGCAGTCGGATTCGAACCGACCTACTTTAACTTACCAAGTTAATGCTTTCCCTAGTCAGCTTTGCCAGCATGTCTTACATACCTAATATATCCTCTGCGAGCCTGATCCACACTTCTTTATCATGTGCAGTTTCAAAATCTCCAGGATCAAATTCTTCAAGAAATGAAGGCATTTTTCCTTCATCTTCTTCAATACGAGCATCTCGAATACCACGAATGTAGTATTCTCTTAGCTTCTTAGCCACTATTTGTATGATTGCTTTTTTGACCGTTATCATCCCGCACCTCGCAAAAGGTGAGGTGCATCAGTCTTCAAAACCTGATAAGCGCCTCCTTTATTTATACTACATTATCACCTAAAACAATTCATCAATTTGATTTGTATATGGTTTTATTTTAAAAGTATTAAATAATTCAATTAAACAAATTTCACATAAACTAAATTTACATTCAATACAGTCGCCTATCTTGGAGGCATATCCTCCACAGAAAGAAACCTCTATAAGACCTTCGTAATTCATATTGCAACTATCTTTTAAAGAACACCCACATTTATTACAAATAATATCTTCAACGACAGTTACAGTTTCTGTTTGTTCTATTTCTTTTGTTATTTGCATATTTCTATTTCATGTAGTTTGAAAAACAATTCATATGCATCTTTACAGTGCTTGCATTGCTTTCCATCAACAATACCATATCCAGCGTTGCAGGTGTTGTTCCCGCAATTACCACAAATTATGATCTTTCTTTCACAATGAGTACAATAAGACTCTTTGTGCTCTACAATATCTATCATGGAGCTGATTACCGGATTTGAACCGATGTTGCCACTTTACGAAAGAGGAGTGCTACCATTACACCAAATCAGCATCTGGATCTATTGCTAAAACATTTGTTTTCAGTTCAGCTTCAGCATCTATAAACCACTTTTCTGTCTCTGTTTTAGAATACCCTTGACGACAGGAAGACAGCCGCCGCATCCGCGAGTTGCATTTGTGTTTTCTCTGACGAGCTTCAAACTTTTATACTTTTTGATTTGACTCTCGGTTACACCAAAACAATGGCAAACTATCATATCAATTCTCAATATCAATTATTTGAATAAAACAATCTGGGATATCTTCTCTAGTTGTTTCTAGAGTTTTGTTTTCTTTTTTATTCAAAAGAAAAGAAACGACAGCCATATAAAAAGAGTAAACAACCATAGCGGCACAAAATGCGAGAGGGGACTCTTCCTTTGAGAACTTTGCTACCAGATATAAAGCGTCAATCAATCCATCCACTGTTAGTAATATCTCGTATTCATTTAATTTATGACCTACAAGACCACCAGCGAAAAATGCGAACAAGAAGAAAAATAATTTTATATCAATGTGGAGCTGATCGGATTCGAACCGACGACCTCTTATCAGCCAGATAAGCGCTCGCCCAACTGAGCTACAGCCCCAACAAGGCGAAGATCCTAATGATCTTCTGCCTCGGTATTACCATGTTATTTGCTTTTCTTTTCAACTTTACGCACACCAGCGCGATAGCAAGGTCTACAATAGTAAACTAAGCCTCCGCTGATTTCTTGCGCAAGTTGACACCATTTGCATGTATGCATAGGCACCTCCTTTCAGTAAGGAGGCACTCTAACTTGTGTTATTTCTATTATTCATCGTACTCCACACTTGGAAGCTCTCTACACATAACAGGTCCGTACTTATGATAGTTTGGACAAACTCTACCAGTTCGTCTTAAAGACCTATTCTTAATTTTCTTCCAATCAGCGCGAGCTTTTGCAACATGCGTCGAGTTACAGCCAGCTCCGGGATTTCCATTCTCCCATCTTGGACCGTTCTCAGTGCGGTGTTGCTCACCCCTTTTGTGATTGGTATGATTAGACATTTTGTTCTTTACGTTGTTCCCTCTCTCGAAGACGAGAGATACGTTCTTGTTTAGTTTCGATACGGTGATGAATGCAACGAAACCTATCTAGCATGCACATACCGCAACAACCTACGGTACCACCTTTCCTTCTTTTTCTCTTTTTGTAGTGTGCCATTTTGATCTCCTTGAGCCGCCGCCAGCGGCTTGGGTATGATCTTGGACACTTGAAGAGGGACGTAAGGAAACCAAAATCCGTACATAATAAAATGCGTAATAACTTCTTTGTAAAAACAATCGTCAGAGCAATAGAACCTCTCTGATACGGATGTTTTACAATAGTTACACACATCAGGATAATTTATATCCATAGTGGCGACAGTGGGATTTGAACCCACACAACACGACATATGAAATCGCTGCACTACCATTATGCTATGTCGCCAATTTGGCTAATTTCTTTTCTTGCCTTTCAGCAAGACGCTGTCTTAATGCCGATTCAGCTTGCCATCGAATCTCTGCCTTGGCTCGATTAGACTCAGCTAACTCAATAGCTTCCGATAGAGATAATTTACATACCCGACACTCTCCAGAGCTGTCGTGGGTATAAATGTGGATGTGATTATTTTTCGGTATTCATTTCTTCAGTTTTCTATACAAACAGTATAATTAAAAATCCATTATTTCAATACTTCAATATTGCTTATAAATTCGTCTATATCATAAAAAAGATCTTCATTACCACTTGGGTTGTAGTCTTTTAGGTTATCTTTATAGAAATCAAGGTGATTTAAAAAAATCCTCGATTACTTTTTTGGTTATAGACTTACAGTTCTTTCCATATCCCGCTTTCTCAAGATAGAAAGCATTCATCTCTTGCTCAAACTGACCCTTGATAGGCAATGACAATATCGGCTTACGAAGAGCAAGGCTTTCTGTTAGTACTGTAAATGAGCCGCCAGAGATGATAGCTCTAGCCGATGCTAAGTCAAGCATAAATTGATCTTCTGAAAACGGTTTCAAGATACAATTACCAAGCTGTTTTTCTTTTACCTCTTCATTTCGCAAATATCCGTAAACAAAGAATTTCAAATCGAAAGAAGAAGAGGAATAACAACTTGTAAGTATTTCTAACAAGTTGTTATTTTATTACTGAAATTATTGCTACAGCAAGTACTGTAACAATGAGAAAAATGGTTTGAAAAATTTTTCCATAACATATACCTTTCGAGATATTTAAGTATGAAGATAGCTGTAATATCAGATTTACATATTGGACATTCTGAAGAAACACACCAGCTAGGTCATACAGATCATGATTTTGCAAATTTTCTTTTTGAACTAGAAAAGAGATATGATAAAATTATTCTTTTAGGAGATATCTTTGAAGTTGAAATGGAGATAGTCAACACTGAAGAAGATACGTATGAAATGTCAGTATCTGAACACCAAGCTATTACCAAAAGATTCAAATCTGACAAGTACATATATATCTTTGGCAATCATGACACTATCGCTAGAAAGTATGGTGCTGTTGAGCAATACCAGATAAGATATAAGGGTAGGAGTTATCTTTTTATTCACGGTCATCAATTTGACCGTCTCTACCAAACTGTGAAATCAAAAGTTGCAGTTTTCGGTGGCCTCTGTCTTTTGTTTGGTTTTAAGGTACTTTACCGATGGACTTCTGAAAGCTTTCCAACTTTAAGAAGTGAGAATGAGTTGTTTCAAAAAACGGCTATTGAGCATGCTGCTGGTACTGGTTGTGAATTCATTGTCACTGGTCATACTCACGATCCGATGATTATAAAAGATCATATTACTTATATCAACTCAGGTACCTGTACTTATGGCAGGATTTGTTATGTGCACATGGATCTTGAAAAAGAAGAATACTTGATAAAAACCAACGATGTATTTGTCAGGACTTCTATCTTTCCTACATAGCCATTTTCATAATGGCTTCTTTGGGTTGAGCCATTACGAGGTTAATAATTTCTTTCTCTGGAATTCTAGAAAGCAAAACCTTGTTGATTACTTTTCTTTTTATACTCGATTTGGTCTTATCTAAAAACACTAATAATGTTTTTATTTCTGCCTGTTTAGCTGCGTTTTCAACAACAAGGGTAGATCGGTCTGTGAAAAACTGACTAGCGTTTTCCGATCCTGCTGCTTTTGCAACAGCAGCACGCACTCGTGCATCTTTGTCGTCTTTGAATATCAAGATGTTTTCAGTAGATAAGTTCTTGCATAGGTACATCTTTAGAATGTAATAATTGCTGCTACTATATTTTAAATCAATGAGTTCTTTAGCTATATTGAGAAGATACTCTTGACTTGCTGAAGTCAAAGTCTCTGAAATTCTGTTATTTATACTGTACTGAACTTCGAAGATGTATTTTATAATTTCTTTTGGGGTTTTGTTGATAAAACGTAATTCTGGAATCCTACCCTCAATAAATTCCCTTGTTATTTTTGACTGTGTCTTTAACCATTCCACAGTCTCTTGAATATCAACTTTCTTATGAAAGGCTTTCCATAAAAAGTTTTTGGGAGGGCGATCTCCAACAATTGCTTGAACTGGTTTGTATAATAAGTTTGTTTCTTTATCAGAAAACTTTCTAGAATAAGAATCATTTGCATCAAAAACCTCAAAATCCAAAAGACCCTTTCGGACAACTGCGTACTTTGATGATTTTAAAGATTTTTTATCTTTGGATATGATTATATAGAAATCATGTCCGCGTGTCACATAATCTTCATAGTATGACTGATCACTCATGGTGGTGCACCATCGTGTCTCAGCTCCATAGAAAAATCATCGCGTCTTTATCATCAACTCGAATAACGAGTGTATGATCATCTTCATAAATTTTTTCAGATGCTGATTTTTTCTGCTCTCTCTCTTTTCTTTTAGAGAGACCTATATTTTTTACTATATCTTCAAGATCTTTGAGATCTTTATAGTTGTTTATATTTTTTTCAATAAACCTATTGGTATTGTTATGAAAGAATTTAATAGTAGCAGAGATGTCAGATTCATTGTGTCCTGCATCTAACTGCTTAGCGATCCACATTAGGTATTTATGTTTGCCACCGCTGTAGTCTTCGATTGTTAAAGCCCTATCAAATTGTTCAGGGTACTTCTTTTGTACTAGCTCTTTTCTGGCCATTGAGGATTCCTTATGGTTCAAGATAAAATTCTCTCACAACCACAAGTGCCAAAAACCAGTGCCTATCGACTTTATTTTTTATAGGTCTTTCATTTTTGATCTGGAGTTGTTGTTAGCTTGCCATTCTTTGGCTTCGCAACACCCCTTAGAACCAAACCAGTAGGCTTGAATCCGTCCCTATCAACAGCGAGAACCTGCCATCTATTCTTTCCTTGAAAAACAAAAATTCCAGGCTTGATAGAATCGAAGCTCTCGTCGTCACTAACTGAAATAGAAACGGCAGGTCCTCTGCCTTCAATTTCATAATTTCCTGTTATCTTGATCATTTTTCACCAATATCGTATTTAATATCTCTAACCTTATCACTGAACTCTCTAATAGACATATCAAGATTACTTAATGTTTCTCCAGTATTTTCCATAACAGAATGTTTCAAGCTTTCAATGTCTTTTTGATAGTTGAGCACAGAATCATTTATAATTGATACAAGATCTTCTTTATATGAAGCAATATCTTGTTTAATATAATTTAAATTTTCTTTTGATTCATCTATTTCTTCTTTGATTTCTCCCAAAGAATTCTCAAGAGATGAAAGCTCTTCTTTGGCATCTTCAATTTCCTTTTCTAACTGATGATATATTTTTTCAAGAAGTTCTGTTTTATTATCAGATGGTTCAGTAAAAACCTCTCGAATGATAATCCTCTCCTTGGAAGCAGGTATTACAGATTTAGACTTATTTGATAAATCAATAATAAATATCACAAAGACAGTTGCAAAAACACCAACAAAAACACCAGCTAGAAATTGCATATTATTTAGCTTATCCAATTAGTTTTGAATACTCTTCTGGAGATATACAATCATGAGTAGCGTACTCATCATCTTGTTCTGGTTCTATAATTAGAAGCCAACCTTTATCCAACGGAGATTCATTTATAAGTTCTGGTTGATTTATAAGATCTTTGTTGATAGCTATGACAGATCCGGTAACTGGAGTGTAAAGATCACTTAAAGTCTTCACGCTTTCTATTGTACCTATTTCAGAACCTGCTTCGATAGAATCGATATTACAAACATAAATATCAATCATCGTAATATCACCAAGTTGATCAACGGCAAATGGAGTGATTCCAATTACCCAATTTCCGTCTTTATTTTTTCTTGCCCATTCATGTGTTGGGGTATAAAGACAATCATTTCTAACTTCAGTATTCATGTGCTTCCTTAAATTAAGTATATAGAGAGGTTTCAACTCTCAAAATAATGATACCGAAACCACAGCGCCACTTGCGCGAATTGAGTTACTCTTTTTTAGAAGAGAACTTATCGAGGACTGAGCGATCTCTATCGGCTTGCTTAATCAAGCCCTGAGCTTTTTGATCTAGTTTCTCTTTCATTTCTTTGATGAACTCTGGATTTAGAAATCTACCAATGTCAGGATTGTTGAGCAGTTTATCAGCAACTTCGACATCAAAAGCTTCGTTCCTGATCGCTCCAGAAGGAAATAAGTGTTTTTCCAAATCCTGAACTATGGATTTAAATAATTCAAACTTTACATCAATTTCTCTCATTACATTCCCCATAGAGCATAGTGCTGTACGCTTTATTTACAGCAGCTTCATTTGTTATACCAGTATCATCTAAGAGTTGATCTCTCCAATAGACACCAACATATACTATATCTGGCTCATCAGAGAGCTTCTCCACTTTGGCCCAATCTACCAAAATCTGATTGGGCTGTATAGCAATATCCTTCGGTACTTGGTAAGACTCAAGGTACCAGAAACCACCCTTCTCACAGATTATAAAATCAACTTTTCCTGTTTCCATATCCAGGAATATATCAAAAAAGAAGGCAGTGAGTTTCCCCACTGCCTTGCTTTCTAGAAGATTGAACTTTTACTTAGAAAGTATTCCAGAAACAGTGTCAACTACTCCATCTACCTTTGACTTAATAGCCGGGTCGAGATTCTCTGCAAATGAATTGATCAATTCAGCCGTCTTTTGACCAGACATCAAAGAATTAAGCATTGCATTTGCAGATTCCGGAGTGCCATAAAGAGTCATAGTAATCTTCTGACCAATCTCTGCCATTGCCTTCGCAGACTCGATACGAATAGTCCTGTCCGCCTCAACCTTCAGCTTGGCAATCTCGAACTCCTGAGCAACCTTACCAGATTTCTCACGAGCTTCGAGTTCAGGCTTCACAACATTTTCAATACGATCCTGATCGATCTTGACCCTTTCACGCTCAACCTCCACAGGAACAAGAGCGAGAGCGCGGTCACCTTCAGCTTTGGCTTTTAGGGCAACAGCTTCGGCAGTTGCTTTCTTGGTTACCGCCTCTGCATCAGCGTCGGCAGCGAGCTTGCGGGCTTCTGCATCCTTTTGAACGCTATATGCCTTGGCATCTGCTTTACGCTGCTCTGAAACAAACGCTTGCTCTGCTTGTGCTTGCGCTGCAATCACAGCACGTTTCTTCTCGCGCTCTGCTTCTGCCTCAACCTCAACGGTCTTGACGGACTGCATCTCACGTTCACGAAGAGCTTGTGCTGTAGCGAGTTCTGCTTCTTTTGCGGCTTTCAGCTTAGCAGCCTCTGCAACAGCTTGAGTCCTTGCTTCGTTTGCAACTTCTGTTGCCTGTTTCTTCTCGATAGCTGCAACTTCAAGATTTCGTTGCTTCTCGACTTCAGCAAGTTCCACAGCACGAGCAGCTGCAATTGCTTTCTCTTTTGCAATTTGATCTTGCTCAGCTCTAACCTTTGCAATCTCTGCCGCTTGTGTTGCTTCGGCTGCTTGCTGATCTTGCTCATGAGCGAGAACAGCTTTTCTGGTTTCAACATCTTGTTGTTTTCGAGCCTGTTCACCAGCACGTTCCAGCTTGTTTCTTTCAGTCTTGTTACGCTCAGTGATCTCTGCAATGGTTCTCTTACCCTGTGCGTCGAAGATGTTATCATCACTTAATGAGGAAACAGAAGTCTGATCCAATTTAGAGATGGTTACAGATTCAAGAGACAGACCGTTTTCGGCAAGGTCATTATTCACAGCTTTGGTAACTTCTTCTACGAAGTTTTCACGATCTGAATGAAGTTCTTGTAGAGATTTAGTTGCAGCAACTGAACGAAGAGCAGAGATAAGTTTGTCTTCAACTGCGGCTTTTACCAAGTTGACATTCATCATCTTATCACCAAGAGAACGTGCTGCTTGAAGTATACTTTCCTGAGATGGTGATACTTTAACAAAGAACTCTGCACCAATATCAGCACGCAGATTATCTTTGGTAATAAGAGCGTCTTTGTGTTCACGCAGAACTTCGAGTTTCAAAGTCTCTAATGAGATTTTAATGAACTCATGTAGTACAGGAATTACAAGTGCGCCACCATCTTGGATTATTCTCACTCCACCCATACCAGTACGAACGAAAGCTTCATTTGCTTTTGCCCTCTGATAGAGTTTTGTGATGACTGCGATGATTCCGATGACGAGCATCAAGAACACACCAGCGCCCATCAAAATGGCTTGTGACAAAAAGCTTACTTGAACTCCCATTGCACTCATAGCAATCGGGGTCACTAGTAAACCCAGTGCCAATATGAAAAGTAAAACAAGACCGATCATTTACCGCAACTCCTCTTTTGGTTTATCGACATAAAAAACGCCATCTTTGTATTCGGTTATCAGTACGCCATCTGATATAGCGAACCTTCCGCTATATGTTCTGGCATTTAGTTTGTGAAGACTTCCATAGTTATCAAGGACGTGAATTTGTCCGAAAGTCTCAGATACAGAAATTACTACTTTGCCTCGTTTACCAACGAAGTGTTCGGGTGTGATGTTGTACGTTTCTGTTTGTGGCATGAAAGCAGAAACTGCTAACGCAATAAAGCGTGTACTAACTGATGTTATTAATAATGCACCAAGAACAGAAAACACTCTAAGTAGAGGCGGAAAGAAGATGTTGAGAAACAACCCTGAGGCACCAAATAAAAGGAATGCTGTAAACAGTACGATACTCAAGGGACATCGACCAACGCCAAATAGACTCAAGAACTTGATAAAGAAACTTTCATGTCCTTCAAATTCAATTTCCGGGTTATCAGCGATATCCGCATCTATATCTGTTCCGGCTCCAATACCAGAAATAGAAGAGAGAATGAACACTATCCCTAGCATAATTGATACATAGAAGATCAAAATATGCCACTGTAATATATTTTCTAACATGTTAGCGCATCAGAGCCTTTAATATTTCTGGTTTTTTTAGATATGAAATGTCGCAGGCAAACTTTTCGCCAAACCCAAAATCTTTTTTAGGCAGGCTTATCAAAGCTTTATGGGTTATCCACCCAAGCTCTTCGAACCCTTTATCTATAGAGCCTTTTATTACAATATAAATATCAGCCCAACGCTGGGGCTCTTCAGGATTTACTATGAGATGCCCGGTATCTCTGGGCTCGCCATTTTTCTGTTGTCCCAACCATATAACCTCTACAGATAAAGTCAATGAAAAATCGCTACCTCCATCGCCTCTGGAATCTATATTTGCATTGAATGGTCTGTTGTATTTTTGTGCTGCGAAATATTCAGCACCAGTTGCATTTATGTCATTATCTATCGAACACTCAGATCCGTCATATCTTTTATCCGAAATACCAACAGATCGTTTAGATAAAAACCTGGCTTTAGCCAATGCTTTTATGAGTTCTTTCTCGTCTTCACTTAATTCGCTCATAGATGTTGAAAATGTTCTTTGACTTCATTCACAAATTGATTAAATTCAGGAGTAGATGAAATGTTTGGTCTCCATGCTAATCCTCTCTCAATTAGATTGAAAGTTTTTTTGATATAAGCTCCTGGAATTGTTTGACCGTCTGTACCTATGTGATTTATACTATGTCGGGGAGGGTGGTAACATTTTCAACAGATAAAGTCAACGAAAATTTTCAACCAACGAAACCCGGAAAGTTTTCATTAAAATTATTTCAATTAGATGCTTCTATTTATGAAGCTTTCGGCATATAGAATATCTTGAACAGAAGATATTTCAAAAGATCTTTTTTCAGGAATAACAACACACTTAGTATTATCTGTAATAAATTTTTTGTTGTTCAAAAATGATTTAGCTTTGCATATGCTAAATGAACAAAATTTGTAATATATCATTCCATCTTCTGGATGGCTGAATATTGGGATGACGTACTTTTCAGGAGATATCAAACAAGCTGATTGAATCGAATCCACCATCTTACAGACACCGACAACAGAATCTACATCAGAGTTAGAAAATAGATTGAATCCTTTTTTGATATCATCAATACTTACAAACGGAAATAGAGACGAAAAATAGGAAAACGTATCTCCGATTTCAAGATCAAAAGTTGATGCGATAGCTATGACGTTATCTATATCATCTTCATATTTCGAATCAAATTTTTGGACTTGAAGATCCGAAACAGCGTAATAAACAGAATCGGTGTCCGTAGAGATAATGATGATATCAAAAAGATTGGAGTTCACAACAGTTTGAGTGATCCATCTAATTAGAGGCTTTCCATCTAGGGAATAAAGATTCTTATTTTCTAGTCTTGAGGCCCCTCTTGCAGGTATTACTGCAACATTTACCATTACGACCTTCTAAAGATTCCAGCAGTAAGGAGCCCATCTGGTCTCTGGATAATACCATTTTCATCCATTATTGTAAGACCGGCCCTTCTGGCCGTAACAATAAATTCAGTACGAGCTTCTTTGGTAAATCCTTTTGGTTTCTGAGAAGTTTTTGGAGGTTCTGGTTTGGGCTTAGGCGGATCTAGATCCCCAACGTATCGATATCGTTGATGACCAACATGGTCAAAAACCAAAGGCTCAATGATAGTCTTCTTCTCTTTTTTAATCTCTCCAGATTCATCAGAGAATACAAAAACAATATCTTCCTGTTTTTGTGTTTTAGATTCCGGAGAATTTACATTATCTTTTTTACCATAAAGAAAATCATAGGCTCTTTTTTCAGCCTCAGCTTTTCTTTTGGAAAATTCATTTTCGATATCTTCGAACAGACCCATTTCACTCCTTGCGAGGAAGCAGCATTTCTTTTAGCTTTCTCGATAGAGAAACCCTATCATCTCTAGATATACCATCAAAAAAGATATCGCTAATCTCACAGCTTTTCTCAACTACTTTCAGTAGTAATTCTTTTTGTTCTAAATCGTCAAATACCCTATCATATGGATTTGTTGGTTCGGGTTTGATCTCTGGAGATTGAGCTTGTTTAATTTCAGTTTTAACTTCAGGAAATGTTTGTTTTTCTAGTTTTTTTACATTACCAGCTCTCCATGAAGAGCTACCATCTGATTTTCTAACTATGATTCCATAGTAATCAAAGCCATCTATTACTTTAACAATGTGATCTGTTATTTGTGAACATGTAAGTTCTGGGTTAAAGTTTTCAACTATGATTGCCATTACTGTTGTTGCTGTATTGGACTCAGCAAACAAACTGTTATTAGAAGCTGCTGGGGATATACGAACACCCAAAGATCCTACTTTTGCAAATATTTGTTCTATCTTTGCCAAATCATTTGGTACACAAATATGGATAGTGTGACTCATAACCCTTACATTCTTTATTTTAAACATGTTATTGAAATCTTTATTCATTTCTTTAAACATGTTATTGAAATCTTCGTCAATTATTTTTTCAAACATACTATCTAGCACTTCCGGCAAGATTTGAACTTGCGATCTTCGCTTTAGGAAAGCGCTGCTCTATCCATCTGAGCTACGGAAGCTTGATCCTATATATTCATCATATAGATTTAAATTTCTAAATTGAGTTGATAAACCCCAATCCATACTAATATCTACAGGTAGTAAATTCAAAATAGGATGCGAATAATTTCGAATATGATTTGATAAATCATATTTAAAATGACTAAATCTATTAGGTATATCTAGGTGATTCATTTGATTCTATCTCTTAGAGACTAAGCTGCACAATCAAAGAAATCATCAACACTGTAGTTTCGAGGTCTGTCCTTTCGACCCTTACCCTTTTCTGGTTTTACAATTCTTTCCCTATATCTTTCAGGATCGTTTTGTTGAACGATGGCAAGAATTGTATTCTTCCTTCTATGTTTTTTTCTCATTTTGATCTCCTAAAAATGTTTTTATATTTCATGGCCATGGGTTTCCGGTGAATCTTTCATTTGGAATATCATATTCCATCTCAACATATATTTTCATTGTATCAAAACCTTCAGAAGTCCAATACTCATACCTGAATTCTCGACCTCTAAAAGATCCATCTAAGGCGTTTATGAATGCTGTTGTTAATGTTCCTTTATTACCACCTATATCAAACATAGGAAATCCGACCCTTTGAGCAACCAAAGCGGTTTTCCTTTTCTCTTCTAAAGCTTCAAGCCAACGTTTTATATCATCTTTAGTTACAGATGAAAATTGAGTTTGCTCAACCAAAACATCACGACTTTCAAATTTTTTAGGGATATCATTGAAAGCTTCAGTTACAGCTTTTTCATATATCTTCTGACATTCAATACATCTTTTACTAGAGTTGTAAGCTGGGTTGTAACCAGATAAATAGTAATAATATTCATCGCCACAGTGCGAGCATCGTGTTCTTTTTTGAGTACTCATCCGAAGTCATCCGAACATGCGGTTTTTATTACGAGTGATCTTCCAGCGAATCAATTTCACAAGCTGGCGCTTAGACATTAGCTCCAGATTATAGCGCAAACCCTCCCACTTAGCAAGCCTGATCAATCCATCCTTAGAAGACTTCATCAAATCTGACTTTGTCATCGATATTGGTGGTTCGCCGAAGTTCATGGAATTATTCTGTGTATTGTATATCTTTCATCTTTTTTGATTTTCTTCTCCGCCATTCTAATAGTGGCAAATGTTCCACTCTGCCGATGTCCATTCCAAACAGCAAGAAGAGCATCTGAGTTATCAACAATCCATTGATCTCGAACATGCATTTTATTAACTCTCTTATTCTTGATCTCAACATACCCATATGGACCGGGAGATACAATAACCACCTCTTTAGCTAGAGAAATGAGTTTTTGATATTCTTTCCTTGAATCTTCAGGCCACATACAGTCTTGATCATCACAAGGAACGGCTGCAATGAATGGTATACCCAATTCAATTGCAGCCTTGACAGCCCACTGATCTGTGCCTTGGGCCATTCCAGAAACGATACATTCTGGATTTATTTCTTTAATCTTTTCTAAAAGCTGATTGTAGATCTTAGTGTATGTTGGATTAGGAATGTCATAACCACCAAGTGAGGGTGGTCTGTGCCCCGTTATACCAAGTTTCATTTTCAGCTCCCATATTTTCCACAAACGGAACACCAAGGTTTGCCAACATTTAGGTTGATGGCTCCATTGAAAGGATCTCTTGTAGCAGTAGATGTTTTCATAATCTTACCACAACACTCTGGGAATGTCAAGACTTCATCTTTATCATCTTCATTTGGATAAATACAATTAATTTCACAACCAAGAGGAAGTCCTTCCAACAAATTACCTTCTTCTTCAGGAGTTGGCTCTCGGTTACAGATAATATTTATCACTCCAGATACGCTATAATCATAGCTTATGACTTCAAAATCAATCATTTCTTTATTCTTAGTAAAAACCCTTTTCCTCTAATGATATGCCAGGCAGCCGAAACCCTATCTCTATATGTATGCTCTGGAATTTCATCTTCATTATCTGATAAAGCGCGGTCCATTTCTTTTTGGGAGAAAAAGACTAAAGGATTTTTTAAACGCATTTTAACAGTTCCAAAGAATATACAAAATACAATTATAAGTACAATTATGTGTAATGTCATTAATCCCTAAATATAACAGGCTGTATTCTAATAATTAGAATACAGCCTAAGTGGCCCCTCCCGGATTCGAACCGGGATGATCTTTCGATCAAAGGATTTTACTTACCACTATATCTTTCGATACTCGTAGATATATACGATTTGTGGTCTGGACTTTCTCTTTACCTTATGCGTCCTGCACTTAGGTATCAGCCGTCAAGTCTCTACACTTTGATAGGTGGTAATGAAGCGATCTTATACCGAAAATGAACTTGTAAATGCCATTAAAACATCAACTTCAATTCGGCAAGTTCTTTTTAAACTAGAGCTAAAACAAGCTGGTGGTAATTACCAAACTGTAAGATCTGTTATCAAAAAACTTGGTTTGGACATATCACACTTCACAGGAAAAGGTTGGAGTAAAAATAAACAACTTCCAATCAAAAGACCTTTGGTCGATTACTTATCCAACTATCAACCGATTCAATCTTACAAATTAAAAAACAGATTGATACGAGAAGGGATTTTTGATAAACGATGTTCAGGTTGTAACAATACACACTGGTTGGGACAGCCTATATCTTTAGAACTAGATCATATTGATGGAAATTCCAACAATAACAATTTATCAAACCTTCGTTTACTTTGTCCTAATTGTCATGCTCAAACCTCTACTTACAGAGGAAAAAACATTGGCAATTATTCCTAACCTTAGCTCGGGATTGTCATCAGCATTACCTGTTAAGAGTTCCCCGAATTTGACTGAATTCTACCAAGAAATTTCTTTCTTGGCGACCCTATTTAAGTCCTCCGTGTCTGCCTATTCCACCAAGGGGCCTAATTTTATAACGAAGCTCTTACAGCTGCATCTTTTGATTCAAGAAGTTTTCGAAGAGCAACAGTTCTTTCTTCCGAACTCGGAACGGTTGCGCAAAGAGAGCATGCCAACTCGAAATACTTCACGCTCACAGTCTGAAGTCTTTCAGGCAAATGTTTGAATTCAAACCACTTCATCATCGGATCTTGTTCCATTATAACTCCTAAATTTTTTCAAACTCTTTATCTGACATTTTCTGAAACGATCCACCAACAATGTTGTAGATTTGAGTTCCACACCATCTGGCAAAATCATCAACCAACAACCAGAACATCGAAAAAGGCCACCAAGCAATCCAATTCACAATAGACGTTTTGTAATTCCTTGCAAACGGTCTGTGAGATTTTACATGTTTAGCCCAGTCTTCATCAACGCTTTTGTTAATTTCTGTGTTATCAGAATCAACATACTTCAATAAATCTTTATCAGAGAGTCTTTGAATTGTAAGACTATCCAAATTGGAATATCCTTTATCATTCCCAACCTCGTCCGCTGAAAGTCGGGCGCGTGAATTCACCCACGCTCGGCGAGCGTTTTTAAGAGAAATGTCGTAAAAAGATGATTTGTCATCGAGAAGTTTTCTCTTAGCATCTTTGATCTTTAGATACCATCTAAAGTAAGACCACACAAGACCTATTGGTAAGTAGACAATCAGACCAAAAATAATTTCTTTGGTATTATTCTTTGCAAACTCAATAACATTAAAGTCTGTAAAGAAGTGTGTTGCTATTAAAAATGCGGCAAGAATAAAGAAACCAACAACTGGTTTTTCATTAACTACACAAGCTAGCAACAACCCAAAGAAGATAATATCGATCCAAAACCACCATGTGATGACGAAAGAGAAAAATGAGAACATGTATTTCCTTTAATACCTCGGAGTAGTAGCATTATTTGTATCATTCTAATGTCCAAAGCCTCATCTTCTGATAATGGCTCATGTAACATTAAAATTTCACCAGAATCATTAACGACTGTTGTGAGTGGATTTTCACGGCAGTATTTACATGCATCTATAAGATCATCAAATTCTTTATCTTGAACAATATACATTATTTCACCACGGGTAAAGAGACAACCCTGCACTGAGAGAAAGACTTCATTTTTTGAAGATCATCTTCAGGGCCATGATGATTTGCACTTTGTAACAGATTGATCATTGATTCTAATTGAAATACCAATAAAGAATCTTTTGAGTTACTATTTTCAAAATGCTCTTTGATCATAATTAAAGATGGAAGAAATCCCAGCAGAGCGTCATCTCCTCTGATAAAAATTCCTCTCCAATCATCATCAAATTCCATAGGACCCGTTTCGGGTCTTGCATTATTTTCCATATGTCACAATAACTCACAATGGAATAATTATTGAATATAAACCTCAAAAGGGGTGGAGGATAAACCAACCACCCCTTCGATGCTCGACATCAAACTTGTGCAGCTTGTCGAGTTTCTGCCGCACCATTCAACTGTTTGGGTTGACCAGCTAGATCAGATATTGTAAATGTTGCTTTTTCGGAGATGATCCTTCCGATAGAATCAAAACCCTTTTCGATATCCGTTCTCTGGTCAATCTCCTTTGGCCTTAGGAGTTCCATGTGATTCTTCATAGATTTTGCAACGATTAAGATATCATTTGCATTCATCTTCAAATCTCCATCTCTTCGAATAGCAGAGAGCTTTGAGCGCTCAACAACCTCCCGAATGAGGGCGGGAACTTCTCCCTGGAGAATCTTAGAAGACTCACTAAGATCGATATCTTCTGCAAGAAGATTTCCAGCATACTTTCGAATGAGTTTTTCGACAGTATTCTGGTTTGGAGGATCCACTTGAATCACCCCATCAAATCGACCTGGACGCAAAGCTGCTTGCGTAATCTTTTCGATGTGATTGGTTGTCAAGACGGTGATAATTTCAAGACCTTTGGTGTCAATACCATCAATCTCATTGAGAATTTGATTGATCTTTGCATCTCGATCTTTTTCTCTCTCAACCTTCAATACCTGATCGATATCTTCAGAGAAGATAACCGCCGGCTGATAGTTCTTTGCGAAAGCATACGCTTTCGAAATCTTGGTCACATCTTTGAGATAAATGAATGTCCAACCATTCTCTTTGCAAAGATCTGCGGTCGCAGCGGCAGTCATTGACTTACCGGTACCGTAAGGACCATGAAGAAGAACACCTCTCTTGAGAGGAATGCTGTTATCCCTACAAAGCTGAGTTCTCCGAATAGGAGTAAACAAAGATATATCGATGTCGTTGTAAGTCTGTTCATTAAGCAGAATGTCTTTCGGAGATATCGGATCCATTTCTGCAAACTTTGCAAATGTATCTTCGAGACAACCTGTATCCTCAATATCAGGAAAGGACGTGACGATTGCATGTCCTTTGTAAATTGAATTGACCCGACACTCCTCTTTGATCATCGCTGCGAGTTCATCAACCCTCTTACGATCTTTTCCCTTAACCTCACCCCTGATAGCAAAGACAATTCTGAAGTCTTTGAGTTGGTATGACGGACTGAGATATCCATCAATTCCAGGGATTTGAAGGTTTCCATTTGGAATACTCTCTACCTTCCCAGGTGATGTTTCGATTCCAATGTATGTTGGAGGTTGTCTTCCAAAGAAAGACATCTTTCCTTTATTAGAAACAAATCCATATTCTCTTTCGAGTACTCGAAGGAACGCCACCATTCCCTCTGCTGCATCAAAATCGAAGAGATGATTAATACCAATGACCTGCTCTTCATCATCTCTTTGCAATTGAAGAGCGCGAATGGCAACAGTGAGATCGACACCATCGGGTACAATCAGTTTGGTGCCTTTTCTTTCAATTCCAACATCGCGGAGTTGAGCCAGCTGTTCTTCTTGTGAAATTTCTTTTTTACTCATTGTTTTGTCTCTTACTTGGTTCATGAACTGAATTTTCATTTTTTTTCTTCTGGTGACATATTTAGCCGAAATTTTGAAGTTTTTCGTTTTCTTGTTCTTCAAGCTCGGCCATGGTTTTGATCATGATTTGAGCATCATTTTTATGAAGGACTCGACATGACATGAAAATTGGCATTCCATTTATAGAGCGTGGACCGGCTTTATGACAGTACTCCCATAAAGCTCCTATATTTTCAACATAACTTTTGGGATAATTTGAGAACGCACCCAAACCAACCGGAAGAAAAACCATAGGGATGAGGCTCATATCTCTCAGTTGCAAAGATAGAAATATTTGTCCTGCTCGTGCCTCTTTGATCAAGGTTCGTAATTTATGAGACTCCATGCGCGCGGGTTCCGCAGGAATCACCTCTGATTCTGTATTTTCCATTCATCTCCTATGAGGATCAGTCAAAGCTCTTCATGTAGAACTATAGATTTCGTATCAAATGTCAATATGATTTTGGCGGGTTCGCCGGGGCTCGAACCCGGGACCAAGAAATTTAGAATTTCCTGCTCTAACCAACTGAGCTACAAACCCGGAATTTGCGTGCCATAGTATACGGCACGCAAAGAGTTGTCAACAGGTTATCTTCTCTGATAACGCAAGAGGTAATCTGCAACAAATTCGTTTTGAATGTTTACCTGGCTCAACAGCAATTGATGTAACTTGATCTCCGATGTCAGGTTCTCTAAAAACAGAGAACTTGATATTTTCTTTGGTAAGATAATTCATCAAAGATAAAAGTTCGTTTTCATTACGAACACATAACAAACAAAGATAATTCGAATTGCGATACCACTCATCATCTATTTCCGGAAAGTCTTTTATAAACTCTCGAAACGCATGCATTGACTGCACCGCTTGATATCCCAGAGAAATATCTGATCTTGTAATGACGTAGAGTTTATCTCCACTCTGGATCTAAGTCATGCTGCAACCTCACTAGATTCTTTGTACTTATCTTGCATCCAGTTGAAAATGTCATTATATATTTTATTTTTCTTTTCAGAGAAGAGTTTTGACTTCTCTTCCGGCTTGATCAAGTTACCAAGAATAGTACTTGATTTCTCTTCTTTTCGCAAATCCCAATAAGATTTGCCAAACTCTGCTTCGCAAATGCGATCTGCAACCCCAAATGCAAGCGCCACTAGAAATGAGTTTCTTCCTATCTCGCCAAACGAATCTTCGTTGATTGTTCTTTCGAGCGCGATGTAAGGAACATCTCGCAAAAAAGCATACGCAAGCAGTGTCGTTCGAGATGCATATTTATTTTGCCATACTTGCGAACGAAACTTCGTGATCAATTCTTTTCTATTTTCCATTTTTTCTCCTGTAACTAAAATTTTTCAAACACTAAATAAAATAGCGTTTGGACACAGGAGGGCCTCGGGGCCAATAGAACGTATGTGAAACCTAGTGAGTCATAGCGTACAATATAACAACTTTGAAATGAAGTGTCAAGCCTCTTCGGCCGTTATTGGTCTTCAAGAACTTTTAGAATTTTTCGGGCCATGTATTTGACACCAGAGTCAAACTCTCCATACCCGTCAACCCTCATTTTGATTTCCTCTTCACACAGAACTTTAATCTTAGTGATTGTCGATTCTGGATTGACAATCGTCAAACTCAAACTTTGAAGAAGTGGTCTTATACTATCACGGATTGACATACTTTCCTTGAGCCAACGACAGGAGTTGAACCCGCAACCTCGACATTACAAAAGTCTTGCTCTACCAATTGAGCTACGTTGGCGTTATTTGTATATCTATATATCCCAAGATTCATTTGAATTAAAGGAAAAACAACTAGGTTGGGTCATCATCTCCAGCTCCGTTGTATTTACTCATAGTGACACGAGTTTCAATACCAGAGTTTCTGATGAGTTTGTGCGCTTCTTTTAGAGCGTTTTTGAATTTTTCAGCATCTTCTTCTGAGGTGAAAACCTCAGCTTCTTTTCGTATTGTCCCTGACCAATTATCATATCTTGATATCCAATCAACTCGCCATAGCTGAACACCTTCCAGCTCAATCTTTTCTTGGGGATTAGGAACTTCAACTTTTCTCTTGAAAAAATTCATATCTCTGCTTTCAAATTTAGTAAAAGGTGGTCATTTTTCGGTATTACATTTATGAGAACCGTGAACAAGTTAAATGAATTTGCATCAACATTTTTGAAGTGCGCTCAGATTTTGGCTCCAGGACAATCAACAACAACTGTTAACGAAGCGGTTCGAATTGGTAAAGCCGCACTAGCAGCTTTGAATCAGATTGATCCAGCTATACTTGCATCTTATAATCACCAAAATTTTAAAGATGCAATGACAGAATTGTCAAATGGAACAGTACCAGATTATGGTCTTTTACAAAAAGCTGTACAAGAGTATAATGCAGGCCTTAAGAACTTTTCAAATATGGTAAATATTCCGGTTCAAAAGATATTGTTTATATTAAAGTACTAGATCTTGATGTTCCAACAAGTTTGGATATTAAAGGTGTTGGAGAGCAATTTACAATCAGGTGACAATATGGACACTCAATGTCCCATGTCGGAGGCATTGTATTGCACTGTTTGAACTCTTGCTCATCTCCCTCTGCAAGCGTTCCACAACTGTGACATTTGAAATGAAGTTTTGGTGGTTGAAGAATTCTGGCCATATCAAAACGCTACCCTTCCGCCAATATAGAGACCAACATTTCCGTTGACATCAAGAGAAACGGATGGACCAATATGGAAATTATCAATAAGTGGAAGGGGTCTTCCAACATTATAGTTCACTGGAGCTAGAAGTAAAACCATGGCTCGGGACTGCGTAGCATATCCTAGACCTAAAGTCAAGAAGCTGAAATCTGGCGTAGCTTTTGTCTTTCCATATGAAAAGAAAGATAGACCAACATTTGGTGTAACTTCACCTTTGATCGGAGGTGATACCATCAAACCACCATCAATACCAAGATATAGCCTTGGGTTGAAGTAGAGCTTTGGAGAAGGATATTTCTCAACAATCTTGGCATCACTCACCGGAACATCATATTTCTTTCCCTCAACTTCTATATAGAATTTAGAGTAAGCATAATGCCGACCATCTTCATCTTGACCAAGGACTGTTGCAGATCCGTAAGATCTTGGTAAAACCTCTACAGACCAAGGTTTTTCCTTCCAGGCAGAGAAACCCGCTTTACCAATAGGTACTGATGTAGAATCTGCAAATGGTTCATTGAGTTGATACCATTGAGTTCTATCAAAATAGCCATACTTATCCTCTAGAGGTTCTCCTGACTTTGGAGGATTTGGATTCTTGTCACCCTCCTCAGTTGTTGCGAGATCGGTCCCTACAAAACCAGGAGTGACCACCTGTACTGTGTGGACCCCTTTCACCTCGCCCCCGAGTTTCCTTAAATCTTTTTTTAACTCACCAATATCAAACCCTTGATCTGTAATTAGTTTCTTAAGATCTTTATTGGTGGCGTATTCGGATTGAGCACGTAGAACTTTATTAGAAAGTTCTTTAGATTCAACAACTGAAGTCTCAATTTTTTTGAGACGATCAATAGTATCGTACTGAACTTTTACTATGAAAGCTAGTACTGCTATTACAAGCAGAATCACTCCAGCTCCTATTGTTTTTGCTTGCCAAGTCATTGTGGTCCTTTTACTCGCTTAGTAGGCATCTTGGAATTGATTGTCTCTACGCGCTCTATATCTATAGATCTATTGGCTTCTATATCATCAACAACAGGGATTCCTTGTGGTGGCGTTGGAACAGTAGGCACATCGGAATACCGAAGAGTATCCATTTCAGTTACTAGTTCCCTTCCTAAATCTCTTGGAAGCTGAGGGGGTGGTGGTAATCGTTCAATTTTCTTAGGTATTTTCAAAGCAGAACGAATTACTCTTCTGTAATTCAGGACGGCTTCAAGTAAAGCTTGCTCACTACGATTCAAAGATTTCTCTGATCGCATGACATCTCGTGCCCACCTGTCGGCAGCTTCAAGAATACTTTGCTTACCTTCATCTGCATCCATCTATAGAATGCAGATGTATCCGATTACCACACCTGATGTTTCAATTATTTATCATTTATTCTTTCACGAGGAGTGTGTACAATACCTAGAATCCTATGTTGCTGATTACCAATACGCATTGTTGATGTACTTTTCTTTGCCTTTCGGGCTCGAACTGTAATGGAAGCAATGCAACGTGGGTTTTTCTCAATTTTAGTGATTCTAACCATAATACACCTCTAGTGTTCTATTCCTCGACTTGCTCTAAAAGCACGTCGATATACTCCCGGTTTTCTTGAAACCGTGGAATCTCAAGATCGGTTGATCCATTTACCAATACACACCAACCTCTTTTATTGATTGTAGGTATTTGTTCCCAATCTATACTTTTCTCATCAAGAAGCATCTTCTTCATTTCCTTGCAAGACTTACCCTGCAACATTCTGTGAGAAAAATGAGCCTGTGCCAATGAAGAAACAGAATTTCGTTCAGCGTCTTGTTGTCTCCAAACAAAATAGTTACACGCCTCTTCTCTTGGTATTACAAAAGCTCTGGAATCAAACATTGCCAATTTAGAAATGACAATCTTTTCATCCATCATATATTTGTTGAAATATGCCGTGGCGATGGATGCAGACACAGATACAATCTTTTGTAACTCTTTTCCAAACCACGCCTGAGTTTCAAAGTTCTCGTAATCATTTACTAAAATGGATATTTCATCAGATTGGATGTACGCAAGTTTTGCACCCTGGATGTTTTCCATTAGTCCTTTGGCAGCTTGAGTCATTGCACTTTGAATACTCTGATCAAAGGGCCTGGTAAAACCCTTTGTATATGAGTGAAATGCTTTACCATCGCAGCGAATTATCATAGGCATGCGTGGGGTTAGGGCAATTTTAGAGACGTTCTCATAACTTTTCATTCGGTTGCCTAAAGATGATTTCTCCATTTTACCTCTCAATATTATTGTATGTAAGCATGCCTTTCAGAAGCAAAAAGCAGCAGAGATTTATGTTCGCCACCATGCCAGATACAGCAAAGGAGTGGGCCCATGAAACTGACTTCTCTAAATTGCCAGAAAAGGCTCGAAAGAAGCGAAAATCCAAAAAGGACAAGTCTGATCTTGATGACATGAAGATGTCTATCGATCTCCTTGCGGCGCTCGTTGAAGAATTTGTTAAGCAAGTGAAGAAGAAATAGGTAGTTTAGACTTCAACCAAATAAGAAGTCTTTTCTGCCCATCAAGCTCACGTTCAGCCTCTTGTACTTTATCAAAAAGTTTTTTACTATCTTTGTAACGAGCTATGTAACGAGTGAGTTTGCGAATTCTTTTTTCTGTACTAACAATATTCATTAAATATTAGGGATTCCCCAAATCATCTGCTCTAATGAACTAAGATCTGACTCTCCCATACCCTCTGGTACTGAAGGTTCCTCATACTGTGGTTGAGGGTTTGATTGAACATGATTTGATTGAACATGACCAGTTGGTTGGTAGTGATTGGTCTGAATACTCCAAGCTGGAGATTCACCAAGAGCAGATGCTATTTGGTTGATGCGAGTTTGCAGACCTTCTGCATGTCGTAGGATACGCTCTTGATATGTTGGAGCTGTTCCTTCAAAATATCCTGTGAACCACATAGCGCGAGAGAAAGCTAAGGTATCGCCTTGTTGAGCTGCTTGTTCAATTAACTCACCTCTTGTAGGTCCAGATATTTCTTTTCCCAAAGCTCGATTACCTTGGGATGGATCTGGCATACGTTGAGGTCTTGTTCCCTTGAATAAAAGTTTCACAACATCAGCTGCTCCGTCTATATCAGAATCATATGATTTGAATTTCGCATTGTATTTCCCTTGAACGGAAGAATCTTGATGACTAAATCCAGGAGTAGAATTATCTCTGGTTTGAACAGCTCCCCAATTATGAGAATTTTCTCCAGATGTGGAGTTTCCCTTTCCCCATCCTTTTCCATATGAAGATTCTAAGTCAGAGACAGCCATTACAATCTGTCTTTCGGCAGAGGTTGGCCATCGACCCATGACCTGCTGAAAAGCCCTAGAGACCACATCTGAAGCCCAGCGATGGGTATCTGCACTTACAGCTGTTTTATAGATCTCTGCAAACTTATGAATCTTCTGCATATTCTCATGCGGTTTTATTGAGAGATTCAGGACTAATCAAATATAGGCTTTGGATGTAGTTTTTTCAAGAAAAACAATTTTATATAGATCGGGATGAAGCCTATTTATTTGGTTTTAACATCATTTAGCCTTTTTTATACAGAAACAACCTTCTTTGGTAAGAACTGGTGATGCTCCATTATCACAAACTTTCTTAGAGCAATCGTTGGTGTTTACTAAATAAACACCAACGATGACTAGAATAATAACCAATCCAATCACAAAATTTACAAAGTCTTCATCAATCATTTAAAATGCTCTTTAGGGTATCTCCACAAAGCATCATGTTGCCGAACATACCCTATACAGTTATACTCTAATTCTACTTCTATAGTATCGGATATTGGAAGTAACAACCTTACAAATTCCCAACATAAAATATTACCAATATCATTGGTTTTACCATATGGAACAGGATTGAACTCGTGAAACATTTTGTTGAACACCATCTTATTCACTGTAAAAGGTTTCTATGGTTTTATTGTGCGGCCATAAATATACAAATGATCTTGAACCATTGTAGCATGATGTTTATACAAGATGTGTTTATCTTTTATAGATATTTGCAATAATTTCAGTATACTGCAATCTGATTTTATCCATAATAGATTCGCAATAAGGACGAGTAAGAATAGGTCTAGCATTCATTTAGAATCTTCCTTTAGAATCTTCCTTTAGATCTTTGAAAGAATGGTACTTCCAAACACCATCACGTCGCCGAAGAGTTCCTTCATTAGTTGAGAGGTCGAAAAACTCTGTCGGGGTTATGTGGATTGGTGTCATGAAGTCAGAAATTCTACTGCGCCGATCACTTTCCCATCGCGCATCTGCTTCATCCGCAAGAGCATTGTATTGCTCATTGGCTTCTCCGAAACAGTTTGGGCAGACGTGCCATGTTCCACAGTGGTAAAAACTGCCCTTGGTTATTTGCCAAGATACACGATCACCAGGTATGTTCAGCGAAACATCGACCCTAACTTCAGTGCAGCGCCCACAAAACTTACACGGGCGCACATCTTCTCCATGTTCAAATATTAATTCTCTATTGTTACTTTCAACGGGAAAACTATAGATAAGATGAACCATATTAAAAGTCCCATTGCATAAAGTTCTTTCTTGATTCTTTCTTGATGGTTATTTTATAGAAACCATCTTTGAACTCAAATTGACCATTCTTAGCAGAAATTAGATTTTCTTCAACTAATTTTACCCCCTCATAGGGGTTGTCATCTTCGCCATTTTCTTTCGTATAGTTTTCAACACAGTTCTCTGTGAAATACCATCTATCATGAGTAAAAGGTCTCAAAGTATGTTTTCCCGTATACTTTCTATCGTTTCTTGAATCCACAACTTCAAAATTGTAGGTATCATACGAAGAAACGTGACGGATATTCAGCATTTCAAAAACTTCTTGTGGGGTTTCCTTATGAAGGTTACACTCAAACACAATAGCTTGTAACATATCAAAATTGAAATTAGGTACCAATCTTGATAGGTTGATTACTGAATCGGTATGTTGTTTATTTTCCATATTTCTATGGCAGTACTCTATAATGAAAGACTCTTCAAGAGATGAGAATCTGATATGGTAGTGAATTCTACCTGGACGATTCAAGAAGAAATCGTTTACATGAAAAATATCATTGACCGTTAGTACCAACAGTTTGTTTGACGAATAAACACCTTCAAACAAGGTTAGTAGCTTTGATTGTGCCTCATCTTTTTTGAAAACCTTTTCGAACTCATCAAAAACAATTACACATTTCTGATTGATATCTGAAATAAACTTACAGAAGTCTTCATCAAAATCATTGGTGATAATTATTGTTGGAATTCCCATTTCTTGACACTTCTTGCAAGCAAGCCGAAGCATCATTGTCTTTCCAGAACCCTTTTCTCCAGAAAGTAAAACACCAACATTTCCTTCTTTGTGGGAGTAGGTTTTGATAATCTTGTTTACGTTTTTTACAACGTCTCCATAGATATGATTCGGAATTGTGAACTCATCAACAAGCTCAAGATAAAACCCTGTAAATTTGTTGAATCTCAACGTATAAACATTAGGCGGCAAATCATCTAAGATATGTGTAGCGTTATCGGGAGCTACGTGAATTCTATTACCGTCTTTAAAATATTTGGCCATTATTACCTTTGTAGTATAACGAAACAGTGTTTAATGTCTGAGTAGGTTAGTCGTTTATACACTTAAACTTTTCAGGTCTGATATTACCGTACTTGGTAATTTCATGTCCATTAGGACAAACTTTCTTAACTGCTTTAAAGCACTGCGATTCTCTATGACAGTATTGTAACCTGTATTCGTTTGTACCCTCAATCATTTTTGGTCTTGGATACCCACAAGCTGGTAGGATAAATGCAAACGCGATATAAATGTATTTCATTTGGACCTTACGAAATCTTCCCACTCTTCCTTTGAGAGTTTTTTAGAAGAATTCTGTGGCTCGATTCCTCGACAGGAATCGCAAATGTGTTTATCATCAATACGAATGCAACCCTGCCAGTAATCATTCTTACACACTTCGCATTGTTCTTTGTATGGAACTACCACATCTTCCTTTGTAGGCCACCCCGGATTCGAACCGGGAACTTTCAGGTTAAAAGCCCGCTACTCTATAGCCAATTGAGTTAGTGACCCAAAGAACATAAACTGTTCTTAGTGGGCCGCCTGAGACTCGAACTCAAAGTACAGGATTAAAAGTCCTGTGGTTTACCATTAACCGACCAGCCCAAAAGAAAACTTCTGGAGTCCAGGTCGTCAATGCAATGCTTACAGTACACAAAACACAATAGCAATAGCAGAGATCATAAGAGTTTTTACAACTCCGACCTTTACTCCAGTATGCTGTTTGTGTTTGTATTCTCTGTACATATCAATATCTCTCAATAACTTCTCGAAGAGAACGCCTTCTAATGGAAGTGTATCCAAAGCAAATATAATTCTCGAAATTTATAAATTGGACTGCTAATTTGTTATGTAGTGTTATTACTATGTGTTTTTTTCAAAACATGACAAAATCTGTCATCAAACAATGATCCGGTTCTCAATCCATATAGTATTCTAAACTTTGTCTTCTTTGACATCACTGAATACTTCATTCATATTCATTACAAACATCTCTTGATTTTTAAAGGGAGAGAGAAAATGTGGTACATCGCAATTTAAACCTTTGGCTATTTGATAAAACAATATTCGCCTTAAGTGTTTTGATGTGTTATTACACAAATCTTTGAAAGATTTATCTACCAAACAAAATCCTTTAATTGATCTTCTATTGGAATTGAAAAAAGATCAAGATTCAGTAATGATGAATATATTTCACCTTGAGGAATAGGATCGAAACGAGAAATGCCCTGAGCATCTCGCAAATCTGAAGTAAACCTCTGTCCTAATGACTTCCACATTTCAACTGGAATATTTTTCAGTTGCATATATCAATCCCAGAATATGATCATTGAAGACATCAAGTTCTTGAGCTGGAACCCAAAGTTCCTCGTGAATTTTAGAACCCACAATCTGTCTAGGATACCGCTTTATGAACTCGGAGTCAATATAGAATTCCGTGACATATCCGGTCTTGCCATCGCGAGCATTCCATCCTTGAGCAATGAGTCTCGCGTATTCAATATTGCAAACAGGATAGAAGATAGATTGCTCAGGCAGTCTTGGAGGAAAACGCTTGCTTCCACTTTCTCTTATGAGTTGGAGTTCTTCTTCTCCCACGGGTCTGTATAAAGTTATCAATGATATTTCCTTCTTTATCTAGTTTTATATCATCACGATACGGATAGAACATTAACTCTCCGTATTTAACTTTTTCTGCCCATTGTGCATTGAGAGAACCTATGTGCTCATCTACGGCTTCACGAGTTGCAAAAACCGTATCATAAGCCAACGACCAACCAAAGCGATCTTTCCGCCAAATCTTATATCCCATATTACTTCTTATTTTTTATCTTTCTTCTTTTTCTTTAAGAGGGCAATGGTTGTAACAATAGCAAGGCCACCCATACCAACGAAAATAATAATGAATAGCGTAGTTATATCTGTTTGTGAAAAGCCTGGATCCAACATAATTCTCCTATTTAGTTCTTTACAGTTGTAATAAACTCTAAAATTGAGAACTCTAGAAAATTTATATGCTCTCCCAACTTACAGATGGTAACAACGTCCTCGGTCTCACCCTCTTTGGGAATGAAGCACCCTTTTAGAGCTGTGTGAGTGTGATATTGTTTACAATTCAGGTTCACTCGACTCTTTGCATCTTCAAGCAATTTAAGGAACTCCATCCTTTTTAGTTTCATGTCCGTGCGGAGGGATTCGAACCCCCACGCTTTTCAGCAGCGAATTTTAAGCTCACCGTGTCTGCCATTCCACCACGCACGGATATCAACTACATGTCTTATTATGGTGTGTAGTTATTTATAATACAAATCAGAACCTACAATGCAAATTTCAGTATTTAAATCATCTTGAGAGAGCAAGGGATCTATTTTTTCACAAAGAAGCTCATAAAATGAGTATATATCTTTGATATGATCTAAACTGTATTCGAAATTTTTAAACTTCCAGAAAAAAGTTTCTTTATTCATAGAGTCCAGAGTGGGATTCGAACCCACATCATGCGATTTTGCAGATCGCAGCCTCACCACTCGGCCTTCTGGACATTGTTTGTTTGGATCGTAATAAACCTGGTTTAGTAATACCTGCGCGTTTATGGCAAAACCAACACCCACATCTATTATATTTTAACCACTGTTTATACTGTCCTTTTTTCATTCTGAATCACATCTTCGTAAAAGAGATCCCACGCACCAGATAATAAGGCATCACTAACATCATATAGTTTATCAGAGCCTGGTAAACATCGAAGCGTACTTATCCAAAGCCAACCAAAATTTGTGCGAATAGGAAGGGTTGATCTAATGATTGTAGATGTCATGGTAAATAAATAGTGACGAAAAAAAGCGAGACCATTTTTTATCGGCGTCCTAGTCCCCTAGACGAAACTCGCGAGTTGAGAAGATAAAGATCTCAAAATGGGAATTTTAAGTTCCCGGTGCGAGCTGGGAGATTCGAACTCCCGTTTCCGGCTTGATGCGATGAATGATCTCTGTCGCGTCACTTAGTTGCGGGAGAAGGATTTGAACCTTCGGTCTCCAGGTTATGAGCCTAGCGGGCTACCAGACTGCCCTATCCCGCGATAACTTATGAAGATTTTTTTTCTTTTATAAAATCTTTTAGTATTTCTTTTATCTAATCTACGAATTCGTTTTCGAACAAATGGTTCTATTTCTTTATCATTAGAAGAGAATGTTTGTTTAGAATTTTCACATCCTAATTTGTGGTGATAAAATTCACTACCATGAAATGGTTCAAGATCGTTCATAATACATTTGCATTTTTTACAAACTGCTTTGAAACTTTCGTAATCTGAATCTCTGTTTTCCATATTGTGACCCTAGAGGGATTCGAACCCTCGTTACCTGATAGAGAGTCAGGTGTCCTAAACCGTTAGACGATAGAGCCATGGCAACGAAAATGTGTCGACAAATTGCAGAACCAACACTGCGTCCAAAGCTTACGCCCTGGATAGGAATCGAACCTATGAATCTAATAAAGATGAAATGTCAACTTGCGCGTTGCGTAAAGTTTAATTGAGATTCAATTTCTTGAATGAATTTATCACAACAACCATCAACTGAGTTGTGATACTTGTACCTGTAGATGAGTGCGGTTCTCTTGTGTAAGGAACATACCATCTCAGTTCTTTCAACCTGAATGAGATCCGCTTCACCGGTCATCATTATTATATCCAGGTATTAGCTGTCTTTTACAGCGTTCGAGGATAAACCCTCGACCTCTTCTTTTAGTACTTTTGTAACTTCAATACAAATCAAATGTAATGGAATGAACTTTTGATAAACAGGAATATTTACATGTGGGTTTTCATTACCCCAATAATTATCTTTTAACCATTTTTCAATACCCATTTCATTTTCAGTATTCAAAAGAAGTTCGGTTATTGAGTTAGATTTCTTTTTTGAATTCATGTGAAATCTGATTATCTATCACGTACAAACCAATCAAATCTTCATATACACAAGGATCATCTTCTGACATTGATAATGGAGCAACATCAGGAATATTTCCTCGATCTAATTCGGCTTCACAGCAATCAAAAATTGCTCGCCACTCAAATATTAGAGAGTTTTTTTCTTGAGACATCAATCAACTCTTCAATTGAATCAACTGTTTGGATTCTGTACTTTTCACAAACAATATCTACATTACCCTTTCGATGAAAACCATTAGGACAACATACAATCATTTTTCCAGACTTAGCAAACAATCCAAGTTCCAACAATGAAATAGGAGATATTGTATTGCTCTCAAGATACATTACAATGACATCAGAGTCTTCAAGAGCTTGCAGCTCCCATCGAACTTGTTCATAGAAATCATCGTTCTTGATATCTTGAGCCCAGGAAGGATCCCAGTTCTCACGCCTAGGGTTATAAATAGTTCCTGGTAGAGATTCTAAAGCATTCTCTATGATAGATTGCCAGTCTTGAGCTTTTCCCATTTCAATTGATCCGGCAAGGAATAATCGGGGAGACTTTGCTTTTGCAATACCGCTAGGGGGTTTTATTACATTCATATGATTCCAGACATAAAAAAGGGGCCGAAGCCCCTTTTTGAAGATTAGCCCTCCTTTGTTGCTTTGGGCTGATCTCGATGCGCTTCTTTTTCTTTAGGAGGATCCTTCTGCTCTTTCTTAGCAACAGAATTTAGATCGTGGGCCATAGCTTTAATCTTCTTTAGATATGGCATTCTCTCTTTTGATTTCTCATTGGAACAAGACTTGGATGTTGCATACGCAGATGTTGCCCAGAACGCATACATTGCCGGATTGTTACCGTGCCTAGAAATGCAAAGGTTTACACTTTTGTTGAGTGTAATTGCAGCTCTATTAGCTGCAAGGGTTGTAGCCTCTAGATCAGCTCCCACAATCTTATCCCATTCCTTTTTGGGAAACCAGTGCCCATATTGAAGCTGCCAGGGAGAACCCGCTCTTCCCGAGTCACACTCTCCAATACTTACTCGACAGTTTCCTTCATGAACGTGCTTTGCGAATTTGGATTCCCACCATCCTTGATTGATCAAGAGATAAGCCATCTCATCAGATGAACCCAGAAAAGGATTTTCTTGTGATGCTTTCAAAATGCTCTCCGCAATGATCTCAATACGATCTTCACGGTTTGCTTCTTGTTCATCACCCTTCCATGCGGGTATCTTCATTAATAGTGCTATGATAATAGCTTTCGTCAACATATATACTCTCCTCTAACAGAAGGGACTACGAGACTACGAGACAGAAAAGCCATCAAGCTGTTTTCACAGCCAAATCGCGAGTGGCTCGTAGGCACGCACTTCTGCGTGTTGTAGTCAATTTTGATTTAGCTGTAAATTGCCGTTCCCGGCTGATAAGCGGTCAGCGACCCTAGCGTTGAAACGCCTACGACACAAGACCCCTCGACACCAATTTTCACACCTGAGTAAAGAAGACCTAATGATCGCTACGAATTATACAACATTATTACATGAAGCTTTCTTTTGAATGTTTTGATACACTTACAGATGAACTAATAACAATTAAATCTGAAAACTGGGAAACATCAGCTTACATCAAATCAACAATGAAAAAGTACATTCGATCTGATAAAGATTTATCAAAACAATCAGTTGTACTGCTTTGGTTTGATGCGAAACACAGTGCTTCATTCGAAAAATTTCAAGACATCGGGGACTGGGTTTTTTTTACCTCAGTTCTCTTTCCAAAGACGATATCTTGCGACATGAACTTTTACCAGAGTATTGGTCGATCTTCATACTACAAGTGTCATCGACACTTGCACGGGTCTTGGCCCTTATACGAAGAGTTGGCGGATAACTTCACGAACTTTGTTCGTCAGCTTCAAAACTCTGGATTTAGACTTCGATAACTTAGATGTGGTGATGTATTACGTCACTCATCGAGTGTCTCTGTGTATGCATCACTTAAGTCCGAACCGATGTTTTTTAATCGATCCCAAGTGAATGGCCTTGGGTTTTCACGCAATAATGATGCTCCAACCGAATCCAGCGCGATGTCGACTGGGAGGAGCGCTGTTTTGACGCTTGCACTGCCTAGTTTTTTGATTGCTCTGAAAATACTCATATTCTAAAATATCCTTTGCCTTCTCTTTCGATTCTATCTTTTTCTGTGAGTCTAATTAGTTGTTGATCAACTTCTGTCATAACTGAACTAAGACGTGCAGAAAAACCAATTGAAGATCTTGGAGCATCATGATACTGGTCTGATACGATTGAAATCAGATCAATTTGTTGACGCGAGCAGAACTGTTCAAACTTTATATCTTTCATTAGGTACTCGATAAACTGAAAGTATCAGGAATGAAATGAAGTGTCCAGCTTGATTCTAAAACCCAAAACATTACAGATTTGTTATCCGAATCCATAAAATCAGGAAGTTGTTTTAGATGGTTTTGACACAATGAAAATATGAGCATTGGACTAATACTATCACACGGCGGTACGTATGTCAAGCCATTTTTTATAGTGTTCATTAGGTCCTAAAATTTCATCAGTTTTAGATGTGTCCAGAACGCTATAACTAGGGCGCAAGGCCTGCCTTGGAAATTCATTTGTAGAACAAGGCTTGATATTACAGGAAGATCCTACCTTGTGAGAAATGTCTTTTGCAAACTCAAACCACGAACAACTACCTCCATCTGTAATATGAAAAGTTCCAGTTTGTTTCAGATCGATTAGCTTCAAAGTTCGCTGGGCCAAACCAATTACATGAGTAGGGCGGCCGAACTGATCATTAACTACACTAATTTCATCTTGGGTATTCAAAAGGCGTAACATTGTTTGTAAAAAATTATTACCCCAAGGAGCGTAAACCCAACTTGTCCGAATCAAAAGATAATTAGCACCAGATGATTGAAGTAATTCCTCACCACGAAGTTTGGAACGCCCATAAGCATTAATGGGACTTCTTTTATCGTCAGTTTTATAAGGTGTCTCTGAAGATCCGTCGAAAACATAATCTGTACTAAAATGTACAAACTTTGCACCAACAATAGCGCACTGTTCTGCAAGACTTCCAACTGCATCGCCATTAACGCGAGAGGCTATATCCTCTTCCTTTTCGGCATCATCAACTTTTGTATATCCTGCGCAGTTGATTACACAATCACCAACATCAATTGGTAATTTTAAATTTTCAAACTTACACAAATCAGCTTGGGCTCGATCTAAAAATATAGATTCTTTTGGTAAGAGCTTTGTAAAAGCTTTTCCTAATTGACCACTGGATCCTAGAATAATAAATTTCAAAATATTTCCTTATAAACAGGAAGATTTTTGATATCTTTCAAAAAAGGAGCTTCACTATCTTTTGAAGAAAGTAATGGATTTTCTATAGGCCATGGAATATTTAAATCAGGGTCTCTAAATGATATACTCATTTCACAAGATTTTTCATATACATTAGTACATTTATATAAAACATGAGCACTATCACTAAGAACACAAAACCCATGAGCAAATCCGGGCGGTACGTAAAATTGATATTTGTTTTGAGAGTTTAGTTCCGTAGCGCAATATCTACCAAATGTTGGAGATCCTATTCGAACATCAACTGCAACATCCCAAATACATCCCGTAATAGCCATGACCAATTTTCCCTGATCATTTGGATGTTGTAAATGTAAACCACGTAAAGTTCCATTGTATGAATATGAAAGATTATCTTGAACAAATTTTATTTCTTGAGGAAACGATCTTATAGAAAATGTTTCCGTAAAAAATCCACGATAATCAAAAATAACACGAGGTTTAATAAGTAAAACCTCAGGTATTTCTTGTTGAACAATTTCCATTTATATTTCCTTTTTTAACAAAGAATTTAAATATTTTGCATAATCTGTTTTTCCTAAAGAACTTATACTCTTTCGCAGATCGGGTTCGGTTATCCATTTCGAATTGAAAGCAATTTCTTCTGGGCAAGCAATTTGCAAACCCTGCTTTTCCTGTACCGTTTGTACAAACTGAGATGCTTGTAACATTGCTTCTGGAGAACCTGTATCAAGCCAAGCAATACCCCTACCAAGTTTTACACATAACAAAGAACCATTGTTGAGATACATTCTGTTCAAATCTGTTATTTCCAATTCACCTCGGGAAGATGGCTGTAGTGTTTTAGCAAATTCAGAAACCCGATGGTCATAAAAATAAAGACCAGTAACCGCATAATTACTTTTGGGTTGCTTTGGTTTTTCTTCAAGTGATATGACTTGACCCAACTGATCAAATTCAGCAACTCCATATATTTCAGGAGTTGCTGTGTGATATCCAAATATTTTAGCGCCGTGAGTTAGCTTGGCCGCATTCTGTAACTCACCTTGTAAACCATGACCAAAGAAAATGTTATCACCAAGAACAAGTGAGCACGGTTCGTTATTGATAAATTTTTCACCAATGATAAATGCTTGAGCTATACCATTTGGAGATTGCTGAACTTCCTGTTGAATATTCAAACCCCACTGAGAACCATCGCCAAGAGTTTTAGAAAAAGACTCTTTATCTTCGGGTGTTGTTATAACAAGTACATCTCTAATTCCGGCAAGCATTAGTACGCTAAGCGGATAATAAATCATAGGTTTATCATAAACAGGAATTAGTTGTTTACTAACACCTCTAGTAATTGGAAATAATCTAGATCCTGTACCACCAGCTAATATAATTCCCTTCATTCAATACCACGCTTAGTATAGTTTTCTTCAATCCAAAATTGGTATTTGCCAGATGTAACTGAATTTACCCAATCTTGATTATCTATATACCAATCTACTGTTTTTTGTAGACCAGATTCTATTGTTTCTTGCGGGGACCAACCACACTCTTTTCTTATCTTGGTTGAGTCAATCGCATATCTTAGATCATGCCCTGGACGATCTTTTACATAAGTAATTAAAGATAAAATATCATCTTCAGACTCTCCTAGTTTTTTAGAAAGCAAAGTGCATAAAGCTTTAATAAGATTTATATTTGAACATTCATTATTACCACCTACATTGTAAGTTTCTCCAACTCTACCATTTTCATGTACAGCCCAGATAGCAGAACAATGATCTTCAACATATAACCAATCACGTACGTTTTCACCTTTACCATAAACAGGTATTGGTTTTCTTTGTAGTACATTACTAATTACCAAAGGTATTAGTTTTTCTGGAAACTGATATGGTCCATAGTTATTTGAGCAATTAGTTATATTAACAGGAAGTCCGTATGTTTTATGATACGCTCGAACTAAATGATCACTAGACGCTTTAGAAGCTGAATAGGGACTAGAAGGATCATATGGTGTTTTTTCTGTAAACAAACCATTCTGATCTAAAGACCCATATACTTCATCAGTACTTACGTGATGAAAGATAATTGATTTTTGTTTTCTGGATTCTTCGAGTAAATTGAATGTTCCAATTATATTGGCTTGTATGAAAGCTCCAGGTCCAAGAATACTACGATCAACATGACTTTCTGCGGCAAAATGAAAAACAACGTCAGGTTGTACTCTTGCAAATAATGATTGAACTTCAATAGGATTTGAGATATCAACACGCGAGAATTCGTAATTTCCAAGCTTAGAAATATTTTCTAGATTTTGTAAATTAGCTGCGTATGTCAAATTATCTGCATTTACAAAATGCACTTCTTTCATTATTGGTACTGATTTTAGTAAAAAATTAGAACCAATAAATCCAGCCCCACCTGTCACTAAAATTTTCTTATCAAAATCCATGGTGCAAGATAGAGGATTCGAACCTCTGACCACTTCCTAGTCAAAGAAGCACTCTACCGCTGAGTTAATCTTGCAATTTATTTGGTATATCAAGAATTTTTATGATTTCATTGTTACGAACTGGTCTGCCAAGACTCAGATTTGTAATCTGACGATCAAATTCCATCGGCTGTGTATTCAGTGTCTTAGACCAAGTACTGGACATTGCAGTGAAGTCACATGCAAACATATCAGAAAACGTTTTTGGTCGTGCTTTAGTCATATCAATGAGGTCTGTATTTTCTGAAAAACTCTTCTTGAAGTATATTACCCATTACTTGAGACGCTTCAATTCCTAAAGGAAAAATACGATCAAGGATCTTAGGATAATCATACTTTGACTGCCCGAAGCCTAACTGTCTACAATGAAAACGAAAGAGAGAACTGAATTTAGGATGTTTCATCTAGCTTATCACAATGGTTATCATCTGTAAAATTCACAGCGGATCACTTGTACTACACTTTCGTACAGGTGTCAAGTTCCGAGAAAATTCCAGTATGGGTGGACTAGGGTAAAAATCTGTTGCAGAACTCTTCGTACCCGATGATGTCAGCAATACCAATTTTCTTTTTGTTTTTCATTCTTTTATCTTCGGTAACAACCATATCTAACTGCAACTCACTTATAGCATCAGCAATAATTGCATCTTTGTGCGCCTTACTTGATGTACGTCCATTCATATCATCGTCATACACTAAACCATCTCCTAATTTTGCAGCGTCCAACAATGAATGATCTAGAATAAACACAGGATCATCATTGTGTTGGTAATTAAACCATCCCAGTGGGTTTGTTTGAAATTTATTCAAACCATTTGACAATTCTTCTGCAATGGTTGGAATCATGTAAATCTGAAGTTGAGTCAGTTGTTGAATATTTCCAAGATCATTTTCTATAAGATTGAAAACATTTGTATCAAACAATATTTTAGTCATCTGGATGACTTGATGAATCATCCTAATCTCGACCTATCAATATTTTGTAATCGATATTACTTGCGCAAGTAAAGGAGATTACATGGTATGTGTCATTTGTAAAGAATGCAAAAACACGTTTGATATTCATCAAGCAGAGATAAATAGAGGAAATGGTAAGTTTTGCAGTTCAAAATGCTCTGCTAAATTTTACGGTTACCTAAGGAAAAAACCAAAGACACCTAATGTAAAATGTGCTCATTGTGGTTGTGAATTTTACAAGCAACCGTCAAAAATGAAGAATTCTAAAAGCGGAATTTTCTTCTGTTGTAGAGAGCACAAAGACTTATCACAACGTATAGGCGGCATCAAAGAAATTATGCCATCACATTATGCTAATGGTGATGGAAGGCATTATCGTAAGATTGCTCTTTCACAAAAACCTATGGAATGTGAACGTTGTGGTTATAATAAACATCCTGCTGGGATTGTAGTTCATCATAAAGACAGAGATAGAACCAATAATTCAATCGAGAATTTAGAGGTTCTCTGCGCTATTTGTCATAATATTGAGCACTATGACGAATCGGTGGAGGCGATGGGATTCGAACCCACAAGGTCTTCTTTGCAAGAGAAGATTGTAACCCAATTACCACCCCCAGTGGGAGCATGATCCCAATTTCAACAATGCCCCATATTATCAACCAGTAGCCCAGACATGCACATCTACAGCGCCTGTACCTCTAAACCACATAGTTGATTCGTTCCTATTCTGAAATTGAAAGATTTGATTTGCAGATATTCTACCATGAACAGTAGATCCATCAAAAGAGTATTCTATATTCGTTCCAGAGGTGCAAACAAACATAAAACCCATAGGGTTTCTAATTGGTACAATTACATCTGCTGTAGTTGTAAACGCCGCTGATACTGTAACTGATTTAAAATGGGATCGATTACTCATACATCTCCTGATGTATGTATATCATTGTATTGACAGTTTGGCTGTTTTTCTTGTGGTGTAAGAAGTATAAGATTTAAAAAGCTTAATGAAAGGTATTTGAGTTTTTACAACCCGCTCAACATTTTCAATTGATTCTTGAATAGACTCACATAAACCAGTTGACATATAAGCCTGAGTCTCGTCATCCAAAACACTTTCAGCATATCCCATATTTACCAAAGCTTCTTTTATTGAAGTTATTAAGTCTTGAGGGGTTTTGTCAATTAACTCCAGAGCTTTGGTTTTATATTCATCATTTGTATAGAATAAACCGTGAGCTATCTCATGAGATATTGCGGATGAATGACATTCCGAAGTTCCAATAATATATGCCTTAGGAGCATAAGTAAGTGCTTTCTTTGCTATGATATGAAGAAAACGATCATAATCGTTCATATCAGTAATTCCTGCATGACACTGAAGTATTACTTCTGCTGGTATATTAAAACCGCCCCAGTCATCAAAGTACGAAAAAATATCTTTTCCATCTTCATCTGGCCTTCCCTCTTTAATGTACCACATGATGAAGTCCATAAGCTGAAATGACTTACCCTGGAATTTGGGTGATTCATAAAACTCCTGAGCCCTAAGAAAGTGAGCTGTTAGTTCAATTTTGTCTTTGAACTCTAAATGGAAAATACCTGGATGAATTTGTGAAAATTTAAACATAAATTCTTAGCAGTTCTGGAGGGATTCGAACCCTACACGTTCGAAGCGTGCTGCACTAATCCGCCGTGCTACAGAACCATATAGCAGTCCCAGAAGGATTCGAACCTTCATAAACCCAGCTTCGTAGACTGGTGCATTATCCAGTTATGCTATGGGACTAAAATAGTAACGAAAAAAGTTGAGACCTCACGCTCCTCTGCTCTGCCAACTGAGCTACCTTCCCATGAACTGAACCCTAAGGTCCCGGTGGGAAGAGTTAGATTCGAACTAACGACACAAGGTTTTCAATTGATGAATGATCTCTAGGCGCGTTACTAAAACATTTAGTAATTCTTGGAATTTTTCTCGACATCAGATTACATACCAGAACTAATTGATTGTATACCTGTATTCTTTGATGCAAAATCAGCTATCAAATTTTCCAATCGAATTATTTGCGGCTCCAGGGATCAAGTTATAACAACTATACCAAATCCCTTCTTTAGCCTTTTACGGACAGCGTTGTCGGAGACGCCAAATCTTTTACCAGTTCCAACAAATCCTAAAGTATCTATAAGGATTTTTAATTCATCATAGGGTGGCCATTGGATTTTGCAAAAAGAGTCATCTTCTATAGAGCATTTTTTGCATTTATCTGCGTGGCCACCGATAATTTTATTGCATTTGGAACAATGATTTTGGGGACGCTGTCTCAATGCCCCTCTTGAATATGTAGGGGTTATTGAATGACAATTGGGACAAAGCAATCTAAGATTTTCTATCCTGTTGTCATAATGGTCACCATTGATATGATCAAGGTGCAACGACAATTTTTGACCACGCCAGTGCGTATTACCACACTCTTTACACTCATCTATAATAATGTTAGATTCTATCAATCTTCTCTTTAATGATGAAGAGCTGTAATCAACATCATTCTTTAGAACTTCATCTAAAGTTTTGGGCGGTGTCCTTTTGAATTTTTTACGATGAAGATGGGATGTATCTAATCTAAGTTCATCTATTCTTCTTTTGACGCTATACCTATTTCCAGCAAATGGTTTTAAACCCAACCTCTCTACGATTTCGGTTATGGTATTGGAGTCTCTGGTAGCTGTTTCTAATTCAGTATCAGACCATTTTCGTTTACGCATTCGAACCTCATAATAAATGTTCGAATATGCATAGGTTCGAGGGCGATTCCGACGAGAGTTGAACTCGCATAAACTTCCGTGACAAGGAAGTGCTCTACCGTTAAGCTACAGAATCAAGTGTGGATGATTTAGAGATTTCAATCTCCTAAGCTCATTCACAAAGCTTTTAGGAAGATTGATATCTTCCTAAAATAGTACAACGAAAATTGCGCAGACCCTTTGCTCTACCGCTGAGCTATTCGGCCATAAATGCGGCCGAAATAAGATTCGAACTTATGATGAAAGATCTACTAGCGCGTTGTACAAAATTCTTTTTCTAATTTGTTTTCCAAAATATGTGTATAAGATTCTAAAAATCTCAATCTAATACCTGATGGTATCACAGAATAATTCCAATGTAATCTCTGAAGGTTTATATAAAATTTCCAACCTAATTCTTTAAATTCAGACATTATATACATTAATATACGGGTATTTTTTAGACCCTAGGAAAATACTTATATTTGATAATTACGAATATAATTACTGTATTGACAGTGTAATTCAGAATGAGCCATAAATCAGAGAACTGGTACTTCCCCAAGATGTACGCCAACATGGCTATTTCGCCTAGACACCAAAGCCAGATGAAGGAATGGGACATCCCATTGGCATGGCCATCTTGATACGATTTGTAAGCTTGAGGAACTGCACATAGTGCTAAGAACAAACCTCCAATGAATCCTATAACTTCAATCAATATACTTTCTCTTTTTGCTAAGTGGGGTGAGCAGGGTTCGAACCTACACGAACTTTCAAGTTCTTCCGGTTTTATGCCGGTAGCGTCTGCCGGAGTTTTTACACTCTCATTCCGCCATCACCCTATAGTCTTGACTATTGCACTGCTAATTTTTCTCGACCTAATTATTTATTTAATTATAATATAAGTTATTAGATATTAAAAGTAACGAAAAATTAAAGACCTCTATTTTCGTGTGCTGCCATTACACCATCCTGCTATAAATCAGCAGGACCAGGATTCGAACACTGGACTTCGCTCTTATGGGGAGATGAAAGATCTTTGAGCGCGTTACTTGAACTTGAAAGAAGCCTTGCGACTTCAGCTCCTCCCCCAGGACTTGAACCCGGATCATCTTGTTTAACAGACAAGAGCATTGCCAATTATGCTAGAGAGGAAAATGTACGCATATTAGAACTCAAATAAAAGTTCATTTCTATCATTGAACCAAACTCCAATTTCAACAATTTTGTCGTAATCAATTACATCCTTAGAGTATGAATACTTAAAGCCTAAATGCTTTATCAATTCAATGTATCCTGGCACCAAAGAATAGAGCTTATCATCAACGATTGCATTGATGTGTGAAATAGATTTGTCACTATAAAAATGATTAATTATTGTCTCAGCATCTTGTATAAAAGGTACATACTTTGAAATCATAATTCGATCTGCTTCATAAAATGAAGCAGCAAATTTCTGAGCCTTCTTTTACAAAGAAGGTATGTTTTATTTCGAATGACGTTCAGATTTGGATCCTGAGTAGCTCTATTATCACTTCCAAGGATTGTATAGTTTGATTTATGTGCGTAAATATGTACTGTCATTAGTCCCCACAGCAGGAGTCCAACCTGCACGCCCGAAGGCACCAAATTTTGAATCTGGCATGTCTGGCAATTCCATCATGTGGGGAAAATCTATCAATAAGTAGACATATGATTATGATCAAAAAAGATGTCTACCAAATAGTCAGTTTATTGACTGTGTTAAAACTAGCAAAAATACTCACGAAGCACTCGTAAAAATGGGCCTTAATAGCAGAGGTGCAGCTTATAAAACATTCAAGGTTAGGTGTGAAAAACTCGAACTCGATTTATCACATTTTGTTAGTGATAAACATCTCAGAAAAACATTATCCAAAACCGAGATTTCTCGATCTATAATTGATAATATATCAAGGCAAATGTCTTTGAAACAGCTTCAATTAAACCCACATACTGGTGCTAACATAAAGTGGATTGATCGTAAAGCGCGAGAATATTTAATTGATACTTCTCATTGGAAAGGTCAAGGACACCTAAAGGGTAAAAAACATAACTGGACGCCAGGTATTAGTTTAGATCAAATTCTTGTAAAAAACTCTACTTATCTCTGGACAGCAAACTTAAAGAAAAAATTACTAAAGGATGGATATTTTGATTATCGTTGTTCTGAATGTGGGATTAGTGAGTGGAACAATAAACCATTATCACTTCAACTAGATCATATAAATGGAGTGAATGATGATAATCGTATTGAGAATCTGAGGCTGTTGTGTCCGAATTGTCATTCTCAAACAACAACGTTTGCAGCTAAAAACAAACGAACTGTGTCTGCCATTTTCATCACTTGAGCATTAATGGTAACGAAAGATTGAAAGACCTAGCCGCTCACCTAGAACCACCTTTGAGCAGTTTTGCCATGAATTGAACAGGCAGGTTTTATATACCAATAAAAGATGAAAGATCTTTCTAGCGCGTTACCAGAGTGGGCCTAGGTGGACTCGAACCACCATTGATCGCGTATCAGACGATTATCCTAAACCATTAGAAGATAGGCCCTTTAATTAACTAGACAATATTGCTATATCATTGTTGAGTTCTTTGATTGATTTTTTAAGATCCGCATTTTCTTTTTCCAGAATACTCAGACGTTCAATAGCCCACAGAACTGCATATGCGTGGGGTGCTTCTATTACGGTTTGTCCATTTATATGGAGAACCCCAAACATCGGATCTATATCAATCTCTCCCAATGCTTTTTGATAGCACTCGGGAGTAAAGTATTCTAGTGAATAAATTGTATCAGACATAGCAGTAAAAACATTCTCTTTGCGCCCTTAGTGACCCCAACCGGATTCGAACCGGTGTCCTCAGATTGAAAGTCTAAGAATCCTTACCGCTAGACGATGGGGCCGTGTTTATTAATTGTGTATATTTTTCTAACTGATTTGATGCTTTATGTTTAGAAATCTGTAATTTATGTTTACCAATCTCTACAACATCAATAATACCACGATGAATTTCAGCATGATGATTTGGACATAATAAAAATGTATTTTCATGGGTATATTTTCCACCGACTTTTCCAGGAACAAACCTATGTATATCTAATGTTTTTCCATATAAACACCCATCTATCATACAGTGATTGATATTAGAGTCATTTATAATTTTAACCAGCATTCTTGCTTTTCCAGAAGCTTTATCTTTAAGTCTGGATCCGTCATAAACTATACCAACTCTTGCTTCATTTGAGCACTTGGTCGAACAATATTTTCTCAATTTGTAAGACTCATAAATGAAATCATTTTTGCAATTTGCACAAATGGATTTGATTTTTTTAGAAGAAACAGATTCCACTTGACATTTTATTGAACAATATATATATTATTGTACTTTTTCAGTTCACCAGGCCTTCTATAAACTGGTTTTTTACAAATAGTACATTCTGTATTTGGGTTTCTCATGCGGAGAGCTGAGGAGTCGAACCCCTGACCTTTCAGTCCCCACCGGGTTCAAACCGGTTTGCCAACCACTTAGCGGAACTCTCCAAATCTGCTTGACCTTCCTTTTTACCACCACCATGTATCAAATAAGAGTCTGTCCCCAAAGATTTCATCGTATCTTTCATGATGGATTAGACGCCTGTCACGTTGTCTAATCTTGTGTCGGTGAAAGAACCGATCAGATCTAGAAGGTTTGCAATACCAGCTTGCAGAACCGTGGTGATTTTGTTTATATTTTCTTCTGTAGTTTTTGTGAGCCATACGAGTGTAACTCGCAGAACTCTTGAATCCAATTAGTCATGTTTTTCTCTTTCTGTATTAACACCCTTTTTAGAGCTTTAGTACCATCTTCCATTGTTATGACTTCGTAATGAACATTATAATCAAAAGGAGGAGAATTTCTTTTAATCTGCTCTCTAGCTTCATCAATCGAAACATGATATTTGCTCAGATTCTTCATATGAACTCACAATGAAATAGTTATTAAGAGTTTTGTTTCCATATAGATCAAAAAGCGCATCGGCTAATTCATCATCAGATGATTCTTCAATACCTTTCATAATCAAAGATATTGCATCTTCTCTGGTAATGTCAATAGTTGAATAGATTCCCATAATTTTTCTTTAGAAAAGTAACGAAAAAAGGCGAGAGTACATTTCCGTCGCTCTACCAACTGAGCTACCTGACCATAGATGCGGTCAGGGCAGGACTTGAACCTGCGACCCACGGATTAACAATCGATGAAATCTCTCTAGGCGCGTTACTTAGTGGATCCTTCCGGTTTCGAACCGGCTCTCCTGGGCTTCAACCAGGCGCTTTCACCAGATTAGCTTAGGATCCAAAGTGACGAAAATAACGAAGACCTTTTGTCCAATTTACAGTAAGATGAATGATCTTCTTGCGCGTCACTAAAACTTTATTTAGTATCAGAGGTCCAGTTTGCAGTTTTTGGTTCTGAACTAAAAACCTCATCTGATATATCTTTTGCAATACAAACGTATTCTTTTGAATACTCTTGTTCAGATGCCTCTATAAACATCTTTCCAATTTTTCGCAATGAATCTTTATTGGTACATACTACGGTTTTGTTTTGTAGATTACCAAACGTGGATTGATTTATCTCAATCTGTGGACCGTGACCCCTATCACAAACAGAGAAGGTGATACCAGAGTTAGAAAGGTGAAGATAAGTGCTAAGCTTCTCTGGGAAGTCTGCTATCGCGAAATATCTGGAAGGCTCTTTGCCATAGAAAACCTTACTTACAGCAATGATTGTGCCTCGTGGCATGTAAGGATCAACAAAAACTGGAGTATCAATTCGTTTGCCAGAATCGAAAGCAACTACATTGTTTGTTAATCTCTTTATATCTAGTAAATCCTCATCAAAATCTTTTGGATGTACGATGAAGTTTCCGACTTCTAAATCCCATCGAGCAATCTGTGCAAACAAATTGACTAGAGCGTTTTTCTTTTCGGTAATTACTGAGTTCTCAGCATCATTCGCTTTGCAAAGTTTGATAATATCCTCTGCAAAAAATCCATGATATTTTGGTCTTCCATCTACTTTTTCATCTTCCATAAATTTCCTATTAGCATTCCCGGCAGGACTCGAACCTGCAATTGGCAACTTAGAAGGTTGCTGCTTATCCTATTAAGCTTCGGGAACATTCATTATAGATACTTTTCCCAGAATATATCTATTGCTTCTTTACGAATACCTTGCTTAGCAAGTAGGTGAACTTCATGGAGTTTCACAACTCCTTTTTCAACAAAATCAATTATCAAACCAGCCTGTTGCTGAGAATGTTTTTCTATTAATTTCTTGTCAACCGGATCTGCCACGCTTTTCATTTCCTCTTCTCCTCTTTGTCCTGTATCTCCTATTTGGATCTTGTTTAGAGAGCCATTTCATATATTTACCAAACTCCTCATGTCCAAGAAGAGCTTCAACAGTATGATATGTAGATTCAAGTTCTTTGTTAGAAAAGAAAGCGTGAATAGAACGATGACAGTCAAGACAAATGGGAAGTGTCTTTTTTCCGCCTCTTGATTTGGGAACTAGATGATGGTCGCTAACTTTTTGAACATCTCGACTACAAAGAGGGCAGTTGTGTATAATTTCATTTCTCATTTTCCCACATATCATTTGCTATCGCTGCTAGTGTATGTCCATGACATAATTTGGGAGAACACCAACAACCAAGAACTTTACCTTTCAATTCTTTCTTTATATCCTCAATCATTTGAGGTTGTGAAAGAATCCATTCTCTATGTTTTTGAATTGATTCTTCTCTTGTCTGTACTTTGTATTGGGCAAGAGTTCCATCTTTTGAAGAGAAGGGATTTCCCCACTTAGACGGACGCCCTATGTAAACATCATATTTCTTTTTGGATCTATGAACTACATAAGGCCAAACTTCTTTGAAGAGAATTTTCATTCGTGTCCAGAGAGGGAGTCGAACCCTCACGACCGTAACGGTCGGCAGCCCCTCAAGCTGCTGTGTCTGCCATTCCACCACCTGGACATTATCTTTCGTATATACCAAATTTTACTAACTTGATATTACGTTTTGTTTCTGTATCTATATTCTTCAAAGAACCTTCATCAAGTTCATAAAGAATATTGACTTTTGTATATTTAACTAAAAGATCAGATGTCAATGTAACTATCAACAAAGCAGCTGAGGCTTGAAGAAACTTCACATTGAGTTCAGAAATTGAAACTAATCCTAAAAAGATTGTTCCAAAGAGCGCTAGTAAAAATATCATCTTGCTAAAAAAATGTTTAGCAAACATCCAATTTAGAATTATGCGCTCTTTAATCTTCATGTTGGGGTGGCAAGATTCGAACTTGCAACGAACCGGGTCAGAGCCGATCATTCTACCGTTGAATTACACCCCAATTGGGTTCTGGATAGAGACTAACTACACAGTTTCTTCCTGAATCCTTTGCTACATACAGATTTTTATCTGCTCTCTCTACTAGAGAATCTATATCATCAATTTCATAAACTTCCGCAACGCCAATACTGACTGTTACTTCAAGCTTTCCGTCAATTTTGAGGGATGATATCTTGTTTTTAATTCTGTTGGCAACGGATGTTGCTGCGTCTAGTGTTGTTCCTGTCCAAACAATAAGGAACTCTTCACCGCCCCATCGACCAACAATATCTTCTTGTCTCAAATTTTCTACTATTGTTTGAACAACTGACTTAATTACGCGATCACCCATTGCATGACCATAGTTATCATTGAAAAACTTGAAGTGGTCTATGTCAACTAAACCAACAGAAACGGGAGTTTCATTTCGATGAAACTTTGAAATCTCAGCCTTCAAAAGCTCCGTGATAACTCTTCTGTTGTAAACAGATGTAAGACCATCGTAAGTTGCATACTTCTCTAATTTGTCTAAAGCCTTCTTTAAATCATTTTCAGCTTTGACTCTGTCATCTATATCTCTGGTAATACAAATGATTTTTTCAACTCCATTACCATTTTTACGAGATGATGATCTTGTTTCAACCCACCTATAATTCCCTTTAAAATCACGGATTCTGTATTGAATTGGTTTAGACTCATCTAAAGCATGAGCTGCATGATCCTCTGCAATCATCTCTAAATCATCTTGGTGAATCAAACAATAAGCTGATTTACCAACAAGGTATCCTGGTTCGTACCCAAGAATTCTTTTTACCGAAGGTGATGCAAAAAGATAATCTCCATTTGGAGAGTGAATAGAAATAAAGTCCGCAGAATAGTTTGCTATTAGCGATGATATTGAGTTATCAAAATCAATTCCTAAATTAGAAGAAATTGTCTGCGACCTTTGAAGACCAAGCTGATCCTCGACTTTGGCAACCTTTTGGTGAAGCAAAGCCAATTCCTTGTACAGCTTGGTCTTGTTTAGCAAACCCACTACTGTATCTTAAATAATTACCATATGCAGGTCGCACAGGACTTGAACCCGTACCAATGGATTTGGAATCCACTATGCTACCAATTACACCAACGACCTATAGTAACTGTCTAAATCCTTCTAATGATAAAGTTTTTTCTTGAGATTCTTTGTACGTGTCGCATACACCATTTTTATGAATGCTTAGATACAATTCTTTTTTGTGTTTAAGATGAAAGTAAGTTTTTATTGTACACTCACCATAATCATTTCCGTTTTTGAATACAGAATATTCACAAAAATAACAGGACTTTTGTACTCTATATCCATTCTCATTAAGAACTTTGAGTTTGTTTATGTCCATTTTTTAATTCCAGTAACGAAAAAACAAAGAGACTGTTTGTTCAACCCAGGATTTGAACCTGGAATATTCTGATTGCTCAGATGCGTTTACCATTTCGCGAGATGAAATCTCTTTTGGGCGCGTTACTTTGTGAACCCTCTCGGAATCGAACCGAGGATCTTCAGATTAAGAGTCTGATGCTGTTCCTATCTAGCTTAGGGTCCTAATAAACAAACGAAAAAGTGCAGACAAATGGGCCGCCAGTATTACCGACGTTTTCCTTAGCCCCGGATGGAATCGAACCATCTCGCGCCCAATTTATGATAGATGAAATGTCTACGGCGCGTTTGTTGAACTTGTCCGCAACAGAGTAGCCTAACGGTGGTTTGCTATAATCGAACTTACTTCGATACTTCGTGCTCTATTGAAGTGGCGGAAGGTGAGGGAATTGAACCCCCAAGGCTATTACGCTCGGCACTTTTATAAACCATAAAATCTAGCCCATTTTCTGACAGCGTTGTCAGAAACTCCAAACATCCTTCCGATAGATACCCAAGTTTTAGTATCTATTAATTTTGATAACTCATCTTTACTGGGTCTTTCAACTTTTCTCAAATGAGTTCTTCCTATTCTTTTTTGAGATTCTTTATTAGGGAATCTACACTTTTTGTTACAAAAATGTTTAGCATATTTTTTCAATCTTGACGGCTGAACTCTTTTTTCCTTACCGCAAGTTGAACAAGATACGTATACAGGTTCTATAACATCTATAAATTGCCTAAGATATTTTTCTTTTTCTATAGACTCTTTTATATGCATCTCTTCATGAACCTCTCTATGACAATTGGAACAAAGTAATTGACATTTATCTAGTTCATTTTTTATAAATTTCCATTTCTTATTAGATATATGAGATACAGATTTATCTTTTTCATTTGGATCTTTGTGATGAAAATCCATAGCTGCATAACTTTTGTTGTATCCACACCTTTCGCACTTTCCACCTTTATATTCTACAGCTTGTTTTTTAATTCGCCGCCGTCTTTCAGAAAGTTTCCAGTTTTGATATTGTTGTCTTTTGTTCATGCTTGTATGTTCAATTATGCATACAAACTGGTGCGGAAAGCACTGGAGTCGAACCAGACACCTTTCGGTGCATTCTGATTAGCAGTCAGATGAGCAACCACTTACTCTTTACCTTCCATTTTGGTGACCGACGGGAATCGAACCCGCAAGAAACAACTGAGCCACAATCAGTCCGCTAACCAATTTGCGTTCGGTCACAGTGCAGGATGAGGGAATCGAACCCCCGACCTATTCCTTCTAATAATCCCACCGATCTTTAATCGAACCAATGACCTCTACTAATATCTTGGTAGATGTATATGGGTATCTATTGGAACGATAAAGATTTTATTGAAGCTATAAAGAACAACAACACAATTAGTGATGTCCTGCGCGTTTTTGACATTCCTTCAAACCAAGGATATTACAACAAGATGTTTCACGAAGATGTTGCAAGGTTGAATGTATCAACTATGCATTTTGTGAAGAGCAAACAGCCAGCAAATACTTGGCCATTAGATCAAATACTTGTAGAAAATTCTTTTTATAAAGGAGGTTCTTATTATTTAAAGCTTCGACTTTTCAAAGAAAAATTACTTAAGAAAGAGTGTGCTGAGTGTGGTCAAGGACCAAAATGGAATGATAAAAAATTATCACTCCATCTCGATCATGTCAACGGAAATCCCAAAGATAACAGGATTGAAAATCTGAGGATTCTTTGTCCCAACTGTCACTCTCAGACAGAAACTTATTGTGGATCAAAAAAGAGAAAAGAAAAACATACTTACAAGTTTGTTTGTAAGTCTTGCGGCGGACCAAAGAAGACATCACAGTCTACTTTGTGCAACAATTGCAGTGCAAAAACCAAAGCAAAATCAAAAATTGATTGGCCTAATAGTGATATCTTATCATCTATGATACAAGACTTTGGTTATGAATATACTGGTAAAAAACTTGGCGTGTCTGGTAATGCTGTAAAAAAACATTACCAGAAATTTAGTGGATGATACTGGACTCGAACCAGTGAAACCTCTGACTTGTAAAAACAGTGCTCTACCAACTGAGCTAATCATCCGCTGAATTACTCTACTGAGCTAATCCTGCATAAGTAACGAAAAGGTGAAAGACCATTTTGTATCATAGTGCTTCCGTTACACCATACAGGCCGCTAAGCCTGCAACGGGATTCGAACCCGTACCTTTTGTTTCGTAGACAGTTAGATGAACGATCTCTCTAGCGCGTTGTTTGTGTCCATAGAGGGACTCGAACCCCCACGCCGAAGCAATACGTTCTAAGCGTATCGTGTCTGCCATTCCACCATATGGACATAGATATTCAATGTAGTTGTATTTGTCAGGGAGATAGGATTCGAACCTACAACCTTCTCACTCCAGATGAGACCGTCTACCAAGTTGACATTACACCCTGATGTAGTTTTATATTATAAGTAGATTGCTAAATGCATAATTAGGCATAGAATTTGAGGTGCCATTATGTTAAGTGACAACACTGGATTTACTCTAAGTATAGGAAAGCTAACTGCAATCATTATATCTGTTGTAGGTATGAGCTTTACTATAGGTATGTCTTATCAGTCTTTGATGCCTGATCGTGAGCTTCAAAAGAAGCAGACAGAAAAAATTGAAAAGATAGAAATCACAATGGAAAGAGTAACTACTGTACTTGAAAAACTAGAGGAGAAAACCTCTCAGCATTCTCAGGCTATCAATGACGTTCAAACTAAAATCAATACAGTAAACACTGAGGTTCAAGTAATTGGATCTTATGTAAAACAGAACGAAGAGAGAAAAGGAAGAAGATAACTTTCCAGAGTGCAGCGCGAGGGATTCGAACCCCCTCAGCCCGAAGGCGACAGTTAAATCTTTCGTAGCCAATATCCCTGTGGTGGTAATTCTATATTATTATTTTTACACCTTTTTTTTATCGCCGTATCGGATACTCCTAGAGTTTTAGAAAGTTTTGATAATGGGTATTTCCAAACTAAATCTCCAAGGTTAGGTGGCCATTCTATTTTACAAATATAATTTGTAAAGATTGTTTTAGATTTTGGTTTATCAACGCCAAGTTCATTACAAATTCTTTTTAATGTAGAAACAGAAACTTTAAGATTAGATGCTGCATCTGATAGATTCATTGAATTTAACAATTCAGATAAATATTTTTTTGAAGGTCTTGGTATTTTTGTAGTTTTTGAATTACACGATCTACATTTTTGTGATTTACAATCAAACCTTACAGAAAATGGTTTTTTACAAGATTTACAAATTCTATTTTCTTTTATTTCATTTTGTAAATCCTTCAAAAGGATTTTTTCAGAAGCTTGTTTTTTAGCACGTTGTCTTTCATGCTCTTCTATATGACAATTTGAACACAATAAAATACACTTATCCAATTCTGATTTTATTTTATCCCAAGACATCGTCGATTTTGAAATCGTAAAATCTTTTTTGGATGGATCTAAATGATGAAATTGCAAAGCTGTTATCGATTTATCATAATCACAGTTTTCACATTTTCTACCTTTATAAATAACAGATTTTATTTTCAAATTTCTTCTAAAATCATTTATACGTACACGTTTTACTACCTTTTTGTATTCGTCAATTTTGTTCATATATAGATACTACATTATTAGTAGTTCTAGTGAGGTGTGAGGGATTCGAACCCACTAGACTCACAAGAGTGTCTGATTTACAGTCAGATCCGGCCCTCCAACTCCGGCGCTACCTCAGGTGAACTCAGAACCCAACCTGCCTGTCTAGACCTAAATCCAAACAGAGCGGGTCAAGAGTTCAATATCGTGGTGGGAGTAAGATTTGCACTTACGCAGGCTACTTGGATCTCAAGCATTACCAGGAGTTTTATAGACTCTTGCCCTCTCAAACAGGCGAGCCCCACCAAAATGAAGTATTCAGTTGTCAATGATCGAGGAGGGTTTCCCTCATCTATCTGAACAATCGATAACTTTTGTATCAATTGCGAACTTTAGCTTGTCGCTAGTTGGGGAACTGGGATTCGAACCCAGGTAGACAGCTTCAAAGGCTGCAGTCCTAGCCGCTGGACGATTCCCCAAAATAAATATGAATTAAGATTAGATAGTATTGTAATGAATTATTATGTTAGAATGTATAGTTGATGTTTAGAAATCAAATATGAAAAAACCGGCTCGGGATTTTTCCCTGCCGGTTCTCGGAAACGAAGTGTTTGTTTAGATCAAATCAAATCGATTCGGTACTCCGGCAGGTGTCCTTCTGATAAAAGCGATTTTCGGCATTCCACGCACTTAGATCGCTGATATTCAAGGAAATCTCAGGGCGCACGAGTGCATCGCCTTTTCTCAGGCATGCAGGCTTATGTTGATGTGCGCTAAATGAAGACATGATTTCCTAGAAGGGTAGTTACCCACCGCGTAATATTATTTCAAAATATTAGTTGTTCTCGACCACAAAAGTTATTGAGTCGCAGTATTTGAAGCCCCACGCGGCTATTATTTCCCCGATGCTCAGGAGCTGCATTGAGCAAGAACTCATGGTGTAAGGCTAGGCCTTTGCCGCTGCCACCTTTGAATGTTGATCGACCGGACCCTGATGCGGGGGTTTTCCGAAACAAGGCCCGGTCTATCGACGCCCAGATGATGGGAAGACCACCACCTGTTCGCAACAGTAACCTCTTTGCAGGGTTGGGTCAAGGAAAAATCAAACTTTTGTGGTGGGTATACCCCGAACCTTTCGCCGTCCTTCAAATTCAGCATTCAGTTGCTGGATTTGCTCTCTGGTCAGCCACTCGGCCCCGCACTGATCGCACGCCGGGAACTCCAAGTCCTCCGGCACCTCGTAACCACTCTCACCTCTGTACGTCTTGAAACGCCCAGCGCCGGTAGAGAGTCGAAGTTTTGACCCGCATTCATCACACAGATGGAGATCCATACGCTCCTTTTTTATTTTCTTATAACTTACAAAAAGATAAAGTGAAATTATCAGTGTTGTAATTATGAAAGATTTTAATATATAAATACTTATTTGTATTATCATATATTATTTTTCAATATATTCCTTTTTTGGATCTCCATCTGGTCTACGACGGTTTGTATTTATATGTCTATACCAACCTTCAGGATCATTTTTTCCATCCCAAACATTTGCTTGTTCAATAGCTTTTGGCGTATTGTGGTAACAGTACATTTGAGTAAAGCACAGATCATCTTCATCTTTTGCTAGAGTAATACGTGTGTTCTTGCCAAACATTTTGTGCAGCCGAACAACCTGGCCATCAGGTAAAACTCTCCGAACAAGAAGGAAAGGATCTGTTTTGTCATATTCTTTTGGGCTAAGCATCTGGAAACCCTTCAAATCTTCCTGACATCAAAGCTTTTCCAATAACAACAACCAAAGCATCATGAATATTCTGAGGCGGAGTATCCAACCCAAGATCTTTGATTGATTCATCTATGGCAAAGCCAACATTAATGTTATCATTTTTAGATAACTTATCTAGTGCTTTTGGTATGACTAAAGCATATTTATAGCACAGTTCATATTGGTTTTTATTCATTAGTCTGGAAACATTACATGAATCCACATCCAGTCAGGAAATGATTCATCTTTGAATTTGTTATCTTTATCTTCACATTCTTCATTTGAAACTGTTCCACCTGAAGATTTTGAAGATGAAGAGTTTGAAGTATTAGATTGATTCGAACACGAAACAATTATACTAAAAATGAATGTGCAATATAAAGGTTTCATATATATAAAGATTTGGCGACTATCCCGCTAGAACAATCGCCAAACCGAGCCCAATTGCAACCGAGGACCCAACCCATACCATACCCGATCCGGGTAAGTTGTCAAGTCCAAAATATTCCCGTAATATAGGCATCCTCTTCTATTCTAGTATGATAAAAGGATCAGTTGTAGTTCCCGGAGCGATCATTATGGTAAATAATGATTTATCTTCAACTACACAAAATCGTTTGGTGACACAACTTCATATTGATGAAGCTATTACCGGTCAAGAATTTGACATCAGATTAGCTGGTTCTACCGATTATGCCATTGGTATAAGAATTCTTGGAAGAAGACTTCTAGTTATTAGAGATCATAGAGATCAAACAAACAGACTAGAAATGGATATCGTTATGTTCGTGAAGAACGGTTTGATATCCGTAACAAAGAATTGCTTTGGACCTCCTGGGCAGACGTATCAACTCAGAAACATCTATTGGGGTGCTATTTGTATCTACAATACAGACATCAACAGAAGATGTTCAACGTGCTCTTCTTGTTCGGGCCCATCCTACACGTACTGTGATGGTTACGGAAGGTCTCCGTATTATCCAGCCATTTATGATCCTGCCTACCCAGCAGAGAATCATGCATATTGGCAGAAGAATCAAGGATGCTGCAATGGCTGTGGTGGTTGCTGCTCTGGCGATCCTAACTACCAACTATGTAGAAGATATCTTTGTAACTCAGAAGGTTGTATACCAGAACTTGACTGTAGATTAATTAAGGCTTAGGGCCTGGAAGTAAAGAATCTAATCTAGCACCGAGTTGATTTTCTTCTTCAATAATCTCTTGAAATAAATCACGAGCTTCTTTAAATCCCATACCGTGAGATAAAGTACCACTCTCCCTTTTGTCCTTCTTGTATTGAAGAATATAGTATTTATCTTCTTGGTAACCATAACCAAATAGAAATTCAACGTAGTTATCAAGTTTAGTTTTTTCTATTTTATATGGCCATAATTCATTTAAATGAATGGCATCCATATCTAAACTGGCTCAGGTTGTGCTGCTACGTCATCGGAACCAACCAACCGATCTTTGAGCATCATTTCTAAATTAGAGATAGTGTCTTCAATTTGTTGCGTGAACTTGGTCCAGAACAACCAACGATCCTCAAATTTTTGTTGTTGCTCTTGGGGAACTTCAGACTTAGCTAGTTGTAGTTCATTGAAAAAATTTTCATTTAGATATGATCTCTTGTAGTTATCCCAAGAGTTTCTGACTTTTTGTAAGTCAGGAATAGATACATTCATATCTTTTTGATTTGTTAAGTTAAAATAGTACTGGCGTACATCGTTCTGTAAATTTCTAACTCCAGATTTTGATTCAGGACGAGTTATAGGGAAGCGTTCTTGTTCTTCCATCTTATCAACTTCTTGGACAAGAGTTGCAATCAACGCCTGGTCGATCTGTGGGGTTGGATTGGCTACTCCATTAGGATCAGCAAGTTTATTAGACAATCCCAAGATTGTTTCCCAGGCCTGTAAATTAGCCGAGTTTTGAGCTAATTTGTAGTACCAAGAAGCATATTTGAGGATCTTAGAAATATCCATATTATAATATTGGGTTATTGCATATGTCTCATCGTAATGAGCAAGTGAGAATTATGAAAATCAAGTCACATATTGTTTTGGGCTCTTTAGAAGCCATGGCTGACAAAACCGGAAAAGGCTCTTTATTTAGGGCTTGCATAGCATTTCAACGATCTTGTTCATCTGAAGAAATAGGAGATAAGATTGTAGGGCTTGGATACAGCTACATCTTAGGAAAAGATGTAATTCAACAAATTGATTCCATCTGTTCTGAAAACGAATCATCAACAGGAGAGTTTAGAGAAGCTGTAAGAGCCCTACGCAATGCAATAGAAATGGCTAGTACCCGCCAGACTTAAACCAACCCTGTCCTTTGAGTTGAAAACCGATACCGCCCGAGATGAGCCTCTGGGCGGTATCTTTTTTACATTCAGGACAAACCTTTTCAGGTTCATCAGTTACCTTAGCCTGAACTTCCCACTTATGACTGCAAGATTTGCATGCGTATTCGTAAATCATTTTGTACGTCCCATCGTAATGAGCAATATTTAGGTGTGTTCAACAAACCCAAACTTGGACAAAAAACATATATCCGCTATTTGATTAACTTTACCTCACAAAAATCAGAGGAACAACATGCATAGCCGTTTACGTTTCGTCCCCATTTATTTGCTATAAATGTATAACTTATTACAATATTTGTGAAACTCTCATGCTCAACATAAGTTTTTAGATTGGTTCTTTGACCATCAGTCAAGCATGAGGTTGTAAAAAACACAAAATAGCACAGATTATCAATTTCATTATTTTACATTTTCGTAGCTGCGAGATTCGCAAGTTCAGATCTTTCACCCTTGGAAAGGGTGAGATGTCCTACCAACGGATGATCTTGGAGCTTCTCGACCGCAACGCTGAGTCCACAGTTGTTCTTATCCATATATGGATTATCAATCTGATCTGGATCTCCTGTAAGAACAATCTTTGTCCCTTCGCCACAACGAGTAATAATAGTTTTTATTTCATGAGGACTTAAATTCTGAGCCTCATCAATAATAATAAACTGATTTGGTAAGCTTCTGCCTCTAATATACGTAAGTGGTTCTACACGAATAAGATCTTGCTGGAAAAGATCATCATACACAAGACCTGTTTTCTTTTTAGAACCACTAATCATCATAAGAAGTTCTAAATTATCATATATAGGTTGCATCCAAGGATTCATTTTCTCTTCAATGGTTCCTGGCAAAAACCCAATATCTTTACCCATAGGAACAACGGGGCGAGAAATTAAAAGACGAGAATACTTTCCATCTAAAACAACTCTTTGAAGACCAGCAGCTACAGCGAGGAGCGTATTATGTGTTACGATACAATCATTTGTAATATATAAATGATCAGGGTGATCAATTAAAATACATTGACAGTTTTCAAATCCACAACTTTCAACACTTACTATATATCTTCTTGGTATATATTTAGTTCTATTTTTAACTAACGATGACTTTCTTTCAAGTCTAAATGGATTTATATTGTTAGGCAAAGATAATCGTAAACGATAAGATAAAAGCCCAGTTCTTTTTTCTTTGTTATAACTATATTTAGTTTTTCGTGTTGAAATGGACACTGTTCCACCAAGACTTTGAACTATCCATTTAAAATCTTGGGCTAAAAATGGGGATGTAGTTGTGAATTCAAAATCCTTACCAGTTCTAGAATCTACAGAACCATCAGTATCCATTAAACCTTGTAAAAGAGCAATCCTATCTTTTATAGAAGAATATTTATAATCATCAGGTATAAATTTTTCATGTGAAAACTTATTAATCAATCCGACTGATGTTAGATATGTAATAAAATTAGAAGAACTTACACGATCACCGAAACTCCAATTAATATTTTTGTACAATGTTTTATTTTTTATAGATCTGTAAATTGAATCTCTATTATATCCATCTTTAGTACAATCTTGTATTCCTGTATATATTTTTTGTATAATTCCATTAATTGTTGACTTAATAGAGTGCCCATTTACAACTCTTTCAACACCAATTAAATCATAATCATATTTAGAGTGTTGAAGTAACTGTAATTGTGGTTTTATAGATTTATCAACTGCATTTTTCAATTCAAGATCTGATGTGCTAAAACCAAGATGATGTCGAAACGTTCCATCACCAATTAAAAGCCCAAAAACATAAGGGTCTATAATTAATTTTTGAGAAGCCATTTCAATGGGGTTTGTGATGGGGATACTATGATTTTTCTTTCCTCGGTATAAAAGAGTTTTTCTTATTTCCTGAGTAGATCTTATTTGACCTTTGTTTTTTCTATCACGCTCGATAGATGTTTGAGTTTGCCAAAGATGCTCACCACAAGCAGTAGTAGAAGATCCATCACTAAAAGTAACACGAAAAACCTCTTTTGACCCTTGAGGAAAAACCCCTAAAATACAAGAAGATCCTCCAGAGGGTGTGCTAACAAGATCCCCAACATTAAGATCTCCCATTTTTACATAACCAGTAGGAGTTAAAACATCAGCAGTTAGTGGTTGGGCCTTACCAGTTCCTGCCATTCCAACAAGAGTCATAAGCTTTACATCATCATCAAGTAACATATCAAGAGCAAACTGTTGCTCTCTATTCCTTGGTCTAATTCCCATTATTCCTTCTTTAGGAACGTGTAAAGGAACCATTTTATTTTTTGATTTTAAAAATCGGCACAAAGCAGATTTGGATTCCGACTTGAGCATTACACAAGTATTATCAGCAAGTTCAGAACTTTCAACTTCAAATTCTTTGGTAATAAATAATTCATTGATATCAGTATCTGAAGCTTGAATCTCTTTGTATCCAGATCTCATTCTATTTGTGTCTACAGAATTAGATTCATATGATGCTGTTTGTAAACCCAAGCTATCAGCGCGGATTCTTAAGTTGACATCCATCGTTACCAAAATGGTATTGAGTTCACTTTTAGTTTTGATATCTAGTGCCGATTGGAGTATCGCATTGTCCATGTTGTTTAGATCTATTGCGACTTTTGGTATCATCTTTTCGGTAGGAACATAGACGATAAACTTTCCTCCATCATTGATGTCCACACCTTCTGCAAGGTGTCCGGAACATCTAAGGCCATCTATGAGTCTGCACGCTTCTCTCGAATTTCTTCCGCGTAGAGATTGCTCGTTTTTTAACTTATCAAGTTCTTCTAGAACGTATATTGGAATATATAAATTGTTGTCCTCGAAACTGAAAATGGATTGGGGGTCGTAAATTAAGATGTTTGTATCAAGAATATAGTTTTTTCTCATACTTCTTTATATATTTAAATATCCATAGGATCAGAGGAAGTATGAGTCTCATCGTAATGAGCAATATTTGGTGTATTCAACACCCGATCCCGCCGCGCGCGCTGTAGCCTCCGATAGTCTCATCGTAATGAGCAATATTTGGTGTGTTCAACTCTATCAGATCTGTCTCTACTGCATTAGCTTCTTGGTCTCATCGTAATGAGCAGTTTCATCAAAAGTTGCGATTTTTCCAACCCTCGACCTGCTTATAATTTCGTATAAATAATATGGATGTAAAGAAACTGACAAAACTAGCGGAATTATATTTCCTACATACAAAAGCACAGGTTGGCACTCCAAATATTACAATTCAGCCCGGAAGGCCTGAAACTAATTGTGCTGTAGATATTTTGAAACTATATAATCCATCTATGTTTATAAATGTTAAAGAGATTATTGTAGGTCCATCAGCTAATTACGGACATGTTGAATCGGGACCTGATAAAGATCCTTCAGTTATCTATGTGAACGCAGATAGAATTGTCTCTGAATCTGGAGGTCAACAAAGTGGAAAGGCCGCAGCTATTGCTACGGCCCAGGTTATTGCGCACGAGAAGGCGCACGTTGAGTCCTACGATCCCGCACAGGGTTTTATCGGCGGAGAGGCTCCAGCTGAGGCGGAAGAGCAGGCTTTTGAACAGTGGCTCCATTCTGGAGGAATGCTCCAGGTTGAGAAGCTTCCTTCTTATCAACAACTAAGTGGTTGAACTTCAAAAGATCGGGATCGAAAACTTGCGAAATTTCCCAATGTAAAAATTCGAGTTTTACACACAGAAACACATTAGAAGAGACAAGTGGATATAGCTTTTGTATCAAATCATCAGCTACGCGCCATAAATGATAATAGTAGTTCATTTGAGTGGTTTCGAATGACCAACAGCACCAGGGCCATGAACTATAGAAAAGCCCTCAACAGGAAAGTTGTGGTCTAAGATCTTTACATTTTCCGGTAAATTCTCTCTGAGTTTTCTTAGTTCTCCTCCAAGTGTCAAAGGATCTTGATCGGGAGCTTGACGTTCTAAACGTGAAAGAATTGATCTAACAGATCTCAAAACTTGAGAATCAGTATTATTTCTATCACATTGATCAGCCCAGTTCGAAGCAAAAATTCCTAGAACTCGCAATTCATGCCAATTGATTTCGATAAGGAAATCCTCCTTAGGATCACAAGGCAGAGATACCGTATGACACTTGGGACAAGAGTCTGCAAACTCCACTTCCTCTATCGCAAAACGAGCACCACAATCAGTACACCATTGAACACATTCAGACATTATTTATTCATCCTTTAGAAATTGCATTGCTATATCAGCGCCAGGAATATCAGATAGTAAAAATATAGTGCTAACAAATATTAAAATCAAACCAACAAAAACGGTTGATATCTGAATTTTAGAAGATAGATCTAACTCCCAAAACTCTTTGCCTTTATCAGGTTTAGGTTTATTCCAAATATCTAAACAATAATCTTTCATGTAAATAAACATTGGTACAATACGATCAAACTGAAATCTAAATGAGAACCAAAGGGCTGCTACCAAACAGACACAAAGGGCCATTATTACAAATACAAAAAAGCTAACTGGTTTAATCTCCAACATCCCAATTATCGCTATAAACAGCAACAATCCTAATTCGAGAGTTATAGATAGGTAGATAGCAAGAGCAAATCCAAATAAAAGAAATCCCAAACCTAAACGAGAATCAAAAGAGAATACAAGAGCCTTAACAACCCTTCCGCCATCTAGAGGATTTACGGGAAAGAGGTTGAAAAGGTTCACTGCACTTAACCAGCTTGCAGCTGCTGCCCACATCGCATTTTTTGTAATGTAATACAAAATCAAAGGAGGGATTATAGTTAGAAGTCCAAAGATCGGACCCCAAAGAGCAACCCAAGCTTCTTCTCTTCCAGATCTAAATTCTTCCTCAGAAATAGCTGCACCACCAACAAGTGGAATGAAATAGAATCCTTTGGTCTTCAATCCATGCCAGCGCATAGCTGAAACATGACCCATCTCATGTATACCAATTCCAAACATGACAAGGAGCGCAAACTTCCATGTAAATATGAATGTATACGCTCCAAAAGTTCCAGCAGCCAAAATAAACTTGAGGGACTTAGCAAGTTTTAACAATGTTGTACTTACTTTTCCAAGTATAGCAAACATATTTATGTAGTTTGACTGAGCTGATGTTGTCATGCTAGCTTAATTTCAGCTTTGATTGTTACTTCGAAATTGGGAATACGAATATGATTTGCCATTTTATGCTCAATAGCAGCTTGAGCAGTTAAGTACCAATCCGCATGAGATCTGTCATGTACAAGCTTTTGAAAATATCCTTCTGGGTGTCCACAATTATTATCCATGAGTTTATAAATCAAATTATTAAGACGTTCAGCTTCTGCTGAATCAGCCTTAATTTCTTCATTCTTTCCACGAGCCAAGGAAGAAACATCATGAATCATAACTGTAGAATACGGTGATATAAATCGGTAACCATCCATTCCACAAGATAAAAGAACAGCTCCACAGCTCATACTTTTACCTAGGCAAAGTGTTGCAATTTTTTTCTTGGATGATTTGATCAGATCTACCATTGGTAATAGTGAGTAAAGATACCCGCCATAAGAATCAATTACAATTAATATAGTGTCTTGATCTGAATTCTCTGCATCGGTGAAATCAGAGTAAAACTTCTTTGCAGAATCTTCATCAAAATCATTTACAAGAATAATTTTTGGTAAATCGATAAGCTCATCAACTTTACCAATGATGGTAGGATCTTTTTTAATTCGTGTAAAAATCAGATTGTTTTTGTCAGTCATCTTTATCCGGAAGTAACTCTTTGAGAGTTTGAAGACGTTTCAATTGTTTTGGCGCTGTGCTTTTGTGCATGGGCCATGTAACAATTATCGTCTCACTTCCGGGCTCGACTTCTGTTAAACCAGCATCTCGGACAACGAAAACATCAAGAATTTCTTTAATCTTTTCAAAGTCTTTTGTCTTGGCTTTTAGAAAAACTTTTCTAAATGATTCGTTCATCCATTTGTTCGTAATATCCCTTTTCAACATTGGTTTTCCACCAGATGGCATGGGTTTACACAAATCGCATACTTTTAAATACCCAAAAATAAACATTTGAGCACCATGAGCTATTTGGGCTCCAATTTTACCAACACTCATTCCAATATCAGAACGTACAATGTAATATTGAACAATCGGATCTGATTGATCTTCCCTGATCTGGGCTAATTTTTCATCATCAAATGGATTTAGTTCTACCGGCATATAAACTCTTTATATAAGTTTCATCAATTCCAGTTGCTATAAATTCTAAATCTGTACAAATATTTTCAACTGGGGTCTTTAGACTAAAAATATCTCTAAAGAATTTATTAGTTAATGAAGCATATTTCCAATTTACTTTATTTTTGAATTCTCTAATAAAGTCTTCAGAAAGTATTTGACAATATGAAATATAATTCCAATCAATTTTATCTTGGAATTCTCTAATAAAGTCTTCAGAAAGTTTTTGATAACGTGAAATCACACCCCAGTGTACATTGTCAGGGTTATTTTTTATTTCCTCAATATTCATTTCAGTCGCTCCATAATTCTTTAGAAAGAGCTTCTTTCCAAAAATCAACAGATTTGTGTTCTGGAAGCTTCATAAGAATCATGTTTGCTTGATGAAAACTTTGAGCAAAAGAATCAAGATTAAACAAACGTAGGCACTTAATAACTCTAGATATTCTTAACCAATTATGGTTTGGAATAGAATAAATCCAAGATCTATTTTCTAATAAAAAATCATAAAAGAATAAAAACGAATTTATAATTTTTTGCTGACCATTATTGTCAATAATGATATTGATATCATCTTTGGTAAGAATAGGAGCTAATTCGTTATAGTTAGATGTTTCATTTAACGGAAACATCCACTGAATAAAATCATGGGTTGTTTCTAGATTTTCGTAACTAAACCGGAGATAATCATTCAACGTCCGGTTTTTGTTATCTATCCCGTCATGAAGGTAGAACTCAGTTATCGCTGACATTAGAATAGGTTTCCCTGAGAATCAATCATACCCTCGTACCCACACCAGTTGCACTTGGCGTGAATAGAGTACCCATCCATCCTAAGATGGGTTCTACTCCCATGCCACCCAATGTAACAAAAAAATCTTTTGACAGGATTTTTGGTGGGAATTACCGAATGATCAAGTTGTACACTCTTTATATTATTTGAGTTCATATTTCAACTTTCTTGCTAATCTAGAAATACCAACCTCTGTCTTACAATCACAAATATCAATAGCGTCTTCAAAAGACATCAAAGTACACTCCCCATACTTTTCTAATGGAGAACCATCTTCAGACGGAATTCCTCTTTTCATTCCGGTTACATCAACACAGAACCACCAAAGCAATTCTGGCATTGTTCCAACAGATCCCCATAGTGGTTTTCCAAGCACATCAACTTTAGGAACTTCAAAACCAGTTTCTTCTAACAACTCTCTTACACCAGCTTGTGAAGGGGTTTCTCCTTCATCAATCAGTCCTGCTGGAAGTTCCCATGTAGAAGCGTCTTCACAAACGGGAAGCTCAAATCTAAGAGCTAGATTAGGTCGAACACAACTTCGTAACCAAATCCTTGGACTCTCTTCCGAAAGATCATAAGCGCACACTACAGCAGCATCACGCCTGGTTCTATCGATTACATCGTAGACAAGTGGTTCACATTCTTCTCCATTAGGATACTGAAGCTTCATCTTCATATGACGAAGAGTAAGAAATGATTTCTCGGGAGATTCAATATCACCGAGGTGTACGAGTTTGATTTCGGGAGGGTTCTTTACCATATCAAAAATATCAGTGCTAATGCTAAAATTTGAAGAAAACATTGAAGCAATATCATACATTTTCTTTTAAAAAGTTCAAGATCAACAGTGTACTTAATCAAGTACTTGATACGATCAATTGAAATATCATATGAATCAAAATTAATGGATTCTTTTTCTAAAGCCTCAAGGAATTCACTAGC